CCAGTGTTTACCAAAGATCAAAGGTTCGCCGGTGAGGGTGGTAAGCCTTAAGCTTTCTACAAAGAACGGTGCATGCCGTGGCACCACAACCCGGCTGAACAAACCGGCTTCGACCGAGAACGGTTCACCGTCGATTGCGTTCTCAAGGTTGGTGCCTTCGATGTCGGTTTTGTACTCTTTGACGATTGGGAATTGCATAACCCGACCTCTTAGTTAATGTTGAGCGTACCGGCGGCTTGTTGCCGGAAAGCCTCTTTAAGCACCGCCACGGTGACACTCTTGTTGGCGCTGTTGCCCTTGAGGTCTTCGTTGGTAGCAGGCGCCATGTTTTCCACATCTTCCAACCCCAAGTCTTCCTTGGTACCGGGGTGGGCTTCGATCAGAGGTTTGTTCAAATGCTCTTCGAGCATTTTCTGCACATCCATTATCCCATTGACCGACATCATGACGAGCACCAAGCTGTTGAGCGCGGTGTACATCTCCAAGTAGTCGTAGGTTTGGGTAGCAGGATGGGTGTGCGGATCAGCTGGCCATTCGGTGGGAATGGTCACCGGGTCCAGATCGCTCCAGTCAGCCTGACGTGGGCTGTTGACGATGTTGGCCACCAACTGGGCAAACGCTGCGTCATCGAGGGTGAACGGCCCGCCAATGGTGCTGTAGCTCGCCTCAAGCACAGCGTCGATCTTCTTGAGCAGTACCACCGAGCCAAACACGTTGCGACGGTTCTTAAGCACCAGTTGGTTGAAGGGGTGAGCAAAGGCGTAATCCACCCCCAAGATCAGCGGGGTGGTCGAACCCTGGCGGTAAAGCTTGAACGTTTTATCGTCGGTCGGACCGCCTGAAAAGAACGGGGCGTAACGCGGCACAAACTCAAATCGGGTGTCGGTGGCGTTGACTTTGATAACTTCTCGTTTGATGTCGTTGTCAACGCGTTCCTGGAACGGGTTCCATTGAAAGGTGATGGCAGCCATTTAGCGCGCTCCTGAGACGGTTGGTGGGGATATCTTATGACCTCACCCCATAGTGATAACGGTGCCTATAGGTCGTTTATAGGACCGAATTTTCATAGAATCGTAAGGAGCTCGCCCCCTATGTACACTTACAAAAGGGCCGTTGGCATCAACCAACTTGTCCCCCGAGGAGAAGAACTTTTAGATATTTCCTCGATGCCCACGAAAGAGCTTTTCACCACCTACAGTGATTTGACCCTTGTGGTAACCGACGAACTGGCCAAAGTCGAAGTGGCGATTGACGTCATAGGGTACTACAACGATCTGGTCGGGTTCACCGGAACCATTCAAGAGTGGTTGGACACCAAAAAGACTACCCCACTCAAAACCACCAACACCGTGCCGGGCAAAGAGTACCGCTTCGTTACCAGCCACGACATCCAGTACGAATGGTTCAGCCTGCTGCCAGGTGACGTACGGCTCGCTGATGACCGCCAAGCCCTGTTGACCACCACCGGCGCGCCGGACATTCGGGTGGTGAAGACTGACAACACGGAAGTGGATTTCAAAGCCTTGACCGAACGGGCCTTGTGGACGGTCAACGGGCATTTGACCCGCGCGGTCGAAGGCACCCGGGAGTTGTACCTGCTTAACGCCGGCAAGCACTTTAACGTGAACGACAACATTCACGTGGGCTGCTTGAACTTCAATACCGTCTCCAAGCTTGCCACCTACCCCATCACCGCCGAGATGCTCAACTTTGCGGACAACGGCACCACCCGTTCGGTGCGGCTGGATGCCCCCACTCAAGCCAATGGCGAGAAGCTCTCCTTTGCCGGTAAGACGGTGTGGATGAGCTTGGGCGGGCGGTTGATGTTTAACGACGTGGTGCAAGTCAACGGTGACAAGGGCGTGACGCTGCGCACTGAGAAAGTGGACTGGTTTACCCGGATCTTTGACTCCAAGGCGATGATTGACCTTTCCGGCGTCATTGACAAGGAGCGCGACGTGGTGGGTGCAGAGTTCTTCAACACCGAAGAGTTCTTCACAGCCCTGCTGACTGACCCTTCAACGTTCTTTATTGTTCTGGACAACCCGAATTTGTACGTGTGGCGCAAGCCCTTGGAAGCGTACCAATACCCGTTTACGTTCCACACGGAAGAAACCAGACGTATCCCGTTGATGGTCAGCAATGGACTGTTGCCCAAATACTTCACGCGCAAGATCATAAACCGGAGGTTACTCGACATCGATTTGGGGATTAATAAGCGATACCTCAACAAGACCACGGGGATCCATAACGAGGGCAACCTTTTCCATGGGTTCACGAACCGCTTTCAACCGAGCACCCTTTTCGAGGGATACCTGCTCTACATTCGTGCAATCATTCAAGGGGCCTAGTCATGGGCAAGTTTTTGGAATCAACCTTTTTCTCGGATAAGATCCGGGGGTTGGTAACCCTGTTTTTACTGGTGCTCATCGCGGGCTTTTTGTTGTTTCAAACAATCTTCCCGCACAAACCCACGCTTGACCAAGAAACCATGCAGTCGCTTCAGAACGTGACGGAGGTGCTGCGTAAGGCCGCCGTCAACCTGGAGTCTGCCGGGCAAAGTCAGGCTGAACTTAATGAGACGCTCAAACGACAATTGGGTGATCTCGACACCGCAAGGAACAAAGGATATGAGGAGCTTCTTGAAAAGTACGGCTTGGATGTGGATCTTCCCACTACTCCTGGTGATGGGCTCATTAACCGGATGCAGCCACGGAACAACGATCTCCGAGGGAAACCTGTACCTCCAGGCTCAAGCCCAACAGGTGCAGATCAACACCTACAAAGTCCAACTCCAGGACACCAAGAAAAGGCTGACCCAGGTCATACCGGCGGTCAAGAACGATAACCCCACGGTCCCGGTTACATTGGTAGGGGATTTGAGCGACTTCTTGGCGAGCAACGATTGCACCCAGATGTCGGGGAACCTCAAAGACAACTGCTACAAGGTAACCCGGGTCAAGCTCATAAATACGACGCGTGCTTTGGATGAAGCCAATGCGAATATTTATGCAGGCCAAGTGACCGTGAATCAACTGATCAGCAACATCAATGTCTTGGTGGACTCCTTGGGCCAGCCGGTAGACGCGTTAGGGAACCCGATACCTGCTGCACCTAAGTGACGCGGCATACCCTACTCCCCTCCAGAGCCCGTAAGGAGCTCTGGAGGGGAGTAGGAATACGTTTGCTTGTGTTTCTTTTTTAACGCTACTCAGGGCGCCTTGGAGGGGCCTCTGGGACGGTGTTGTCCTCGGGGTAATCCAGTCTTCCGTAAGCCGGAGGGGGAGGAGGTGCCGGAGGAGGTGTTTCAGGACGATTCACTGGGTGACTGGGTGGTGCAATGATCTCTGCCATCTTGCCGCGGATCTTGGTGGTGAGCGAGGTGCCCTCCAGCAAAGTCGACAGCGTCTTGTTGGCGTTGATCCAGGTCCAGGCACAGATGATCGGACCGACGTTCATGATCAACATTATCATCATGTCCGGCCAGCCTTGTCCGGCAGTCACCGAGTGGTTCACGCTCCAGGCGTTCATCAACGCCGCGATGCAGGTGGTCAGTACGGCCAGTGTGCCTGTCAAGTTACGCAGCATCACTGTCCACTTACCAAAGACTTCGCGTTCAATGCCACCTGGGTTGTTGCTGGGTACTTCAATGTTGAAGGCAGGCTCCACCATCACAGGGACAGGCTTGCCCTCTTCATTGGGGGTCTGGGTTGGATCGGTCATCGGGGAATACTCCATAATGCTTAGCTATCACTTCACAGCGATAAAGAGTGACGGCCCCGGCATCGACAGAGTGTTCGTCCATCAATGCAAGATCATGATCCCCTGGGTTCAGCCACGTGTAATTAAGAAGGCCTTGTGCAACATCATCTTTGGTCATACCCCGACCCGTGACCCCCACAATAGCCTTGGCCAAGTTAGGCAAGACCATGGACAGGTGCACGTCGCGTGACGTACAGGTCTCACGCAACATGCCCACGCACTGGATCAACTGCTTAAACGTGAGTGCACTCATGCCCAAGAAGTTGTCTTCGCAGATCGCAGTGTCCGGCTTGTAGGTGTCGATCAGGATACCCAGACTTCGTCCCATGCAGTAACTACGCGCCATCACCCGTGTGCTGGCCAGGTCATCAAACTGAACTGGCACGTCATACAGGATCTTTTCGCCGTAGATGGTGTTTCCATACACCAGTTGAAAAGGCTCAGGCTTCTCAATGTTCACGTCAACGAACCAGACGCCCATGTTGGTGGTAGACGGGTCAATACCCATGACCCGGTACACACCTGGATGATTCATACCCTTAGACATAAGTAGCCCTGCTGGGACCCGTGAAGGATCTCGACAATTGCCACCATCTCAGAGTAGTCCACCATAAACTCGGTGGGGAGATCTTGCGTGGAGCCTTTGTACACCAGCTTAAAGCCCCCAGTGCACAGCTCACCAATGGTGCCCGACATCCAACCCCCCATAACGCGGTAGTTGTTAAGCAACTGCGCCAAGGTGTAGGCCACAGTGTTGTCGGTGCCCACGATGGGGTAGGTGTTGCCCACCCCCACGATGTCCAAGAACTCCAACTCTTCGACGTTGTGCACAGTAATAGGTGCGTTCAGCCAGACGGCCCGCGTGCCGGTGTCGTACAGCGGATTGTCAATGACCCAATCGTCTGAGTCGTCAACCGCCAGGCTGGAACCCTCCTCCACCGGTTGAACGGCCATGGTCTTGTTGGTAAACGTCACCAACACCTCACCACTCTCCTTGTCAATCAGCTCCAGAGCAAACTGACGCGAAGGGTTCAAGAACGCTTGGGACTGTTTAAAGTCTTCAGCGCTCAAGGCGGTGAGGTAAAACCCATTGCACAGTTCAATGGCTTGGACGGAGGTCATTCCTTCTTTCAACGGGAGGTGAACACCCCCCTTGAGGATTTCAGGAATCTCCATGGGTTAGTTCCCCTGGCTGGAAGTGCTGGCGGTGGCCGTGGTGTGCAGCAGCATAGGCTCACTGGCACCGTGGTCGAACGCCAACTGGATCTTGGTGTTGTTGATCGCGTTACGCCCGTCACGCTCGGTGATGTAGTGGCTGAACACCGCGCTCAGCACTTCGGTGTAACGAATGGTCGCCCCGCCTGCGATCTGACCGTCGAACTGGGTATCAATCCCCCACGCCACACCCACTTCGTTGATCGACGCGTAGCTGCTGTCGCCAAAGTAGACTTTGCAGGCGTTGGCCAGTTCCACCAGGTCCTGCGCACTCATCGAGCAGTCCAGAATGGCGGAGCTGTTCATGTACGTGTCGCTGATCGGGACGGTGTTCTCGCTGGTGAAGTCCACCGGCTGCGGGTTGAACAGGTTGTCCTTGGACGGCACGTACGGCTTGGCCGTCTCGTTACCTGCTGCATCGCGGGTGATCTTGTTGACCGAGGGGTTGTAGTTGGCAAAGTCAATGAGCTTGAGCCAGTAAACCGCGTAGGTCACACCGTCGCTCAGCGTCTCAACCGTACGCAGGCGGTACTTGGCGCGGTTGACGTTATCCAGGTCGTTGTCGATCGGACGCAGGATAAACGGCACCGCGGTAAACAGGTTGCCGTCAATGGGCTGGTGCTGGTTGACTTTAAGCTTGGTCACGCCGCGCGCGTCTTTACCGTCGCAGGCGCTACCACGAATACCGATGCCGAAAAACTTCAGCTCGAAATCACGACCGTTCTTCACCCCGATCGATTCCTCCCCCATGATGTTGTACACTTCATTGAGGGTGGTGTACTGAGGCAGGTTGATCTTTTGGTTGGTCGAACAGCACTTGCCGATCAGGTTGCCGTAAGGGGTGTTGGTGACGGTTTGCGTAGGAACCTCAGAGCGGTTCTGATCTTGTACTTCGGCACTGGAAATGGCCATGAAAAAAGTTCCTATTGGAAATAGAGAATGAAAGAGTTCCGAAATCGCATAGAATTCGGGGCTGTAACCACGGTGATTTGCTTATCACCCAGCACCAATTTGCTGATGTCTTCGGGGAGCAATTCCAAGTTGATTTGTCTGTTGACCCAGGACGCGATGTGGCCTTTGCTCAGCAACACGTCCCGGCTCGACTGCATGTCCTTGGGGATCCACAACGACTTTTGCAGGCTTAAGGCTGTCACGTCCACCCGAGGGTGTTCGTACATCTCAGGCATGCCGTCTGGCGGCGCTGCAAGGAAGATGTGGTTCCCAGTGATACGATTTACCCGCTGGTAGACAAAGGCTGAAGCACTTAGGTCTTTCAGCCCCCGTTTACTGCAGAAGGCTTTGCGCACCAGTCGTAATTCCTGACTCATGGCGCAGCTCCTTAGGTGTTGGTTTTAAGCACGCTGTAATCGGTGCCCGGCAAGAGGGTCCAGTCGTTTTCGGTCGTTTGCGTTTGCTCGATCTCCAGCAACCCGTACTGGGTATTTGGAACGCGGGTAAACGGTAAGACCTCATCGCCTGGGAAGACCAACTTGTCGTAATACGTAGGCGGGATGTCAACCCAAGGCTCCACCGGGGTCAGGTCTTCAGGGAACTCCAACTGACCGTAGTAGGTCGGTGGGGGCAACTCTTCAACCGGTTTGGGGATATCGGGCAACGGCAACATACGGAAGTACGAAGTGTCGTTAATTCGCACCGCGTAATCACGCAGGTCTGTAGTCAGGTCCACAGGTTTGATGTGGTCCCGGCTTTTGATCACGCCAAAGCCTTCGGAATCCATCACAAAGGTGGGCTTGGCCAGATCCACCAACTGCACCAATGTTTCGGTGTGGCGAATGCTGTCAATGTGCCCGTTGCTGTCAAACTTGGCATTCTGGAAGTCCCCGTACGAACCGTTGCCTTCGCTGGTCCATTTAGGGTCGCCCACAAACGTTTCGTTCTTAAGCTCCGTAACCTCGGTGCCGTCATCCATCTCCTTGACCACGTTAATGGTGTAGGAGGAAAGCCGCATCATGATCTCAATCAGATCGTTCTGCTTAACCCGCAGCGACGGTTGGCTGTTGCTGTCCCACCCGGTGATGCGTTTGAAGATGTCCCACGCAAAGTTACGCGCTTCATCGACCGAGTACTCCGAGAAGTCCAGCTCATACGCCCCCAGCAGGTCCTTATAGGCTGTGTAGGACGTCATCTCGATGTAGCCTGACTCGTACATGAGTTCGGTGGTGTTTTTCACCCGCGCCCGCATGTTGAGGTCGTAGTACTGACTGAAGATCTTGCGGTGGTTCCACTTAGCGTCGTACACCTGTGCGCTGTAGCTCATCAGGTATTCGGGAGCAATGAAGGTGTCCACGTTGATCCACTGATCGCGAATCCCTTGGGCCGTCTTCTCGTGGATAAACGCACGACCCCCGATCGCAATCAACGCGTCAATGGTCGGTGGCTTGATCTTCATGACGTTCTGATAGAACGCCGGCTCAATGGTGACTGGATCTTTGCCTTTGGTCAGGTCAATCAAGTACCGCCAGACATAGAAGGCATCCCCCACCGGCAATCGCAGCGACTTACCGTTCTTGGGGTCCACCACCAAGATCTTGCCGCGGAACAACCCTTTACCCGCCAGATAGATCCACTCGTTGTACACGGTGGACATCAGGGTGTCGATGTGCCGGTTGGTATAATCGGTCATCGACGACACAAGGGTCTTGGTAGGCAGTTCCGAGTGCAGCGAGTACTTACCCTTAAGCAGCGCATCCTCGTAATAGATCGAGGTCTGGTCGTAGTTGTCTTTGGCCAAGTACTGCTGTTTAAGGATCAACGCTTGGGTGTCGATGAACGAGGCTGCCCGACCGTAGTCCTCAATCAGGTTCAACTGCAACCGGCGGTACAACGGGGTGGGGGTTAACTCATCGAGCTGGGTTTCGGTGGTCTCCACCATGTCGTACTTGGCCAGCGGGATTTCAGCACTGGTCAGCATGTTGTCCAGCAGTTTACCAAAGGTGTACTGCTGACCGGGGTTGTTCTTGACCCAGGCGATATTGCGGTACAACCACATGATCTGAAAACGGGTAAGGCTATTCTTATACTTGGAGAAGTCCCCAAATGAATCTATATGGCTCCAGATAAAGAAGTCGTGCGCATACCGGGTACCGATCGCTTCAAAGCGAATCGTGCAGATCGCCTTGATCAAATCTGCGTACAACTGCATCACCGCGATAGGCAGCATCAAGTTGTCGGTGATCATGTAGTCATTCTTAAACAAATGACTGGTTTCGGCATTGACCCAGCTCTGTAGCTGCGGGATCAATTGGTCCTCATTCCAGAGCACCAGATTCTCGTTGTACTTGAGAATCTTATAGTCATCGGCCTCAATCGTCTCGGTGTACGGGATGGGAGCCAATATGCCGCGAATCAATTCTGACTGACCCGGGTAGGTGGTGCTCAGCCTTTGGAACAACTCACCGCCTGAACTGTACTCACGAAAGGTTTGCAGGTGAACGTTCAGGTTGGCCTTATTAAAGACAATCTCTTCGCCGGTGTCCACGGACTTGACGAACATGATCTCGTCAGTTGGGTGGTAGTCACCGTTTAAGTTCATGTAATAGCGCCAGGTGCGCTTGTCTGAACTGACGGGGTACCCTGCTTTTTGCAGGATGACGTTGTCGCGTAGAGCCACAGCCTCAATCTTGATCACCATGGTTCGCGTTAAGCGCAACACACTGGTTAGAAATGCATCGAATTCGATATTGTTCATAATTCACTCATGAGGTTCATAATGGCTAGGGAAACTCGTCATGGTACGAGAGGGAATGTCTCGGTAGACTACACAGCCCTACGGGCCGACATAAACAACATCAACCCGGTTGTAAAGGCAACCCTGCGTAACGCGGTGCCTCGCAACGGTACCCAACCTGAACGTGATGAGCTTCAGGGTACAACGACGGTCAACCCTTTTAAGTTGCAGCGGCTGAGTAACATCATCAGTGCCAACATTAACGCCGCCAGCGACCTGCGCCAGATTACGCCCTATATTGATAAGGCTGAGCTGATCTGGAGCACCATTTTGCTGTACCCCAACGGCAAACAAGACAAGACCCTCAACTACGACACCAAGCCGTCCAAGCTCAAGAATGCTAAGCTGCACGATGAGTTGCTGCGTAAGTGGGATAACTATTACACGAACGACTATAAAATCGAGGCAGACCTGCGCTCGATTATTAACGACGTGTTGTGGAATACCGGCAGTTACACCCTGTTCAACTTAAGCCGTCCAGGCCTTGATTACCTGATCAACGGCAGCGAGATGGAAAGTGTGGCAGGTCAGGAATCCTTCAAGGAGCAAGCTAAGGCTGCAATTGACCAAGAGTTTGAGATGGTCGACGGCAAACTCCTGGCACGTAACTTGGGCACCTTTGTGCGTGACCCCAATGCCAAGGACCAGAAATCATCGGTCAGCGGTTTGGAATCGCTTTTCACCGGTCGGGCTAACTACAAAGGCACCGAGTTCAAACTCTTTAGCGGCACGGAGTTTGAAGGTGCTGAGTTCCCTATCACCCTGACGGACAACCCGGCGCTGTTGTACACCCAAAAGTTCAACGAAGTGACACGGCGCAATGATGTAAGCCAGGTCATGGGCACTGAGGACTTAAACCTTGTCATTCACCGTTCGGTTGCAAAGGACAAGAAAAAGAGAAAGCCCACCGACCCTAAGGCCACCACGCAAAACCTGTCTGAAGAACAAGCCGAAGCGATCAGCCACGGCCTGTTCCCCAACCGTAACGTGGCCAGCCAGAGCATTCAGTTTGTTAAGGGTTCTGATACCCTTAAGAGTCCTCTGTACGGGCGTGGTCTGACTTGGCACGTGCCGTCTGAAGCGGTGGTTCCTATTCACCGCCAGGGCAGCAATGGGCAAAAGCAAGACTTCATCTTGCTGGTGGATGACGACGGTAACTTTCTGAAGAACACCGCCGATGCGGACTACTATCAGAGCGCCAAGTCCACCACCGGCTCGATCGCCAACGCCCCTAAAGGCGGCAGCACCGATTCGTTGATCTCCAACCTGAAGAAGATTCAGGATGGCAAGGAATGCGACTTTGACATGCAAGAGTTTGCGGAGATGAGTAAGTCCATCATCATCCGTCAATTCATGTCCTCGATCTTGAGCGGTAAAGGTGACAACATCAGTATCAGTATTGATGAAGAAACCAACAAGATCTTCTTGGCCCGCCTGTTCAAGAAGCAAGGGGTGCGGTGCTTGTACGTGCCGGGTGAGTCGATCACCTACATTGCACTCAAGCACAACCGCATGGGGATCGGGCAGTCGTTGACCCAGACCGCCAAGATGCACATTGCGCGTCTGGCCGCCTTTGACGTCGCTGACGCCATGGCTAACCTGGAAGCTGCTCAACCCCACACCCTGATGGAGATCAACATCCAGAAGGAAGACCCGGACCCTGCACACAGCATCGCCGTGGCTCGTGGGGTGTTCTTTGAAGCCAACCCACGCTTGCACAGCATTCTGAGTACCGCGCAACTGTCGGTGCCTCAGATTGTCGACGCCCTGCGCGAGTCCTCGCTGACGGTTAAGATCAACGCCGGTGATAACCCGCACATCCCTGCGCCTGACATTAACTTGTCACACATGGATAAGCAAACGTTCAAGCCGGTGGACCAAGGCAGCCGGGAGGAGGTGCTGAACAAGATCTCCAACTACTTCTTCTTGCCGCGCAGTTGGCTGGACGTGGTGGACGGGGGTGAGAACAACTTTCAGATCGAGGCGTTGGTTGAACACCAAATGCTGCTGAACCAAGGGGCCAACTGGCAGGAACAGCTGGCGGCGTTCATCATCGACTTTGAGCGCAAGCACGCCGCAGTCAACGGGCCCTTGCTCAATGACTTGGTGGACACCATCGTTGAGAACAAGACCCTGTGGACGCCCGATAGCAAGGAACCTGTCGACGGCAAGCTGCCCGAAGAAGTCCGCATTAAGCTGATCTTGAATGACTTTCTGAACAACCTTTATTGCTGGTTGCCGACCCCAAGCAGTACGGAGTCGACCAACAAGCTTAAGGAGAAGCTGGAAGCCATTAACGATCTGGTTGAGGCTTGGCAGGAGATCTCCGGGTACACCCAGGTGATGGAGCCTATCTGCAAGGTGCTGGGGCTGGATAAGGAAGACTTCACCCCAGATCAGATCAAGGCCTCGCTTAAAGCGATATTCCTGACTGAAGCCTTCAAGCGCTACAACATCCCGATGCCGTTTGACGACATCGTGAACGAAGGTAAAGGCGGTGGTATGGCGTCGTTGATTAACGCCATGGTCTTCCAGCGGGCAAACGTGGGTGAGTTCTTGGCCAAGTTTGCTATCGACGTGGCCGGGGCTGATAAGAAGCTGGTGGCCTCTCACCAAGCCAAGATCGCCAAAGCCATGACTGCACTGGAAGCGGTAATGGCACCGGAGGATGAAGGCGGCGAGGGCGGGCTTGACGCGGATAACCCAGCGGATAGCTTGGCTGCAGCTGACGACGGCGAGGGTGAGGACGACTTGGACGATCTGGGCGGTGGTCTGGATGACGACGACGGCGGTGCACCTGCCGACGACGCACCAGAAGACGGGGAAGAGGAAGAAGAGCCAGAAAGCGAGGAAGATGACAGCGGCACTGACGGGGGTGGTGATACTCCTGACGATGACGCAGGTGCCATCGACCCTGCTGACAATGACCCTAACCACAACCCGTTTGGCACTAAATAAACGAAACAAAAAAGGAAAGGTCATGCTGGTACCTCGGGCTAATGCCCGAGGTACCAGTAGCCTTATAGCCGCTTACAGATGTTCTTCTAGATGTGCGTGGATCATCCAACCTGGGTACTGGGTTTTGAGTTCCCGGTACAGCTCGGTGGTCTGACGCAGTTGGTCTGGGTTGACCACAGGGTCTTTAAGGTCGATCCTGGTAGGGTCACCCACAATCAATACAGGGTTAGCCGCCTCCATGATAGGGCCTAGACTGGCCATGTTCTTGATCCCTTCCACCAGCAAATGGAATACGCGGGTCGCTTGTGGGATGTACAGTGGCCAGTTTCGGTTCTCTTCAACGATGTTGAAGATGTGTCCGATGGCCGCCATGACGACCTGGATGTCGTAGGACAAATCCCCGGTGGTCTGGAAGTGTTTGAGGCGGACCGTGAAGTAATTGGATCCGTGAACTTCAAACGCTCGTTCTAGGAAATCGTGGTCGAACTTGATGTTGCTGTTGGGGTCTACCAGCGCTCGGGTCCCCTTGGTCTCAGCAAGTGCAACAGGGGTTGGTTTAAGTGGCTTAGGAGTAGGCTTAGCCGGTTTAAGGCGCTCTTTTATCAACCTGATCAACTGGTTCTTAGCAGGGGGCTTTAAAGCTTCCAAATGGGGAGGAAGCTCTTGGGTCTGATAAATGTTGTAATAACTCAACAACTCAACAAGCTGCTCATTGGTAAGCTCCGACATAATACTTCTACTACCTTCTCAAACAAATTAAGGAACCCGTGGGGATAAACCACTCCCCACGGAACGTACCGCCTTAACTTAGACGGTGGTGATAAAATGCATCGGGGTGGAGTTACGGTCACGCATACCTGCGGACAAGATCCAACCGTCGTAGTTGCGTGTTGTCACCGCAGCCAAACCCGGCGCGAGCGTGTCTACTGGAGCAACCTCAAGCAACCACTGCTCTTTCTCGTGCAGCGCGTAAGGGTAATCTTTAAGACGCGTTCTGATGCTGTCGTGCAGTGCATGCAACTTGGCGAAACGTTCGGGTTGGCTCATCGCGTCATCCGTGTCAAGCTCCGGGTAAGCTCGGTCCATGTAGGCGTTCCAGAGGTTGTCAAAGGTTTCGTCTTTGTCCCGGCCCAGCTTAAAGCTTACCAAAGCACTCCGAACATGCGGTTCGTTCTGAAGGTTGCTTTCGGTAGCAGATGTGGAAAGGGAGCACTGTGTTTGGCTCAGCTCACGGCGCACCAGTTCCAACAGTTCCAGCCCGTCGGGCAGGTTTGCGGCTTTTTGGCTGTGGTTGAACGGATGGATCTGGGTCAACGAGTACGCTGCCAGTTTATCCGCCAGCACCGAGCCTGATGCAACCTTGGAAGTGTAGGGACGCACTCCCAAAAAGAGCGGTCTCGGTGCTGGGACATCCCGCACCTCTGACGGCCCAGGTTTAAGCTCATACACCTTGGGTGCGTTCGCATCACCTCGATTCTTCATGACAATGAATTCGTGACTGACCCCGAAAGGTTCATTGGCGATGATCGAGAACTTGACCCGGTTTTTACCGTACGGTTCGTTCGAGTAGTAATGCACTTTGACCACCACGTCGTATTTCGTGGCCAACAGGTGGTTGATCTCTTGGTGACGCTCAAAGAAGCGTTCAGGGATCAGCACCGCGGCGTCGTCATCGAACATCGGTTGAAGGCACGCATTGGCGATGGGGGGCATGGTCATCTTCTGTTCACCGAACATACCGGACAGGTCGAAGATGTACACTTTTGGAAGTTGGATACTCATGGCTAGTTTCCTTGTTACTGAATGTGGGTGAGATTTACTTGGTGTTGTGCAGCCGGCGTTGAATTTCTTCGATCAGCTCTGTACCGGTGGGCAGCTCTTTACCCTTGAGGTACTCAGGTGCTGATTGGAAAGCCAGCAAACGGTTGCAACCGAGCAGGTTGGCGATGTCGCGGTTGGACAAGTGGCTGTAGTCCTTGGCGGGTACTTCGGTCGGCCCTGGGATCTGGTGCCCCATGTGTTGGGTCGACACCACCGAGTCATCACTGTGGTCAACGGGAACGAGTTGGAAGTACCAGCCCTGGTAGTTAGTGAGAGGAGCAAAGTTCTTCTCGGCACCAGTTGGGTGCTCAGGACGGGTTTGCCCGGGCTCTATGTTCTCGATCACGAAAGTGACCACGTGATCCCGCGTGGCACCCGATGCCACTACACCGTCGTAGATATCAAGCGCACGCTTCCACACACGGTCTGGATGCAGATTTTCAGGCCAGCTGGACAGCAGAGCTACTTCACGCAGCCGACGGGCCAGCCACTTCATGCGCTCTGGGTGTTGCAGAGTACCGCTCTGGTTCAGGTCGATCTTGATCATGAGGTTCTCCAAAGCTTGGTTAAAAGATAAAGGTTCCGTAGAATTTTGTTACTTAGGCTCCTCTTTCTTTTCTGGGACCTGAACGGCATCCATCAGTTTCAAAGGCAGTATCTGACAGTAATGCCCTTCCAAACTATTTTTAAAAGCCTCTTGGTATTCGGCGTCGTGTGCGGGTTTTTCCTTGAGCAGTATATCCAATGGCCGGAAACGGTACTCGATTGTTTGGTCCTGTTCATTGATGACGAAACTACCAACGTTCTCGTGGGTTTGCCAGAAGTGGAACTGGATTTGTTTGCCCTCTGTTGCATCACCCACACGTCGGCCCGAGAAGCGCCACACATGGCCGTTTGAGTAGATGTGCTTAAAGGTTTCCTTTCCCTCGGTCATGAAGATACGCCAATCAGAGAAGTCGGCCTTAATTTCAAGACGACAGACGTCGCCCTTATACGCTTTGCACGCTTCTTGAATGTTGATTACTTCTCCAACTTGTCGCAGGTAACTACGCCAGAAGCTTAACGGTTTGTCTGGTGTTTGTTTGAGCAAAAGGTCAATGGCTTCATCCGGGATATACCTGCCCCAACAATCTCGCTCCACCACCCAAGAAACACGGTAAACCTCACCCATGTACGGAACGGGCTTGATCGGTTGCATGATCGCCAGACGTTCAGCGATGGCGGCCAGTACGCCGCGGGCTTCATCTGACATTGGCAGGTAACTGGCCAGAGTAGCTGCTTTCAACCCCAACACTTGGGTGGGTAGACCGAAGGTATTATCGTAGCTATTATGGACTTGGTTGGTCAGGGTGTTTTCCCCGAGCATGATCTTGGTCAACGGAGTTTTAGTGTAAGGTGACATGTTGTTGCTCCCAATTAGAAAAGAACAAAAAATAAAGGACCCCGTGAGAGGTCCTTTGAATCAGCAACCCTTACAGGCCGCTGACTTTACCGATCGAGCCACCGACCATGGCGCCCAGCTGAGCACAGCTGATGCCGAAGCTTGCCGAGATGGCACCGGTCAGAATCTTGGCACCGGTACCGCAGTGGTTGGAGAATGGGGACAGGAGAGTACCCATGCCGTAACCGCCGATTGCGCCGGCCACAGCGCCGACTACACCTGCGCCTACCGATTGACCTTGAGCGACGGCTACCACGCCACCGAGCAGGCCGCCCACTACACCGCAGACTTCCGAGACAGCTACGCCGTCGTTACGAACGCCCATGATGCCTTTGTATTCAGTGTTTTCTTGAGCTTGATTAGTCATGTTCCAATACCTTGTGTTACGGACTGATAGAAAGTTATTTGTGTTGCTTAACTACATCGGTAATATAGGCTTGAAACAAACTGTAAGTTAAAAATAAAAAGAACGAATAGAGTCCTGCCCAGGTTTCCCCGGGCAGGCTCCACAAGTTACTTAGCGCTAAGTGACTCAGTCCAAACTCAAAAACACCAGTGGGTTACGACGCGATACGTGGCGCAATGTTGCCATGTTCTTGTCGATCGCCGAATAGCTAAACAGCCAGAGGTTCTCACTGCTTTGGGTAAAGCAGATCAACTTGTCAGTGACTTCAACCGACTGCTCGCCCATAGTCGAAGCAAAGCCTTTCTCGATCACATCGAAGTATTCCGGGAACGTGCTACGTTTCATGACGACGGGCAGGTTCGTGTCGGTGTAGATCGGGCCGCCTTTTTGGTTGACGAAAGTGACAGAGAGGTTACGCTCCAGCACCAGTTCTTGTTCACGCTTGATCTGCTCGATCGCCCCCAGCTCTTGGTCGCCCGCTTTAAACGGATGGCCGAAGGTAAACAGCTTCAGGCTCTCGGTCAGGTAGTGCGGCTTGTCAACTTGGTTGAACAGACGAAACATCATCTCGTCGGTTTTGTCCAGGTGCAGGTCCAGCTCATCGTGGTCGCGGATGAGGCTTTCCACCGACAGGTGGTGCGGTTGATGAGGGAATGGGTCATACCCACCGGCGTTGATCAGGTAATCATTGAAGATTGCGGTAAGGCGCTCATCAATGAAGTCACACAGCTCACGGCTGATGATGCCGGCCTTGAAGTACCCCAGCATTTTCTTGCACGCTTCAAACAAGCTGGGCTGGTTCTGGATCTTGCTGTCCTTAAACAGGAACGGCAGGTCGTGGAACAAGCGAATCTTGTCTTCTGGGCTTTCGCAGTCAAAGGTGTCCCAGATCGTGCTGTTAAAGCTCACTGCGTTGGGGGTGGTGATCTTGCCGGCCAAGCGCTGGTTGACTGCTGTCAGGGTGCTTTCCAATTGCTTGGAGTTGTTAGCCACCACCACGTCTTTAACGGCGATCACCGGCAAAGCTGCATCGAGCGCATTGAACGTGTCCAGCTCGATCTCAGTCGGCTTGTCGGTCTTAACCAGCTCTTCCATCGGATACGCCACCACCGACATCACACCGCCGCCGGTAGGGTTTTCGAGCAGCGGCAAGAGTTTAGTGGGGTCGGTTAACACGGTTGCCATGTCAAGGTCCTCGCTTCTTACCAGGGTACTGAACCACCCACTGTCCGCTTCCAGGTCGATGATCACGATCCGGAAACAGCCGGGTTGTACCGTTTGTTCTTGGCCCATTTCTGGGTGTTTGCGAAACGCGTGTTTGATCTGTTTCCAATCGGATTCAGGAATCACGTAATGCTTGGGTTTGCCGATGCTGTTAAAGAACCGACCCAGTTGGAACTCAGCCTTGTTCTCCGGAGTGAGGTTGTTGATGTCATTACGAATTTTGTTCCAACGCTCCTCCTCAAACATGCTGTTGACCCGCGCCGCTTGAAAGCCTGTTGCTTCGCCACGATACTCCCGCGCACCGCGGTGGATCATGTCGTACACATCTTTCATGCTGCTGTTGTCGGCTGGCGCACCGGTCATGCCGTTGTTGCCGTACAGATAATCAGCGCCTGCCTCATAGCGCAGGTTCTGAATGTCGGTACGCACCGGAGCTTTAACCTCAAAGGTCAGGCCGGCGTAAGGGTTGTTAACCCCAAAGGCTGCACACGCGGTGTTGACCACATCGTTCATCTTTTCCAGGTTGGGCATCTTGCTGGCCAGGTCCTTAGGAAGCGCCCGGGCGTGCAGTTGACCTTCTTGGGTTTTCATCAACCACTGGACCATCTCAAAGAACAAGATAGACCGGATGGCGATTTCTGCCGCTTGCAGGTATTGATTGGCGTTGAGCTCGTCTTTACCGGTTTCGCGTTTGATGTTGATGATCCGCCAGCCAAACAATGGCGCGGCGGCAATAGCCACTGGACGGTTGAACTCGTGGTGCTTGGAGAATGTTGTCACAAACGCTTCACGGACACCACAGGGGTTGCCGATCTCGTTGCGACGAAAGCTTTCCAAGGTCTGGCGGTACACCTCATAGAACTTACCCATGCGGGCAATGATCTGTTGCATGAAGAGCACGTTCACCGGGGCAACTTGCGCTGCCATGTACTGCATGGAATCTTGATCCGGGCCGGACGCATTGACAATTTCTTGAATGCCCGAATCGTAGCCAGCGCCTTGGTTGTACTGCTCCCACTTAATCGTGGAACCGTGCATCCCAACTTGGCCGCCTTCAGACATCTGGCGCATGATGGCCATGGGGTCTTGCTGTTGCATCATCCCCATTTGACCAGCACCTGGGTTGGCGCGGCTCGCCATACCTGGCATGGACTGTGGGACTTGTACAGCGGCACTCGGTCGCAGTAGATTGCCGGGATTGTTCTGTTGCATGGCTAGTTCACTCTATCTGGGGCACGGATGCCCCTAATCTGGCATCCGGCGCTTCAAGCGTTGTTCTGTCTTGTCGTATAACTCTTTGAACTCAGGGTTCAGGGCGGTTACTTTGTCGTTGATCAGATGTACGCAAGGCGTTAAGAAACCCCGACCATCAGGGTACGGATTGGTTACCCGCAGGTAACTGTTCACGAAAGGCAAGGACGCGTGGGTAAAGCAGGCGCTGTCGGTGGTGTCAAAGTCACCGCGCTTCTTCTTATTCCCGGCACCTGTGTAGACCTTGTGCTGCGGCATGCAGCCTAAGCCATAGTCAATGTACGGATTGTCAGTCGGCGTCGGTTCCTGGATGAGATTGGTCGTGCGCGCATTGTCAATCTCCTTAATGTGGAAGTTGTTGTTAAGGAACCGGGCCACTTTCTTTTGGCTAAGCTCAGAGTTGTTTTTGATGTCATGCTTGAAACTGTTGGCGGCTGTGATCAGCTTGTCCAACGTAAATTCCAGGCTGGCCAACTCTTTGTGGAACATCGAGGCGCGGTCAGTGGTTTGCACGATCTCACTGCGGTTGGCAATGATAAAGTTAAACAACTCGAACATGTTGGTCACCACAATGGACTGGCTGGCGAACTTCTTGATGGAGTCCTCATCCAGATACTCATTGATGGAGTCAAAGTGCTCGTTCATCAGGCGCATGATGTATTCATTGCTATCGCCGGCTTTCACCGAGCAACGGCCAATGATCAGCTTCCAGTAGTCCGGGTTATCGATGTTGTCGATGTCGAAGTAGGATGACAAGCAATCGATTACAAACAGCAAGGCTGCGGCATACTGAAGTGCCATGGAGCTCAGCTCTTTACGTTTCACGTTCTTGTTGCGCACAGCGACCGCATAATCGTGCCCGACAAAATCACCCAGCGACTTGGCGTTGCGCGAACTCGAACGGGTGATGATCTCCCACCGGTCTTTGGCTTTGCACTCGGCAATCAGTGCATCGGTCGGACCTACTTCAAAATCACACTCGCCATACTCTTCCATGGCGCGGCTGAAGCCTTTGTCAGCAAAGATGTACCAAGCCAGCAACGGGGTGGGGGTTTTGCTGTCCTTGATCTTGCGGGCTTCAGTCGGGCTGTAGAACCGATTGGCCGCTAGGTTGATGTCAGAGGTGCGGGTAAGGTTGTTGGCCGTTTCGGTGAACACCTGGTCATACAGGAAATGTTCGATGCCGATCTTGAACTTGAACCCCAGCACTTTGACAAACAGCGAGTTTTCCTTGGTGACCGGCAGTCCACGCTCGGCCAGAACAAATTGCAAGCTGTACTGCGTTCCCCGCAGCCACAGGTCACCGTACACGTCGCAATACGGCAGCATGGTGTACACAGGCCCCATGGGGATAATGCGTTTGGACTTGTCCATGTACTCAAACATCAATTTGACCGGGTACAGGGTCTCCTTGTGGATGTCGAAGATTTTGTTGCTGCTCTTGGTGAGGTAGTCGATGTACTCGCGCGGTGGCACACGGAAGACGCCCCGAAAGAACACCCCGCGCTTTTCAATGGACTTGAAGATCAGCCGCAAGGACCGATCAAAGTAGTGCAGGCCTTTTTCAAACTCCTTTTGATGAAACCCCTCCACGATGGCCTGATTAAACCGCGGCATCGTCTCCTCACCAATGACTTTGGACAATTTCTGATGCATCAGGTACCCCAAACTACGAAGTAAAAAGTTTATATCCTGTAAACCCTAAACCGGCTATCGTCCCGATAGCTTTTGCAAACTCGCCCCAGGTGTTTACAGAACCCTTGTGTTTGATCAGTTCCAAGTTGGCTTTGGCGGCAGCGTCTTTGATGCGCTGCTCATACTTAAACAGGTCTCCTGACATTTTAGTCTGGTGCTTAAGTTGGCTGATCTCGACCTCGTACCGGTGTTTCATTTGAGTGACCTCGGTGCGGTGGTCCTGCTTTAACTGGAGGACGTCTTGGTTTAGTTTATTACAATTGGCTTCCGCCCGTTCCAAGAGGGTGTCCAGGTTGTCAATCTGGTCCTTGGATTTTTGCAGCTCCTTATTCAGATCGTGCGCCCGTTTCTCAGCGGCGATGGCCCGTTCGGTGTTGCCCCCACTCTCACAATCAGAGCGGCTTTCGAACAAGCCCAAAGCTTCCAGTGCTTTCTTATCCAATCGGTCGAAAGTGTAGAATAGAGTCTGCGGTGATTCATTACCATGCATGACCCCCATGTACAAGCCAGGCAACCGTGTCTCGTCGGACACTACTGGTACCTCAACGGCTTTGCCCATGATGTTGCTGTAGAGCGCTCCCATGTGTCTGCGTGGATCATTGCAGAAGATAAAGTGGTGCAGACCGCCTTCTGGTAGAGGCTGATCGGCGATGGTCATGTTGAACAGTTCTTGGATCGTAAACCCTGGGGTGTTCAGGCTTGGCTGGTTGGCATTGGTCAACCCGTTGTACAAGGTCATGCCCAACAACTCGCTGTGGATGGCGTCATTTTTCTCCACCATGCTTTCCATCAGCTTGATCACCACATGCAGGGTGTGGCTAAAGGTCTGGTACAGGTACTGCCCGCCTGCATTCTTCTTCACCCGGTCCGCTTCCTGCTTGATGCCTTTAAGCAGCTCCCGATCAAACTTGGTCAGGGCCAGCTCTTCATCAATCAGCAAGTTCTCGATGTACACGTTAGGCAATTCCACGAACACGCACCGCTCTTCCGAGTAGGTCGGTTCTTTGCAGCGCTTGATGATGTAACCCAACCCGCCTTTAGCCCGGACAATCATTTCCTGATTGGTGCGGTTGACTACCCGATAGTTTAACCGGAAAGTGTTCACTTCATTATCCATTTCGATAACACCCATATTAGTTACTCTGAAGAGATAATGTAGGTTTGAAAAAGTCTAATGGCGAACATAACCCCCTCCCCCAACCGAAGCCGGGGGAGGGGGTTATTAGTGCTGCTCAACTTAGCCCAACATCACACCGTACTTACTCACCGACGGTGAGTGTTCCGTAGTTCGTGGGACTCAGCCGTTTGGGGCTGCTGGGTCCACTGGATCCGTGGTACCGGTGTCGCCACCAGTTTGCACGTTCTTGCCAGCGTCGCCGATGTTGTCAACGTTTACGCGCAGGTGCGCCAGACGCGACAGGATGCCTTCGTTGCCCAGGAAGTCACGAGCATCTTCGATCGTCAGCGAGCCGATGATCGGGTTCAGCGCCCAGTGCTTGTAGATCGGGAGGGTCATGACCACACCGAAGTCCTGCTGGTCACGAGTGACGTTGCCCTGGACGAGGATGTTTTCCTTGGACACGCAGACGCCGACACCGCCCAGAGGGTTGATGGTATCGTTGGTGCTGGTGTTCTTCGGAACGATCAGGATCTGACCGATCTGGCTGTCGAAGTTCGTTTCAACGACGTTCAGCGTCTGCTGGTTGCCGATGGAGCGAGCGTCGCCGGAACGCATGATGAAGCGACCCAGGTTCTGGTGCACGATCACCGTCCACTCGATCTTGCCATCAGTGCCGCCGTATTCCGAAATCGCGGCCAGGCCGGACTTGGTGTTCAGAGCAGCGGTGATGTCGCTGATTTCGTTGGTGATCACAGCGCAGACGGAATCGAACACGTCGCTGGAGTTGGTAGCCGAAACTACATCCGCCAGACGCATGCTGCGGTTAACCGCCGAAGCTGTTACGAAGTGCTGACCGGCCAGGACGTTGGAGCCCTGCTGGTTGCCGACCACTGGAGCGCCGTCGATCGAAGTGATGTACTTCAGGTGCTCTTGAGCCTTGTCGAACGCGTGCTTGGAGCACTGGTTGTTGATCACAACCGACATCTGCTGGATTGCGAAGTCCAGGGAAGCCTGGTTGACGTCGTCCTTGGCGATCGGGTACTTGACCGAGATCGGGGAACGGCGCTGAACCGACAGGTGCTTGCGAGCATCGAACACTTCGATACGGTAGCCGAAGTTACCGCGGTTGGTGTTGGACACGTTGAACGTGGCCTTCATGCCGATGACGGAGCCGCCGGTGAAGGTGCGGAACAGAGCGATCTGGTTCTTGTCAGCAGTGCCCAGAGTGATCAGGCGACCGGTGGTCAGTTCGCGCAGAGCGTGAACGTCAACAGTACCGCCGTTCAGGCGCAGCTCGTTGCCCTGGCGCTGGTAGTTGCCCGACAGCGAGATGTTGAGCATCGGTTCGTAGCCCGCAGTTTTGAAAGCTGCGAACAGGGTTTCGCCGACTGGCAGGCCGTCTTTGTCCACGACCGAGAAACCAGGATGGTTACGCAGGTGCATGTTCAGCTGACGGTCATCGCTCGACTGACCCATGGTGGTCGGGCCGAAGGTGTTGTTGCTCATCGCACGGGTGTCGATGAAGAAGGCAACATTGGTGCTGCCCGATTTGCCGCCCAGTGCCAGTGCAGCAGCGCTGATCGAGTTGGACTCGATTTCGTCGGTGCTGGTCCATGGACGCTGGCCAGGAGCTTGGGTCAGAGCCAGCAAGTTCGGTATGGTGACCGGAACTGCCAGGTACTGAGTGTCGTGCGCTTGACGGCCGTAGGCGTCGCCTGCGATGTAGCTGACTGGCAGCGGCGCTTTCACGTCGGCGGACAGGAACAGGTCGCGGGTGGTGTCGTCAGCATCGGCTGGGTACACAGGGTACAGGCTCAGGACTTCGTCCTTGAACATTTCGCCGGTGCGCAGCAGGCCGAAGATTGGACGCAGGTCGGAAGCCGACTGCCAGGCGCTGTTGCCGTAGGCGTAGGTACCCAGACCAGCAGCGCGAACGGTGAGCTCGGCGCCTTCGTCTTCGTAGCGGACGGAGATGGTGGTGAACAGGGCTTCAGCGGCCGGGGTCTGCAGGTGAGACTGGGCGTTGAGGGTCATGTTCGCAGCTTTCAGGTCAGCTTGGCTGCCCTGGAAGTTTTGCATGGAGAAGCCTTCAAGACCACCAACCGACGCCAGGCCAGTCGCAGCTTCTTGGAAGATGCCCATCACGTCAGACGGAACGCCGTTACGAGTACGGGCCGACTGGAATGCTTCGAAGGAACCTTTGGTCAGAACTTTCAGACCGCCGGTGAGTTGATGTCCTTCGGTACCGCTGACTGTAGCCAGAGCCGTTTGAAAGCTGTCGAAGCTTTCGTTGCCACTGACGGTCGCCAGAACCGAATTGTTGGAGAGAGAAGAGCGGATTGCACTGAACAGGTTGTTCTCCGGTTTCAGCGCTGCCGTCAGTTGTTTCATGGCCATGTTTAAGTCCTGTGAGTTGAACGTTTGAAACAAATATATTTGTTTGCGCAAGTTGAGCTGCACATAAAATATGTGCAGCAATGATTATGGGTTCTGAATGCTCAGCAGTTTGAAAACCTCTGCCAAGGTAAACTCACCCAACTCAGGATGAACCACGGGAGCGCCATGCGCTTCCAAATAGCCGGCCTGTTTGTAAATCGCTTCCAGCATCGCTGCTGAAAAGGTCCCGCCTTCTAGCAATGCCCAACCCGGGAGCAACGGGTCATCAGCTTCTCCTGCCACCATAATAATGGATTGTGCGATTGTAACCATTTGGAAACGGCCCGCACGCTTGAAGATTTCAACTAACGTTTCACGGCTGGTTGAATTGAATGCTTCCTTGAGCATGGCGCCGTCATAGCCGTTGCCAAATGCAGGCAGCGGGTCTGGCATGGGAACGCCCATTACACTGGCAACCGCCAGCTGGAACTTAATGATGGCTGCCATTTCTCCGTAAGTCAGGACACCATGGTATACCGACAACTTGTCCAAGTCCTGCAACGGAACAGATTGTCTGAGCAGAGTCTCTACCATCCCTCTGGTCAGAAAGAAAAACTTTAATGGATGTCCGTTGGGATAATTCAAAATCATCTTTAGCTCCCGGGGAGTTTTTAATGAACGATTTACTGGTGCTGGTTAAGATCCTATCGGCTCTCTATCAGGCTAAGAAGCTAAAAGACAACAACCTGATCAACGAACTGGTCGAGACGCTCGAAGAATTACCCAAACCTAATCCCGATGTGTTTCAGCAGGACAAGGAAACACGCGAAAGTATCAGGGCCACGATTCAGTGGCTGCTTAAGCAGCCTAACGACGAGCCAATCATAAAATCATTGCTGATGCAGCGTGTGGAGCTGTTTTGCAAGAACGATGATGCGTTGAAGAAAACCATCGAAGCCGGCCTTGAAGACTGCGCCGACGACGAGATGACGCGCAAGCTGGTTTACAAGCACGTCACCGAAGTGCGCATGAATGGCGAGACCGAAGCGTTCGCCAAGAAGTTCAAGTCAGCGATTCGCGACTTCTACTTCAAAGAACTGCACGAGATGAAGAAAGAAGACTGGGGCAACTTGGTCGACATGATTCAAGAGCGCATCAATGCCACTTATGAAGAGCGGCAAAGTGAGATCGTTCATACGATCACATCTGATGCCCCTGAATCGTTCTACGACGTCATTGAGATGGCGAAGAAGGAGAACAGTAAGGAAGGTATCCTTAAGACCGGCTTGCAGGGTATCAACGAAGGCTTGGAACCGGATGGGGGCTTCCGGCGTTCGAAGATGTACTTGGTCAACGCCCTGACCAACCGCGGTAAGTCTCTGACCATGGCTCACTTCCTGGCCTCGGTGGGGATGTACAACAAGCCGCTGCTGCGTAAAGCGGTCAAGATCCCGACGCTGCTCATGGAGTCCTCCGAAGACACCATGGACTTGATCGTGATGCGCATGTACAAGCTGGCGACTGAATCTAAGGCCCAGTACGACAAGTCTTTCCAGACCTCTGAGAAAGAAGACATCGTTGACACCATTGTCAGCTGCTTTAAAGAGAACGGCTGGTATTTGATCGTTAACCAGATCGAAGCCAACAAAGACTCCATGCAGCACATCTTTGACCGCGTGCGCGCGTTGGAGATGAAAGGCCACGAAATTATCTGGTACGGTTACGACTACTTGGGCCTGGTGCCGATCGACAAGATCCCAGGCGAAAGCAAGTCGGACAAACTCCAAATCCTGTTCCGTCGTGTGCGCTCGTTTATGATTGCACGGGGCATCTGCTTTGTAACACCCCATCAGCTCTCACCTGAAGCTAAGAAGATGCTTAAGGAAGCGGACGATGAGTCTGAGGTTTACTTTGCCCGGGAAGCAGCCGGTAAATCTCTGACAGAGACCTCCACCAAGATCACCAACGAAGTGGACGTTGAGATCACCATCCATGTCGCCAAGACCAACACCCGCAACTACTGGACGTTCTGTATCGGTAAGCAGCGCGGTGAAGGGTGTGCGCCGAATAAGCGCTTTGGCATCTACGACATTGACCCGGTGTATGGTCTGCAACACGATATTCACACCAAGCCTAAGTACCGACGCAGCCTGCAACAAAAGTTCAGTGAGAACGGCGAACTTGTTAGCGACTTTGATCACTTGTAACTAAAACTCTCTCCGGTTCCTTCCCAGGGCGCAAGCCTTGGGAGGGTAAGGATTATTTTATGTTTGAGTACCAAATAAGTATTTTTTTATTTGGGTTCTATGAGTATAACTCTAGGCGTTGCAATTCCACCCAATAGGGCATTCCTGTGGTGTGTGAAAATCCAACCTGTGCTTAGTTTGCGTGTTGTTCTTGTAGCCTGTCTTCAGTCGCCGATGGCCATTGTGAAGCGCTACGTTGCGTTTTGGGAGCATTCCCAGATAACCCTCAGCTTTCGCTAAGGTCTATCTCTCTAAATATCTTTAAAAAGGCTTTCAAACGGTCGGAAAGTACCTTTGTGTATACCACTGTTTAAACTGAATCCAAACTACAGAACAGCAAAAGCAACACAGCATAGCCTACAGACCCGACCAGGGGTCTGTAGGCTTATGGCTTTATGTCCGCTTGGGTCACATTTAAAGGGTGTCTTGCATCAGCAGTTGGATCACGTGTTTCTGCCACTCTAGGCGCTTTTGTACCATGTAGGCCACATCTCTACGACTCAGACCACTTGGTAATTCTTCATCGCTCACTTGTAGGAAAAGTTGCAGCTGTTCAATGCTGTATTCATTCCCTACCAAGGTGGCGTATGAAACCCTGACCTGTTCTTTATGAGGCAACGCTTGGAAGTTCTCTGGCAGATACCCCAACCCATACCCTTGATGAAACAACTGAGGCTTTACCCACATTGGGGTATGATCTTCAGGTGTGGTATCCGTGGGGTTGAAGAAGACAGTTTCTTTAAGCTCTTCTTGGGTATTCATTGTTGTGCTCTCTTTCTAGTTGAGGTATCTACCTAAAGGTAAAAGCAAAAAGGAGGGGATCTTTCCTCCTCTGCTTTCGCAAAGAACTCCATGACGGTATAAGCATGGTGCCTGAGAGGCAAAACACTGTCAACTGTTCACCGTCACCGTTTGGTTGCTGATAAAGAGCTCCAAGGCGGCATGCTCTCTGAACACCGGAGACACCGACTGGGTGTCTTTAACCGCTTCACCCCGTGCACTGATCACAGTTCCTTCCCGGTACATCAGGGTTTCACTGCCGTGCATGAAGTAGAACCTGCACGGCATCCCAGGAACCAGTTGGTCGATGTCGGAGTTGTGCCAGTTCAAGGACACAATCGAGCCATCGGCGTACGCGTTCTGGGAGAGCAGCTTACAGAGGTTGTTGGTGGGCTTGTCATGGAAAGGCAGCACTTCCTCCCCACTGCCGCGCTCAGAGGTCTTGTACTCGCTCAGAGAGTCTTGGCGCGTGGTTAACGCTTGACCCCGGGCGTAGTACCGTCCCACCTCCCCCATCACCGCGTCTGAGCTGATCACCCGCTTACCCGAACCCTTGTTCAGCTTCAAGACGTCAGAGCCGTCCACGTTGTCCCCACCCCCGGTTGCCAAGATGGTCAACACCTTGTCGTCGACAAACCAAGTGTTCTTAAGCGTGGGGAAGACGTCTTCAGGCAGTCGGTAGATATTGACCACTTTGCGGGCCTGCTCGTACCGACCGATCTTTAGGAGCGGGTAGACGTACCACATGCCTTTGCGGTAGTAACTCCCCATGGCCTTGCTGTAGAACCCGAACTTATCGTCGTTTTGCATCCACTCCGCCAGTTTGACCAGCGACATGGGCGGAATGACAATCACCCCAAAGATCCGTTCGTTGTCCATCGGCTCTTCAATGTCCACCCCCCGCCACGCATCAGCCCCGGTCAGGTTCAGCGTTTCGCCAAACTTGGTCAGCTGGTAATGCAGGGCATCGCGCAGGGTGCACATCAACAGGTGATCAGAGACCTGTGCGTTGCGCAAGATGGCAAACCCTGGGTCCAGCAGCTGGAACGTCAGGGTCACCATGTTGATCTCATCCTTGGTGGTCAGGTCTGCCATGGCCGTGTTGGTGCCGATCATGGTGGGGTCCGCGTCCCCTTGCGGGATAGCCCGGTAACGGGTCACCGTTTGGGTCAACCCTACCCGACGCACCACCTCGATGTACAGGTTATCGCGGTACGGCAGCACCCGGGTCTGGTACACCCCAGGTTGCAGCTGAGCGCTGATACGCACGTCATCGCTGTGGTTGATCCCAAACAGGCACAGTTTGGCCATGCCCGTTGGGATCAGCAAGGGGATTTGCTCAGTAGGGGTAATGATGGTGGCCGATATCTGAAACAGCCGTTCACTGCCGCTGCCGTCAATGGCGTTGGCGTAATTGATCAAGTTGGCTAACGGGCGTGGTAGTTCCATGCCTTATCCCCTGAAGAGCCATTCGGTAGTGTCGTTACCGTGGGTCTCCAATTTGGCCAGACTGTCTGCCAGAGCCGCCGTAGGCACCGCAGGACGGTCCAGCATGAAGTTTTCGGACGTGGCGAAATCGGTGTTCTGCAAGGCATCCAAGTGACTTACAAAACTGATGTCGTCCAGTTTCTTGTTGTAGCTAAAGAGCATCCCCAGCCCCATCAGGCCTTTGCGGTTTAAGGCCTCATCTTCACGCATCTGCTTGTTGATGTCATGGGTCATCTTGAACGGCTTGATCTTTTTGTACATGGGGAACAGGTGGTAGGCCAAGGTTTCCAAGTACCGCAGCTCCGTGGTGGGCGGGGTCGGAAACTCCGGGGCGTTGGTCATCATCTCGCACCACAAGGAGATGTACTCCTGAATGGACTCGTAGATCTCCACCACCGTGTCGTTGGCGTCGCGAAACCCCAGATCATTGGGTCCGGTCACGTTGGGTAACAGGTCAATGATCTGGGGCACCTTCATGCGCCGTACTTGAAACTCGCTGTAGTAGGTGTTGTCGTTGGCAAAACCTTCTTGCCGGTACTGCTCCCGGTCACGCATCTGTTCCAAGGTCATCAGCGTGGCCGGGGTTACCCAGACTTCGTACTGGCGGTTGTTGAGGATGTTAAACAGTTTAAACACCCGCAGCCGCAGCGCGTTGTAACGCGATTCAGTCATCATATCGTGGTTCTCAGTTTACGACTTGCCTCCAGCAACAGAATCAGGATGGCCCCGTAGTACAGCTGCTGGCGTTGCGGCAAATCAAAGTACGTTTTGCAGTAGCGCAACAAGCGCTGCCGGTCCAAGATTTTGTCTTTGAGTACCGACCAGACCAAGTGTTCAAATTCATTGGCCGGCTGGCCTTTGTAGAACTCTTCGGTGAACAGGTAGTTGGCGATCGGTTCGCTGACGCTTGGTTGTAGAATCGGAAAGCCGTCAGCGTTGAAGTACGCCTTGTACTGGATAAAGTCTTCCGGGTTGGTCGTCACAAAGTAACGGAACTTGCTGGAGCGCAGGTTACCGTACATCCGGGTGTTGGCCAGGCGGGTGGTCTGCATCAACGCCGCTTTGTCGTCGCAGATGCGCAGCAGGTTAAAGTCCCCACGCAGCAACACTTCCCAGATGTTGATAGTGCCGTGGTAGCCGCGCTCCAACCCGCCGTACTGAACCGAGAACTGATTGATGAACGGGTAGGTGGTGCGCAGATCCGGCGGCATGATCGCGCACAGGAAGTTCACCAAGTACGGGTCATAGACGTACTGACCTTGGCTGTTCTTGAACGCGATGGTCTTTTCCGGGTTCCAGTAGAAGGTGCGCATCAGGTAGTTGCCGATGGTCCCCCGCCAGCTGAAGAGCTCCTTACTGGCTTCGAACTCGTCAGTGGTCAGCAGACCTGCCCCACCACTTAACGCTGAATCCTTGGAGTAGACCAGTTCTTTAACCACACAGCTGTTGAGGGCTAGGTAGTTCTCCTCGGTCAAGATCCCCATCAACTTGTAGGTGATGTAGTAGACCTTGTTGGCCGTGAAGTTGCGGATCTCGGGTTGTTCGGTAATCATGAACAACCCGGCGTTGCCGTCGCCGATGTCAAAGATGATCACGTCATAGCGTACCGGGGCCACGTCCATGACCACCCAGCCATTGCACTCCGTTGTGGACTGAGCAGTGGTGGGGTCAAAGTTGTACGCCCCGCCGCCTTCTTGGCGGATGATGCAGTTCTTGATCCGGGTGTAACTTTGGTAGGTCCCGGTGTTGCCCGGCGAGAACGGGGTCGGTTCTTCGTCCCCCGTCAGGTACTGGCGGTAGTACTCACCCAAGCGCGGCGAACCGCTGACCATGGTAAGCAGGCTGACTTCAGGTTGATACGAGGAGTCAACGATCGAATGCTTGTAGCTATCAGAATAGATCTTGGGGACTTCCGGCTCCGGCGCCTTGTTCTCCCCCAAGGGGGTAATGTTAACGGGCATGCTTAACTTCCTCGATCAAAACAAACGCGTTAAGGTCAGCGTTCATCGTGTAAGTGTTGAAAGCGGGCTGTCCACGGCCAAAGCCTTTGGCGATGTCACGGCGCACTTCGTAAAGGTGGTTGATCCAGTCATCGTCAAACTGACCCCAGTCGTAGTTGGGGAAGATCGACTCGACCAAGCCCCATTCGTCCCGGTGTTCGCGCAGATCATCCCAGAAGGCGTCTGCGTAGTCTCTGATGGCCCAATCGAGTAAAACCACAACACGGTATGTGTTCTTAAGGTTAGGCGCCCTGAGCAGCGTTATAGAGCCTTTGTCGTCCATCTGCAGATCCGTCGGGGAAACCCGCTGGTCATTGCTGTAGACTTGGATGAGGAACGGGGAGTGGTGATTGCCGAATACCCATTCATGCCGCCGACACATGTACGCCTTGACCTGGGGGTTCCACTGGAAGCTTGGCAGGTCATCGAAGATGTTGCACAGCACCTGCTGTTCTTCAGCAGCCACCGTAAGGCGAGCCTGCACCACCGGTTGCAACCATGACTGCGCCGGCCACACCCACGGGTCGTGGTCGGGCAACTTGACGTAGTAAGGACCTTGAATGGCACGGTCAGGGAAACTGATGTCCCGGGCAAATGCCACTTCTGGAGCCACCCGGCGGTTGAACTCCTCCTTGTACTTGGTTTGGACCCGGGGAATGTAGACCGCAGGGATCTCGTCTTGGTAGACCATCAGCGGGTAGATCAATTCCCAGCCAATGAATTCTTGGAAGAAGAAGCTGTAGCTAAGTGTCACTTCGTACTTGCCAAAAATCTCAGCCCGGCGACTTAACGCGGTGCGTGGCTCATTGAAGTAGATACCAATGTTGTCCAAGCGCATCGGGAAGACGTTACGACGCATTTGGTTGGCGACGTTACTGATGATGGTCATCGGGGCTTGGCAGCCTTTTTCAAACCAGTCTTCCAAAGCCGGGAAAGTGGGATCGTTCTTGGCCAGCAGCTTGTGGATCTCTTTGAAGAACTCCACGATGGTGGGGTTCATCAGCAAGTGGACCGTGGCGCTGAAGTTGTACGCCCCCACTTGGTTGGCCTGCAGCCGGTTAATCCGGTTGACAAACTGCTGGGCCGGGGTACGACTGTTGAAGTTGGCCGTAACGTTAACCGTGATCTTGCGCCCTTCAAAAGACGGGGTCAACATCAAGGGCAGGGCGCCATCATCGGACCACACCGACATCTCGGTCTGCATCCGGCGTTGGTTACTGAAGCCTGAGTTAAATTCATGGGCTTCGACTTCGGTGGTGACAAAGATCTTGTTACGGAAAATGCCGTCGGTGTAAAACGCTGCGCGGTCGCCATCGCCCATGTTGTTGCCCACCAGCTTGGCAACTTCGTTTTCACCGTTGTAGTAGATCTGCGCTGCGCTCTGCAAGTTGTAGAACCGCAGGGTGGCGCGCAGTGAATCAAGGACAGCCGGCCGGAAGAAGGCGTTGTAATCCTCTTCTGACTCAACGAACGTTTCTAACATGACAAAGTACCTGCGGGGGTAAAGAAAATAAAACCAGTATGGAAGGTGACCCCTCCATACTGGCGTGGCCTTACTCGGTGTCTTCCGAGGCTTCTGTTTCAGGCACAGCTTCTTGTACGGGCAGTGCAAACCGTATGCACCAAAAGTTACCGCTGAAGTCTTTAAGGGCCAAGACTTTGGAAACGCCGTCTTGCAAGACGTCAATCACCTCACCCATGGCCAAGTCCTCAAGCGTAGGCATCACCTCCAGTTTAAGCGCTGTGAGGTATTCCAACACCGTCTCACTGAACTCGCGGGTCAACTGGTTGCCCGTCAGGTACTGACCTTCTTCAACGCTGAACACCGTGCTGATCAACGCCAGCTGGGTGCGTTCGCGTTCAAGAGAAGGCCTTAAAATACCGTCAGGTTTGTCGCACTTGCCTTTTTGGCGCAGGGTGAAGGTGAGTACCCCCCGCATGCTCACCGAGTCCTTAAGAATCGGCACGGTGCGCGACAGGGTTACTTGGTCACCAAACACCACGCGGCTGTTGCCCACGCTGTAATCCACACCGGGCACCAAGAACAGGCGGTACTTCTCCGCCAGCTTTTGCATGACTTCTTCCATGCTGGTGCCTTCGGCCACTTCCAGATCGACCACTTGAGAGCCTAGGTAGGTTGCCACGTCCGCTTTGGGCATCAAAACCCGCTTGATGCCTTGTTCGCGTTTAACCATGAACAACCCCTGCGTGGGGTTTTCGGACATGGCGCCTACCACTTCAGCACCCTGGGGCAACCGAGCCACGATGGACTCCAAGATACGAGGGTGTACATTTTTCATGGCTTAATCGCCCTTGCTTGTGTCTTCGACAAAGATCTTCGGGTTGATCCCGGCAATGGCCTTCTTCAACCCAGACATCCACTTGTTGTGTTGCGAAAGTTCGGCCTTCACCTTTTTCAAGGCTTCCTTGGCTTCGGCCACTTTCTCTTGCACCCGGGCTTTGTTGGCCGCCACGACTTCTTTGTTCTCTTCGTCGCCTTTGTCCGCGTCGTCGCCGGCCTTCTTAAGCTCGTCTATCGTCTTCTGTGCTTCTTTGATCTTGTCGGCCACACCCGAGCCGTCCAAGATCCCCTTGCGCATAAACCCCAACATCCCATCCAGCACACGGGCGCCGTCCGCAGGGGTGGTGAGGTTACTGACCAGGTTCTTAAGCCTGCCGGTGGGGTCGATCTTTTCAGCCAGATCGTTGATGCCCTTACGGGCCGCGTCATTGATTCTGGCCGGGGTGTCTGACTTAATGGATTGCAAGGCTTTCTTGTTGGTGTCCGCGGTTTCTTTGGCGTCGTCCATTTTCTCTTGGTCGTCGCCTTCGTCAAACAGCTCCTTGACCGCCTTAAGTGACTCTACCGCCACTTCGTACGCTTTACGCCCCAGCTCTTTAAGAGCATCAAACACCGCCCCTTCCTGACCTTCCACGCGCCGCAGCCTTAGGCTGTTGGCGTGGGCCACCCCTTCCATGTACGCCCGAGGCGCCGTGTCGCGGTCGGCCAAGAGGTCTTCAAACCCTTCCACCATCATCACCGCTTCATCCAGCCGGCAACCGCACAGGCAGTTCTCGTCACCGCACTCGTCGGTATCGAGTTCAAAGTCAGGCTCCGCAGGTTCAGGCAGATCGACCAGTGCCGACTCGGGGAATTCAGGCACCCCACTTACCGCAGCAAAACGGCTGGTAACAAACACGTCCGTCAACTCCAGCGCTTTGAGCACTTGGTGCAGGTTGTGGGTGTGGAGTTGGAACTGCGTGCGTGGGGCTTGTTCCTCGTACCCTTCGTCGTGCAGCTTGTAGAGCTCCGCCAGCTTTTGGTAGCCGGTCTCGATCAACAGCAACACCCCGTCGGTCTCGCCGTAGATCCCACCCTTATTCCCCATGGCACTGATGTTCACCGCCATCTGCCGGCACGTCTCACCTTGGGCCACGTCAATGGACTGGGCAAGCTCTGTGAGGTAGAGGTTAAGCGCCGGGTTGGTTTGAATCTCCAGCGACTCGTAGTACTTAAGGTCGGCGTCAAACTCACCCACCGAACGGATGTACTCTTGGCGGATGCGGTCTTTGTCCTGGAGCACGTCACCGTAAATGCCGAGCTGGACCAGCATGTTGAAAAGCACGGGGTTTTCTTCAGGGTCGACCGTCTTGTCTTCGGCCATCAGCAACCCTAGCATCTCCAGCTTGATTTGCTTGTTCATCGGATACCCCTATTTGATTTTGATTTGAACCACGCCTTTGTAGACCACCGCGCGGCGGGCATCAACAATCAGGCAGTCATCCAGTACGCTGAGATCGACTTGAGCACGGGGCAGGTCACCGATCCCGACCATCCGGGTCCAGTTGACAAAGTGCTGACCCAGTTCGTCGCTTTCTGGGATCAGTTCGTAGTCGCTGGTCTCCACCGGGTACTGAGCGGTCATGGGGTCGATCCCCAGTTGGCCGTTCAGCTGGCTTACATCACCCCCCAAAGACTCCTCAAAGGCGATGTGAGAGATGTCCAGAGGCAAGCCTTCAAACAGCACGCCCAAGTCCACACGAGCGATCAGCGCATTGCTGGAGGGGTCACTGGCCATGCTGTATTTGAACAGGTCTTTGTTCACGGCCTGTGCTTCACCAAAGCGTGGGTTCATCTGGGTGAGGCCGGCGTGACTTAGAGCACCTGTGACAATCACGGTTTGGTTCAGCAGGTTTAAGCGCATCGTAGTTTACCTTAATCGTTGACAGCAGCCTTGAGGATATTGACAGCGGCACCCGCACCCCGAAACAGCAGACTCTCCAATTCCTTGATAGTCCCCATGGAGGTACGGATGTGGCGGCGCAGCACTTCAAGCTCTGCAGTTTCTTCAACCTTGCCCAAGGCCTTAAGCAAACCGTTTTCCAGCTCAACCGATTTGTTGACCATGGTCTCCAGCTTGTTCTGTACGCCTTTGATCTCATCGACCAAGTGACGGACCTGGGTGAGGTTGGTCTTAAAACTACCCGGGGCTACCCGTGGGTCACGTGCCAGCTTTTCGGTGGAGATACGCCCTTCAGGGTTTACCTTCACCTTGTAGGGGCCAAAGAAGTGCTGACCCTCGGCAAAGTGGGTCTTGACCGCAGCCAGGTACTGTTCCAAGTCAGTGCCCTGGGTAGTCCCGCTGTGCACGGCCTGGGCAAACGCCCGGGTAGCGTCCAGGTAGTTCTCGACCTTGCCAATGGATGCTGCCAGCGTTTTGATCTCAGTTTCCAGCCAGGTCAGGCTAGGGTCTGGTTTCGACGCTTTGGTGTACAGCTCAAAGACTGAGAGCGGGTATTCAACGTCACCGGCTTTCACCCCCTTTACCTTGAGGGTGTCTTCTAAGTCTTCGGTCTTGTTCTCCAGCCGGGATTGCTTACCGGTAAAGAACTCCCACAGCCACTTAAAGAAATCCTTTACCGCTTGGATCAGGGCTTTGGTGCCGTTGGCAATCGAGCCCAAGAAACCTTCGGTCCCGGTCACTGTGTCAGTGAAGACCACAGGCTTATGTTCCAGCAGGGATTTGTAGAGCGATTCAAAACCCACAACGCGGTCGTACTCGCGGCTAAGCTTTAGCGGAGCATCGCCTTCGATCTGGGTGTCGTAGCCTTTTTGATCGGCCTCGTAATCCTCCAACACGGTAGGTGTGTTGATGAACCGAGGACTGGTCGCGGAAATGGAGGACATATACCAACCCTTCGTAATGTGAATATAAAGGTGCCTATAGCATTCTGGAAAAACCCCCAAGCGGCCATAAGGCTAACCCCCGGGATTGCTCCAGGGGGTTAGCTTATTTACAGCAGGCTTAACCCGTGAGGGTTAGACGTGCGCGGAGACCGCGTCCAGAGTCCAGGAAGCGCAACGAACGTTGTGCTTGTTCAGGGCCTGGGTGAAGCTGGAAGCCGAGGTGTAGATAGCACGAACCAGCGCGATCTTCTCGTTGACTTCCTTGGCCTTTTCCTTGTCTTCGGCTTTGATCACGCCGAGGGAACCGATCACCTTGTCGCGAACCGACTTGGAGAACGAAGCCGAGACTTTGTCTTCACGCATCTGGGTGATGGTGCCACGCACTTCAGCCAGGATAGCCTTCAGACCAGCCTTGTCGACCTTCGGCGCAACTTCACCGGTGGTCAGCTTCTTGACGTCGCCAGAGCCGAAGTGGATCTTCAGCGAGCGAGCCAGGACAGCGGCTTCAGCCAGATCCTTCGCAGGACCTTCTTTCATTTCGGCGTGGATACGCACACCAGCCGACTGGCCGATCAGGATCTTCTTGTCGCCCTGGGATTTTGGACTGGCGTCCAGATCTTTCTTGGCGTCTTTGAAGACGGACAGCAGCAGGTCGCCGTAGGCGCTGTTGAAGCTGTTCAGGTCAACCGAGGTGACGTTCTGACCGATGTTGGTGAACTTGGCCAGGGCCGCCAGAGTACCGCTCCAGCCTTCGGTGCCTTCTTTCAGGCCGTGGGCTTCGTAGTCGAACAGAGCGTTCCAGCCGCCCAGCTTGATCTTTTCCTTGACGGCTTTGGCGTCGTCAACGCGCTTGACCAGTTGGTCGTGGCGGCGCAGCAGCTTTTCAGCCGAGGAGAAGATGCCGACGAAGAAGTTGATCACGGCGTTGAAGATGTGCTTGATGGCTTCGATAGCCTTCTTTGCCCAGCCCTTGACGGTGTCCATGAAGGACTCCATGCCGTGGCGAGCCATGATCTGCGCGGTGCCAGCGTCGCCCAGGGCTTCAACGCCCATACGGTCAACGGACACACCGCCGAGCTTGGCGTTCAGCTTGGTGGCGCGGTTGTAGAGGGTGGCGAACGCGGTGGAGTTGAACGAGCCGGAGCCGATCAGCGATTCCATGCCTTCCACAACTTCCTGGATTTCTTCGACAGCTTCGTCCTGCTCTTCAACAGCAGCCTTCAGCTCTTCGATTTCCTGGCCTTGCTGTTCCAGCTCGACCTGAACTTCGGCGACTTCGGCGCGAACGGCGTCTTCCACGATTGCAGCGGTCTGCTCGCCTTCAGTGCCAGTGCCATTCAGCTCCAGGTTCTCGAAGCCGGCATAACGGTCCAAAATGCTCATTGGGTATATCCTTCGTTAACGAAAATGATTGTCTGTTTAAACAGGTTAAGCGAAAACACCCAGTACACCATGAATGTACCGGTCGGTATAGCCGACCACACGCGGGGTGAATCCACTATAAAATGCAAGTGCTCCGTGATTCCCCTCAAGAAGCTTCTCCGCTTCCTTCAGTGCGCTCTTGCTCACCTTGAACTCCAGCTTGCCCAACGCTTCGTCAACGACCTTGACCATTTCGGCCCAAGACTTGAGAAATGCAAGGTAACCGTCGTAGGCGTCTTTCACACGCTGATGGAGACTGTTCACTTTGTCCAGCTTGTTCAGCACCTCAGCGATCTGAGATTTGGACAGCGAAAGGTTCCCACCTTCGCCCGCAGGTGAATCCCCGGACATAGAATATTTCGGGGAGTAACCATCAGGATCGTTAAACGTCCACTCTTTGCCCCCGGGCAGCACGGCAGAGTGCTGAGCGCCCGATTGGTTGCGCGGAAGTTTGAAGGCTGGGTACTTCAGTTTTTCCATAGCATCGATCACTGCGAAAACGTCATCGGTATGCTTGGCATCTTTGAGCTTACGGACGGCGATCAACTGAGCATCCAGATGATCGAGTACTTCCTTGCTGTGCTTGTCGAGAATCTCAAGTTGCGACAGCAGAACGTCCATATCGTGCCCAATATGATCGTGATCGCCTTGGGAGGTGATCAACGCCACTTGGGCGGCGCTCAGTTCGATAGAATGTTCCTCTTTATCAGAGGCCGACGAAATCACCTTGCGGATCAACGTCTTGTTATCATCGAACGTCTTGGACAGCTGGGACCCGGCCGCCTTAAACCCCGTGGTAAGGCCTGAGAGCGCTTTACCCCCAACCCACTTGGTGACGCTGAGCAAACCGGAGCCCAGGTTCTGCAGGCTGTCCATGAACGCTTCTTGGCCTTTGACCGAGTCCACGTCCAAAGCCATGAGGCTACCGAGCTCAATCACGTCACGCAGCGACTGGCTCAGTTGCAGGTGCTGTTCCATGCCGGTGATCAGCAAACGCTTGTTCTGACTCATTGCAGACCTCCTTAAGGGGTATTGACCTTGATGGAGGTGTAGCAGAGCTCAACCATGCCGGAGAAGATCAACACCAGGTAGCTGTTGACCGCAGCCCGTACGTTCAGCATTTCCAGCTGGTTCTTACGGATCACGGCGTTGAACTGGGTGAGCAGGCGGTCTTTGAGCTCGGTGGAGATGTCCGCTTCCACAAAGCCTTTGACGATGTCCAGGTACTCTGGATCGCTCAGCTGGTAGCGGCTGGTGGTCTCCACGCTTTTACGCCAGTCCTTGAGGACTTCACGCAGCAGCTTGGTCACCGACTTGATCTCGCTCTGGCTCAGGCTTTTGATTTCCATGCCCAGCTTGGGGAAGACCATCGGGGCGTTGTTCTCGAACCCGGTGAAGTCCACCTTGACGTAACGCTGGATCGAGTCTTCAGCCGCTTCTAGGGTCTTGACGTCGCGCACCGGCGAATCCTGACGCACGTCCACAAAGTAGGCGCCGCCCATCAGCTCCACGCTTTGCTTGGCGGTAACACCTGGCGCTGCGTAAACGCGGTTGGGGTAGGTGCACTCTTTGAAACGCTCCGACGGGATGGCCTTGGGCATCAGCAGGAACCGTTCTTCGGCCGCTTGCTGGTCCAACCCCGAGAAGCCGCCAAAGTAGCTCAGCGTGCTGTTGAGGTTGTTCTTGGCGTTCAGGTGGTAGTTGTTGGACAACCCACTGATGGTGCGGCTGAGTTTACCCAGGTTGGTGACCCACTCGCCGTTGACTTCACCGTTGACCTTGAACAGGTTGAACAGGCGCTCGCCCAGGTTGATGGTTTCCAGGTCGCGGTTGAACGCAGGGGTGGTGTTGATGGAGTTTTCCAGCAAGTCCACTTGCTTTTCCAGCGCATCCTGAGACTGGGTCAGCAGGATGTAAGCCTCACGGAAACTGATGCTCATCTGGGTGACCACTTGCCGGGAGCGCTTGAAGAAGTCTTCCAGGAAGCTCTCACAGCCTGCCAGACGCGTGACAATGTACTCACGCGGCAACAGGGTAAAGCCCAGCGCTTCAGCGCCCTCCACGACGTCCATGCCCTCAGCGGGCGCGATCTCAACATCCGAGCGCTCCAACTGACGGTCCAGGCTGAAGGCAATGCTTGGGGTGATCTCGTGGGCCTTGAGGATGTTCAGGGTATTGCGCACGGCCTGAACCCGGTCCTTGGCGTCGTCGAGTTTGTTCTGGTAACGGTTCAACTCAGCCGAATCAGAAGCGTGAGCCACCAGTTCCTGAGACTGTACCACGTTGATAGCCGCCATTTCGGCTGCCAACTTTTCACTTGCAAGTACCTCAGGACTAGCCATAGTAGTTTTCTCCGCCCAAGAGTAGGAATAGACGTCCCAAGGCAGCGGGGCCGATGCCTGCCGCAAGACGGTAAAGGTCGTAGTCGTCGAGGCGGTAACCCTTCTCGATAAAGGGCACACTGGAACCTGCACGGTGGATTGGACCGTACGTGGCTGCGCGGCGTTTGGCCGCGGCCTGGAGGGTGTGCTCTTGAATACGGATTTGCGAGAGCAGCGATTGCACACCCACCTTACCGTTAAGGTAATGCAGGATGTCCTTGGCCAGCACCGCCATAGGCCCGCGGCCGCTGTCGTAGTTGGCTTCCAAGAACTTGGCAAAGTTGCCGCCGGTGATCAGGTTGACGTCGCGCAGCGTTTCGATGGCCACGTAGCCTTTCATCACGATCTCGAAATCGTTGTAGCTGTCGATTCGCAACAGCCGCAGATTACGAAACAGGGACGCAAGGTCCCCGTCGCTCAACGCAGCGTTCACGTAACCGTTACTGGCCAGTCGAAAGTCAGGCATAGCTGGCCTCAATACGCTCGATGGCGTCCTGGTTCTTGATGATCTCGTTCTGATAGATCTCGATCTGACGTTCCAGCTGGGGATCGTCGCCGCCGTTTTGCTTGTTGACGGCTTGGGAGACCTTCATGGCGAAGAGTTCGTTTTCACGACGCATCTTTTCAATGCGCATGATGTTGATCTTGGACCACAGCAGGCTGACCCAGAACATGGGGTTAACCAGGTGCACACCAAAGCCTTGTTTCAAGGCGTCCACGCTCTGCGCCCCTTCCATGCTTTCGAGCACGTCCAACGAGGTCTGCGAAGCTTCCACATCCGGCACGTTGTTGAGGTTGGTGATCATGGCGCGCGAGCCGCTGAACAGGTCAGCCGACAGGGTGCGGTAGAACATCTCGGTGCCGTTGATCCAGCGGAAGTCCACCTTGTCCAGATACTGCGCAGGGTCCTGACCTTTGAGGTGGTTGGTCAGCAACACATCGAACACCATGCGGGTGTACTTGCACCAGAACAGCAGGTGTTCGATCATGTTGAGCAGGTTGAGCTGGCGGACGGTGAGCAGCTTGCCGTCCCAGATCTTTTCCTTGTAACCCTGCACCAGCTTGGTCAGCTCAGGCAACAGCGACTCGATCACGTTGGTTTCATACAGCACCGCTTCCACCAAGGTGTTGCCGGTAAAACCGCGGGCCTTCAGGTGCTTCATCACACCCTTGGACACGATCCAGCGCTCGCTTTCGGCAACCAGCAGGATATGGTTGCTTTGCATGCGCATCAGGTTGGCCTTGATGTCCAAGACCGCCACCTTGACGTTGAGCAGGCTTTCGAGGATCTCGCCTTCCTTGAAGGTCTTGACACCCCGTGCGTATTCAATAACGTTCATTACATACCCCCGTTCAACAGTTTGACCAGATCGGCCAGCGTGTTGCTGCCGGTGTCTTTCTTGGATTTGATGGCCAGGTCACGACGCGTGTAAACTTCTGGCATGTCGTTACCGTGGGTGTAGAAGGTAAACACACCGCGGTCTTCGTTGCAGACCACGATGGTGTTGGCCTTCACGGCGCGGAAGATGTGCTCGCGGCTGGTGGCATCACCAAAGCGCTTGCCGATGTCCAGCTCCAACTGAGTGGAGGTGTCTTTGTTCATCACAAAGGCGTTGGCCAAGTTGTTGAAACTGACCAGACCGGTACGCAGGGCTGCCATCTTGTTACCGGTTTCCCGGTTCATGGCTTCCTTGTAGTACCCGGACATGTCTTCGTTCTTGATCTTGAAGCGTTCTTTGATGATGTCCTTACCACCCAAGAACTCAGGGCCGGTGATTTCGCCGGTCTTGAGCATCAGCAGACGCGCAAAGAAGCCGTCTTCGCCGCGCGCAGCGGTGAATACTCGGGTCAGGTCCTTGCCCTGGATGGGGACGGGGATCTGGCGGAAGGTCAGCGGGAACTCTTGCTTGGCGCCGGCTTCACCGTAGATGGTGGCGAGCACGACTTTGCCGATGGCCAGCGGGGTGTATTCATTCAGGTCCGGGAAGGTCTTGCCACCGATCTGCACAGTGTTGGCCGGGATCGGTTCTTTTTCATCGCCCTTGTCCTTGGGGTCGGCTGCTTCATTGCCGGTGACCAACTTGATGTTGTCATCCAGCGCTTCAGCACCCATCACCGACAACAGACCGCCGCGGTTGGGGTTGATGGTGCCGATGATGTTTTCAACCTTGACGCCCATGCCCACCGAGTTCTGCAACGACAGGTGGGTCAGGGTGGCGACGATGTCGCGCAACATGATGACCTGCATCAAGTCGCCCATGAATTCTTGGTGCAACAATGGGGCTTCAATCGCCGTCATAGGGGCGATAATGGCACGGTTTGCACTCTGGTGAACAGAGGTCGTGCTGACCACATTGTATGAATGTTTTGCGCGCTCAGCCACCGAGGCAGCGGAGCCTATGTCCTTGCTATCCGGATAAAGCTTGGACGCAAAGTCCAACAGGAAAGACCCCAAATTGAGCACTGTACCGATCATGTTAACCTCTCCAAGAAGGAATGTTCTAAATGGCCATCAAGGACCAAAATTCTGAGGGATGGTTCGAGGGAACCCCAGGAAACCAGAAACCGACTGCCGCCTTAGACTCAAGTAATGTCGGCGAATTTTTAGATTACGCGTTTCGTGAAAACGGAGGACCGGGATACGGGAGTGCGTTGGTTAACATGCTCCGCGGCATCAGAATCCTAGGTCCAGGGAACCAGTTAGCGCCCATCCCCGACGACACCATAGGATTAGCGTTTGTTAGCCGGCCGATGCTGAATTTGTCCGATGAAAACGTAATCAAACACCCGCAGTTGGCTCCCTTGTACCGGCCGCAGAAAAACACCTTGATGGCTTACATCAAAGGCTTGTTGGACCCCACGTGGGGACGGGGTAACAGTGGGCTGTCCGATATCTTGGACCCGCTTTACCCCTGGATCGCTCCGGTCACCAACCTGCTCAAGGTCAGTTCCGGGTTTCCGGACCTAAGCCTTGCCACCACTAAAAGTGGCAGCGGGTTTCGTAAGGAAGTCCACCAGCGCGCCGCCGGGGTGCTTAAAGTCAACTACGACTTTGAGATGCGCCAAAGCTACCACATGCCCAAACCCAACGTGCTGCCGTACATGTACGAAGCCTGGGTGCATTACATAGAAGCGGTAACGTTGGGCGATGAAGGGATGGAGCCGTACCCTGAAGCCTTGATCGAGAACTACCTCGATTACGACTGCCGCATCTACCACATGATTCTGAACAAGAACATGCGCAACATCGAGTGGCTGTTCTGTAACGCCAGCTGCTTTCCCACCACCTTCCCCTCAGGCGCCTTCAGCACCATTGACCGGACGCAGAACAGTTTGCGCGGTCAGGGTCAAGACGAACTGGAGATTGGGTTTAGCTGCGTGGGGTTCCGGTTCGGGAACATTCGCATTGCCGACATGTTTAACCGCACCACCCTTAAATTCAATCCAGGTCTGCATCCAAGCGTGCGCGATCAAGCCTACCGCAAGCTCGACTTCTCCGAGTACTTTGCCGGGGGCTACGACGTGACGCCGTGGATCAACATCAACACGATGGAACTGGAATACTGGAGTAAGATCTGATGGCACTGTCACAAGATGACTTGGAGCGGTTGGCCAACAACCCCCAGCGTGGAATCAACCAGGTCGTAAACGAGATCGAGACCAACTGGTTCAATGGCACGGTGCGCCTGAACAGCAAAAGCCACCCGGCGGTGCTGAGCATCGATCTGATCTTGGGCACCACCCATGGCTTTTTGAACCGGCTCAGTGATGCGGTAAGCAAAACGTTTCTGATGCACGCCCGCAACATCAGCGACCTGTCGCGCAACATGGCCGATGAAGAGCGCTTTGGTCTGTTTGCCAACCCGGCTGACTGTGAACTGCAATTGGCCATCTCGGAAGCCAGCTTTTTGGAGATCGCCAAAGATTTCACAATCTCTCAGGGCAAGAGCACCCTGACCTACAAAAAGTTGCTGATCCCCAAAGACACCGTCATCGAGGTCAATGGCTACAGCTTTGCGGTCAACAACGGCATTGAGCTGCGCTTCAGCGAAAAGTCAGGCTGGCAGGCGGTGTATGACGAGGAAACCAACAACCCGTTCGCCCCCATCACCACCAACCTGATCGGCAAAGACAAGAAGGTGGTGGGCAGTACTGTGTACCGGTTGTTTACCATCCCAGTCCAGCAGCTGCACATCCGGGCCACGGAAAACATCACCTCCAACGAAGGGTCGGGTTGCCGCGGCAGCATCGAGTACACCGACTACCTCTACGGGGTGCGGGCCTTCCTTATGAAGGACGGGGTACTGAGTGAAGTTCGGGTCACTTACGACCAGGACGTGTTTGATCCTTTGACCCCCACCTTGACGCTGAACATCGACACGGTGAACCGGATGTTTCAGTACGAAATCCCGGACGTGTACATCAGCAACAAGCTGGGGGTGGGGAGTCTTCGGATCTACACCTACACCACCAAGGGTGAACTGACCAAGGATCTGCGTGAGACCCCTTCGCAAGAAGTGGTTCCCAACTATCAGGACTACCGCTACGGTGCGGGCAAGATGGGTGAGTACTCCACGCCTTTGCGTAATGCCCCAGGGATTGCGTGGGCGGTGAGTAAAGTCACCACAGGTGGCAGTAACCCGGTGGACTTCAACGTGCTCAAGCAGCAGTTGATCAATGACCGGCGCAGCCGTGTAATCCCTATCACCGAAAACAACCTGACCGGTAAGGTTGAGAACTACGGCTACAACGCCGTGAAAGCAATCGACTACCTGACCGGACGCAGCTACTCGGTGAGCAAGGAACTGCCGATCCAAGACAACAAAGGCTTCTACGCCCCGATGTCGTGTTACGTGGGCAGTCACCTGACCTCGGCCAACGACTTGGTAGGGGCGGGTGTGGTCATGGACAACGGCAAGCGGATCACCATTCCGCACAACGTGCTGTTTGACATCACCCAGCCCACCTCCAAGCTGGTGAACAGCCTGACCAAGGACCGTTACTTGGGCTTGAGCAGTGAAGCTTTGGTTGACACCATGGCCGACCTGACGCTGGCCTACACCCCGTTCTACTACGTGATGGACCTGACCAGCAACCAAGCCGTGCTCAGGACTTATCACCTGGATGAACCTAAGGTGAACAAGCAAACGTTCGTGGCCGAGAACTCGTTGCTGGGCTTTGAACTGGGGGTGGGGGCGCTGACCATCGAGCACCAAGACGACGGTTACCTGATCACGGTGCAAACCAAATCCAGCGACGCGTACAAGAAGTTGGACAACAACCTCTTGGGGCTGCAGTTGAGTATCACCCCGCAGGACTCCAACAGCTTGGCCAGCATGGCAGGTGAATTGGTGGCCTTAAGCGAGGATGGGGAACGGATCTGGGAGTTCCGCCTGAAGAGCAAGTTTGATGTGGACGTCAACGACGTGATCTACTTCACCAACTTCTCGCAGTTCGGTTCGGTCCAACCTTCCACCGGCACCCCGTTGGATCTGGAGATGACCCTGATCTTCACCTACGCCGGCGACCCTGAGCTGACCAAGTCCGATTCTGACGTCAAGATCGATAAGACCTTGTTTGAAGACGACATGGTGGCGATCATCGAGACCCGGTACAACGCAACCTTGGGCAAACTGCTGGGCAACCTCTACAGCCGGATCCGTCCGTTGGTGGGGGAGGCGCAGTACAAGCGTTACGAAGCCGATGTCCCGCAGACGTACACCCAGACCACCATGCGCCGTGAGAACGGCCAGTTGGTGTTTGACGAGGCCGGTAACCCAATCCCTGAGCACCAAGCCGGCGACATCGTCTACAACGACAACGGCAGTGTGCGGTTGCTGTACCGCCGCGGTGACGTGGTGATAGATGAGAACGGGCAACCGGTGGAACTGGCGCCGCGGGACTTGAAGTACCATTGGGACTTTATTGCGTTCGATGGCAACTACTTCTTCTCCAACGACGTCTACGACCAAGAGTTCGCTCAGGCCACCAAAGACTACTTTGTCGATGTGATCAGCAAAGACATGGAAGCCTTTACCTCGCAAGCACTGGACCGCACTAACCTGCTGTACCAGCCGCGCAGTAAGCTGGGGTACCAGAAGGTGGTGGTCAACAGCAACTACGAGTCGTTCTTGAAACAGGACCTCTCGTTCACGGTCACCTACTACCTCACGGCCAGCGGGTACCGTAACCAGAACCTCAAGGACGCACTGAGTAATTCCACCCCGCAGGTACTCAACCAACAGCTGTACGGGTCGAGCACCATTGCCATGTCCAGCTTTATCACCTCGCTGTTGGGTGATTCCAGTCAGGATGTGGTGACGGCTAAGATCAACGCCTTGTCGGGAGACACGACAGTTGATGTTATCAGTAACGTGGACGACCTCACAGGCTTCAGTGTTCGTAAAGAACTCAAACTCAGTGGGGACGGTGGTGTGGCAGTTAAGGAGGCGATTGACATCATCTTCTTGCCGCACGACATCAGCACCGCCGGTGTGATGAACAACTAAGCAGTTATAACCCCTACCCCAGCCATTACGGTCGGGGTAGGGGTTATGTTTGTTACTCACCCAGTGGGTAGTGGTGCAGGTAGTTGGCAAACAGCAGGATCAACTCCATTACCGCTTCGATGGTGTTCAGGCGATATTCCACCGACCCCAACGACATCTCCCAGCGCACCGGCATTTCCTTGTCCACAAACGTTTTCAAGGCTTCGCCCACCAGCTGTTCCAGGTTTTCCAAGAACAGGTAGTCCCCTTGTTCAACGATATCCACCGTTGGACTCAGGTCTTCCCATTTCGCCGCACCGTTGCTCAGCAACTGCGAACGAATCTCGTAAACCCCCCAACCCATGTAACCCAGGAACTTGGCAACTTGCATGCGCACGGTATTGATCGTGGTGACCAATTCCGGGGTGCTTTGCACCGGCAAGCCGTTGACATGGTCCAGGACCGCACGGATCTGGCATTGCAGGTCTTCACTGGCCTTAACGAAGAACGCTTGGGTGATGACCGTGGTGATGGTTGCCCTCACACGATCGTCCAAGCCTTTCTCCAGGATAATTCGACCGTTTTCCTTGGGGAAGTTGTTGTACAGCTTGGTCTTGAGCACCATCGCTTCGCGCGGTTCCCAGAAGCGGTTAACAATCTCCACCGCTTCTTCGTAACTCACCCCGTGACGCAGTTGGGTCACCAAGCCCTTGAGAGCCCCGCCAACGGCCGACAGCTCCGTTTGGGCATTGGTGCGTGCCTCAACCAATTGCTCGTACGCTGGATGGGTCATAGCGGTTTACTCCAGCCGGTTTGTTTGGCCAACTCGTTGAAGTTCTCCTTGATACCAGAGATCTCCAACACCATGTTGGTGTTAGCGGCAGCTTTCTCGCCAAAGGTACGGGCGTCAGCTTCTGGGATGAACTCGCTGTCAAGCGGGTTACCCAATGCATCGGCGTACGGACTCAGGCCTTCAGCACGGGCTTTGAGGTTGATCTCTTGCAGCTTTTCCAGATCATCCAACACGCCGTGGTAGTAGTACATCGACGCCCGGCCGTGCCAGTCGATCAGGTTGGTAGCCTGCTGATGCACGACCATGAGGCTTTGCGAGACGCTGAAGCAGAACTGGCTGAAGTTACGCGTGGCCACAGTCGCGTCCTGGTAAGCTTGCAGCAGGGCCGGGAAGCTGTGGTGCGCCGCAATCTCTTGCACCTTGGTGGCATCGTCTTTATCAGCGATCCCGCCAATGGCTTTCCAGTTCACCCCCGACAGGTCCATCTCGTGGGGGGCAATGGAGACATAACGGGCGTTGAGGTATTGGATCGTGCGCAAGATCTCTGCGACGTTGTTTTTACCCAGCTTAACCCGTTCGGCGGCAACCTGTTCCTGGATCTTGGTTTTAACCGCGTTGAATCCGTTCAACAGTTCGTCACTGCTGAAGTTGATCTTGTACAGCGCTTCGTAGAGCTTACCTACGTCGGCTGCCAAACCATCCGGGTCCAAACACGCTTCTACTTCCAAGCACGCCTTGGTCAAGCGGTTCAGCTCAGGGGCGTCCTTGGCCGGCACTTGCAGGTCAGGCCGAGTGGAACGCAGGCGCGTGCGCTTGTGCTCTTCGGTGATCACCTGCTTGAGCCGCTTGGACGCTTGCACCACCTTGTCGGATGAGTTCTTAAGCTTGGCAATGCACTGTTGGATCAACGGCAATGCATCGGCCAGACCTTGGATGGCTTCCTGGTCGCTTTCCACCTTGCTCTTCATGATCAAGACCTGACCCATACGGTCAGTGCCGGCAGGCAGGTTGCCGATGTAGTTTTCCAGGTTGTAATCAGCCGCTGGGAAACCAAGACCGGACATGGTCTTTTCAAACTCTTTCTTAACGCCGCCGAGCTTGTCGTTGATAGCCGAGTTGATGCGCTCAGATTTGCGCATACCCAAGATCCGGGCCACCGTGTCCACCACCCAGTTGATCGCCATGCGAATGTACTTGATGATGTTTTCGATGAACGTCTTAAAGCCTTCTTTCAGGGTGTGAAAGAAACCTTCTTGACCGGCGCGGGCGTTACGCTCGGACGGGAACGGGTCGTAGTTACGCGCCCCCGGCAGATTCAGCTGGATGGCAATGCGCTTGGACAGCTTACCCAGGTTAAGCTCTTCGGAGCCTGTGACCATGAGCGTGGCAACGTCCTGCTGAGTCTCTTTGTAGTACTCAGTCAGGTCGATGCGCTGCTTGTCGTCACCCGGGACAAAGCTGTCAACCGTGTGCCCTGAGGCGAGCTGGGTGTAGGAATCGAGGATGTCATTCATGGCCGCCCACCAGTTCTTTAACTAGGTAACCCACCAGCGTGTCGAACATTTCGTCTTGGAAAGCACCGTTATCAACTTCATCACGGGTGCTGTCCGGGGCAAAGGCACGGGGGGCAGGAGGACGACCGGTTTCCATCAGCTGCTTGCGCAGGGTGTTGAGACGGTACTTGACCGTTTCGAAGATCATTGCCCCTTTGATGGGGCTGACCTTGTTCCAGCGGTCCAGTTGCTCCCAGACGTGTTCTTCTTCATCGTCGCTCAAGCTCAAGGTGGAGCTGTGGCGGAAGTGTGCACGCAGGATGGCGTTGATGTACGGTTCCTGGGCAAAGTTGTTCAGCTCTTCGGGGCAAGTGATCCCCAGATTCAGCAGGTGTTTGCGGTAATCGAGTACGTGAGGCAAATGCGACATGATAGTTTCCTTGGCGAGGGAGTGGTTTAGGCTTCGAAGGTTTTGACGTCGTCTTCAGGGCCGGTGTAGGTGGTGTCCTGGCGACGTGCGGTCAGCGCGGACAGTTTGGATGACAGCAGGTACAGCTCATGGTTGGCCATCACCTGCGTGTAGTGTTCAACTTCGGAGAGCTTAAAGTCCCCGCCGCTGTACACCCAGCCCATCATGCGGTAGATGACGGTGTTGTCATACCAAGGCTTGAGGGCTTTGTTGATGGTCAGCAGGTTTTCGATTTCCTTGATCAACTGGCTGCGCGCTTGGCTGTTGAGGTTCTTGTCCTCTTTGAGCTTGGCAATCAGTTGACGCAGGGCGTCGTCAAACCGGCGGTGGTCGGCGTTGTAGATCCCCGAGTACCCGCGTGAGAAGTAGTCCATCACAAAGATGGTGGTGAACATCACCCCGCTTAGGAAGATAAACGGCCCCAGGCCGCCGGCCACGGTAATGGTGGTGACGAAGATCGGCAGCAGCAACAGTTCGGTCAGCACCGTCAGCAATGCAGCGGTCATCAGACTGGTGGTGACTGCGGTGATCAACCCGACGTCCACCAAAGTGCCGATGGCAGCAACAATGCCTTTATGGCACCCCATGCGGATGGCGTACATGTCAGCCACCACTTCGGAGGACATGCGTTCCACCCCCACCGACAAACTGCGACGGGTATTGCGCTGCGCCACCAGTTTGTTGAAGTACAGGATAAAGGCTTCGTCTTTGGCGTCTTTGGCGATGGCTTCAAGCTCTGCTTGTTTGGCCGGGGTTTCTTCCAGCACCGCCGCTGTTTCACGCAGCACCACCACCCGGTCCTCAGCACGCTCAGCGCTGCGGTAGTAATGCAAGGCAGCCTTTGCCGCCAAGTTGTCGCTGGCTTGGGTGTGCATCATCATGCAGCCCCCAAATACGTGACCCATTTCGTGGGCCAAGGCACCTGCGATCAAACCAGCCAGAGGTTCACCGAACTTCTGCACCCGGTCATCAGGGAAGGTCACACTGAGGTTGACGTTGATGTACAGCGTCACCGGTACGGTCTTAAAACTACCTTTTACTTTACCGGTGGAGTAATCAATATCCCCCTTGAAGACTTTTGACTTGTTATCGCGGAACCAGCGATACAGGGTGGACTTGGTGACGTTGAGGTATTCGTCAATCCCCTCGTTGTTGAGCACGTGACGCGGGGAGAAGAATCCGGTGTCGACCGCCAGGTTACCGTACTGCTCGAAACGGATCGTGATGTTTTCGAAACCACAGTACTCTTCTATGGCTTCCAAGATGTCCTTTCTGGAGTTAGAGCTTAAGACCGGTTTGCCTGTCTCCAGAGAAATGTGTTTTTCAAGCTTTGCGGTGAGGGTGTCGTAGAAACGGGTCGTTTGAAAATCAATAAACTCGTTCCCACCCACCAGCTTGGGTAGGAAAGCCATAGAAATCATGCGAGTTGCTCCAGGTGAATTGAGACAAGGACCCTATTAATATAGTGTCAAAAGCAGGCATAAAATGCAGGGTATCCAATGAACCAACCTAATTCCCCGATAATCGCGAAAGTCTGCAAATCCGCAGCTCAGTCGATTAACCGTTTTGACAAAAGTAAAGATTTGCTGTGTGCCAAGATTACCAACATCCACGAGGACGGCACACGCTCCAATAGCTTTGTAGCGCTGGAAAATTACAAGCAACCGTTTTGGATTGTCAAAGAAGACAAACGCAAGTTCAAGCAACATAAAGATTACATTGAAGAGACTGCGTGCAAGGAATATCGCGCCCCACGGTGTCAACTGGGTTACGCGGTCAGCAAGTACCTGTATGGCAGCCCGGACCGCAGTTACAGCGTGCGTCAGGCCAGTGACAACTGCTTTGTGTTTGGGTTGGACCAGACCCCACCGGTGCACTTTAAACGCAAGTTCTTTGAACGGTACGGCGACCATCAGGAAACCGAAGCGTACACCATGGCCAGCTACGACGTTGAAACGGACATGTTCAAACCGAACAACCCGGTCATGATGGCGTCGGTGACCTTTAAAGGCAAAGCGTTCTTTGCAGGTGTGCGCGGCTGGTTTAAGGAAAAGCACAAAGACCGCAAACGCGACCTCACCGATGAGATGATTCTTAACAACCTTAAGGAAGCTGAAGACAAGCACCTTAAGTCGCACTTGGAGCGCCGTAAGTGTGAGGTGGAGTACCTGTTGGTGGATACTCCGGGTCAGGTGGTTGCAGCCTGCATCCAAAAGATGCACGAGTGGGAGCCCGATTGGGTGACTGCGTGGAACGCCCTCTACGACATGACCAAAAACGAAGAAGCCTTGATGGCCGAAGGGTATGACTTGGCGGACGTGTATTCCGACCCACGCATCCCTTACGAGTACAAGTCGTACAAGTTGCACCCAGGGCGTACGCACAAGGTAAAGGAAGACGGCACCAAGACTCCTTTGGAATGGCAAGAGAAGTTCCCCACGGTGCGCACCATGGCGTCTTGGCAGTTTGCTGATGCCGGGTCTTTCTACGCCATCAAGCGTCAACCGGTGGTGGGTAAGCTTGAGTCCTACGCGCTGCAGGCGATTGCAGACCGTGAGAAGGTCCCAGGTAAGCTGTACACCGAAGAAGGCCGAGACCATGACTTGGGCTCTCCTCAGTGGCACCGCTACATGCAGGAGAACTGGCCGTACATCTACGCCATGTACAACATCTGCGATAACTTTGTCATTGAAGAGATCAACGAGAACACCAACGACTTCTCGCTCTCGCTCCCAATGCTGCTGAAGTACTCGGAATACTTCAACTACGTCTCTCAGCCAAAACTGATCTCCGACACCTTGTCATTCATGGCGCGTGAACGCGGTTATGTGTGGGGCTCGACGCCGGGCAACCGGGACAAGAGCTTCAGTGAGAAGCTGCCGACACTGGGTGACTGGATTGCGTTGCTGGACACTGAGAAGAACGCCTCGTTTGGTAAGGCGCTCTTTGCAGGCCTTGACGACGTGTTCAGTAACGGGCGCACCGACACCTCAGACATTGACGTGGAAGGCGCGTACCCGCACGTAACGCTTGCACTGAACGCCAGTAACCGAACCACCATGATGGAGGCTTACCAGATCCAAGGGGCTGACCCCATGAAGTTCCGCGAGATTGGGGTGAACTACGCCAGCAGCACTGAAGCCAATGCGTTTGGTCTGTGTCATGATCTGTTCCGTTTCCCGCAGCCGGACAAACTCAAAGAGGTGTTTGAGGACCGCATGAACCAACTGGGTCTTATTGACGAGTTGGCCATGCTTAAGAAGAACCTGGAAGCCAAGCGACAAATCGCCACAGAAGAAGACCTTACTGAAATCCTAGAAGTGGCATAAAGCAAACATACCCCTACCCCCGACCGTAAGGCTGGGGGTAGGGGTTATTCACGCCAGGGGATGCACTTACTTCTTGCCGCCCGCTTCGTGGACGAAGAACATCTTGTTGATCGCGTTGGAGTATTCCTTTTCCGCTTCGATCGACTTCTTGATGTACGTCGCAACCGCAGCGCTGACCGACATGATACCGCGCAGGTACTGCAGTTCTTTGGTGTGCTTGTCGTGGCCGTCAGAACCAGGCTTGGTACTGCCCAACTGTTTTTCGACGTCGGACATGGCGCCTTTGATCTTGCCGGTGTAAGCGTTGCACTCACGAATCAGCTGCCCCAGCGCCTCGATCGATGCAGTGATCTCGGTCTGAATATGCTTACCGTCGTCAAGGGTTTTGATTTCACCGGACAAGGCCGAAGTGCTGGCAGATGTCTTGTGGTGTTCCACAAACTTCTTGATCACGCTGAAGAAGCTCTCTGCCAACGTTTTCGCAGCGGCGCTTTCGTCGTTGTGGTTGACCCCCAGCGAAGAACGCTTGTTGCCTTCCTTCTCGAACCAGGTCAGGAAACTGCTGTTCAGGCGCACAACCTTTTCAGCCGCCGCTTTGACCTTACGACCGCCTTTCTCGTTGTAGGTGCCGATCTTGGAATAGATTTCCTTGACGACCTTTTCAGCCGCAGCCTTACGCTCTGCAGGCTCACCTTCTACCAAGCTGGCCAACCAATCGCGGGTCTTTTGAGGGTCGACGTTGTGCTCGCCGTTTTCAATCGCGTGGGCCATGGTTTTGGCTTTTGCAATGGCTTTGTCAGCACCCTCGGCATTGACCGAAGCTCCAGCACTTACCAGCGCCTCAGCGTTAGCCTGTACTTCTTGCTTGGCTTCTTTAACCTCTGCAGCCGCATCGCGGTTGAAGAAGAATTCCCAGACGCTTTTAAACATCTTGACGATGTAATCCCACACCGCCTTGGCGCCTGAAGCGATCGAGCCGAAGAAGCCTTCATTACCAGCACGGTAGTTGTTGGCACCCAGCACGCCTGCCGCGTAAATCTGGGTGGGGGTCAACACCATGCCTTCAGTACCGGACACGGTATCGTTCAACGCATCAAACATGATCTCGACATGCGGACTGTCCGGGATGCTGTCATCCAGTTCGTCCGTGGGGTAGGTGTTCAGGGTGTCCATGACGTATTTCCTGAGGTGGGTGCTGGATTACAGGCCAAAGACCGAGTTGACCGTTTTGCTCAGGACAACCTGGGCCTTCATCGAGCGCTTGAGGTACTGCGCCACGTTGGTGGAGAACGTCAGGATGCCACGCAGCACAGTCAGATGACCGGAGGTGTGGGTGCCTTTGGCGTCTTCCTTGGCCAAGCTCTCGTAGAACTTGATCTCGTTGTTGAGCGAGCTGGTGTGCGACTTGACTGTGTCGACCAAAGCCTTGTTCGCCGCGATTTCTGCTTGCACCTGGGCGTGAATGGCTTGAGCCTCAGCTACCGATTTGATCTCGGTATGCTTTTCAAGATCGGCAACTGTCTTGCTGGCATGACCCAAGTACTTGGCCACATCACCCACGATGGCGTGCACCAGCTTGGTCACGTCCGCATCGATGTTGCCGTTGATCTTGGTGTCAGCACCTTGGCACAAGGCGATGAACTTCTTGTTCAAGTCCACCACGTTTTCCACGGTGTGCTTAAGGCTGTACTGGCCTTTCTTGTTGACCTTGGGCATTTCATTGACCAAGTTCTTAAGCGCGGCTTTCTTTTCAGCCACGGTGCCGCTTTTCAGGGCTTCTTTACCTTCGGTCATGAACTTGTCGAGGGCTGCCTGATCGCCAGTGGGAATGTCTTCCAGCTTGGCGGCAGTGGAGCTGACCTTTTTCAAGGCTTCGTTGACAGCTTCTTCAGAACTTGGGCTGACCACCGCGTCCTTGAAGTGCTGCTCGGAATCTTTTGCTTCTTTCTTGGCTGCTTCCGCTTGGGCAGCGCCGTCGCGGTTGAAGAAGAAACCCCAGACCGACTTGAACATCTTGATGATGTAGTCGTAAACAGCTTTGGCGCCAGAGGCAACAGAACCAAAGAAACCTTCGGTACCGGCGACGGACGTAGCGGGGCGGTAACCGTTGGCCGACAATACACCCGCGGCGTAATGCTGGGCGGGGGTCATCCCTTCAGTCCCGGTTACAGTATCGTTGAGGGCGTCGAACATGATCTCGACGTGGGGGGCTTCGGGGATGTCAGCGCCGGCATCGTCTTCGTGGGTGATGTCAAGTGGTTCCATGATAGGTCCTATGGAGTGGTGAGTAAAGGGTGAAACCAGCGCTTACGCGCTGGCTACCTTGCGGAAGTATTGCGTGACGTTTTCTTTGCCTTTGCGCGGCATCGGAGCAATCACAGAACTGATGTCCATCAGCTTGCCCAGCTTGAAGCGAACCTTCCAGTTCTGAGCAATCTTGGTGAGCATCTCGATGTAAGCCTGGTAGTTCTTGATGTACTCGGACGGGTAGTCCTTGCTCAGGCCTGCGGCGAAGCGGAAGGCCATGCCATCGGAGAACACCTGCGGGTTTTCGCGGATCACGTTCAGGAAGTAGTCGGTGATCACGACGTACTGTTCAAAATCGAGCTTGAGCATGTTGCCCACGGTCTCGATGAAGTTGACCTGTTCTTGGGCGGCTTGTTCGACGCTTTCGAAGCTGGCTTCGCCGCGCAGGTACTTGACGTGGTTTTCGATGCGCTGTTGCATGATGTCGCTGACCACGTTGCCTTTGGCGTTCAGCATCTTGCTCACCGAGATCACCGCAGGGGTTTCGGCCAGGGTCGGTTCCTTGGCGGTGTCCTGGGTCTTGGTCTCGGTGTCTTTGCTCGCCGAAGACTCGGAAGTTTTGGCGGTGGATTTGGCGGCTTGTTCCAAGGCCTGGTCGGCCTTTTCAGCAGCTTTACCCGTGTTCGAAGTTTCTGGCGGGGTGTACTCGGAATTGCTCATGGAAAGGCCCTTTGAAGAGGAGTGGGTGGGGCGAAAATAGGGGACGCATCTTCATAAGATATCCCCAGGGAATGACCCCCGGGGATATCCATTTAGGAAGGTTGGTGTTACAGAAGTCCCTCTTTCTTAAGCAGTTGCTCTACCTCACGTTGCTCTTTGGTGGGCTGACCGCCTTCGGGTTGACGTTCAGCTTCTTGCCTCGCCCGCCGATCACTGCCGGTCACGATCCCCTCAATCAAATCCTCCACAAAGTAGGCCGGCAGGTTCAGGTACTCCTGCAAAGGAATGATGTCCTTAAGCCTGGCGTACCCGTACTGCTGACCGATGTGTTTAATGGACCAAGGATGGGTGAACTTGTTCTCCTCCTCGATAAACCGCACCGAGCTGTGAGGGGTCATGGTGGCAGGGGTCAGATACCCCATGTTGAAGTCGTGCAGGAACTGCTGGTCAAACTCTTGCTTTTCCAAAGTGCCTTGCAAGGGTTTGCCCAACAGGTTCTGGGTAACTGCACGGTGGGTGTCGGAGTAAACCCGTTGGGGTTTTATTCCGAGATGGCTTCTTGCCGGGCCGCTTGCGCTTCCGAGGCTTGGGCCATCATCTTCAACTGGGTGAGGGTAAAAAAAGCCATGAATGGGTCCAGCGGGGTGTAACCCAGACGCCGGCTTTGCTCGTTGGCTGAAGAGTGTTCACCGCATTTCGGGCACTGGCTGTTGGCCACCCCCACAAAGGTGTGGGACATCAGCGGGGTCTTGTTGAGCACGAAGGCTGAGAACGCTTTGTTCAGCGCAGCGCTCTCCAAGATCACGTCCATCAAACCCTTGTTGAACTCCGTCGAGTCATGCTCCGAACGTTTAAGAACAATGTCCTTCTCGTCGGTGTCCGGGGTGGCCACGTTGATGAACGCCCGTACCCAGTGCAGGTATTCGGTAGCGCCCAAGGTGGCGAGCAGCATGCCCACTTGGGTTTCGAATTCCTGCTGGTCCACGATCTTGCTGCGCAGTTCGGCCAACTGAGGGTTGACACGCCCTGCGTAGTAGTCGAAGGTTTCAAACGCTTCGGCCAACGACGGCGAACCGATTTCCAGGCAGATCGACTTGTCCTCGTTGTACACCCGGTTGGTGTCTAGGTTGTACGTGGCCGCCATGATCAGTTCCAGGGTCTCTTCAACGGTGTACTTGGCCTTGCCGTTGAGGAGGTTGGCGTAGATCGCGTAGTCTTCAGGTGTGTGCGCCGAGTGACGGATACGCACCATGCGGTCCGGGTCCGAGATCTGGAACTCATGCCAGTCGCACTTGTCCGACAGGCAGCGCAGGTCCAGGTTGATGCCGTTGGCGTGAGTAGCACGGATCAACGCCATGCACAGCACACCAAAGTCCTTCAACCGGATCACCCGGGCCAACTCGTTGAAGTCAACGATGCCGGTAACGCTGCTGCTGACGATACGCGGGGCCAAGAACTCCCACACCGCACGGGCGCCCGCAATGTAAGCCAGCGAGATGCTGTTCTCACCCACTGTACGCACGTAGCCTTTGACGGTCCGGTTGATGTCAGAGACCAACCCTGCCAGGTCCAGCTTGCTTGGGCGGATGAACGTCAGGTTGGTGTACGAATCACGCAACAGCACGTCGAACTGGAAGTCGCCCTTTTCAGCCCGGATCGAGGAACGGCGCATCAGCTCAGAAACCGAGAAGCCTTTGGAGCTGTTGCTTGGGCGCTTGCCGACGATGTCCGGGGTGACGATCTTGCTGCCCCGGTCAGAGACGTTGGCCACGTCAGGTTCGTTGAGGATCTTTGAACGCACCGCCACGTTGTCCTGGAAGTCTTCAAAGAAACGGTAGAGGTTGGAGGCCAGGTCTTCCATCTCTTCCAGGGTTTTGTTCGGGTAGCTTTCTTCCAAGTACTGCGACCATTCGTTCTTGGCCACAGCTTGGACACCGTCACCCACTTGGCCGGACTTGTACAGGTCCAGCACCGCCTGCTTTTGCAGCCAGCGACCCAGCAGCTTTTGGGCTTGTTCCTGATCGACCCGGGTATTGCCCAAGAAGAATGGCAGGTAACCCTTGGCGCGGTCTTCGTCGGTGCCTTCACGCAGTTTGGTGTCTTGCACCGGCAACACTTTTTTCATCGGGGTATTGGCGGGCGTGTGCACGTCGCCGAACGCTGCTTCGGATACTGCAACCGGTTCTGCTGGGGTAGCCGGCGCCGGAGGAACCGAGTTAAGCTCTTCCGAACCTTGTGGGTTTTCAATGTCACTCATTTCAGACATCCTTACTGCGGTTGTTCAGTGGAGACGGCTTCAACGTCTTTGACCAGGTCCGGCTCAACGCTCAGCACCGGGGTTTCGACCGGGTCCAAAGGCATCGGGTCGGCTGGGGTGTAAGCGTGTTCAGCGGCCGCTTCCTTGGCTTCGAGGAACTGCTCGTGCAAGAAGGTGGCGTATTCGGCACCCACACGCAGCATGCGCAGGCCATGCAGTTGTTGCTGGTAGGCGAACATCGGCATGTTGCCGCGGTGTTCGTGAGCGTACTGGTCGATCAGATCCTTTTGGGTCTGCAGCATCGCAATCACAGCCGGCTGGGTATCGTTACCGATCTGGGCCAGCACCTGGACCAAGTGCATGTAGACTTCGGAGTAGTCGTCCGGGGTCTTGCCGGCTTCGATCAGCGTGTTAATCGCGTGAATGTCTTCGCAGATCTGAACGGTGCGCTCGTCGGTGTCCTTCATGACCTGGATGTTTTCAGGCGTCAGCTCGAAACGCTTTTCCTTGGCCAGGATGTCGAACAGCTCTACGCCGGCGTGCAGTTGCACGATCTGGGGCAGGACGTTGGTGATGTTTTGCATCACGACCTTGTTGGTCAGCTCTTCGGCTTCGGTGCCTTGCTTTTTGCGCTTGCGCTTTTCGTGTTCCTGGTACGCAGCAGCCCCCACACCGCCTTGAGCGATGCTTGCCATCATACGCGCGTCTTCACGACGGCCCAGCAGTTGGGAACTGGCGCTGCGCTCCACGTTGGCCTTTTTCTGCTTTTGCTTGGCTGCGGCTTTACGCTTGGCCAGCTTCTTGGCCTGTAGTGCAGCGGTTTTAGTTGCCATATGCTATGTTTCCCTATTAATGAACAGCCACGGGTATTACCCCAATGATTATTGACACTCAAGAAGCGGTATTGGTTAACGAGGATGATGATCTTGCCGCCAGCCTCATGGGGGGTATCTGGGAGGACTTTAAGGCCTCGATCCCCGAGCCTCAAGCTAAACTATTAGTCAAGGCGTTTAATTTAATTCTCCTCAGCACCCCTGAATCATTTCAGCTGGACGAGGACGGTGACGCCGGCAGCTTTGATACGCTGTTGCCCAACATCGTCACGGAAATCTTGGTGGATGACAACACACACATCCCCGAAAAGAAAAATGCGGTGTTTGAGCTCATAACCGGTAATATAATCGACACCTTGGTACAAATGGGCTTTACCCTCGATGAAGACGAGGCCATGCCCCAAACATTGCTGGAGATGATCAACATCGGCCAGTTGTTCTTTGACCTGGACCAGTACCAAGACTTGATCGGGTTGGCTGACCTGCTGGACTCACGCGACATTCCACCCAAGGAACGTTTCCTGTTGTTGATGGAAAAGTACTTGGGCGAGAACTTTGATTTGGACGTCTATGAACGTCTGATCGTCGACATCAGCGAGATGACCTTGATGGTGATCCGCAATGCCCTGTTGCAAGAAGACAGTGCCGAAGGGGTGCCCGTTAATATCATTAAGCGCATCGTGGCCAACAAGGCCGCGCTGGAAGACACCTTGGTGTCTGGACACATCCGCAACAACGGTCAGCTGGGTGGGTCGGTGCACAGCTTTCTGAACTTCTTTAAGCGCGAGCTTGAGGTGTACACCGACAACCCCACCGAAGATAACTTGGTGGCTTATGGTCGGGAAGTGGCGGCGATCTACTTGGCCAGTGAATTGAACACGCCTATGATCAAGGACGGGTTGATCCGTTACTTAAGCGACATCATCACCGATTACACCGCCATGCTCAAGATCGAAAAACTCATCAACGCGTTGGTATTGACTGATGACTAAACTTGAATTTCTCAAGTGGTGCTTTGACAACCAGGGCTATGGCTTAAAAGCCATGATCCAGTCAATCATCACCATCCAGTTTGAAGACGAAGACTCCTCGGGGCAGTTTAAGAAGGTTCCGTACGCAGTCTTTGTAGAAGGCGGGAAGTACTGGGCGTTGGTGAACGACGAACCGGTGGTAGTGGACGGTGATGTGACTCAGTCGCTGTTTCACATGGACGACATCCTGGAGCTGCCCGGGGACTTTCACCCTTGCCTGAAGAACAAGGACACCCGCACCACCTTTGGCTTGTTCTTCTTCAACGTGGTGCTCTTCTGGGAGACATGGCATGGGTTGGTGGACTACATCAACCGACCCTTCACCAAACCTCTGATCGAGGGCATTATCAGCGACCTGATGGTCGATGACCCCAAACCTGGAGAGACGGTCCCGGAAGGCAAGAGCCCGGCCAGTGAGTGCTTGAAGTTCACCGAGAACTGTTACTTCCTAGAAGGCCTTGGGGCGCACTTTATCAAGCCAGGTGGGGTAGACGTCTTGGTGGTGAGCCCTGCGGTCTTAAAACGCAAGGCAGAGCTGCTGGAGCTGCACAAGCACGAGCTGAACGACCCGGTGGTGTTCACCGCCATTGTCGATGAGCTGGTGAAGCTGGACGAAGCTGAAATGCTTAAGGGTCCAAGTAAGAACTTCTTCATTAACAAGAAGTTTATCCACACCGCACGTAAGCGGATGTTCATCGCCTTTGGTATTGAACCCAGTGCCGATGGGGAAGGCTGGCAAGCCCTGCCTGATTCGTTGGACACAGGGATTGACCCCAAGCACATCGTGGACTACATCAACACCGCCGTGGCTGGTTCTTATAGCCGCTCTATGGCGACCGGTGACGGTGGCGCACAGGTGAAGGCGACCCTACGCTTGATTGGTCGTTCCACGGTGGCTGAGGAGGACTGTGGGAGCCCTAAGGGCGAACCTATCCACATCAACTCCCTCAACAAGAAGCAGTGGGCTGGTTCTTACCAGATCGTGGACGGCAAGGCGGTGTTGCTGACTCAAGAGGCGTTGGATAAGTTGGTCGGTAAAACCATCAACATCCGCGTCACTGAGTACTGCACTACCAAAGAAGGTAACTACTGCAAAGTCTGCTGTGGTGAAAGCTTGGGTAAATACGGCACCCGTATCAGTGCTGAGGTGGTATTGATCCCCACCACCTCGATGTTGACGCGAATGAAAGCGGCGCATACCGCAGGAGGGACAATCGTAAGGTTAAATCTGGCCACGGCTATCCGGACCTGAAACAAAAAAATAAAGCATACGCCCTACCCACCCCCGAAAGGAGTGGGTAGGGTTATGTTTGATCAGTGGGTTACCTTGACACCGCGTTTGGAAGAGAGGAACTCGCCTGCGTTTGCTTCGAGCATCATCCTGTCGAACTTACCTTCGGGCATAGCCTTAAGAATTTCTTGAAAATTCTTAAACGGCTCGCCTGTCTCTGGGTTAAGCCTTGACCCAGTGAAAGTGTTAGCGATTTCTTCACGGCCGTTGCGGGATGACCCCAGGTAGTGTCGGGACATTGTTTCGATCAAGTGTTCTTTTTGTTGAGGCGTCATACCAGTACCCCCACGATGCCTGTGCCCGCTGGTTCTTCTGCGCCGTCACCGGCTTTAGGTGGCAGCTGCCATTGCAGGTTGCCCAGAGCGTAGTTGCCCTTGTCGCCGTCCAAGTGAATCACTTGCAGCTCTTTGGGGTGTTTGGTGCCCAGCTCCGGGGGCAGCGGCAGGAAGGCGCAGGCCAGTGCACGGGACAGGATGATGTGCTCGACCTTGTTCTTACCCAAACGCACTTGCACTTCGGGGTAGTCAGAGGAGTTGATGGTGGGTTCGATCCACTCAGGCTTTTTGCTGTTGCGCAGATTGACCACCCGACCCTTGTTGCTGATGTACCATTTGTACGGGTCGACCTTGAGGTTGTCGTTCTTGGCGCCCATGTGGGCTTCTTGCTTGTAGTAGGTCAGTGGAACAAAGACTTCGTAGTCCGGCTCATCCACCAAGCGTTCGGTCAAGTTCACGAACACCAGCTCATTACGAAACGGGAACGGCTGCTGTTGGTATTCCAGATACGCTTCAGCGGTCAGCAGCTCGGCAAGGCCATTGATATCAACAAGCATGGGGGTATTCCTTAAAGTTAAGGGAAAGCGGACATAACCCTACCGTTCGAAAACGGTAGGGAATGTGTTAGGCGGCGCCCAAGGTAAACAGAACTTTGTCACCCAGGTGCGTGGCCGTAAAGCTCATGTTGTTCACAAGCTCTGGGGAGTTGAGCACCGCGCTGATGGTGGCAAGGTCTGCCACATCGTTGACCGTCCCGATCGATTCCATCGCCGCAAACAACTTCTGGCTGACGTGCTCGTTGAACTCGTCGATGTTGTACTGCGGGGCGTTGGTGTCAACGCCGTTCTTTTCGTCGTGCTCGATCAGGATCGTCACCAGGTTTTCCACCGAGACCATCAGCTGGGTGTCGGTATCGTCCATGGCTTCTGCCACTTGCTCGTCGAGCGTTTTCGCACGCGCAGGCACCGGCAGCTCGTTGACCACGTTGATCACCGCTTCGAGCAGGATAAACGCCAGCAGGTCAGGCGAGATATCTGAATACAGCTCTTCTTGGGTCGAAGGATTCAGTTTGACGATAATACTTTTCATGCGGCGTTTGTCTCCGGGATCGTGATCAGCACCATGATGCCATTGACCGTGACGGCGCTGACTTCGTAGACGTTGCCCGCATACGGCGCCAGCGCTTTGAGGGCGTCGATGTACGGCGGGGTCTTCTCGAACGTCTTGAACGAATTCATGATGTCCCGCGCCGCGGTCTTGAAGAAGTTTTCCTGCTCATCGGCCGAGCGCAGGGTGGGTGGAATGGTCAAATACTTCTCAACCAGTTCACGGCTGGTGTCGTTGAACTTGTCACCGGTCATGATGCACCGGACGCGTTCCTTGGCCAACAGCTGCACCAGGTAGTAGTTGCTGAACTGTTCCACCTGAGGGGTGGGCACAAACAGGGATCGAATCATTTCTTAACTCCTTCGGCCAGCATGAGCCATTGGTTGCGAAACGCACGAATGACCGTCAGGTGCTGAAGGTCATAGTTTTCGCTGATCGAGTGGATGTAGGGTTCGTTACAGGTTCGGAACTTTTCCAAGCAGGCGGCAACCTGATCGGCGTAAACCCGGCGTTGGTGATGGGGGTCTTGCATGAACTCCCACAACTCAGGGCCTTGGGCTGTCAGCACGATCTCACCGTCCTCGTCGAACAGCCGATCTTGCAGGTTGTCCCAGTGCCAGAATTCGTTCCCCCAATCCTTAGGGCCTTCACCGTTAAGGAGCAGGTCAACCAGGGTTTCCTCAACCACTGCCGTAACAACTGTAGGCGCCAGATGGATCTCAGGACACCGCAACAAAAACGTAAAGTTCTCGCTGTCTTGTGATTTCTTGGTCATGGTTGTACTCTTGATAGGGCTGTGCGCCGCTACTCCAGCGCACAGTTTGAGTCAATCGTCTTAAACGAATGCTTCTTAGGCTCAAAGGCCACTTTTCGTTTTTGGTAATATTCCTTATGCTTGGGCTGGCTGATGCACACGGCAAACACAAACCGCGGACGAACACGCCCGTCAAACATCTTGAGCACCTTATCCCGCAACCGGCCAATCATTTGTTTATTACGTTGGATGGAAGACACAGTGTGGAAACAGATAACTGTAACCAACCCGTCGATGTCTTTACCCGTCCCGCAACTGCCCGGAGTGGTGATCACGTTCTCATGCTTGAGGTACTTAAGCTTGTCCGCGTTCTTCCCCTTGGTGTCTTCACCGTGGAAGGTGACAAAGTCTTCACCGGGGTAGTCCTTTTGGAACATGCTCAGCATGACGTCGCACATGTTCACCTTGGAGAAGAAGAACAAGCACTTGGTGCCCGGCTCTCGGACATCGAGGTAATAATCCTCGTACGCCTTCTTAGCCACGTCGTAGTAGAACCGGGTCGTGACCTCGTTCTTAAGGATGCTGTCCTCCCACGTCAGGTCATTGTAGCTGCCAAACTGCATCGTCTTTAGGTTGTAACGCCTTGGGTTGATGTCGTACAGGTAGGCCACAATGTCGATGTAGTTCTCAGGCTCCGGCTCTTTCAGGCGGATGTTGACCGGGAACATGATCTTGTAAATCTTGTTGATAAACGGATCGTCTGCCGTCAAGGTTGCCGAGAGCAGCAAGAGCTTGGGGAAGTTGCCGTACATCAACGAGATGCACACCTGGTGGATGGCCTCATGGCCTTCGTCAATGATCCTGAGGCCGCAACCTAGGCTCTTGTACAGGGTGTCTAGGTCAGGGGCGTCCGGATCTTTCTTTTCATTGCGCAGGTACACATCGATCCGCGTCATGGTCAGAATAATGATCTTAGGATTCACCGCCCCCGACGCCAAAACCCCAGGCAGCCGGCTTAAGTCCTGTTCCCAGAGCAGCACATCCTCAGGTGCAAGCTTAAGGATATCCCCCAGCGCTTTAAGCCACGTGGTCACGTACCGCGGTTGCACCGTGATCAACGTACGGGTGCCCATTAAGAGCATGGTGCGCAAGGCCATGTAAGTGTTGTGAGTCACCACATAGTCTTTGACCACGTACAGCTTGCTTGGGTGCTCCACGGAGATACAGCAGGTCTCCTGAGGCATCCCACGGTTGATGGAAACAATCTTGAGGGCCAAGTCAGGGTTATGATGACCACGCGCTTCAGACACCCGCTCAGGGCGTGTGAAGAACATCTCCGGGTATGGGAACTTGATGTACACGTTCGACAAGCGCGGCGTGGAGTTCAGTTCCGCAATCCCACCCAAACTCCACACCAGTTGCTGCACAAAGCTGGCCGTGCGTGGGTACTCGGTGGTGTAGGTTAAAGTGCCGTCCTGCTCCACGTACCCCCGGTTGTCCATTAAGCCTTGGAGCAGCTCCAGCCGTTGGACGGTAGAACCTTCCAAGTACTTCTCACTGAGCACTTGGTCTTCGAACCCGACCTTGTACATGTTGCGGGCTTCGTTGCGTGGCGCTTTGCGCTCACTGTCCACCAACGGCAGGTAATAGGTCTTGCCCGACTCCACCATCTGTTGCGTGGTCAGGGTGTGGAACCCACCTTCAGCGGTGCGCACCTCCCACTGATGCTCAGGACAGCAAGTAACGTTACGACCGTCCTCCAAGATGATGATGTAGGTTTCAGTTCGGCCTTGGGGGTAGACACCGGTGACGTAGGTGTGCGAACCGTCCTGCGTCATCACCAGGTCATCCACCTGCAAGTTGCCGATGGGCACCCAGCCATTGATGGTGCGCACCGGGGTGTCCACGGCTAAAGCTTTGCCGTAGCCGGTTGAGGCGTTGTTGATCTTGATAGGCCCTGGGGCTAACTGGTAGTTGACCCACTCGTCCTGACCTGGGCGGGTGTTTTCATACCCGGGCTGAAACTCAAAGCTTGCAGGTAACCCAAACAGCTCAGGTTCTTCGAACACTTGAATGCGGGTTGGGTTATAGCCTCGGTGCTGGGCGAAGTCTAAGAACTCCTTGAGCAACGAGGACGGAATGCGGTATTCGGTTTTGTCAAAGTTGGAACGGGCAAAGACGTGGGTCACCTTCCACGTTGTCTTGTTACGCACACCCGGTACAGGGACCTTACCCACCTTAAAAAGATGAGCTTTGCAAAAGGGCGTGATAACCTGTGCAAGGAACTCCCCGTAGAACCCAAAGATTCTCAGGTAGTTATGGGCACGGGCAATATGGGCTACATGTCTCATATCCGACCTTTGTTAATAGGGCATAAGGGAACCCGAAGGTTCCCCGATGCATAGCGGCTTAAGTTGCAGCGAGACTCCAGAAACTTTCGAGTACCGAACCCTGACGGTCCATCATCATAAAGGTCTTGGATTCGTTCAACACGTTTTGCTGTTTCTCGTAAATAAACAACCCACCGCCTCCACGGTTGGTGATACAGTTGACAAAGCTGGTGAAGTATTTATCGCCTGGACCATTGACCATGGCATAGCTGAGGTTGTTGGGGTCTTTGGCCAAGCAGCAATACAACAGCGACTCGATGTGCACCGCATTGATGCCGGTGATCTCTTGGTTGATCAAGGTCCAGAACTCGGACAAGACTTCACCAAAGATCTTAGGCGTCACCACTTGGTTGCGCCAGGCGGTGTTGCGTTTGTTGAACGTCATGAAGTTCTCAACGCGGGCGCGGTGCATGTCCAAGTCTTCGCGGGTATACGGCAAGGAGAACATCGGTGCCAGCGAATTCCACTCACTGAGGTCAACCGCAATGAAGCGCTTGTCCACTACCTTCCAGCCGCGATCCAGCACATACTTAAGGAAGTCCAGACTGAACCTGGCATTACGACTGGACACCGAAGTGGTCGCTGCGTGCTGCTGGGTAGTCTTACCGCCCATCATGATGTCTTCGACTTCATAACGGAACGTCACTTCACTGAAGTACGGCAGCTTGTCAAGCCCCACACCGTCAAGCATGTCCAGCGACTTCAAGTCACTCAGGCTCTTAACGATGTCCGAGCGCAGCACCAACTCAGAGCCGGGTGTACAGATTTCTTCACGCAGGAAGATCTCATCGCCGTTACTGAAGATGATGTCCTTGTCACGGGTATGGGGAACAAATGCTCGCGACGTTGCATTTCGAATGAAGTGCTTGGTCGACAGCATTTTCTGACCCATCGGGTTACACAGGGTGGTACCGGAGTACATGCCTGCGTTGGCGTCTTTGCCCATGATGGTGTTGTGCGGGATGGCCGACTTCATCATGCCGTAACATTTGCCACACGGTTTTCCGGCATTGGTAGAATTACAGAACGCCATGGAGCGCACGGTAACCGTATCGCCGGCTTTGATCTGCCCGACGTTGGTCTGGTCGATCAGCACCACCGCACCATCGTCCATGATCCGGAACTTGCCCATCAGCGACAACGCAAAGGCTAAGTTCGGGATCTTGATCGGCATGCCCACGGTGGTTCCACAGTCCACCAGATGCCCCACACTGTGCAGCGGCGCACTGAGCAGGTGAATCTTGCGGTGGAACCATTCAGCGTCCTTCAAGCCCTTACCGTTGTTGATCAGGGATTTACCGGAGGCGTTACGCTCACCCAAGCTGTCCGCCACGTTGGTGATGCCGTGGGCGTACGGCACCATCACCGGGTTGGGGTTAATGGTGTTGTTCAAGTCAAACACCGCCCCGCGAATGATCGTGGTTTGGAACGCTTGGTTGATACTCACCCCACCGGTACGGGCCAACAGCGCCATGGTGTTGTGGTTCAGGCTCGGTGCTTCCTTGATGTAGGTTGCAAAGAGCTTTTCACCGTCGTCGATGCTGACCTTCTTGTCGAGGATCTGCTGACGAATATCCATGATGCCGTCGTCTTCCATGAGCTCGGCCACAGACTCAGCGGTAGCCGAAATCTCATAGCCTTCACTCATGACCACGATCAGGTTGTTGAGCTTGTTCTGCCAGATGTGGATTGCCCGCTTGATCCGATCGTTTTCCACCGGATCGTTGATGTGCGGCATCACCTGCTGCAAAGTCCAGTTCAGCGGGGTGGCAAGCGTCTTGTCCTCATAGACCACGTTCTTGCCACCGTCCGCTTTGTTGGACGGGATCAGCTCATCGACGCTGTACTTAAGGTCGTTGTACATCCGGTGAACGACCAAGCCCTGCCAAGTCAGCATCAAGGCAAAGGTGTCGGAGTTAACCTTCTTACCGAAGTCATCCTCCACCTGTGCCGCTAACCGCAACCCCCGCCAACGCAGGACTTGGGATTCATCCAGGTTAGCAAAGTCGCGTAGCTTAATGTGCATACCCATTTACATGTCCTCACTCTGGGTGTGGTTGGTCATGTCCAGTTCGAACGCAGAGTCCCCCAGACCGGCTGGGTTAAACTCACGGTGCCCGGTGTAACGGGGCTCGCTCAAATCAGACGGCAGCTCTTTACGGATGGTGTAACCCGAATCCGAGAGCATGCTCGAACCCATCTTCACAGCCCGGTTGCTGTCGTACTCTTCCGGCTTGATCAGCTGGTCGATGTTAAACGGATCGTCCGCGCGGATAATGCGCTGCACCATGATGTCACGCAGGTCCGGGGAATACGCCATGGCCAATTGCTTGACCGTTTCCTGCCCACCGTGCTGGCTGGTGCGTAGTCGGCCTTCGGTTTCCCCGGTGTTGCGGTTGCCCTGGTCGCGGATCCAGCTGCTGTACTTGCTGCTGTCATTGAGTTTGGCTGGCATGCCGTAGAGGTTGGACTTAGGCAGGGCCTGAGCACTCATGTCGGTACCAAACTTATCGAGCATCATAAACGACTGGTTCGCAATCAGGATGGGGTTGGCCGTCCGGATCCGTTCGCCCAAGGAGTTAACCATCGTGGCGTGCTGCGGTTTGAAGTCATACTTCTCACGCAAGGCGTTGATGATCCCCACCCCATAGAGCTCCGTGTCGCTGCGCACATGCACGGTGATCTGCGTAGCGCACACGTGATCGACGTGCTCCTGCTTCTCCTCGTCATTGGCATAGGTCTGGTGCACGATGCGGCCAAACTCCGGAAAGCCTGTGTCGTAGAAATCAGTCAGCTCAGCCCATGCCGACTTGTAGTCACCGGCATTACGGAAAGCGATCACCCGTTTCTGGATGTTCACGTTCACGTAGTTGATGCTAAGCTCCATGAGCATGGAATAGATCTGACGACGAAACGCCGGAGTGTTGTTAACGATCACTTCAGCGCGGGTGCCATCGTCATAGACCGGGGCATGATCGTCTGGGATGATCTTTACGCTGACGCCCTTGTCACCGTTGGTACCGGCAAACTTGAACTTGACCCGACCCGAGACGATTTCGCGCAGCAGGATGGTCACGTTCCAGTCTTTAAGCTTCACCCGCTTGATGCCCCGACTCAACGGGTTGATCTTGCCGGTGTTGCCATGGCGGGTATAGTTGCCGTACGCCGAACGGATGAAGTTATCCAACGCTTCGGTGATCGGGATGTCTTTATTGCCGTTGGCGCCGACCTTGCGCTCGTACCAGCGGCAGACGTTGTTCCACATCTCATTCTGCTTTTTCTCGTAGCGCTCCAGAATTTTGTTGTGGGGCTGTTCGATGTAATCGGTGCCGCGGTTGTTGGCCCGGTTCTTCATCCGGTCACTGACCACTTCGACCGACATCACTTCACAGTCACGTGGGGCGTAGAACAGCACGTCATAGGTCAGGTCCGGGGTCTGCAGTGCTTTGCGGGTCAGGCTCACCAAGGCGTTCTCAGTGACACGCTTGCGAAAGCCCATGACAATGCCGTCTTCGCGGATGCGCTGGCCGCTGGAGGGGAAGGAGGTAGGGTTACCGTCTTCGTCCTTGTACAGCATCAGCGGAATGTACTCTTCCTCATTCCATTGATAGCCGCGTTCATGCTTGAACATGCACTTAAGCCGATCCCGTGCATAGGACTCGGTCAGCCAGATGGCATCCTCCTCCGTGCCGAAGTGGGAGATCGCCGCCACCTTGGTATTCATGCTAAAGCACCATTCACCGCTTTCGCTGATGCGTGGCGACTTGGCAAAGAGTGTGCCTTTGGAGAAGGTGGTGCCCTGGCCTTTCATGAGCTTGCGCAGCAGCTCTTTGTCGTACACGTACTCAAAGCCGACCGAGGTGTTCTGAACGTTATAGCGCGGCATCTCCAGGATGTCGTACATGTTCTTTTCATCGTTCTTGAACACCACATACATCTTGCTCCAAGGATCGGTAGCAAACTGTTTGTCCATGCTTGGAACGTAGAAGACTTCTTCGACCACCATGTGGCTGGGCGCTTCGATACGCCGGGCGGTCTTGGCGTACTGGTACTCAAAGCCTGTGATCATCATGCGCTCATCAGCGCCGCTGGTGACCACCGACTTAGGGATCATGTTACCGGCCATGTACATCCGGCCAGCCGATGCTGACCACGGAAACAGGATCAGGTTATTGCTCACCCCAATCAGGGCTGGGTGCATCTGATTCGGTGCGCGGAGAAACTGATACTTAACTTTGGGTTTGGACGGTTCTACGACTTGGTCACTCATGTGCCAATCTCCCAACTAAAAAGATGCTCTGATACAAAGGAAAGATGTGCTACTGATTGGATAATATAGATCTAAAAATGGTTAACCCTTCCAGCAGGTAGCTTTATGCCCATTCCCAATAATACCATCGGTACCGACAAGGACGTGTACTTTACGGAGCGGTTTAAAACCTTGGTGCGGTCCGAAAAAGAGTTACTGGTGCGCACAGCCTCCTCCACTTCATTGCTTGAACAGCACGTGTTGTGGGCCTACCGGAATGACTTCTACCGGTTGCTGCGCTACTACGGTATCCCGTCGCACTTGTGGTGGGTGACCGCCTACATCAACGGGATTGAGAACCCTATGCAGGATATCTCAAAAATGGTGGCCTTCTTACGGCCTGATGAATCCACACTGTCCAACGCCATTGCCCGCAGTAATACGGTGCAAGGGTGAAAAATAAAGAATGCTAAACGAGTGGGTAGGGAGGCATTGCCTCCCTACCTGCTCTATGGCCGGCTGCTTACCACTGCGCCGGACCACTGTGATTACCGCTGTTGTCAGGAACCACGCTTGGTGCAATACCGCCTGCGGTGATCGGTGGCATCATCATCATGCCATTGCCCATCATGCCAGCCATCATGGGGTTCATCATGCCCATCATGTTGGGTTGCATCCCCATCATGTTAGGCTGCATCCCCATCATGTTCATCATCTGCTGGTTCTGCAATTGCAGGCCGTTGAGCTCGGTGCGCTGGAGGAAGTTACCACGGCGGGTGCAGTGGTAGACAACCGGCGCGCCGGTTTGCTGGTTGATGGCATGGTGAAGCACACGGCCCAGCTGCTGATCGATCTCAGTGCGCTGGTAACGGTCGCCAGCTTGCATCGGCGGCGGCGTCAGGTCGTAGTCACCGACCATCATCGACTGCTGATTGTTCTGCTGACCGTTATTGACCTGCTGCTGCATGGGCTGCTGCGACTGGGCGTTCTGGTTACTGCTGACCGAGAGCAGCCCTGCCATGTCATTGCGACCCATGGCTTGGTGCTGATGCTCTTCCTGGGTGTTGTGGCTGTTGTAGTCCATCACCGGCACTTGGCGATAGGTTTCTGGCAGCTCTTCCAGGTGCTCCACCCAGCTCAGGTCGATGTTGTAGACACCGGCCTTGTCGAAGTCCGCCCGGAACATGTTCTGGACTTTATTCAGCTGTTCAGCGATCTCGGCGTAGCAACCCAGGTAGGCGATCATGCGAGCAGCCACTGGGGTGGTGGATTCGAAACCGAACTCGCTGGGGTTGTTGACCGCAGGGATCACGGTTTGGAACAGGTGCACGGCCAGCTTGAGAGCGGCGATCGAGACGGTGTGGTTGTTGAGCTCCACCGTCTGGTTGTCGCTTTGCCCTTCGCTACGCGCCAAGCGCTTGACGATCTCGTTGTAGAACGGGAAGGTGGGCTTGGCCTTGTAGTAGACGCGCTCGCCCAGTACGTTGCGCCCGCCGCCTTTGGTGACGGTGAAGTGAATGAAACGGTTGTCCAGACCGTCTTCTTCCAGCTCGATGTGCATACGGGCAAACAGACCCTTGAGCTCATCGCGCACGGTACGCTTGGCGGTCTTGAGGGGCTCCATCATGTCAATGGTTTCTTGACGCCAGGCTTTCTTGGGCTTGGGCGCGGTGGCAATGCCGAACAGCACGATGGGGTAGGAGCGGAAGACTTCCAGCAGTTTCATGCAGGTCATCTTGCGCATGATCTTGAACACCTCGGTCTCCTTGGAGGTGATGTTCTCACAGGCCGGGTGGAAGAAGACCTTGTTGATCACGTTGCCGTCCAGCACGTTGGAGAGCGGCAGGTGCAGGTCCATCTCGTCGATGCGGATCGGGTATTCGTTGCCATTGGCCGACAGCATGATGCGGCCGTCGTCTTTGACCACCGCGTTCCACGATTTGAGCATCGCCAAGTACAGCTTGTTCAGTTCGTTCATGTGCTACCCCTTATTCGGTGAAATGTTCGTTGATGTTTTGCAGGAAGCTCTTGGCTTGTGCCAGGCCAAGGTCTGTCCCTGAGATGTTGGTGGAGGTACGGTTGATGCAATAGGTTGCGTTGGTGAACTCACGGGTGTCGTTGTGATCCCCGTTGAACGACACCGCCACCACCGTTTCACCGAACATGTGGGAATCCACCTCGATGTTCATGATGGTGCGCGCATGCACGTGCGCCGAGTTGTACTTGCGGAAGAAGTGCGACTTGAGCAGGTTCATGAACTGCTCGACCCGGTGTTGGGTAAAGTTGTCTTGCTCCAGCACCGACATGGCCGGGCCTGGGATCACGACCACTCCGTCGTCACTACCCACCAGCCCGTTGAAGTCCATCGGGTTATTGGTGGCGCTGAAGTGGAAGCTGGTCAAGCCCACTTGCAGCAGCAAGTGCACGGTAATGAACGCAAGCTCGGTTGCGATGATCTCGTGCATGCTGGCCGAACCATACGCCTGACTGGTGAGCAGGGTATTGTCGTCGGCAAAGTTGTTGACGTTCAGCGCAGACAGACTCAGCTCATCGACGAAGTTGGTGAAGACCCCGGCGATCTCGCCCATGGAGAAACCCATGAACCCACTGAGGTTGTACGCCCCGGTGGAGAACATCATGGTGCGGAAGAACGGGTTATCGCTCAGCCCCATCTCACCGATCCCGGCGCCGCTCAGTCCGTCAGCCAGACCGATCTCCAAGCTGGTGCGGCTGCTGCTCATGCCCGCATCAGTGGCCAGACGTAGCAGTTCACGGGCATGGTGGGTAGGGTTCAGGTTCTGGGTCTTGGAGACGACGATGCCGTTATCCAGATCCGAGGTCACCGAACCGTGGTACTGGTCTTCACGCCCTTCGGTTTGACACGCCAACAGGCCCAGCGCCTCGTTACCAATGTCCACCGGGCGCATGGCTTTGAGGTTCTTGATCTGGTTGGGGTCGCCCATCAGAAACTGCGTGGAACTGTCGATGACGTGCTTGACCATCGGGTAGCCGTGGACGTCGGGAACGTTCTGGCTGATGGTGGACCAGGCACGCACCGGGACAAACAGGGTGTCCGGGGAAATACCTTCGATCGACACCGAGCCGCCGTGCAGGTAACCAACGACCGACAACTCTTCTTGCAGCATGGCGTTGTTGGTCACCAGAAAGCGCAGCAGACCGATGCCGCGGCGGATGTTAAAACCGCCTTCCATGCTGACCATACCTTGCGGTTGCGTCGAGATGCCACCAGAGGCGGCTGCGATGCTGGCCAGCGTGGAGCCGGTGATGCCGCCGCTGTACTGCTCCATCTTGAGCTGATCGATGGCCATGCTGTCGGCGTGCAGCTCATTGTGCCGGTGAACGTGGTCGTAGTTTTGGTTGCCGATCCCAAACACGGCTTGGATCAGGGTAATTTCTGCAGACATGGTAACCTCTTGATAGGGTGTAATAGTGTTATGAGTTTACGTGTCGGTTGAGTGTCATGAACTCGTTCTTGATCTCAACTTCGATTTCGGTTGGGAACAGCGCTCCCTTGCCTACACGCAGGTAAACCTTGGGGTCATCCAGCACCCCATATTCCAAGTTCGATTGCCAGACTCCGTTGCCCAGCTTATCGAGGAACTCAGTAGCTGCCACAATGGCCTCGTTAAACGAACGACCCTCATTGTTCCGCGACTGCACATCACAGATCGACGTGAGGTACTCTTTGTCGTCGTTATTGAGCTTGAGCGCCTCAGACAGACTGCGCATGCCATTGGGGTTGGGGATTGCACCCAGTACGGTGGGCAAGTACTTAAAGCCCCGCTCGGCGAGCCAGACCTGACCGATCGCAATCGCTGCCATCAACTGGGTGTAGTTCATGGTCATGTACACCATGGGACTGACGTGCCCGTAGTAGGTCAGTTGCAATACCTTAAGGATATGATCCTCCAGTAAGAAATCCCAGTTCGGCGGCAACCGGTCGTACACCGCTTCTACCAGTTCAGGCTGCTTGATCCCGAAGGTCTTGCACTGGTGTGTAAAGCGGTTCTTAAACCGGGGGGCGTCTTTCTCGTCAAAGAGCCCGAAACTGAAGAACTCGGCTTGCTTGACTTCGTTGGCCCGCTTAACAGTTTCGCTGACCTGGTGGCGCTCATAGATCGAACGCTTGTCCTCGTCATCGCCTTCGGAGAAGTCTTTCTTGACCAGCCGGCTGCCCGCGGTTTCGTGTTGCTTGACCGAGGCGTTAATGGCCGTGGCCAAGTTCTTGCCTTCTTCAGTCTCTGGGATGACTGCGCAACACAAACGGTTGAAGATGGTGTTGTAGAGCACCTTCTCCACGAAGTACTCGTTGCTGGCCACCGCATCGACTTGGGCCGGAATGTCGCGCTTACCAAAGGCAAACTTGACATACCCTGCCAGTTTCTGCCAGCCCGGCATGCTGGTGATGCGCGGGTTGTTCTTCAGCAGCTCACCGCACACCTGATCGTTGTGGCTGTCGCCCATGGTCATTTCAAACCGGTACAGCAGGCTGAAGATGATCGGGAACACCGAGCGCACCACAAAGGCCAGCTTGACCATCTCGACATAGTCCATGTCGGTGATCGTGGTTTGCTCTGGGTAGTCGCCCTTGCTGGCTGCCACGCTCAGGTCGCTTGGGATTTGCAGGTGACGGCTGTAGTGAATGAAGCTGCAATACTTATCGATGTTGATAAAGTCCAGCAGGTCATTGACAATCGGCGTCAACTGTGCAATCTCGGTACGGTAGTCCAGAAACTTACCGTTTTCCACGATGGCGTAGGCTTTCTCGTAAAGCTTGAACAGCTCGGTCTTTTTCTCGGTGCTGAAGGTGGCCTCGACGTATTCGTTCAGGCAGTCAAACAGGTTCGACTCCTTCTCGTCTTTGTCCTTAAGCACCTTCTCCAACCGGATACTGGCTTTGCCATTGAACCGCAGCATGCGATCGTTGAGGGTAACGATGATGCCGTCAATGGTCTTTTTCGAACTCCTGCGGATCTCGATGTTAAACATTACACATACTCCAAATCGAAGATCGTGGTGTGACTCGGTTAAATAATGTAGGTCTGAAAAACTTTAAGCCGGCCATATCCTTTACTTTCGAATGCAGAGGTCTCCCCCTGCATCCGTCAATTGGAAGTTAGCTTTTATCGTTCCTCATTAATCTTGCCATGATTCGGGTACCCGTTGGTCAGCAGATTTGAGCATGTTCAGGTGCGGCTTTAAGAACTCAGGCGGGTTGCGTGGATACACCGACGCCTCGCCTGCTCCGAAGTACCGCGCCCGGAAAGGTGCCTTCCAAGGTTTCAAGGTTGTGGCCTGGTGGATGTACGCAGGGTCCAACCCCAGCTCAATCATGGCTTGGTTGCCCAGCAGTACAAACTGATGGTACTCAGTGGCCGGTTCCTTGGGGTCTTGGACGCTGATCAACACCGCCCGGCGCCCGCCTTGCACCGGCTCTGCCCCGTTGGGGTCCTTGGAGTTATACACTTCCAGCACCTCGGCAGGGGGAAGCACCCACTCAAGGTTCAGCGAACTGTTGTCGTGCAGCACACCGTTAATGTGACGAACTGCCATAGCCCCATAGCTATAATGTGCCAGTTCTTTTTCTTTTCTGACAAAGTTCTGTGCCACGGCGCGCGACAGAAACATCCATTCCCGGTCGAACGGGTAATAGACTTCCCCATTGTCTGCAGTGTTCAAGATCAACAGGGTATCTTTGTCTAGGCTGTACAGCCGGCCTTTATTGGACAGCATCACCGACATCAACTCGGTCAAACCAATCCAGGAATACGAGGGGTTGCGGATCCAGAATTCAAAGGAGGGGTCTTCTTTGGCTTTCTTGGCAATTTCTTCGTGCAAGATGCTGGCATGGGTTTCCCACGAGAAGTCATCCCACTGCAGCAGCAGGCTCATCGGGACAATGTCTTCTATGGTGTTATGGTCTTTCTTGAACCGCTCGTAGTTCTGATTCCACTTGGCGATTTCGCGCAGCGTTTCATTCTGTTCCATGATAATCTCCTAAAACGGACTATAAGGTTATACCTGCAGAGGCGACGCCTCTGCAGGTATATTCAGGACTGCTTAGAAGTCGATAATGACTTGATTTCTAGAAGTCTATATCGTCATCGTAGGAGTTGTCCGGCTCGAAGCTGTTGCTCGAACCACCACCGCTGCCACGGTTAGAACCGCCGCCACCGCTGCCGCCTTGACCGTCTTTAGGCTTCGGCGGCTCCCAGCCGTCGTTGTCCATGCGGTCGAGCAGAGGACGGTGGAAGTGGACCCAGGCGCGGACGTGCCAACGGCTCATCACGCCTTCGTCGACCACACGCTCACCGGCTTCGTTCTTCATGTAGATCTTGGAGTCTTTTGGACCGTGGAACTTGAACTGCACCTTGTAGTCGCCCTTGCTGTAGCCCAGGGTGATGACACCATTGGCAGCGCGGGTGATGGTGAGGTTGGCTTGCAGCACAGGCTGGTCGGACATACGACCGCTGCCGCCGGCGAACACGAACTGCTTCCACTGTACCGCGAACTGCTTAACGCCGAAGTTCTCGTTGGTGGTGGCTTCCAGCAAAGCTTCGAACAGAATACCGCGGTGCTGGTAGTCCATTTCGATTTCTTTGTGGTTGTTCTTGGCACCTTCTTTGTAGATGCCGTCGTTGACCTTGAGCATGATCTTGCCGTTGTTGGCTTGATCCCACATCAGCTGGGCCGGGTACTTGGCGCCGTCAACCGGTTCGATCGACTGCGGGTGCGGCTGACGGTAGTCGGTCAGCAGGGTTTTCTTTCGAGGGGTGAACGCTGGACGTCCGTTGTTCTGTTGCATGATCAATCCACCTTTGGAGGAATCTGAAATTTGTGTGTATAGCAATAGGGGGTTATGTGGGATTAAAGCATCAGCAGTAAGCCGGCTTTGTCCACACTTTGTGGTAGACCGTTGATCGTACTCCTTATACGACTTAAGGTCGTCGCTGAAGTCCATTTGTGGTCTTGGGCGAGTTTCTTCACCAGCTCGCGGATGCCCATCGAGGACGTCTTAAAGTTGGTGGAACGATCGCCAAAGACTTGGATTGTCAGGCGGTTGAACGGCATGTAATGCAATTCACTTCCGCCTGTCAGTTTTGTGTACCACAACGTAAAAGGCTTTAATAACCCCGTATGGGACTCCAAAAGGAAAAGCCTTCCGACACCTTTAACAAAGGTTAGATCGACGACGTGGTGCGTCAATACAATCCCCCGGCCTACGTACTCGGGGATCCCCATGCGTTCTGTGATGATCAACTTGCCGTACTGGGTCTTAAGCTTTTTGATCACCTGCGCGGCCAACTTGGCGTACGCCTTTTGCTTGTCGCTCGTAGGCTCCCACAATGCCGCCTTGGGGTAGTCCCGAGCAAGGGTATCGTAATCAGGGCAGTAGACTTTCATCTGCACAGGTTTACGGCCCCGGGCCTTGTCAATCCAATCACCCAGCATCCGCAGATCGGACGACACATCCTCGGCCACCCGGTCTGCATCAAACGCTTCCTTGTCCGTTTTCTCATAAGCCTCATGAGCGTTACGGACCAAGGTGTGCAGGTTAAACAGCACCGCATCGGCCGAGGGGATATCTGCAGCCCCTTGGCCTTCAAACGCTAAGGATGTCCCTACCGACATCCCCAATGCACCGGTAGACCTCATAGGAACTCCTTCAAGACGTCAAGCATCTCCGCTTCAGAGATGCCGTGCTTTTGCAGCTTGTCGTTGATCTCAGGCAGTAACGAGGCAACGATATTTTTCTCGTTGATCGTCACCCCTTCGTAGACTTTGCCGTCAAATAACTCATCGTCCACTTCCACTTCTTTGCTAACTTCATTGTCAGCTTTAAAATGAAGATGGGGATAATCGTGGGCCATCACCGAGATCACCGGGTTGACGATCTCAGACTTACCGCCCTTAACCCTGACGTGGGCGTTACGGGGTAACTTGCGCGCCTTAATAAAGGCATGCAGGTCAATCACTAGCTGTTCGGGGGTGATGGCAGGATCCACCATCATGGTGACGTAAGGCAGGGCGTTCTTGTTCTCCCAGAAGGTTAACTCAAACTTATCCGCCTTTTTGTCCACGTCCACCAGGTAGCCGCCTTTGGGGTGTTCTTCCCCATGTCCGCCACGGTCAAACGAGCCGGATGTTGCCAGCTTGCCTTTGCGCACCGGGGTGTGGATGTGCCCGGCCAAGATGAAGTATTTAACGATGGTTTCCCAACGTTCCAGCAGATGCGCCTTGTGACGGGCCTGAGCGACCAGCTGGAAGTCAAACGCACCGTGAAAGGCGATCATGTCAACCTTGTTCAGACCGCTCTCGTGCAGCACGCTGAGGGCCTTCTCCCAGATCTCGTCTGGGGTCATAGTCCCCATGTTGTCCGGCACAAACATGATCGACAGGTTGTCAAACTGCGGGAAGACTTCAATGCACAGCGTGTCGATGTAGCGGAAGTCCAACCCTTCAGGAGCATTGAACTTCAGGTGAGCCGGCTGACGCATGTCGTGGGACGATGTACCTTCCAAAAAGATCACAATGGTGTTGTGCTTCTTGAATTTAAGAAAAGCGGACGTAGCCCACTCCTCCACACGGTACATGTCAGGATTGGGCCGTTCCACCATTCGTTCGAAGAAGTCACCACCAAAAAGCGCAATGTCCACCTTAGCTGGATCGTGGTCCTTAAACAAAAAGGTATCCAGGTTACCCAGTACATGGGCGGTGGGGGTGTTAGCATGCAGCGTGTGGTGATCTGAACTCCAGAGCATCCGCATAGTGGAACTACCTCTTACGCTTTCTTAAATACCCCAACGAACACCAGCGTATTAGACGCACGAAGGCGCTTAAACAAACGGCGTACAGCAAAGAGTTGCTTGGCGCTGGGTAACTCTTTAAAGGTGTACACGAGTCGCCCAACAAACACCAACGGATTGCTACGCATGATGACTCCTTAGCATTCCAGCGGGTTGGACGGAGGTTCGACGTCGCTGGTCTGATCGAGTGCCTGCTGCGAGACCTTGTCTTCGATAATGAACTGACCCTTGCTCAGGGTTTCGAGGAACCGGTACTCTTCAGGCGTGACCTTCTGACGTTTGTGATCACGGTACAGGATATCACGCGAACGGTTGATGTCTTTGATGTCCGCCGTGTTCTGGTTGATCTCGTCCTTGATGTAGTAGACCTTCTTCTCAACTTCCGGGATGATCCCGTGCCTTTCGAAGAACTCGGGCGAGACCAGGTCGGTGATGGTCAGACGCTTGGCTTCTAGGTGTTCCTTAACCGCGGTCGCAGCGCCCATCGAGGCGTTCGGATCCTTGCTACGCTGCGTGTCAGCTTGGATCTGCTGGATATGTCGGCTGACGTTGCGCAGCAGGTCGAAATCGCGCGGGGTGAGGTTGTGGGAGATCAGCGGGCGTACCAGCAGCACTGGCTCGTCATCGTCGTTCACCACCATGACCGCTTGGGTGCCGCGGTTGCTGATGGTCAGCCACTTGGGGATGTTGAAGTAGTTGGTACCCAGGTCGTTGCCCAAGGCAAAGGGCATCATCCAGTTTTTGACGAAGTCCGATTCACGCAGCACGGTGGCCACGTTAAAGGGCAAGTTGTTGTTGCCCAGCATAAGCTTACCATCGACGGTGTGGATGGTAATGTCGTCCAGGAATTTGAAGTCTTCGGTAATGATCGCCTGACGTTCTTCTTTCTTCATCGCAGCCTCTGCGCATCCAGCAGTTTATATTCTTCGCCTGTTACCAGAACAGAACGAGCAAGGTCATACGCCACGTTATCACTGACGATACGTGCGGCGATTATGAGTGTGTATTGATTGGTCTTCCCAGTAAGATTTTCTCGGGTGACAGTAACAGAACAGACCGGAAAGAGCTCTTTAATATACTGCTCCAGTTCCATATTGCATTTTTCGAGCAGGGTTTCTGGTTTGCCACCGTACTGTTTGATCAGGTAATAAAAGCTTGGGACATTGCCCATTACCTTGCCCTGGTTTCTACGGCTTTGAAACCAGTAGGTGATATGCTTGGCCAGTGCATCGGGTGGGGATTGTGTTTCCCAGCCGCTGGCAGTGGTCATTGTGCCGACAATAAAAGAAGCCATGGTAATCCTCCGAAACCTTCAATAACCTTCGTAGGATGCCCTAACGCTGACAAAAATAAAAACCAAACAGGAAGGGATTACCCTCCTGTCTGGTCTATAGGCTTATTCCGCCTCAGGATCGTCCTGGTGCGATTTTCGCTTATTACCCTCCTCACTGGTCAGGTCAAAGAGAGTCGACGCCATGTGGTGCGTAATAGCCGCGTGGGTCTTGTGGCTGTCCACCTTCTCCCGGAAGCTATACTTGCCGCCAATGGTGTCTCTGAAGTGAGTATGACGCAATTGGTTTACGCCATCCACTTGCTCCAGGTTCAACGCCCCGTCCCACATCTTGCGATAGAACAGGTTGTCTTGCCCGACACCTGTACACCAAGCACTGAACTCGCCGCCGTAGCCGCTGATTTCACCGTCCAGGTACAGTTGCTGCAACACAGGGTGCGCCATGATCACATCACGCATAAAGCCCTGTGCATTTTGAAGCGCTTCGATGCTGCCCAGATAACCGACCTCGTACCGCGGCACAAAGTCACCATCGGAGTTGCCCAGCAAGCGTCGACCCATTTCCCACGCTCGGGAATTGAGGAACTTGTCGAACGTTTGCAGCGTCTTATTGGCCTGATCCGACAGCCAACCACCCAGACCTTGCAGCGCGGCTGCGCTTTGGTTGATGTAGTCGCCATACCGGCTCATTTGATCTTCGGTATAACTCCCCGAGATCGCATAGCTAAACGCATTCGCGCTTTTCATGGTTGCTCCATAAGCTCTACTTGGGCCATCAGCGTGTTCAGGTTCATCAAGTTAGTAGCCGCCTGACCTGCATAGTCACCCACCCGGAACGGGATGTTCTTGTCGAGTGTTTGGTGATGACCGAAACCACCGTACGCTTTGGCTTTGGACTCGTTGTCGAAGATGAGGACGATGTACATCTGATCGCCATCAAAGTCGGCATTCAACTGTTTAACCGCAGTGATCGGGATCTTGATACTTTCATCGGTCAGGTCACGGTTGACCGACAAGAAGAAGGCCCGAAGACTCAAGTACTCGATCGACGGATTTCGACCCGTCTCTACAATGCACTTGTAGTTATCTTCCATGTCCTTGATGATTGCATCGATCTCAGGGACGACTTCAAACGCTGCCCGGTTGATCAATGCCGCCGTTTGCCATGGACTGAACCCCTGACGGTACAGCTGCCCCGTGATGTGGTAGTCCAGCATGGTGATGACCATCTTCCACGGCACGATCAGCTTGTCGCTGTCAATGATCCCCGTCTGACTGGTGATCACCGAACGCCCGGTCCAGGGGATGGAGCCCGAACAGATGTGCTTGCGGGAGATGCCTTGCTTGTTGAACAGGGCTTTGGGGTTGTTGGTCTGCTTGTACTGATCCGACAACTGCACCAAGGTCTTGCCGACGATCTCAACGTTCTTGCGCTGTTCCTTATCCGTCAGCTTGTGACAGGTGTTGCTCTTTAAGGTGTCAGCGATGGCGTAATAGAGCTGCGCGGTTTCCGGGTGGTGCGAATACGCATACACGTCTTTACCGGTGCGCTCAAACACCGTGCAATACCGCTTAGGCACTTTGAGGTAATTGCAGAACGCCAAGTGCTTGTACTTCTTGTAGAACGCAAGAAACCGATGCCCCTCCTGCGGCTGTTTGCTGTAGCGTTTACCCGGGCCTACGAGGATCCACTGCATGATGTCATCGCAGCGGTCGTAGAACACGTTCAGGTTGGGATCCTGGATACCCAATGCTTCAAGCATCTGGTACAAGATGATCATGGTGCCGTTTTTCATTTTCTTTTGTGCGGCGCGGTAAACAGGGTCAATGAAGAACCGCGGGACCGACACTTTGGGGCTGGGGTTACCGATGCTGATGTTGTTAAAGAAAGTGGTAAAGAACCCGATGTTGACAAACGCTTTCACACCCTCTGGGCATCGCAGCCACATGTTGGTGTCTTCACCCTTGTCCAGAAACTGCTGGGCTTCATCGCCACAGCGCGAACAGACGCGGCCGCTGTTGAGCAGGTAGTTACCTTGCAAACCACCGGTCCCAGGCGGACAGCTGCACCGGGCAATGGTGTCAAAGGTGTTGTTCTCAAAGTCCAACCGGGTCATGCGTTCGATAGCTTCTCGATCGTCTTCCAGGTTGAAGTCGTAGTCGTTCAGGTACACATGCGTCAACCGGCTGGTATCGTGCAGGTAATTGAAGTCCTCGAAATCTGGGTACAACGGTTCGGAAAACTTGGGATCATCAAACAGTATCCCGCCGAAGTTTTTCGCATAGCTGTGAAAGTGCGTAATGGGGTCGAGCTCTGCAGGCTTGGCGGTTGTGAGTGCTTGAATGGCCCTTTCGTTGGAAGGAGTTAGTTCAGGGAATTTCATACGGCTAATAACTCCAAAAATAAAACGGTAAAGAAAAGGTTAGGAAAGCCGAAGCCTTCCTAACCCCCTCATTTAACTAACCGCAGTCGGCCTTAGCCGAACGACTGATTCAGGCCGTAGGAGGCGCTGATGTTGCTGCCGTTCGGGTTGTTGGAACCCACAGACGCGTAGGTTGCCAGACCGGCGCCCGGTGCGTACACCAGGTTGTTGGTGCGGAAGCTGCCCAGGTTGTTGGCGACGTTCAGAGTACCGATGCCGTCCATTGCTTCGCCGATTGCCGACATCAGCAGCGGATCCCAGATGTGAGTCTGGGAGAACGAGTTGATGTGCACCGCGCCGTCGAAGACGGATTGGTTCAGCTCGATACGCAGCTTCTGGCAACGCGCCTTGAAGTCTTCCTGGGTCATGCCGTACTGGGTGGCCAGGTATTGCTGGATGGCCTGAGTACCGCCTTTGCCCTTGAGGTGACCGAGCATCATCTCGTCCAGCTCCTGGGTGTTCAGCTTCTTGCCACCGATCTCGGCCAGGCCGTTCACGGTGATCACCGGAGTACGGTGCAGAACCGGCAGCGATGGGTTCCAGCCGCTGTTGGCCTTGATGTTGCGCTCGATGATCGCGCTGAATGCGTTGTTGGACAGCGCGTTCAGGATGGCGACCATGGTCTGCACTTCTTCCTTGCGGTTCTTGCCAGCCAGACCGACCAGGAAGTTCTGGATCGGTGCATGCGGGCCGCACGGGTTGATGTTGACCTGGAAGGTTGCATGCGGGCTGACGTTCTGACGGATCCACTGGTTCACCAGATCGGTGTCGGATACGGTCTTCTCGGTCAGCACGATGCGGTTCGGGATCACGCCGACTTGCGCCAGCATCTCGTCGATACGCACTTCCAGGTTGGCCAGGTTACCGCGAGCGCCGACACTTTGCTTGCGCAGAGCTTCAGCGAACACGAAGTTGTTGTTGGTCGACATCAGCAGGTACAGACCGAAGAAGTACGGGTACAGACCTTGGTTGTACGACATCATCTCACCAGCCACCGCTTCTTCGATGGTGATGACCGGCGCCAGAGGACGGTAGCCCTGTGGGTAGATACCGCCGCCCAGGTTCATCATGCGCTGCAGAGCTTCCTGCTGCTGACGACCGCTGCTCGCTTGCAGACCGGCAATGTAAGCCTGGAACGATTGCGCGTTCAGGGAAACGGTTGCGGTCACACGGGCGATCTCTTTCGAGTTGGCCGACGATGCCTGCTGGTTGTTGATGTTGTTCATGGTGGAAGCGATCACTTCCATGTTGGCTGCCGACAGAGTCTTGCCAACGGTGACGCGGCCGCTGATGGCCGAGACGCGCGCTTCAGCATGACCGTCTTTGCCGTACGGAGTGGCCTTGAGGGCGAACGGGGAAGGCAGCTCAACGCCACCCACAGCCAGTTCTTGCGGAACCTTGACCAGGATCGCTTCTTCCCACTGACCGGTCAGGTAGGCCGCCAGGGTGTGAGCACGGTCTTTGACTTCGCCAGCTTCTGGGTGATCCAGCATTTCCAAGTCGACCACGACCAGGTTGATGACGGTAACCAGTTTGCTGCCTTTGGCCTCGCCCACTTTGGTGTAGTGTGCTTTGAGGTTGTCGACCAGGTTTTTGTCAGCGTAGCTAGCCGGAGGCAGCGGCGCGGATACGGACTGCGAAACGCCGCCGTAGTTCATGCTGTTGACGCGGATGTACTCGGAGCTGATGCACAGCTGACGGTTGGAGAACAGCGCACCCATGACGTACATGGTGCCGCCGATTTCGCGGTAGAAGCACAGGCCAGGCAGAACAGGGCTGATCGCAGAGGTCATGTTTTCGACTTCTGGGATGATGCGCAGTTGCAGTTCGGCGGTGGTGGAGTTCTTGGCGCGCTTGTAGATTTCTTGGATCTGTTCCAGGGTGTCGGACACTTCGCGCAGGTTGCGGTTGTCAGAGGTCATGGAAGGGATGGTGAACAGACCGCCGAGGCCGCCTTTAGCCAGACCCGAAGTCAGGGTTGCGTTCGACGCTTCTTCTGCGCTCGGGTTCTGCTTGTCTTTTTCCCACGAAGAACCTGGGTTGTTGCCAGTATTTACAGCCATGGTGTTACTCCATTTGCTCTGAAGAATTTGGGTTAGGTAGTGCTGAATCGTGTTGGTGTGATGCGTCAACTATAGATCTTCTAACGATTCACCCCTAAATGATATAGGCGTCAAATATTCTAGGCCCACACCAAAATTGGTAAATTGCGCTATGGATCCCTCCTGAATTTCTTCAGGAGTCGTAGTTGTGTATAACATAGAACATAAATTGGAAAATTACTCATGCTCACTTTGTCACTACCGAAGCCGAGTAACTTTGTTTATCCCACAACAAGGTTCGGACGGCTCAACGATGTGCGTCGGCATGCCGACTTTAACCGCAAGGCTTTTCGCGACTATGTGAGTATGAACGCGCTGGATCTTGAGAATCAGCACATGCTGGTAGGATTGCTCCAACAGTTAAGTATTGATCCTGCATGGGACCTTCGCTACGTAGTTGAGTACACGCGCTTTCGGTCTAATTCATTGTGCACCCTGTTTAAGATTACCTCCATCAGTCATGTGGGGGAAGCGACCTACGCAGGGTTCTACCGTGAGGGGGTACGCGAACACTGGGTGCTTCTGGAAAAGGACTACGATTATAGCAAGCCGTTTGATCTGGAGTACAGCCAACCGATCGTGCCGCTCTACTCCACAGTCACCGCGCACAGCTATAAACATAACGTGCAGCGCAAGACCTTCAAGCAAGTACCACCTGAGGACATTGCCATCATTGGGGTGAACCTTGTGGAGCTGGCCGTGGGTTGGTGGCACTACATGCAGGCGCCGGAGAACGACGGCACCGGTATCAGCCGTTACCTGTGTCAAGGCCCCTTGATCAACGCCCAGCTGATCCAGAACCAACTGGCCATCCAGAACGTGATGTACGAGCACTTGGTCAAGCACGGGGAGTTGAAGGAACTCATCCATACTGACAACGTGACCTTCATCACCAGCGCTGAGAAACCGTTGCTGGTTGACTACTGCACCTTTCTGGCTGATCGGCTAACGGCGAACCGGATGGTGGACCTCGGTCAGGTGGTCGATCGGTTTGACAGCCTGTACACCCGACCGTTCTTTAACTACCACCTTGCCGGGCGCAATGCCTTGTTTGCCCAAACCTCGTGGGCGTTTGAACCCCAAGTGTTGCAGTTGTACGCCATCTACTTGGCCGTGGCTAATGCCGGGGGTTACCGTGCCAGCGACATCACCAGCCGCATTGATCGAGCCTATCAAGGGATCCAGCAAAACTACCGCCGGCTTCAAGATGACTACTTTCAAGCCCAGTTGTCAGCACTCGCTACACAGGTGTTTGAACTGAGTAAAGAGAACTTAGGCATAAAAGCATAGGTTTGGCTCAACAATCTATGGGAGAGTCCACTGGTTAACACCGGAGGCTCATGCCCGAGAGATAATTAAAAATGGTTAAAGAACCTACTTTGAGGAGGCAGGCTTTAGGCCTCCTCCTCGTAGTGGGTTATGTTTGCTTGGGTGGTTTTGGGGTTAAGTCGGTAAGAGGTACAGATGTCACAAAGAACCAAAAACCGTTCTCTTTGGAGAGGGTGAACTCTTCGATCAATTTACGACCCAGATCGGTACTGACCACCTCTACCTTGTTGCGGACGTCACATACCACACGAAGCTTGCGACCTTCAACATCGGTGATATGCATCACCGTAAACGGATCCAGCGGACACTTGCAATCCGGCTGGTTAAATTTCAGAATGATGGGAAAGTCGGCAGGGTTTTTGGTTTCGTCAGGTATCGGATTACCCAGGCAATCGCCGGTGATCTGCGGTTGATCAACATAGTAACCGTGAGGGCCTTTCTTGATAGTAGTAGCAGCAATTGGCATAGGCATGCGGTCACCATTTCATGAATTGGTCGTATTGATCGGGGTGGACCACGATGTAAGGGAGCAGGTGTGGATTAACCAACCTGAAAAACATCGGGATCTTGTCGATGGTTTGTGCATACAGGATGTGTTCTTGATTACCCAACATGTACCTGACTGTGACCGCAGAGTTAACGGTGGTCCATGTGTTGGGTATGGTTACCACCTCCCCTACAAACGAGGTCCGTAAGAACTCACCAAATAGGAAAGGACCCTCTCCTGCGAATTGCAGTCCACTGACCTTATCAATGAACAGAGTAAGATCTTCATCGTCTTTGGTAGATTTGAGTAGCATACGTCATCTCCTTAGAACTCGACGGCATCCCAAATAGGGGTTCCGTAGATGAGCTTAACTTTGGACAAGGTATCCTTGCTCAGGATAATGTCGGTGAGTTCACGCTCTGCCAATTGAGGGAACGTTACTCGGCGCAGTTTGGAGATCAGCATGTGCTCGCGATTCTCCAAGATAACGTTTATCGGTAAATCCAAATGCAGGTCAATAGCCCTGCCTCCTTCATCCGTGGCATGGATGCAATCTACGTGCGCTGCTGTTGCGTCGAATGCATCTTCGGCAGAGCGCCATGCCACAAAAGCAATGACCTCATCGACCCGAATATTACCGTGCATAGCAGCGTGGTGACCGTTAGGGCCGTTGCTGTAATACCCGTAAACACCTTTGATCAACCGGGCGTCGTCTTCGCGCATCCCGGTAATCTTTTCAAACTTGCGGCTGAACCAACCCCGTTTAGGCATACCTATCTCCTGTTAGCGTGTCATACGGTAGGCTGCTTCAAACACCTCACGGGTAACAGCTACCTCGTACTTGGTGGACGGGGAGTACTGTTCGAGTAAGTTCATTGCGCTTCGCAAACTGGAGGGGCAAGGCGCGTAGATCTCATAGCCACTGCCGTCCAGAATGCGGATCCTTGAATCGGCAAGGCACAGGATATGGTCACCCTCTTCTAGCTCGGTGCACTCAGAGAGATAGTTACGGATATCCCCCTCACCTTTGGCGCCGAAATGCATGCCTGTACTGTTGTGCCGGTAGAGCACGATGCCTTCAGGGTTGACGGTAGGTAACGCCACTTTACGTCCAATAGCCATAATAATCCTTAAGGGATGAGGTCACCCCTCATCCCTGTATTGGTTAATGTTCGTCTGAGACCAAACGAGTGGTTTTGCTGTTCATGATAAACAAGCCCAGGGTTTCCAGAATGGCGTAGATGGACTTGAAGTTCTGCGAGATCAACAAACGGACGTCCACAATCGGAAGGATCTCCTCAGGGATACCGCCTAAGGCAATCATCAGGTCCGTGGGGATGTACGCTGAGGTCAGTGAACTGCGGGCACTGATAAACGACTCCAGACGAGCCACCACTGCATTGCTCCGGTGCGCGTCAAAGAAGCGTTTGATCTTGGTCTTGTTAGAGAGATCCAAGTTGACCTTGTACGCTTTATACGGCAGTTCAGGGGCCTTGCCGTACTTCTCTGCAAACACTTGCTCCCACATCTCGTGGTAGAAGTAGATCGAGGAGTCTGGGGTGCTGTACGCAGATTCTTCTTTGATCCCGTTCTTGGTCAACCAGGTGTAGCCACCTTCTTCGATGTCCTTGATCAAGTTGCGCTCGATGTTGCCCACTTCATGCAGCAGCTGCGCCGCATCGAGTTGCCGGCGGTCGTACAACGCGTCCAAGATATCACGCATCAGCTTGTTGGTGAACTCTCGCACCTTCAAGGCAATCTTCACGCCGCGCAAGTGCACCCCTTTAAGCTCCAAGTCCGGCTCATCGTTCAACACCCCTTCGACCATCAGCTGCAGGGCAAAGTAGTGCTTGGACATCGAGGTCGTCACGTAAGAAGCAAACAAGAACTCGTTCTTCATGTTCAGGCGATACAAGTACTTGTTCGCCACGTTCATGTTCTTGCTCAGCCGCGCGTGCTGATCCACCGCAATGCAGCGGATGAAATAGGTCAACACCCCGTTCAAAGCCAAGATCGAATCCGGACCGTTGGCGATGTCATCAATGATGAGGTCAACGCTGTAGATCGAGGAGTCGGTGTCGGAGGTCACCACGCTTTCACGCACCAACTCTTTAACGTCAAAGAGTCCGGTTGGGGGAATCCTAGACTTTAAGAACGCCTTGATGAACTTCCCGTACTTAAACTCCAGTGCTACGTGGTGGGCGTTCAAGTGGTTCATCGCCAGGGCTTTAGCCCCTTTGGGCAACTTGGTGACGCACAGGTTCTTGTAGTCGCCATTACCAGGCTTGGGGAAGTCCTCGGCCACAGCGTCTTCAGGGATCTTAGGCACCGCCGCCCATTCAGCAAAGAACTGCTTCATGTACACCGGGTTGGTGGTGTACAACCCGCGCAAGTCCATGCAGCACAAGAGGATCGTCAGTTCCAGCTTGTTCAAGCTTTCCAGAAACAGCTTGATGGCTTGCAGCTTGGATTCGTTGCGCCAGTAGTAGTGGGTGCAACGCCTGACCATGTCAAACACTTGGTCAACGGTTGCGTAATTCAACTGGTTCTCGGTAATGACCTCTTGGATCAACTTCTGATCCGCGCACTTAAGCTGGGCAATGAAGTATTCCATTGTCCGGTTGTAACTGAGCAGCAAGCGGTTACCGGTGATCAGTCGCTCGTTGGTCAAGTTCGCCGTACTGGTCAGTGCCCGGGTGGTGCTGGTCAGGGACGTATGGCCCGATTTGTTAAACAGCGGGGTACCCGAAGACGACATGCCGCCAGACTGGGCGTTGTTAAAGATCTTCAGGGCGTTCTGGATTTCGTTGAAGGCGGTGTACAGTTCACCGTGCTTGGGTACTTCTGAGCGCTTGTGTTTGTACAGACGACGGTGGTCAATAAAGATCTCAGTGCCCGAGGCGTTGACCGATTGTTCCTCGTTACTGTTTTTGTACGCTACCAACGACGGGGAAAGGTGCCAGTTGTTTTCCTCCACCTTGGTGAAGAACTCGCGGGCAGGCATCACCACCGGCACCCGGTCGCCGTGCTTGTTCTTTTCAAACACCCGGAACTTGGCTTCTTTAAAGCCGTTCTCGTTGGGCACGAAAATTTGCTGCATCAGTTCGAGTAGGTAGTCTTCGTCCCAGTTGTAGACCTTGGACAAAAACAGCGCCGCTTGACGGTGATAGTGCTTCAATACGTTACGGTCAGCTTTGTATACGCCCTCGACAAAAGGCGACATCTGTTGCACTTGAGCGCCCATAAGTCCTCGCTTCGGAAAATGTCGTTAACACTAAAAAATAGAAGATGGCAAAAATAAAAATAAATCTACGCCCTCTACGAATAGAGAGCGTAGTTTTTGGTTACGTTTCTGTGCCGGTGATGGTGTAGCTGGCGCCCAGGTTTTTCAGGAAGGTCAGCAGCGGCCCTCTGAACTCTTCGCGGAAGTTGGTGATCTGGATGGTTTCGATCCGACCGTCAACAATACGGTAGGTCGCCTCCTTGATCCACGGCACACCGATGACTTCGATGGCGCCGTTGGCCAGCTGGAAGGTTACGTACTTGTACGCACTGGGGTTGTCGATGCCACCGACCGCGTCCTTGAAATACGGGAACAAGGTGGTGTGCTTGACGTTGAGCTGGGGGTCGATCAGCTTAGCAGTCTGGTAGTCCACGTCTGCTGCCGACACCCGCACCTGCACACGCTCATCGCCCAGCAGGCCATTTTGCACCAGCTGGAAACTGACAATGTCGCCAGATTTGGGGGTTGCAATTGCCATAGGGAACAAAGCTCCTTCAGTATTCGACTTCGATCAGGACCAAGGGTAGGGTATACACCTGGCCTTCGCTGCGCACCACCCGGCCGGCTGAGTGGGTGACATGAACGTCCACCACTGCACCGTGCAGGTAATCGCGCAGCATGATTTGGGTAAGGGTTGGATCACGATCGTCCTCCCGCTCATCCATCAGCCGATCTACGTGGTCTACCAGAACACCCCTGTAATGATGAAAGATCGCCATGTCGGGGAGTGCATCGTCCTGGCTACCAGGGTCGTAGTTGTGCTGAAGGTGATAAGCCAGTTGTTCGTAATCCAGTCCCGCAACATGCGTTCGTCTCATAGAACTACTCGTTGTAACTGAACACAAAGACCACCTGACTCCCGTGCATCCGGGTGTCTGTCAACGTGAGCTCACCGTGATTCATTCCCATGATAGAGAGAAGGTTCATGGTGGAAAAGAACTCGTTGGTCAGCTTGGTGTTCTCGTGTTCAATGGGATGTGTAAAACAGGCCTGGGGCTCGAAAGGCATGGTAGCTTTGATCCCGATTTGTAGGAACAAGCTGAGGTAGGCCCCCATCATTTCCGGCACGTCCGTCAGCGCCGGTATGCTCACTTGGTGGCTGAAGTATTTCGTGGCCATCAATTATCTCCAACATGATTGCGTACGGTAACACCCGCCAGGAGATGAGCTCCATGCTAGCTGAGTACGCCCTTACATGATTGACCAGTTCAGTTAAAAGACCCCCGGCTTGCATCACCAACATGGTGCACGCCAAAGGCTCTAGGTCCATTTCGCTTATGACGTCTTCCACCGTAACGTCAAACGGCATACCGGGCATCTTCCACGCCTCAACCAACCCGAACAGGATGTTAAGCATCTCATGTTGGGTAAAGCCCAGCTGCTGGAAGATCGAGGGTATCGCCCCCAAAGGGATCGACTTGTAATGAGTCATCTTCAAACTCCCTTGGGTCTAATCCAATCAACACGTCGTAGTTCCACAAAATGCGGTAACCAAAACGATGCTCGATCTGGGTGGTGGGTAAAATGCGGGTAACTTGGGTGTGCAACGCCGATACAATGTTTTGAACAATTTCTGCACGGTCTTCAAACAAAGTGTAACGTCGAACTAAGGCCGTGTTGTAACCGGTTGAATCTAGGGACACACCTTTACCTTGGGCAAACGTGTCCACCCCTAGCTGTAGCATACCTGCAACCAACGCTTCGTGGTCTTTAAAGCCTGGGGGTAGCCCGGTGCTAGCGCCACCGGTTTCCGTCCTTATCATCTCTAACAAACTGCGCGTTTCGATCTGATAGTAGCGGAGTTCTACGCTGAGATTGGCGAGAAACGACTCGATCGAGTTCATTGATCAACTCAACTCCGGGGTTGTCTGATACCACGTCCGCAATCTTGGTTTCGCGCACCTTGCGGGTTTTCTTTTGTTGGGTGGTTTGAACGACAGCTTTAACCGTGGCGTCCAAGTCCATGCAGACAATGGCGCGGTGGTAGGTGTTGCTGAGCTTGCGTTCTTCCAAGCGGATCTTCATGCGAGGATCCCAGCCGGCGTTACGCATGTCTTGACGAATGCGCTCGACAATGCCCATGACCCGATCATCGACCCGGTTCATCCCCATCTCCAGCTCGTAGATGTCAATCATGGGCAGCAGCAGCTGTTCGGTCAGGTTTGGCTCGTTGATGATGTCAACCGCTGTTTCTACTAAGCGCAGGGCCACGGTCTCGCGAAAGCTGCGGTGTTGTTCCTCAGGAAAGAACAACTCATTGCCCATGACTTTAATGTCAAACATTGACATATCCCGTACATCCTCTAATAGGTGAATGTCAGCAGCAACTTACTGCGCTGTCCGCCTAGGCGCCGAAGCGAAACCACGGCGGTACTTGGGATGCCCAAGGTGGCCTTTTCCAGTTCGGTATCTAGGCTAAAGATCGTCCCAAATTGATGGGGAACAACCTCGCTAAACGAGTCCACGTTGCTGTAACCCAATTTGCTTAAGGCGTGGGCGACGTCATAAGCGCCTACAGTCCTCTGTAAGATCGTTTGTTGACTTCCTATAGCCCGACACAGGTTGTAGGATTTTAAGTCGATAGAGAAGCTCTTAGACACGTTCTAGCCCCCTTTATGAGTTCAGGTCTATACAAATGCGTTCTGCGGTAATAAATCAGCTATAATAGGAAAACAGAAGAAAGGTATAACCTGGAGGAGCAATTGCTCCTCCAGGTTATTTAACCGTCAGGTATTAGCCGAAGTCGATACCGTTGGCATCGGCGTTGTTGCTGCCCAGGTCTTTCTGCTTGACGTAGGTCACGGCCTGGTTGCTCTTGTGGTCTTCCAGGCTTTGGATCTGCGCTTGCAACTTCTCGATCGCTTCACCGTGGTCCAGAACCATGTGCAACTGGGTCATGCCCTTTGGCTTTGTGATGTCAGGCTGGAACACACCCGTGGTGCGGTAGGTGGTACCTTGGAACATCGGGATCACCGAGTCGCTGTCTTCGAACAGCGACGCCACCGCCACCGGAGTCTTGCCCTGGTAGCGTGCAGCGCTGTCTTGATCGTAGAAGCTGACTTCAGACATCGCAGGCGGTACGTTGGAGACGCGGTTGTAGAAGAAGAAGTTCTTCACGTCAGCGTAGTCCATTTCGCCATTGGCGCCGGTGAAGAACAGGCTGGCCAGGTCCAGACGTTCTACCACTTTGGCGTTGACTTCGCCGCGGTTGCTGTTGGCGTCGTTGACGTTGTCCAGGAACGCGATTGGCGCGTCGAGCAGTTCTTTCTTGACCTGGTTGGAGATGTTGCGCAGCGTGCCGACGGCGTTACCGAACTCGATAGTGGAGGTGTGGTCGCTGATCGCGCAGAACAGGGTTGGGATGCCTTGAGCAATCAGGTGACGGATCACCAGCAGCGAGAACATCGAACCCGAACCGCCCGCGGTGTTAGCCACCACCACAGCGTATTTGCCGGACCGGTACTTGGCCATGACGTTCTTGACAAACGGCTGGGCCGCTTCGTAGTTTTCAGCCTGACGCTTGCCCGAACCTTCGGTGCCTGGCATGCGTTCAACTGGGAACTTCTCGTCGGAGCTGTTGGCGTCGCTGGTGTCCAGACCCACGAGGGTGGCGTTCTGGTTTTGGGAAGTGCGCGAATTGGCCTTCAGGGCCAGACCGATGTTGATGCCGGTGCCACCGCAGAGGAAGTACGTGATATCGCTTTTTACCATGGTGAAAGGTCTCTTCAGTGTTTACGGGAATTCGTATAAACCCATTGCTGGATTACCCACTAGTAATGTAGGCTTAAAATATTCTTGGCTAGCGGAATAAAAAGATCCCCACTGCAGCGTTCAGAGCATAAACCCTGCAGGGGGACATTCTCACACTTGGGGTGGAGAATCAGTATCAAGAGTTACCACAGCCTATGAACGTGCCCGAGTCGGTACTAGCCAGACCTCCCGCGCGTGCCCATCAGCAATAACATAACGCCCCATTAACAAAAAAGTAATCAAGCAGACATAACCCCCTTACCCACCAGGCCTGAGGAGCCGGCAGATAAGGAGGTTATGAATGCAGGTGGGGTTTTGCACACTCGTTCGGGACCGACTATGGGGAACGCCCCGACGATTGCGGCAGGGTGTTATCCCCTAACCTTACCGCGAACACACACCACACCAGGGACTTAACAACGCTTCTTCAGAACATCATCGAGTCATAACATAGGGGTGGGTGGTTCGCGTCCTCTAAGGGGCTTTGGTGGGTTCTGCTTGGGTTTGCACTGGCTGCTCGTCGAACAGGCGGTTGCGCACCTCTTCTACTAACTTATCAGCCGTCACCACCCCAGGCTTTTTCTTGCCCACAGTGACCTTGACCTTCTTACGCCCCAGCTGGCTTAGCATCAACTACCTCCTGCTTAATGTCTTCTTGAGCGCGTACAACATTACTGCCGTTTTCGTCCTCAGGGTCACACTTAGGCACGGCATTAGCCTTCCTGATGGCCGCGTCGACGATCTCTTTAACCTGTTCGGGGGTAAAGGGGGTGTTTTCCGGCAGCTGGGGTAAAGGCCTTTTGCTAAGCACCTCCGGAACCCCTGGGTGGGTCCAGGTCTGCACTTCCCCGCCGCTGCTAACGTCCAACCGGATCGCCTGCTCAATGGCCTTCACCGAAGACCCTGTCACGCTCATCACCGCATGGGCAATGATCTGCCCACTACCCGCTGAACACGGCCCGGCATTGGGAGACAACACGTTCATGTCCACCGGCCGCCTGTGGTTACGGTCCACGCCCCAATACCAGCAAATCCCCTGCTCACTGACCGCCATGATCAGAAAGTCCAAGTACTCAGGCCCCACAATCCGAGTACGGTGGGTAACCCCTTTTTGCAGTTCTTCAAAGATGTAAGGCAACGCTTCAGGATTACCGCACAAAGCGATTGCCAAAATACGCTGGCCCTGAATTTCCCAGTACTGCTCGTCAGTGGGGGTAAAGATCTTCTTGTGGTCATAGAGCATGACCATTTCGTGTTGGGTGGCCTGTGAATCTGTGGCAAGGACTTTACCGTTCCAAGCAAGCGTTGTCATGTTTACTCCTTTCCATACACAAGTGTTATTTACATGAATTTTTAGACAGTATTATTAATGATTCAGTTATCTAAAGGAGTAATATAGACCTGTCTTTTTCCATTGAGGAGTGCGCTGCTACCCGCAGGGGGTAATCACGTTTCTTTGCGTCGTCCCTGCTCCTTGCAGTCGCATAAGGAAGCGCATAGCTTAAGCTATGCTTAAAGAGCAGATCAAGAGCACAAGCAAAAAGGAAGCCACACTCTCTCCCCCTGCTTTCGCAAGAAGATCACACTGACGGTATACAATAGTTCTTCATTAGAAAAACATTCAAATGCTATAGACCCCTTTATACCCGTCCCCTAGGAGACAACATATGAACCCGGTAGACTACGCCATCAACAGGGTGATGGGAGCAGACTTGGATGAATACATCCTCAAGCTTGCTTTTGAAAACCCCAACACCAACTACATGGGCAACTGGTACAACGTAGCCAGCCCCACCTCTATCCAACAAGGCATTCGTGAACAGGTGATCTTTCGCACTGTTCTACCCATGTGCAACGTCAACGGTGGTAAGACCGAATTCATTGACCTCTCTGGCAGCCAGATGATGGACAAGGGTAACGGTTGCGTTGAAGTTAACGTGCCTGATGTCTGGACTGGGGGACGCAAGATCATTTCGGTCAGCGAAGTCTACCTAGGCTCTATGACCTCAGCCACCGGCATGCTGGGCATGAGCATCAACGATGGCGGTAACTGTGGGCAGGGTTCGATCTCGGACATGATGCAGGGGATGATCGACGGACTCTCCCCATCGCGTTCAATGCCAATCACGTACACCAACATCCAGATGACGGGCAACAACTGCTTTGTGATCTTTGGGTTGAACTCCGGTACGTTCTCTATGACTGCCAAGTGCATCCTAGAGTATGACGAAGGGATGTCCAGCATCCACCCGCGTCACTACGACTACTTTGCTGAGTTGGTCGAGCTGGCGGTGAAGGCTTACATCTACCGCAAGTGCCGGCGTCCAACCCAGGAAGCGGTGATCCGTTCGGGTGTGGCGATTGAAGCCATTAAAGACGACATCGAAGAGATGCGCGACTCCTGGACTCAGTACAAGGAATACTTTGACACTGTATGGAAACGCTGCATGGCGTACAGTGATACCCAACTTAAAGTCGAGGCTGTACGCATGAGTGTGCCGCGTCGCATGTAAGGAACTCCTTCATGTTAAAAGATCAATACGACCCGTCTGACCTAAGCCATGAACCGGTCACGGACTGGACAGGGATTGAAGCGAGCGTTTCCAGTTTGTTTGAAGGGGCGGAAGAACATTCCTACCTCGCCCGCCAAGGCCTGTACGCGTACCCGCTGTTCGCCGATGAAGTTCAACAGGTGCACGGCAACGAAGCTTTGCTGACCGGGGTAAACTTTGAGTCAGACAAAGCCATCCTGAACGTGTGTGAGAACTTTGGCGCCGAGCTTCAGATTACCCCTAAGTGGGCAAGCTTGGTACGCAAGTACGTCTACAACTTCATCACCCGCAAGGTGGGGTTGGTGGACTACATGGAGTTCTTTGGCAGCCCTTACCTGGGTTTGCAGAAGATCACCTTTACCACCGGCGACCGTAACCAGTGGTTCACCGAGATCTTTGACGTGGACGAGGAGGAACTCAAAGAGAACCTCCACGCCTGCAAAGCGGTCAATGCGGAATGGTCGGTGGTGGGGGATACCTTCAACCTGACCATTCCGTACCTGCTGTACCGGATCTACCACAGCAAGCTGGACAAAGACACCAAGCACCAAGCGATGGTCGATGTCTTGTGCATGTACCACTACAAGTGCCTGACCTCCATCATCCACAACGACTACCCGTTTACCGCGCGGCGTGAAGTGGTGCTGGAAACCTACAACCGCTTGAGTCTCAAATACGACATCAAGCGTTACGGGTCGTGGCGAGCACTGATTGAGGCACGGGCGGAGTTTATCCTAAACCCCAGAACAGGCATTCACTTTGAAGCCTTCACCGCCATGACCGATGACAAGAAGATTGTCTACATGGTGGGGGATATCCAGAACCGGTTGCGTCGGGCGATTAACGACATCAACAAGGTGTTTCACGAAGTCAAGACCCGCACCAACATTGTGAAGGTGGACAACTCCAAGGTGAACTTGGGTGATGAGCTGACCATTAAGTCAGTGACCAAGGAAGTCACCCAGCATGCGATGTACATCGATCGCATCTTGGCGGAGGAAACCTCGTTCTTCAAAGAGGAGCTTGTGACTTATGCTGCCAGTGTCTTGGATAACGTACCCAGAGATAAACTCGCTTTTGTACTCCAGCAATTTCCGGCCGTCTACAAGAATCCGCGAAAGCCGCAGTACAAAGATTTTGTTGATGCTGTTACGATCCATCTCTTTGAGTACCTGCACACCAACAGCATCAAAAAGACCAAGGTCTACGACGTGCTCACCAAAATGCGGGGCGCGTACGGGGCCCCGCGTAGCAAGAACGACACGGTCAAAATTATTCGAACGCTGGGCGACGGGATCGTCATGGAACAGACGGGTGTTAAAACCCCTCAGACGATCACGGTGCTACGAACGGCGCTGAGTCTTTACTTTGTCCTGCGCATTTTGTCCAAGGACTATTACGAGTAAAAGGAACGCGGTATGCATTACTTCCTGGTCAACGGTACCAACTTCACAGTCACCGAAGCTGTGTGTGACAAAATCTCCGAGGTGCTGTCAGTTCAGTACAAGGCGAAGGTTGAAACCATCACCGACCCGTGGCTCGATTCTCAGAACTCGGACTCGGAGGCTAAAGAGCTGCGGGTAAAACTGACCCACATGGACGTCAAGCCCCAGGAAAAGCTTAGCCTGATCTTGGACTGGCGCGAGCGGCTCATGAAAGAGGTGGTGGTGCCTGCCATGGGTGAAGGCAACATTGTGCTGTACCACGGCGGCTTCTTGCAGGATGACCTGTTTATTGACAAAACCCAGATCCCGTTTGATTTGGTGTTGCGCGAGAACCTGGAAATGCTGCAAAGCATCGGTGGGATTGCCTACCCTGCAGGGTCGGTGGTGGTGCAGTCCACGCTTAACAAGCTGGAAGAGATCACCCTGTTTGAAGAAAAGGCGCGTAAGCTTGGGGAAAGCATGTCCCGGTTTAAACGCTTGCGTCACACCGTCAGAACGTCCAACGAAGACCTTCAAATGCTACTCAATGCGTAAAGCAAACATACCCCCTACCCCAGCCTTGCGGTCGGGGTAGGGGGTTATTCACGCTGCTAGTGCGTTGTTGCGGGCAATCAACATCCGTTTGTTGCGTTCGATTTTCGCCTCCTCCAGCAAGACGTCGATGGTCATGAACCGTGCAGCCTCTGGTGGCAACACACGTGTCAGTTTCCTGATCTCAGCTTCAAGCCTGACGGCCAGCAGGTTGTCGTTGGTCTGTAGAAGCTCCTCGGTCAACTGCTGAGCACGGGCCTTGACTTTGTTCAGGAACTGGGCAACGTGGGGCTCCAGCTCTGCTTGCTGACGACCGTTAGCCTGGTTCATGATGTTCTTGGTATCGGTTAAGGCAATGCCTGCCGAAATCCCATACAACGACTTGTTCATCCCAAGCTTGATAAACCAATAGGTCAACAGCCAGCTGATCACCAAGTCATCGTGCATCTTCGTATCGTGGTCAATCCGCCCGCCTTTGGTGCGCAGGTTGATCAACTCATCGGCCAGCTTGTCGTAGTTAATCCCGTAACCGGTGTTAGCCACCGCTTCTTGGATCAGCCCGTACAGTGTTTCACGTGACCGACTGGTGGTGTTAAAGCCAAAGTACTGCTTAAACTTCAGGTAGAAGTTCTTCTGGCGATACGCAAACTTGGTGTTTTGAACCTCCTTGAACTCCTTCTCATGGCTGACCGTGTCTTGGTAGATCTGGTTATAGATCCGGGTGAACGGGTCCATGCCCTTTGCCGGCAACATGATCAACAGGTTATCGATCATGTGGTGGGCGTAGTTGCGTTCAATCACCAGCAGGCTGTTGTTCAACACCCCCAACAGGTCCACAATGATGGAAGTCACATCGTCCAAGAAGGCCAACGGGTAACGCCCCACCCCAACCACCTTGCCCGTCTTCATGCTGCGAATGATGATGGTGCAGGCGTCCTTGTTGATAGCAGAGGAGGTGTCCACCCCGATCAGGAAGTAATCGTTGTAGTCTTTACGCCCCATTTCAATCAACTGCTGCTGCGTGACGAAGAAGTCCATGAACAGGCCGCTGGAAACGTACTCCTTGCTCCAGACCACCTGGTTTTTGCAGTTGTTGATGGCCTCACGCGTCACGTCATCAAACAGGCGGTTCTCCCCGTCTTCCACCCACATCAACAGCAAGTCGATCTTAGCCTTGCTAAGGCTTAGGTTCAGGCTGTCGATCGTTTCCTTTACCCAATCTTTATCCTTACCCAACTGCATGTAGTTGTACACCATGGCCACTGAAGGCGCGGTGGTTTCCTTAGGCGAGGCACGCAATAGCCGTTCTTTCAAATGGCTTTCGCTAAACGAGTCAAAGAACTTCTCCCGCCATTCGGTTGAGTTCATCAACTTCTCAAACATGAACTTCCCGCTTGGGTGCAGGGTGGTGTTTGGGGTGGTGATGAAACTGATCCCGTACGGCTTGCCTTGGATGCGGGCGTTGGCCATGGCGGTCAGAGCCGACGGCGCACAGCCGTTGATGATCTCCTCGATAAAGCTGATGTACGCAGGCTCGTCATAAGTCGTGGTTTCAACCGTCAAACCCCGCCCCAAGTCCCCCGCCGCATCACGCCCCATTTGCGGTACGTTGATGTTCAAGCTGTTGGTGTATTCCTCACCAAAGGCCTTGTAGGTCAGGTAGTTACCGCTGTCCTTGTCCCGCCACGTGGGGTTAACCAAGTAGCTGGGCATACAGGTACGGATCTTCTTGACCGCGTCAATGAACTGCGCCCGGTTATCGTTTTTCAGGGTGATCAGGTGACTCTTGTAACCCCGCCCGTTGATGTAGGTCAGCCAGAAGTTAATCACCTGCACCGACACCGTGTTGTGGGTCACGATAAAGTCGTCGGTGATGTACAGGTGATCTTGGCTGTCCACCTCAATGCAGGTGGCCTCATCGTCACCGCTAAAGGCGATGCTTTCCAACCACAACCGATTGTCCACCTCAGGCTGCTTGTCCTTACGGAAGCGGAAATACGCCAGCTCCTTAGGCAAGGTGACTGTCAAGGTATCCCGGATAGGCCGTGCCGTTCCGCCAAGTCCTCGAATCACATACGCCAGCTGATTGGCTATAAGCTCGTTAGGCGCCTTTAAGGTCAAAGTCTTACCGATCTTCAGCCCTTCATCGAAAAACGCCTGTACAAGCTTCAGGCGGTCTTCTAGCGCACCTTCGAGGTAGTGCTGGGGCAACCCCACGCTTAAATCGAAGTTGAACGCGTTCCCGTCCCGGCGTTTAACCGTACGCAGCTTCTTGTCCTTGCTGGTCATCAGGGTCTGGGGCAGGACTTCTTCTAAGTACGCGTCTTGCTCCTTGCTCAGGCTTCGCCCTTGCAGGTTGCCTTCAACCAAGCCTGCATTGACCATCCAGCCAAAGAGGTACGGGTCCAAGGTAAACTTCTGCTCCCGACCCTTCTCAGCTTTGATCAGCGGCGCTTCATAGGCATGCCCTTGCGCCAGCCCGGTGATCAGATCCGCTGTGGTGTAGTCGTCGGTAATCCCACGGCGTGAAGAAGTGCCTCGGGAATAGTCCTTCAACGTCCACAGGTGTTCAGCGCCCGCCTCGGTGGTGCGTCCGTCACTGAAGGTCAGAGTGTACATCCGAAGCTTGCCTTGGGGGTGTACCCCAATCACCGTGCTGGTCTTACCGTTGGGCGCAATCAGCACATCCCCGGTACGCACCTCCCCAATCTTCTTCCACACATCCTTGAAGACCAGGTTCCCGCTCTTCTCGCACTTGACCCGAACCAAGCTGCGGTTAGGCTGCATCTTGCCCTGCTGACGGGGCATGATCATGTAGGTGGTGATGTGGTTTAAGTAGTTCCAGATAAAACTGATGTTGCCCCGATTGGCCATAAAGCTTTGGTCGGGCTTGAGCATGCACACTTCACGCAGGAAGTACCAGAAGTTAGTCCGGCACTCTTCGGCGATCATGAGCTTTTGCTCGTTGGTCAGATCGTCAGCGTGCGGGTCCACCCCTTGCAGCATGCGGTTATTGAGCTGCAGCAGGAAATAGTAGTTCTTAATCCCCTGTTGACGGAAGACCTCGGCAGTGCGCAGAAAACTGGTATTACCGGTCTTAAGGTCCGGGGCTGCCTTGTAGTTGTAAAAGTCTTTGAGAAAGCGCACAGTCTTGATGCTGTGCAAACTGTCCTCGTTAAAGTGCGCCAGCAACAGTTCGTCTTCGGTGCGAGTGTCGGAATCAATCCGTAACCGCTTATCGTCCATCAACGTTCTGGGTAGATTCTGGGCACCCAAGTAGTTCACCAACTTCTTGGCAAACTCAAGCTTTGCGTCAATCACTTCACCCATGAGTGAACCCCTTGCGTTAAAAATATCCAAATGCAAAAAATAAAGGGTAGGCACAGCCTGAGGTTTCCCCCAGGCTGCTTTTCGCTACCGAACCGTTACCGGTCTGGGTTGTTACGGATGCCATCGGTGTTGTTCACCGCATCGGCTTCCACTTGATCAACAGAGCCGTTGGTCGCGGTGGAGCCTTCGCCGGCTTCCGGCGCGGTAGGTTTGCCATGGGCTTCGAGGATCGCGTTGCGGTCTTCTGGGCGCACGGCGTAGTTACGGGTCACAGGATCAACATCCTGATTACCGGCACTGTCTACCAGCGGGTTCAACGTGTCGGACTTGGCCAAACGTTCTTTGACATCGTCCGGCACCGGGCGACCTTCGCGTTCACAACGAATGCGAGTGTCGCCGTCACGGATGGCTTGTTGCAGGCGGTACTGAGCATCAGACCCGGTTTCGAGCATGGTGGCTTGGCCCGCATGCTCAGGATGCTGCCAGTCCCCGTTACGGTTCTGCAGATGGCCATCCTGGGTCTTACCGTGGTGAGCATCTTTATCGAGCTCGCCCGGATTCATCGGAGCATGAGTGCGGACCTCGCCACGTTTCTGGTCAGAGACCAGATCGGTGTTGCTGTCGTTGTCATGCTCGCCAGCCGGTTCCCCGACAGGTTGATGTCCAGCAGGCTGACTGCGACCCAGTTCACGGTCCTGTTGACGAGGATCCTGATCTTGGCCACCGTTTTTCAGGGTGTCGGTCTTGTTGCTAACAACCGGGTCACCCTTGTCGCCTGCACGTTTGGCGGTTTCGGTACTTTTGCTTTTGCTGCCCATAATTCAACCTCTTTCTGGTTGGAACGCTTTAAGCCTTACGCCGTAGGGCGAAAGACACCACCATTTACTGGTCTTGCTTTTGCTGACCTTCACCGCGGTATTCAGTCTGTTCTCTGAACTCGCGAAGAGTGTTGCTGGCATTGCTGCCAGAACGTTGTTCTTCCGACTGCTCGCCGTCTTGCGCTTGCTCGTCACCGCCTTCTTGACTTTCGTCGGGCTGGTCGGTGGCTTTCAGGCGCTCGGTGGTGGCCAGCGTCAGGTCGTCGTAGATGTTCTTCTCGGTGGACTGGCCATTTTGAAGAACGATCTCTTCTTTCACTTCGTTCGTTTTCGAATCGAAGATCTTGACAACAACTTCCTTGTCGTCGGAACAATGTGCAGCTACCTTTACTACAGAAGTCATGGTGTTCTCCTAGTTTAAGGGCATAGCATTAAACAGGCTCAACGACAACGCCGGTCAGACCCAATTGCAGTTCTGCTCCGCTGCTGTCACGATTCACCCAACTGATGAACCAGGTCTTCCCTTTCTGCAACTCAATGCCGATCAGGTTATCCGTGTTCCAGTTGGCCAACGGGAAGCGCCATTTCTGACCCGCTTCATTCATGAAGTCGAAGTGGGTTGGGTCAGGCGCCTTGTCCTCGTTGCGTGGGTCGTACGCAGGCGAGATCGCACGGTACAAGTCTTTGAGCCAGTCCACTTGATCGCGCTGGCCGTTACCGCTGGCCAGGTTGAAGGTGGTCTTGGAACCACTGTTCTTGACGTTGACCACTTTGCCGCCAAAGTACGGCATGTCTTGCGAGTAGCTCACCTCCCAACGCTTGCCCGGGCCGTTCACGTCTTTGTACAGAGTGATGCCGGTGTGCTGGATGAAGATCACGCTCTCGTAAGTGGGCGCAACGTCTCTGAGGTTCAGGTTGAAGATCATCGATTGGGCCACACCGTAAGAACGCGGACGGTAGGCTGGGCTCTTGTCATTCAACGTAACGAACTCGGTAACGTCGATCCGCGTTTTGCGGTCAAGGTCGAACAGGTAGTGCTTGAGGATGTAACCACCAGTTTCCGCATCCCACTGCGGGTAGGTGTAAATCTTGGGCGTGTACGCCCCGATAGGATCACCGGCTTGCAGGTAATACAAGCGGCTTTCATGGTCGGGGCTGCCTGGCTTGGCAATCTGGTGCTGCTCATCAGCGTCAAGTTTGTAAGTCAGGCTCAACTCACTCACTTGCCCAGGCCAGGTCGGGCGGTAAGCACCCAACCCGTACAGGTTGAACTTGGTGCCGTTTACCGGCATGGGTTCCGACTGACTGCCGTCACTGTAATGAACAATAGCACGCAGCTCTACCGACAGCAACTCGACGTTGATCGGGACGATCATCCGGTTCGGGTCGGTGGTGTTGGTAAACCACGGCGACAGCAGTTCGATCCCGGTAACATACTTGATCCCGATCTCGTGGTCACGCATGTACGCACAGTGTTGGACCATCAACGGTTGAGCCGGTGGGATGAAGTTACCCCCCTCATCGTAGAACACCAGCCAGCAACGAGTGCCGTCAATAAGGCTTTGCTCATTTTCAGTGACGCTGAAAGTACCGGTGGTCATGATCGACAGGTTGGTGCGATCGACGATCTCGGCCAACTTGCACGGCACTTTGTTGTTGAGCAGGTTCAGGCTCTTGTCGTACTGAGCGCTGATGATCTTGCCGTTCTCGCTGGCATCGTTGCCCAGAAAGACGTAGGCGTACGCAGCCCCTGGACGCATGATGGTGGAATCGCAGCGCGCCACGTTAGGACGCACACTGTAATCCACGCTCAGCAACGCTTCACCCAGCAGAGGACCACCACGCAGGCCAAAGATCCAGTCCTGCTCGCTGGTGTTGCCTTCGTCGATGTTGGTGATGCGCCACGGTAGCAGGGTCGACTTAAGTGTTGCCTGCCAGTCCACCTTGTCCACGATGTAGATCACCCCATTAGGTGGGTCGAACACCAACTCCCCTTCCTGAGGCACCACGTACTTGTTGAGGTCATCCACCGGGTGCTTGTCCGGGTCGTAGATGTTGTGGATGTAGTGGAAGTTCTTACGTTCCCCCGTGTTCAGGACACTGGCGGCCACAGCCGCCACTGCACCTGTTGCGGTGGAATTGGGTTTACTATCGAACATTATCGTTCACCTCGTAATGGCCTTCAATAACGCAAACTGACTGGAGGTAGCTGTCGTTCACCTGCTTGATGAACAAAAGCTCGTTGGAGGTCATCGTGAGTTTACCGACATTGGCAAACGGCATGATGGCAAAGTAGCGACGGTCATACCCCAGCTGCACAGGGTCGTATTCCAGCCACCAGAGGTAGGGCTTTACCAGATCGCGGATGGCCTGCTCAGTGAACACCGAACTGTCTTCAGCCAGCTCAGGCAATTCAATAAAGCGGTTGATCAAGCCGTTGGTGATCACGTTCAAGAACGGGCTGTAAAGCCGGTACTTGTCTTGCAGGGTGGGCAACACCTTAGGTGGGGCGTTGGGTTTCTCCAGCCACTCGGTCAAGTAGTCACTGACCCGTTGATCCACATCCCGTGAACGTTGGTACAGGGGATAAGTGGCGTACGGTTCGATAAACTTCACCGGGGCGTAGACGTGCTTGACCATGTAGGGCTTGCCGTTGAGGCTTGCCGCCAGATCAGCACCTGACCGTGTTTCGGCATTTGGAACCTCGTCGGTGAGGTAGAGGGCTCCATTGATAACCGTGCGAGTAACTCGATCATCGCGCAGGTTATACCGATCAAAGTTACCGATAACCCCACCTTGCACAAACCCCAACTCGGTTTCAAACTTAGGCGTGTCTTGGTCATTGTGAAACCCATGCGCCCGTACCGTGATGGTTTGCGGACCGTCCACGATAAATTCCTTGTTGTGGATGTAGATGTACTTGTCCTTGTACATCCAGTCAACGAAGTCCACCAGTGGGTGACGGTTCAGCCACACGTCCACCTGAGCAAAGCTGATCGGGAAGATCAACCCACCGTCCTCGTAGATCACCGTCAGCGCAAACGCCAAGCTGTGGTCCATGTGGTCCAGTTCAAAGGTGTAACTCAGGCTGGCCGAGTTAAACAACAGCACCCCGCGTTCGTTGACCTGGTCCAATGCCTTCCACTTGATCACCCCATCGATGACTTCGTAGAACCGGTCGTTACCGGTGATGTCCGTCAGCTCCCCCACCACCGTCTGCAGATCGACGTTGTACGCACTCTTGTAGACCCGGAAGTCCACCTCAGGGTCCAAGGTGACGTCTTGGTTGGTGATGAGGTAGTCCACCTGCCGACCGGTTTGGCCAAAGGTAAATTCCACCATCACACAGCCTGAGTACTTGGGTGCGTAGTAACGTACGTTCTTCTGGTTCATCGACCCGAGCAGCAAACCTTCGGCGTCGTACTCCCAAGCGGTAAAGCTTTTGCGGTAGGTCGGTGGAACTTCAAAACCCCGAGTCCCCTGTTCGCTGAAGCTGACCCGTACCGGGGTTTCACTCACCACCCGCGTGGCTGCATTGTACCCCAGTGCGAGCGATGCGTTCTCACGTTTAACCGCCGGGTACTGCGCCCGAGTCAACGCCATCACCGTACCACTTTCCAAGCCGTCAGCCGTCCACTCAGGTACCGTAGCCCGTTCACCGGTCATGGCCTTGACAATCCCCACGTCATCCAAGCGGTACAGGTAACGGATGCGCTGGTGTTCGTGCGGCCACTGATGGTGCCAGTCGGTTTCACGCACCAACACCACCACCTTGACCTGAGACAGGTCCTTAAGGTCTGCATGGAACTCACTGGCCCCTTGGATGGCATCGTCGGCCACTGCCACATCAGCATGGGTCAGCTGACGCACCGTGGTATTGCTGTTACGGTGCAGGTACAAGCCTTTACCTTTCGGACCGACCAGGTAGTAGTCATTGTCGTCAAAGTACCGGAAGGTGAAGTCGCCGTCCACTTTGGGTGGGTGCAGGATCAGCTTGCGCTTTTTGTCCAGGCTTGAGTAGTAATCGCGCAGCGTGTTGTACGCGTAACGCTCTACCCGAATGACCGTGGGGTCGTGCCAGACCTCAACCGTGTCACCGACCACCAAGTTGGTCAAGGTGTTGGGAGCGCCGTCATGAAACACCCCGTTATGGAAACACCCGGTGTAACCAGGCAGCGCCTTGAACTTGCTGTACAGCGAAGTGAAGGCTGCCAGTTCTGAGGCGTTCTCATACGTCATGGTCTGGTAGTTGTAAGGGTTATGCGAGTTGTCCAGCGCACTATCCCCGTAATCCACCCCCACGCTTGCTTGGTAGCAGCGAAAGAACATGTCGTCTTTGCTGGGGATCTTGTAACTGCCCAGCTTTTGCAACGCGATCAACACCAAGCCGTCGTAGGTGACCATCGCCCACGCATGCGCCCGGCTGTACTGGAACCCACGGGTGTTGTAGATGTCCAGTTGCACACCACGCACTTTAAGCAAGGCTGCCACATTCACCCAACGGTCCAGCGGGTTGCGATTGAGCACCGCGTTCTTGATGTTCCAGTAGCCTGGGTGCAGACCGCCAACACTGAACACATGGTAAAACGTGTCACGCTTGGGCAGAGTGCGCCATTTACCCATGTAACTCCAGTTCAGCGTCACCCCGTACTCGTCCGAGATACGAACCAGTTTCACCTGGTGCTGGTGGTTCTCTTCAGGGTTGCCCCAGAGGTTGTCTTCCACGTACCGAACAACCGGGTTATTACTGTCGTAAACGGTCGTCATAGTCCACCCACTTAAGTCAGGTCGTAGGTGTAGTCGATGTTCTTGGTGAACGACTCCAACACACCCTTGTTGTATTTGGGATCCAGCGAAATGCCCAGCTGGGTTTTACCGTACACTTTAAAGCGGGTCACGCCATACACCAACGCGGTGAACAGGCACGGCGCTTCAGAGGCGGCTGCAATGACCTTGTTGCCCATCGAGGCAAAGCTGATCCCGCCCACGACGCTGATGAAGTCTTTAAGGCTCAGCGTCTTAAGCTTGTACAGGATCGGGTTGGCATGAATACCCGCCAACAAGTCAGGGAGCATCGGCATACGCGGCAGGTCTTCGATCACCCCCAGGATGTAATCCTTCTCGGTGCCAAAGATGCTGCGGATCACGTTGATGCCGATGAAGGTCACATCTTCGGTGGGGTTTTCTTGCAGCGAAAGAAAGTAGTAGGCCAGCAGCACCTTAAGGGTCAAGGCCTCGTTAAGGTCCAGCCCTGCACCACGAATCAACCGTGCCGAAACCGCTTCAGAGAACGCCTTGGTGGCAAGCAGCCGGCTGTTTTTCAAAGGGGTCATGTAGTTCTCGGCAACGTCCTGTTGCAAGAAGGCTGCTAGACGCGCAATCGTGATCTCGTTGGAGTGCACAATGGCGTTATTTTTGTTACGGTACGGGCGCTCATCGTAGACCGTAATCATCTGGCGATTGAGTGCTTGCAAAGTTATGGGGAAGGCAAAGATAGGAATCGGTAGATCCGTCTCATTGGTGACGGTGAAAACATTCGACTTTTTGGTCGGTGTGAGGTTGCGGGTCAAGTGCAAAGTCTTGATCGTATTCTCAACCCGATCCGTTGCTTTATATTGCTGCCCGACCGTTGTGTCATAAGCATTAGTCAGCATCGTGTGGGTCCTCAAAATAACATGTTATGTGCCAGATGTATATGACACTGTACGGCCCTAATTTGGGTTGCATACGATTGCTCCAGGCCACTTACGAGGTTTTCCATGACCATCTTCAACCAGATTGTACCTGGGAAAGTTAACAACCGGGGGATCAACGACAAGTCGATCCCCGAGTACACGGTTAACTACCCTGTTTACCCGCTCCACCTCCCGGTGGTCTCGCTCGTCACTGCCAAGGGCGAAATTGCCGGCGAGAAAGGCACCCAGTTCATCAACCTTGCCAACTTCGATCAGATCTTCGGCAAGGTGAATGACCACAAGACGCCGTACTACAACCCCATCGCACTGCTGATTCAACAGCTGGGTCTGGGTGGTCAGTCGGTGATCGGTGTGCGTCGTCTGAGCGCCAACACCGCCATGTCCCGTGTGGCTCTGTCTGCCTTCGTGCAGAAAGTCACCGTCCAAGACTTCGAACGCGACCTGTCGGGCGCCTTCAAGCGTGACGAGAACGGCGACAAGATCGCAACCGGTACCACGTTCGAAGGTATCAAGATTTCTGTCAAGCCTGACCCAGAAGCTGCAAAAGGTCAGTATGGCAAACTCGCCAATCGCGTTATCCCAGGCACTCCTGCCCAAGGTGACACCCCCGCCGTGCCTGAAATCCAGGTGTTCCCTCTGGTAGAATACGCAGCCGGTATCGGCGACGCGTACAACGCCAGCGGTCTGAACATGGGTGTGACCAACTCGGCGCTGAACTGGAAGTCGGTTTCGTCTTTCGTCAAGGCGACCGGTGTGTTCCCGTACGAGCTCAAGATGTTCACCGACAGCGACGCTGGCGTGCGCACCTACAGCAAGACCACCGAAAAGCGCGAAAGCGCGCAGTTCACCTTCTTCCCAACTGAACTGAATGGCACTCAGTACAGCGTGAAGCGTGGCGTGGGCCTGTTCACCAACACCAACCAGAACCGCAAAGTGGTGCCAACCCCTTCGCCGTTCAAAGAAGCGTACGTCTACGATACCAACATCGACACCATCTGCCAGCTGATGTACGTCGTGGAGAAAGACCACAACGACACACTGGTTGAAGTGAGCGATCGTCCGTACCAGCAGATGAACTTCCTGACCTGCACCAACCACCTGGGCGCGCCGTACTACGCCGTGGTCGGCGACGACACCCCGCTGTGGGACCTGTCGGGTTCGGTGAAGTCTTCGGGCGGTATCAACCCGTTCTACAACGACAAGGGCGAACTGCCTGACTACGTGACCAAGCCGGAGATCAAAGATCCGTTCGGTTTGCTCGAAGGCGTCAAGCAACCGCTGTCGTCCACCCAGGCCTGGGAAATCACCAACAAACTGTTGGCTGCCGACCTCAAGACCTACGTGAACGGCTCGGAGATCAAGAACTACACCCGCAACCGCCAGTCGGTCATGTGGGACGTAGGCTTCAGCAAAGAAGTCAAAGACATCGCGGTTCAGCTGCTCGCCAGCCGTCGTGACATCTTCGTCTTCCAGGACGCCACCGTCTGGGACCCAACCCTGGGCAACGACCTGGGCACTGTGTACTCGCGCTTCTCGTCGCTTGCGGCCGCAGCTCGGATGTACCCAGAGTCTGAGCAGTGGGGCACGGCAACCTGCCGTTCGGCGATCAACCTGATCGAAGCGAAACTGACCAACGAGCTGACCGGTAGCTACTTCTCCGGTAACCTCGACCTGGCCTACGCCTTCGCCGCCTTCGCGGGCAACAGCGCCGGCATCATCGTTCCAGCAGCTTCGCCGGACCACGGTGATAACCGTATCCTGCGCACCATGCACTCTCCGAACATCGAGTTCGAAGAAGACGAGATCGCCAACGACAACTTCGAGAACGGCGGCATCACGCTGCGTCCGTACGACGTCGAACAGCTGTTCCGTCCAGCCCTGATCACCGTTTACAACAACGATGATTCGGTCCTCAAAGACGCAGTCACTGCGTTCCTGTGCGTGTGCATCGAGAAGATCGTGCAAGACGAGTGGAACACTGTGTGCGGCGACACCAGCTACAGTGCGGCCAACTACGCAGCGCTGGTCAAAGACGGTGCCGAGCGTAAGCTGCGTGACCGCCTTGGCGGGCTGGTACCACAGATGACCGTGGAGACGTCTTACGACGAAACCCGTCCAGGTGGTCGTGCGATCCTCAACACCGTCGTGAACGCTTACTTCAACAAGGGTAAGTACATGATGAACATGGACTTGTACGCTTACAACGAACAAGACCTGGCCACAGCCTAAGGGGTAAAGCAACATGGCAAATACCAACTACCCGCATCGGGATAACGATACGCTGCTGCCCCAGAGCGATCCGTTTGTCCAGGCGCTGGACCTCAGCAAACGCCCCGTCATCAACGCCGAGTCTGGCGGTATGTATGGCTGGGCGGGTAACGTCTTCGAGTACATCAGTGCTCAACCACACGTCTCGCAACAGAGCTGGTGCATCCTGCTGAGCTCGCCTGCGATGTTCTCCAAGCTGCCAGGTGGCGATCGTCTGCACGCGCTGACCAAGGCGTTCTTCGAGAACCGCTCGCAGTCCTTCGAAGGTCTGCAGGACCGTACCGAACACGCCTTCGGGCGTCAGGAATGGACTGGTCACGTCATGTCCATCCCAACCGGTGCTACCCGTACCCTGGGTTCGGTGACCCACACCGTGATCGACGTTGAAGGCGAGTCCTTCACCAAGCTGATCAAGATCTGGGGTCAGTGGGGCGTCATGGACCCTGAAATCCAGAACGCCAAGCTGGTGATCCTGGACGATCCGGGCGACATGCTGCTGGACGACGTCTCTGCGGCGGCTTGCTACTTTGAGCCTACCCGCAACATGCGCGATGTGGCTCACGCTGCGATCGTGGTCGGGATGATGCCCACCACCACCGTGCCGATCGAGCTCAAGCGCAACAAGGCAGAAGAGAACACCATCCGCACCATTCAGATGGAGTTCACCGGGGTTGTTGAAATGGACACCCTGGCGGTTAAGCAGATTGCTCGTCAACTGCTGGCCCTGCTCCCGCTGTACAACCCTGACGCAGTTGATGCGCCAGAAGGTTTCCGCAGCCGTACGTCGGTTCTGGAAGGTCTGCAGAACGCTGGTACCATCGAGCGTATGACCAACCAGAAAGCGAAGGTGACTTCGGCCACCACGTACATGGGTTAAGCTTCAAAAGACGGTCATGGATAACCCTACCCACCCTTAACGGGGTGGGTAGGGTTTATTCACGCTTGACCACTAACGCGGGTTCTTACGCCGATCCCCTGTGTAGAGCTTGCCGCCAATCGACATCAGGTTATCGTTGTTCTTAAGCACCACTTGCCGAAATATTTCAAAGTCATTGGCATGCGATGCTGTCTTGGCAACGTTGGGATCGTTGTTCAAGATGTAGCGGTGGATCTGGCCGTCCGTGTACCACGCAGGGAAGATGACTTGCCACCCATCAGACTTCTTGAAAATGATGGGCTCTTCAGCATCTTTATCCCGGGTGATACGGATACAACCAGCGTAAATCCCCAACGAGTACTTAAAAACCAACCCGTCAGGTGTCTTCATCACGTGATAGGTAAACTCACGCTTCTCCATCATCCGTTGTACTACGAGTAACGCAAGCACTACGTAAACCACAACGAGTACGGAGTTCATGGTTAGTTCATAAGCCAAAGGGGACATATGGGCCTCCTAGGCGGACATGCCTAGCGTTAAGTGAGTGGGAACATCCTGTTAAGTTCTGGCACCTCCATCGTGGCAATACACGTAGCATGGTTGCAAATTTTAAACAAAAAAAAAAATAAAGAGTAAGGGAAGGACCGAGGGCCCAAGCCCTCGTCCTCAGTCGACTTCTGTCAAGTTCTTAAACAACTCGTAGTCGCCAAACTTACTCTTTACCGTTCCCTGGGTGCAGTCTTCGTAGACCAGTTCGGTAGTGGATTCGGTCAACAGGAAATACCCTGAGATCACCCCTGCCTTGTCCACGTACCCCACGGTGTAGAACTTCTCGCCTACGGTAAAGTAGACTTCCCGCCCCACACTGTTTTCAGGACCACTTTGGTGCAGGCTGGTACCCATGTTGTTGCCCAACTTGATAACCTGCTCACTGGGTGCTGATAGGTCAGTCCCATAGCGCAAAGTAAACATGTCAGTCTTTGGGTTACGACTGACTTCAAGCTTTGAGCCATTGGCAAACCCACAGCTAAAAACCACATCGTTAACCTGCGGCGCTGCACGGACTAACTCCGCACCCATCGCCCAGATCACTATTACCCAGAACGCAATCCACTTCATGCTGCTACCCCTACTTCATCAATGGCCAGACCAAAGTTCAACACCTTCTTGTGACTAAAGAAGTTGCCGGTGAACTTTTTGATCGAGTTAAACGAACGTACCCGGGGCGTCAGGTAAACAGTACCTGTGCGCCAGAAGCCATCGGGATCTTGACGGGGGAGTACAAACCCCACCGCTTTGCCATCCACCACAAACACATACAACTCGTGAATGTGACGGATCCAAGACGCGACATCGGCCATCCAACGATCCTTTTTGGATTCGTCTACTAGCCACTGGTCACTCTTGTTACCGCGGCGAATGTAGCCGACATCTGTCTTGTATTCCATAAGTTACTCCTGTAATGGTTGATTATGCTGCTTCTGTGCTTACCTCCGTATGAGGTTCGGCGTAAAACATCCACTCCACCGCCACACCGATATTGGCGTGAATATTGGCGGTATCGATGATTCGGTCCAAGTCCTGTAGGGTTAACGTCCCCATCGGAATAATGAACCGAAGAGACTGGGGTGCGTTGCAGATCACCCCGCCTTGGCCTTCAAACAAACTGACCGTCCCCAACCGGGTTCCCACCAGTACTGTCTTACGACCGTACAGATCCTGAGCCTTCGCCACTTCCCCCGGGCACAGGTCGGTTTCAATAAAGCGGTGTACTTTGTCGCCACCCTGAATCCATTCAGGTTCAAATTCAAACTCCACATTGATCTGTTGCCAGAGCGTATTGAACGCACTGCAAACCACCTCATTCATCATGGTGCTCACCGGGGCTGCTCCAAAGATTGATGCAAGCTTAATTGGTTGTTATACCCGACAGTGATATAGGTCTGAATTCGAATGTAAGTTAAAAATAAAAGAACAAACATAACCCCTACCCCAGTGACCGCAGTCACCGGAGTAGGAGAATGAATGAGGGGTGAGGTGGTCAGGCTTCTTGCTGCATCTTGACTTCAGCAATCAATGCATCGGCGTACGCTTTGACGTGGAGCCAGACGTTGTCTTCTGGCAAGTCCGCCGGGATCAGCCTGTAGGCGTGCGGCTTAGCCCTGTAGGCGCCCAAGTAGACCTCACGCATACGTTCGGCCTTGGTGGTCTGCAAAACGTCCAGAGCGTCCTTCTGGCCCCGTTGCTCAAGGCGTGAGGCAAACAGGCTGGGGTGCCCGTCGAGCAGGAACGTGACATCTGGGTAGGCCGGACCGTGAACCAAACGGTGCAGCGTGTTCAATACGCTAAGGTCCACCCCACCCGAACCGCCTTGGTAGGCAAGTGTGGAATCCAAGAAGCGGTCAGTGATCACCATGTAACCGCGAGCCAGGTACGGTTGCACGACCTTCTCCAAATGATCTGCTCGCGCAGCGTTCATTAGCAAGGCCAAGGTGGTCGACGAAAGGTTAAGCTCCTTGTTGTCCAGCCCAGGAAAATAGCCTTTAACCCCGTCGCGGATAAATTCTGCAAACGGAGTGCCGCCCGGCTCACGGGTACGGATCACTTTGATACCCGCTTCTTTCATGTATTCAAAAAGCCGGTCCACCACGGTGGTCTTTCCGGAGCCATCCAACCCTTCTACTGCAATAAACTTACCCTTTGGTACTGGCATTCCCACATCCTTAAAAATATAAAAATCGTAATAAATCCCTCCCCTCCAAAAGAGGGGAGGGATCGAGCTTACTGCTTGCGAACCGACTTACTTAGTCGGTTTGGCAACCCCGATGGTGCCGCTGCTACCAGGACCTGCCGGAAGGCTGGTTGGACGCTGCGACGGCATCGTTTCTTGTTGACGACCCAGGCCTTTGAGCAAATCAGGGTTAACCTTGGTTTCTTGAGTCATAGCAATGCCTTCTTTCAGTTTAAGGAGTGGGGTGTTCCTTAAAATGGCTAGAGGATCCGTTACTTCTTTGGCGGCTGAAGAGGCATGCCAAAGTCAAAGTGCTTGGGAGGTCCATTGGACTTAATGATCCCCGTGGTTCCCTGACTGTGAGGGTCGTACGGGTTTCGTTCAGGCGGGACTGTGGAGTGCAACTTACCCAAGCCTTTGAGCAGTTCAGGATCGATGGTGGTTTCGTTTGACATACCGTTTACCTGCGCAGAGTATCCTTAGGATGCTCAGGCCGTTTTGTGGTACGTTTCCAGCAGGTGAGTTTGCACGTCTGCCAGACGCTCTACGATAAAGCGGGTCCAGGGTTCGAAGTCGCCGTCTTCGGTGTGCTGCTTGACAAAGGCGTCAATCCCGCCGGCTTCTTCGATGTCCGCCAGACCGAACCACCCCAGGGCGTCGTTCATTTCTTCGGCCATGTCGAAGGTTTCGGTGTCAGTCGGAATTTCCAACGCGTAGACCACACCAAAGTGCGAGCTGCCCACGTAGTTCGGTTGCTCTTCAGGAACGCCGTCCCAGACAAAACCCAGACGCTGCAGACCTTGAGCAACGTTCACCCCGGCCACCGCTTCAGAGATGTTGACCGCTGACATCTTGGCGGAGAACAGGTGCACTTCTTCGGACCATTCACGCAGCATGGACTCGTCTAGCGTTTCCATCAGGTCCATAGCGCCGGTGTCGAGCAGTTCGCTGTCAGGCGTGCGCGGCTCATCGGCGCACAGCAAGTGGGGCTGGAAGTCTAGGTACTCCACATGACCGCCAGCGCCCATGCTCAGCATGCCCGACATACGGCCTTCACCGTTCTTCTTGTTGCGGCGGTACAGGAAGAAGCGCACGTACGCGCCTTCCGGACCGTGGAAGACCTGGTAGCCCAACGTGTAGGCAATGGCTTGACGCAGCAGGCACAGCTTGCCGATCAAGGAGCGACGCGCACCCATGACGTATTCTTCCAGACCCTTGAGCACTTCTACCGTCTGGGTATTGCCCAGCAACGAGAACCCGGCGCTTGGGACCAGGTCAGTCAGGCCTTGGTGGTGAATACCGAAGGTGAATTCAGAGTGCTTAACTTTTTGTTTCAGGATCATTGAACTGCTTCCGTGGTAGAGAGATGTTGTACGCGTTGCGCAATGCCGTCGGCAATCTTGAGCATGGCGATGTTGGCGTCTTGTTGATTGAAAACCGACGGGTCAGCAAGGTTTACAACCATGCCTTTGTCCGAGTCGGAGTCGATGATCGTGGCCAGCACACGACCGTTGTGTTCGATGTAGAAATTGTGGTCCCGTCGCCCATGGCGGAAGGACATGGTCAATTCTTCACCCTGGCTGGCCTGGGTGTGGATCTTGAAGTCGAAGTTGAAAGGGGAACTAGGGCGAGCACTTTTCTTACCAACACCTACTTCGGCAAACGGCAAGGCTACAGGTTCCATACAGCACTCCTTACGACAACTGAGCGATTACTTTCTTAAGCACAGACTTTACCCCGTGCTCGGTGATCTCACGGTATTCGATGACGTTGATCTCACCGTCTTTGACTTCGGCGTAACGTCGCAAGCCATAGGTGGTGCGCTCGATGTAGCTGCGGATCACGACGGTGTTGTCATCACCGACTGAGACCACATAACGACCGACAAAGTGTGGAATGTTGGGGCGGTCGAAAAAGTGCAAAGCACCCAACTGGTCGGTCAAGTCCTTTACGGTTACAGCTTGTTCTACAAGTTCCACAGTTTATTCCTCTACTGCTGGGCCGGGTTTACGCTGCCAAGTTGCGTAAACATGTGCATCTTTCCAAGAGACGTCTGTTTGGTAACGTATATGGATGACGTATCCCAGCGATAAATGACCGGTACTGGTCCAGATATTGGAGGGTACTTCTTCATCCAAGTGCGCTGCAGTACGGTACGGCTCTTTCTCCAAGATCGAAATGAGCTGCAGGCGCAAACCATGAAAGGTGGCCCGAAGAGAGATGCGTTGGTCGTTACGCTTTTTCCAAGTCATCCAAGGAAAGCCACCATTTTCAAAGGGGCTAGGTTCATCCGGCTTAGGGATGTAGTGACCGTCCTTCATTTGAGGAATGAACGAACTATCGATGATATCTTCTTCGTTGGTGCGCATAACGTGGGCATTACGCACCATCACCTCGTTACCCAGTTCGGTCAATACCTTGATCAACAGCTCGGGTCCAAATACTTCTGGATCAAAGTAAGTTTGATTGGTAGAATTTAGATTGAGTGTGGCCAACAGGGGTCCAAACGACCATTCCTTACCGGCAAGTAAGCCTGGGATCAAATTGATCTTTTGATGCACATGGATGCACTTTGTACCTACGTCAAGCCTGACGTCAAACTGTGAAAGGATGTGACGTTCCCGAGCCTCTTGAAAGAGAGGGAGACTTTCCAAAACTTTCATTGCCTCGTCGACGGCGTAGGTGACTTCTGGATTAAGAAGTCTTGGCTTCAGTAGCCCCGGTATGATAGGATACATCTGATCCAGTTCTTCACAGCTTAGTTTGTGTAAGTCGGGATTGTAAACACCGTTAGGACAGAAAGAAGGATTGGAGCCAGCCGTCTCATGAATCATTGCCTGCATGTCCTCTTCGGTGAGAACAGGACCCTCACTTGCTGACAGGTCTGATGCCAGCTCAGTAAGTTTTGTAGCAAACTGACCGCTAGCCTCCTTAATCCTTTCAAGACCGCTGCTAATATTGTCCAGACGCTCCAGCAATCGTTGAACCGGAAACTCTTGGAGCATAAACCCAACCAGGGCAATGATGATGTCGTTTTCCACCACCCAACCTTGGTGCCAGGAATGACTGTTGCCCTCAAGCTTAAAGGTGTACAACAACGTTCCGTCCTCACTGACCGACAGCTGATCAGTGAGGCAGCACGTTTCAATGGTGTATTGCCGGAACACCACCTTACGATCCTCGCCATTAAACAAACCCAACATGACCAACTGCTGAATAAGCTTGCCCAGTAGACTTTCCATTTTAATCCCCTACAAAAATAAAAATGCGGCTATAAGGAATGACCAAGGATTGCTCCCTGGTCATTACTTTGCTTAGTGCTTTGTCTCGCCAGCACGCTTTTCTTCGAGTTCTAAACGCTTCTCGATGTGGTCAGCAAGTGCTTGCAACATGGGTTTGATCTTTTTTGCAATAGCGTCCGGATCATTACCGCCGAACGCATGGCCTTGAGATGTTGCCATATAGATGACCTCATGCGCCCCACCACTGGAAGGGACGGCCAACGTAATGTACGGGGACTTACGCCAGTACTCAGCCACAAAAGGGGTAGGGTCGCTGGCAGTTCCCTGCTTAAACTCCACCGCCGATTTGTCCGCCATATTGAACCGAAGAGTGCCTTTAACAATGATCTCGGTAAGGGCCGAGATTTGATGTTTATCGGACTGAAGCATCACGTTCTCCTTTAGCCGAACAGTTTTTCTGCCAGGTCTTGGCTGGACTTGCGCTGGGTTTCCAGCCAGTCAGCCGCTTCGGTGCTGTGCACGTAGTCGATCACAGTGGTCGACTGACCGTACAGATATTCTTCGCCCACCTGCTGCTTGAGGTGATGCTGGGAGTTGATGGAGAACGCACCCATGTTCAGGGTACCGTCGATGGTGGTCAGCTTGTCGTTGTTGGCGAACTGCTCACGGGCCACTTGGGCAGTTGCCTGCTCAGTCAGCGTACCCAGGTCGTTGAAGAACTCGACGTGGGTTTTGATGCTGTCGGTGGTCACGCCTTCAGGCATGTCCAGCTTGCTGGCATCGAAGGTGGCGTGGTTGGTGGCCTTGTCGTAGGAGCTGTTCTTAACCAGTTCCTGCAAACCCTTGTCCATGTACTCGCCGTAGTTTTTGTTAACAGCCATTTCGCAAACCTCATTGTGTGGAAAAATGTAAGGGAACAAACAAAGAGAGAGTAGATCACTCCCGTCCAAGGAAAAAGCGGAACAGTATGGCACTGCCGCCCAGGTGGTGAACCTGTGCTCAACTAAGTAATATAGGCTTGAAATATTCTTAGCCCAGACGGGAGCTTTGCTACCGGTTAACGATCAACCGGCTTTTTATTGGCCCGGGCGTTGGCAATGAAATCGGTGATCTCTTTGCCTATGGCGTCCGTCTTGCTCACCGCTTCTTCAGCCGAGGCATGACCTTCGTAGGTCACCTTGAATTCCAGACCCAAAGCCTTTTGTTCAGCCGCAATGGCATCAAGTTCTTGGACACACAGCTGGGTGATCTCGTAACTGGCAGGAACCGTGACGTGAACATCACCGTACTCCTTGACCACCACCTTGATGGTCGCCAGCGGATCCACGTCGTCGTCATCCAGTTTAAATTCGTAAGCCACAGGCTACTCCTTACTTAACGTCGATGCCGTCGTTGAAATCCAAAGCCATTGGCTTCTCACCGGCTTGCGCCGCTTCCAGGACCGGCTTGATCAGCGGGGTCTTTTCGATGTTGGTGTCCCGGAACTCCAACTCCAGCGGTTGCACCAGTTGACGACCGTCCGACACCAGACCTTGGCTGACGTTGTGCGCCACGCGGTGCTCGGCGTTGACTTCAACGATCGGTTGCAGCAGCTCGAAGGTGTCCCAGTGGTTGCTGACAGGGCCGGTGAAGACTTCGAAGTGCTTGGACGCGTGGTAGATGTGCGCGGTGTAGAACTCAGGGGTGAAGCCACCCTCTTGCAACAGTTCGCTCATCACCCGCACCTGGTCGAAGTACATTTCGTGCGCAGGGGTGCCTTGTACCGACAGGTCGAACTGGCCGGAGAGGTAGTTGACCAGCAGTTGAGCCCGTTTGACTACATCAGTGGACAGCGAGAAACGCAGCAGGGTTTCGTCGTAACCCATCAGGCGGCCGGCAATGAGCATGAACAGCTCTTCGTTGGTGCGGAACTCGGTGGCGGCGATACGGTTGCTGATGGCCACGTTGGTGGCGTTTTCGCTGGCAATGGTGTCTTTGGTCCAGGCTGTCAGGTGCCCGCCTTGGGAGATCATGTGCACGTTGATCAGCTTGGAGATGTAGATGCGAATGGCATCGGACTTCTGCGCGCTGGTGAACACCCCTTGGATCAGGTGCGTGCCGGTGTCCAGGTCGGTGGAACGAGCCCACTCTTCGTCTGAAACCTTGTACAGCGCCTGGATCAAGGTGGCACCACTGACCACTTCGCGCATGCGGGTGATGAAGGTAGTGTAGTCCAGGAACAGGTTCAGGTTAGGCTGGTGTGCGGTGGTCATTGTACATCTCCTAGGAAAAATTAACCCCGTCGGGCAATAAGAAGCACTTCAGGTACATAAAAATAGAAAGCCTAAGACCAGTGGGTTGCCCCACCGGTCCTAGGTCTCTTAAAGGTATTACCGGAACACGTCGAGCGAGTTGCTGCTAACCAGACGAATTGGCGCGCTGCGCTGCATCTTCATCAGCACGCCCATCATCTCGTTAACACGGTTGAAGCTTTCAGTGCCTTCAAAACGCGCCATGATAGCGTCGTTCTTAAAGCCCTTGTCCACGGCATGGATCAACTCATCCAGCGTGGTGGTCATCTCGTTGAAGCCATCGTTGATAGCCCCGTCCAGATAACTTTCCAGGCCCGCTGAGAGGTGCTTGCACGCCCGCATCACACCTTGTTCGACCACGACGTCGTAGGTGGAAAGGTATTCCACCTCGCGCACCATGTCGCCCATTTTCTGCGGTTTGGTAACCGAGCGCAGGGAGATGGCAAAGTTGATGTCCGGATTGGCCAGCGCATCTGCCGTCCAGGCCTTGTGCTCACCGAAAGGGGTCAGCTCCACTTCGTTGTGCACAGGGTCCTTATCACCGCCGGTCATGGTCCAGTGGATCTTGCGTATGTGCGCACACACGTTCGGCATCATGATCGTGCGCAAGCGGTTGATCCACTCAAACAGTTCGGTGATCGGCGTACGCACCACCACCCCGTTGACCCGCTCGAAGTAAAACTGCGGCGGGTGACCCAGCTCGCAGAACACTTGGCCTTCACTGACGCGGCGGTTCAGGTCGCTGTCAGGGGACATGCACTCTTTGAGGTAGTTGTTGAAGCTGTAGACCACACCACCCCGGTTAGGGATGTTGAAGCCGCCCGCGTTCATGCGGGTATAGCCTGAGCCGTCGCTCATGGGTTTGAGAATGCCACGCTTGCCGCTGCCGGCCAGGATGGTGTTCCCGAAGGTAATGACCTGAGTCATCGTGGAACTCCTTTAATGATCTCTTCAAGATCCGTGACTTTGGTGTCGGGGTTGACGATGGCCGCCAAGGTGTTGTCTTGCAGATAGCCACCGAGCAATTTAGGGAACGTGCCGTCAATCAACATCGAGGTGTTGTTTAACCCCACGATCAACGGGGGTCGCCCTTCCAGCATGGCTTTGCTGTGCCGGTAGGCGACGTCCGGGTTTTCAGGATCACGGAACTGCAACGAGTTGAAGACCCGCATCACCTGAGGACTGCTCCCCACTTTACCGCCACACTCGTATTGCGCGTAGTCATAAAGGGAAGTCAGGTCGTCCTTGTTCATGTACCACGGCAGCTTTGCGTACAGGTTGAACTCCAGGTAGTACGCATGGGGTTTGTTGGGGTCTTGGAGCACATCCAGGTTCTCAATGAGGGTATCCCCCTTTTCAAACCCCAGCACCAAGTACTGCACCCCTTTAATGGCCACTTCCCGGATGCTCAATGGCACCAAGGTAATGTCCATCATGGCCAACAGGGGAGCGTAACACTCCCCAGGAATGACCAACCCCAGTACAGCCGACGTCCACACCTTCTCCCCCACCGTGGCCATCCCGTTTTCCACAAACCGTTTAGGCAAGTGGACCTCAAGAGGACCATTGGCAACCACCGAGTTGTCCTCAAGGACCGTGTAGGCTTTGTGGATACGTGCGGAGTTCCTGATCAGTTGGCCAACTTCCATGCGTTAGACCCCCACGCAGTTTCTGACGATCAACTTGATCAGCGACACATGCAGGCGCTGACGCTTGTCCACGATGTTGTCGGAACCATCACCGGTGATGAAGGTTTCTTCAACGATCGATGCCGCCATGTTGCAGTTCATGGCCCGCAGGAACGTCGGGACCAAGGTGCTCGACAGCAGGGCTTCTTGGATCAACACGCTTGGGCTGACTGGAGAGATCGTGTCGCGGGTGGTGGAGATGTCCGCTTCATGCTCAGCCTGCATGATGGCCTTGGCCACCGTGTGGTAAGCCTTCTCGTACTCCAGACCCATCTGCTCGTTGAACCAGACTTCAGGCAAGCCTTCGGCCGGCACCAGTTGCAGCATGCGGGCTTTGAGCGCTGGGGTTTCGTAGATGTAACGCAGTGCCCGCTCTTGCGCGGTCTTGACGAACACCTGTTGCGCCCGCTGGGTCAGCGCGCTGTTGATCGAGTTGTAGTAGGCGTTAGCCCCTTCACGCACCCGGATTGGATCGGACAGCAGTGGTACCGGTTCCAGCGACCCGCCGTTGAAGCGCGAGTACAGCAGCGCAATCAACCACTCGTTGAAGCTGATCCCGTTCTTTTCCAGCATGGCCAAGGCCTGGTTGGAGTAGAACACCTGGACATTGCCGGCCATGAAACGAGCACCCGAGTAGTCGGGGTTTTCATGACTGGAGATGGTCACAGGTTCCATCTCGCCGATGGCCACCGTGCGGTGCACGTAAGCGTTGGCGATTTGCTTCAGACCGATCAGGTAACGCGTCAGGCCGTTCCACAGGGTGGAGACGTATTCGCGGTAGTCGGTGAGCGAGCCTTTGACCAACCACTTGACCGGGTCATCGTCGGTGTACATCTTGGTCAACACCACGTACATCTTGAGCAGGCGATTGATCTCCAAGCTCTTGATGGTGGTGAAGTTGAACAGGTACTGACCGTTGTTGACAAACAGCTGACGCAGGTCGTAGATCTCGCCGATGCCGTTAGTCGCTTCGGTGAGTTCGTAGTCGGTGGACTTGAGGATCTCCACCACATCAGGGTGCGAGGCGTTGATGTATTCCAGCACTTCAGTGCCGTCTACCCAACGGAACTCCAGCCGCTCTTTGACCGCCAACGAGACGCTGGTGAAGTCCAAGACGGTGTTCTTCATCTCCACCGGGTACAGCGGGGACTGGAAGAACGGGTCTTCCACGTTGATGAAGTTGTAACGGATCTTGCTGAACGCCAGGTGCTTGAGGCGGTCGGGGGTGTAAAGCACCGACAGTTCACCGGCCAAGGTTTTGGCAAACGGCACACCAAAGGTCTTGACCACATCGAACGCCCCACGGATCGCTTCAGCCAGCTTGGTGCTGGTAGCGTCCAAGATTGCACTGTGGGAGTTGTTGGCGGTGACCTGTTCGAGCTCTTGACGAAACAGCTCGTTGTACTGCGCCGAACCGTGGCTCTGTTCGTTCAGGCCTTGCACCAGCGGTTTGGCTGGGAAGGGGGTGGCTTTGTTCACCGAAATGGCGATGGCTTCACCCAAGGCAATGCTTTGACCACGGATCATGCTGCACCCCCATTGACCTGAGCCACGATCGCTTTGGAGATCTGCTCTTCCTGCGTGGCGTTATCCAGTGGGGCGATGTATTCCAACCCGACCTTGTTGATGGTGGCCTGGACCAGCTCCACCGTGTTGGCGAAGGTGATAGTGTCAGCCACCAGAGTTTCTTTATTGACCATGATCAAACCCTTTGTTGAAATGTTCAGAGAATAACGCGGTTGGCCGTGTCCATCCCCGAGTAGAAGGTGTCGTACAGCCGGGACGAGATTTCACCCACGGTGATCTTCCCGTCCCTGTCAAAGTCAAAGCCTTTGTTCTGGGTGTAAGCTTTCAGGTGCGCCGAGTTACTGCGATCGAACAACACCTGGTCCGCTGACATGCCCACCGCTTTGGGGTAAAAGATGGTCAGGTAGAAGTCTTCCAGCTGGTTGTACTCCTTGCCCCACTTGGCCCACAGGTCAAAGTAGGCAAAGACTAGGTCCAGCTGATCCATCTGGGACATGCGCTTGATTTGGTCAAGCGTAGTCCCTAGGTCCTTAGCAGCACCGGCCATGAACTGAATCAGGCCGTAGGCTTGAGAGCCTGCCGCGTTTTGAATGTCAGGACGGAATGTACCGGCCGACTCAAAACACATGCAGGCCATCAGCCAATGCACCGCCTCTGGTGGATGGCCCCGCATTTTGACCCACGCGCGGATCTTGGCGATAAACGCCTTGGTCACACGCTTGCTCCAGGCTGCGTCGTAGGCTGGGACGTTGTTCTGGGTGATGAACGACATGTAAGGCACGTAGACACCGTTGTAGGTGCCGTTGCCATAAATGCCGTCTACTTTACCAGGATACGTTCCAGCGGCCTTGAGCAGGTCCTGAACGCGTCCAATGGCCTGATCCACCTCATCCCCGGCAATCGCCGTGTAGGTGGGTGCAGGCATGGGACGGCCCGTGGTGGAGCGGTGGTGAAAGTCCAGCATCTGCTGCAAACCTTTCAACGTGCCAGGACCCATCTTGCCGTCAATACTGCCGGCATACAGCGCCGCTTCCTTCGTCATTACCTGGACGGTCCGTAGCCCGTTGAGGTTTTTGTACTTCATTTGTTGGTACCCCTGTAAATGGCAATGGCTTGGCCAGTAACGGCAATGGTGAGCTCACAGCTGATCAACTTGTTCCGGTAACTGAGTACCATCCGGTTGAACATCCCTTTCATACTGGATTTGATCAGCACTTCGCGCCCGTCCTCAGTCATGAGTGGCTTGTGCATGATGCTGCCCACGGTGCCTTTCATCTGGTTGGCAATCACGTATTTGTCAGCGTTGGTACTGGGGTCCATGGATTCGACGTAGATGGTGATGAACGCCTTGCCCGGAGAGAGCATCGGTTTGTTCACGTTAAGCACGGTTGATACCGCACCCTTTTCCACCTCAGAGCCTTCGATACCGGCAAGGCGCTTACGCTTTCTGTCCTGGCTCCCGATAAACTTCTCAACGCTTTTGGACATCTGCTCAGGCGTGGCGTTGTAGACCACATCGATGTCGACCACTTTACCGTGGTGATTGGAGCGGATCTGCTTAATGCCAATGCGGTTAATGTCCATTGCCAACTCGTTTTCTGTGTAATCGCCCACTAGGTGGGGCTCCTCCACATCGCATAAAATCGAGTCGTAATCAACAGAATCACCCACTTTAACCTTAAGGTCGATGTTCCAATCCACATCGATTGCAAAGCGCTTGACCTTGATGAACGGGGTTACCGACTCGTCAGCCAAGGATTTTGCAATGGCCAAACTGTCCTCGTACACGTCTTGGTCTTCCACCAGCGCAATGCGTGCCATGCGCCCCACTTTCAAGGCCACCTGACCTGGGCAGAACGGGTCGCGGTCAAACCACTGAACGTCCCAACCCACCACATCACCCTTGCTGAACTTATCCCCCACCTTCAGGTCCGTTACCCGAGTATGACGATGATACTCACCCGACGCCTCACCGATCTTCAGCCCCAAGGGGTAGGTGTCGGTGGTGCCGTCTTTGTAGGTGATCTTGAGGAACTCATCGCTGACCTCAGTGACCTTACCGTCTTGCGCCGCCACTTTGCTGTACAGCTCGCTGGTACGGTGCGCCACGATGTTGTCCATCCCGGTGCGCAGGATGTTGGGTACGTAGTTCTGAGCACTGACCGCCTGACTGGCCTGAGTCGAGGTAAAGGTACCCCGTTTCGGGTCGTCATGCGCCACGCCGTACATCAGGTTACCAGTGATCGAGGCCAGGCCTGTGTTGGTCGGCTTTTCGTCCAACGCCAAGTTACCGCGAAAGTCCTTGATGGTCGGGTCAGAGGTGAGGTAGGTCACAAACCCTACTTTACCGCTGTCCTTGTTGGCTTCCGATACCCGCCCTTTGTAGGTGTCAAGCTGTTGCCGTGCGCGCTTGACCATGGTGATCTCGCTGCGCCCACCGGTGCCACCGAACGTCATCTCCTCTTGGTCTTTCAACTGGTGAATCGGGTTCACCTCTTCCACCAAGTTCACCGAGGTATCGGTAATGATGTTGAGGATCACCGCTTCAGGGTTGATGTCCAGGGTGTGCTTGCGCTCACCGCCCTTGTTGCGGTACTGCCGGGTGGACTTGACCAGTTCACGGTACACGTGCCCTGCAAAGCGCTCGTAGCCCACGATCCGCTGCTCTTCGATCTCCACCTCATGACGAGAGAAGTCGGTCTCCAGCAACTTGACCGCATCGATCAGCAGGTAGTGGAAGTCTTCCGAGTACCCCAGGCGCTTGAGTTCGTCCTTGGTGATCGGGTCGATGAACAGGTCAAACAGCAGCTTCATTTCCTTGAACTGCTGCGGCCGCACCTTAGGGTCACCCATCAGCGGCACCCAGATACCCTTCTCGTTCAGATCAGAGCGGCTGAAGTTGCTGATGTTGTTAAGCTTAGGCATGCCCCCAAAGATCAGGCTGGCCAGCTTCTCACGGCGGTTAAAGATCAGGTACTCATCGTTAAACGCGATGGCGTACTCATCGGGGTCCAGTTTAGGGCGCGTCCCCATGGGCACCGAACGGGTGGTAGCCTTGACCACCTTGATCAGCTCGTCGATCCCAAAGTAGTAGCACAGCACCACGCCAATGGGGAACAGGAAACCGCTGATGTTGATGACCGCGTACTCGATCGGGGCTTTGCTCAAGCTGATCCCCATCAAGCCTTCGACCGTGTTGATCTCCTCGGTGCCCTTGTACAGGTTACCAAAGCTGTCCACCCACAGCGGCTCGCCGTCCTTCACCCCCACCAGGAAACTTTCTTTCTTGGTGTACTTCTTAAAGTCGGGGTGTTCTTTGAGCAGCTCATCGATGTTGAAGTTCAAGGTGAGGTCACCCACCTGGATAAAGCTGAACTTCTTGGCCAGGATGCTGTAGATGCGCGGGGAGACGTAGTCGGGGTTGTACCCAGAACCCAAACTGTAACTGAGGGTTGCCGGTACCCCGTCTTTGGTTTCCCCACGGGCGCGGATCTGCTTGACCAACCAGAGGGAGTAGTCATCGACCACTTTCTGACTGCGGCTGATCATCAGCTTGCGGTCGTAGTAGCTGGTCAAGGCCACCTTCACCGGGCTGATCTTGCGGATCGGCAGTTCCATGCGCTGCAGCTGCAAGTGCTGCTTAACCCCGTCCACGGTAAACGTGGCATCCTTCTGCACCCGTGGCAGGCGAATCTCCGAGGTGCTTTGTGCCCCATTGACCGGATGACGCTGGAACTTGTACACGTCATAACTGCCTTCAACCCCGTTGACCACCCGGTGTTCCAAGGCCGTCAGACAGATCCCGGCGTTCTGGATCCCGACAAACATACGAGCAATGTCTTTGTGCAGGAACTTCTCAGCGTACTCGCGCTTAAGCACTGCAGCGCGGCTGCGCAGCATGCTCTCATCCAACACGGTGATGAAGTTGCCTTCGATCTTACCGTCCAGGCTGTTGAGCTCTTCAGGGGAGATGGTCATGAACTCGGCCAAGGTTTGACCGTTTTCCATTTCAATCTGCTGATAGCTCATGGCCTTGCGCATGAAGTGCTGCTGCTCGGCGACTGTCAAGACGCCGTCACGGGCCCGCTCTTCCAAGGCCAGCTGCACGCCGCTTTCCGGGGTCGGGAAGGCGTTGCGTTTAACCGTGATGTCGGCGGCGGTGGTTTCAACCTCCAGCAGCTTATCGTCTACGGCGCTGGTCCAATCCCCAGCATCTTCAGGATCAGGTACGTTTGCCGCGTCTCCTTGTCCCGCGTCCAGGTGTTCGTGATGTCCCGGGTCACCTCGGAGAACATCAGCGAGGCTACCACCAGTGCCAGAATCACCCAGATGCTCAGGCGAGCGAGGAACTTGTCCTTCTTCTCCGTCACCGGATGCTCGTCTTTGCTTTTGCGCAGCTCCTGTCGATCCTGGAGCCACTTGGCCAGCTTCTTTTTCGTCGCCGGCTTCTCCTCTTCCATCACTGCTCTCCTCGGCCAGCTCTTTCTCGGTGGCCACCATACCAGAGAGTGTCATCAAGGCCAGATAAAAACGCTTAGTTACGTTCAGACGTTTGGACGACGACATGGGGTGGCTGCCGTCTTTGGGGTTGAGCTCATCAAGCCACTCTTGTAGAGTTTTGACGTTGATCACCAGCGCTTTACTGTTGGCGGTAAAGATCCAGTGCAAGTCTTCCCGAGCTTGTGGGGTGAGCTTGCCGAATTGACTGTGGGTATAGTCGCCCAGCAAGAAAGCCATCAGGTCCAGCAACCAGTAAGAGTTCTGTGCCTTGGTTACCCGAATAACCGGGTTAGAAGGAACTGGAAGGCCGTCTTTAAAGCTTCCCACAAACTTTTCATAGTCCACCATCAGGTCGTTGTAGCGAGGTAGGTTAAGCGGCAGTTCAATACGAACGTACTGCTTGCGTCGGTTGCTACGCTCAGCCTCAACGTTAATCCCCTCGATCAACATGTTGAGGCGGTTGTAGCTTTGCTCAAACGCCATGAACATGGCAGAGCGCTGCGCCCAGGTCTTTTCGGCCAAGGCGTAGTTCTTCACCACCAACACGTCGGCTTTGTTCCAGACGGTGTTGATGTCTTTGGTCCAGTTGTAGGTGTAGTGGCTGGCCCGGTACGCTTGGATGGCTTTACGCGCATCAAAGGTCAGAAGCCGCCCGCTGCCCAAGACCGGTTGGAACTTGGTCTCAAACTGGATGAAGACATTGTCCGGGCAGTTGGCAATGAACGCCTCAGACGTTGAAGGACCCAAGTCTTCAGCTAACTTGGGTAGGTAGTGGATCAGGGACATCTTGGGCAGGATGATCTCACCAATCCCTGCAAAGTTAGGGTCGGTCAGTTCCTGCCGTTTGCGTTGTACGAACAAGCGGTGAAACGATGCATACTGCGCCAGGACTTCAGCCCCTGTTACAGCATCCAGCTGGGCAAAGACACCCTGGGTTGGATACATACCCTTTACTCCTCAAGACCACTGGTCGCAGCCTTCAACATAAACAAGATAGGTTCGTTGACAGGGTCGTAGAGAAACCGTCCGCTGCCACTGATGTAGTATTCACGTTTACCAAACAGGTCGCGTACTTCAGCCTTACTGTCTTCACTGCACACGCTGTTGCTGTTGAGCTGGTCGCCGTCGTGGTCAGAGTCATAGCCTGATTCACGGGTAGGGTCGACACTCATGGCGTCAAAGTAGTCCGGTGACGCGGAGCGGTGCGGGAAGCGTTTGCAGGTTTCCAGCTCGTCCCAGTCAGGCGCCGAACGCACCACCCGAGGTTTGGCCCCGGTAATGGTCAGCAGGTTGATCTGGGCCGGTACAATCGAACCGATACCAATAATCGGGTAACGTGTTTGCTGGGTTAACTGATCACTGATGGCCGCTTGGCAGGAGAGGTAGAACAGCTCCATGTAGGTGATGCCCTTGACCAACTTCTTGTCCTTACCTTCAGGCAAGTCGTTGATGTCGTGCAACACCGCCACTTCTTCACCGTCATCGTAGACCATGGCCAGGTAATGCCCTTCAATCAAAATCTCCTTGTTGCGCAAGTGCACGTTGGAGAACCCGTTAAAGAGTTTGTTCAAGCCGGTAAAGCTGGTCCACTTCTCAACCGTCTGCGCTGAGACTTCCACGTACTCGTATTCACGCGTCTTGGTGTTCACAAGCTTGGCGGTCTGCGAGCCTGGGGTAAACACGTTGGCCAGGTACTTGGTCATCAGGGCGTGAGCTGCCACGTACTGAAAGTTCAGCAGCGCTTGGTACAGCCCGATGTCGGTGGAGTTGGGGTTCACCCCGTTGCTGATAAACAGGTTGGGACGTGACACCTTACGTGCAGTAATCACGTTACGGGTACCGCCTACCACGCCGCGGGTCGAGACCCGGCGCTGCATGATCCCGCCCTTGCCTTCTTGCAGGTTAAAGATAAAGGCATCGATCTCGTTAAAGCTGTTCTGCAAGCCCCAGCGCACGTTGTCGTACAGCGGGTTTTCCGCGTCACGCGCATTGCCCAAGCTGATCACGCGGGTGCGGAACATAAGCTTGCGGTACAACTCGGTGATCTCAGGTTCAGTGGGGGTGCCGTTGGGCTCAAACTGAATGTCCCGGATACCCGCCGGTATCACCAACACCTTGCTGCTCAGTGACACCTGTTTAAAGTCGGTGACCAACTTGGCCCGCTGCTTGCGCTTGTAGGAATCGGTGGTGCTGGCCATCAACAAGGTGAAGTGGCGGATAAAGAAACTGAAGCCGGTTTCGCCATCCAAGATGTTGGATTTTATGAAATCTTTAGCCTCCGAATCCCAAACCGCGTATTCCGTTCCCTTGAGAATGCCCAGGTACAGCGATTTGATTTGCGTCAGGGCTTTAAAGTAGGTTGGGTTAAAGAGCTCAAGCTTGGTGTCAATGTACGCTTCTGTTCTGTCGCGCTCTTTACTGCCCAGCTTACCGAATATCTCCAGGGAGTAGAGCCCGTCGTCGTTCAGGTTTTGGGTCATCCCTTCAAAGGCGTCAGTGGACGTCACTTCTTTGAAGACACCCGGAACGATAGACTTGGGGTCTAACAGTTTAAGGTTTGTGGGTTTCATTCAAATTTACCCTTAGTAGGAGTTAGCATGGCTGCTAATGATGATTTTGATGCGGGTTGGGGCGACGATCCCTTTTCGGGAGACATGGATTTCGACATGGATTTCGATTCGCCCTCGAAAAAAGGTTTTCTTCGTTCGTTCGCCAGTGGCTTTCTAAGCGGTATCACCAGCAAAACAATCGGTGACACTGACGCCCGCATCAACACGCTGAAGATGGTTCTGCCACGCACCTACACCGGTGCCTTCAGTACACTGACAATGTTGAATCAACGCCGCCGTGAGGTCTTGGACGAGATCAAGGGCGGTACCTTCGAGTCTGTCAAAGACTTGCAATATTTGGCCGGCCGCGCGGCGACTAAACTGCGCAAGACAGGTCCTAATAGAATCGCCGACAGCTTTCAGAACTTCAGTCAAAACGACTTTTCGGACTGGGAGAAAAAGGATTACAGCGGAGGTGACTCAGGCCCAAGCCTGCAAGAGACCACCGATGAGGACGTAGCCTCAGCACTGGCTAACAACCAAGGCGACGCCACCCTGCAACGCGATGCGATGGTAGGGGTCGGTGAAGCGGTTACCGGGATGATGGCTGAGGTGGGGGGTCGTACCCTCGGTCAGCTGAGCGCCATGAACCTGACCGGTGCCCGCACCAATCAGCTGCTGGAACAGATCATTGATCACCAGCGCCGGGTGCAAGCGCGTAACGACGCCATGAAGCTGAACATCATGACCCGTTCGTTCTTGACCGATGCCAAGTTCTACAAGTTCATGGAAGCGTCTAACCACCGCATGATCCAGGAACTTAAAGGCATCAGCGAGTGGAGCAAGAAGTCGGACTATGAGAAAACCACTCACAGTCAGGCCATGCGTAAAAGCATTCGCGACTCGGTGTTCAACACCACCAAGAGTAAACTGGGTGGGATTGCCAGCTTTGTTAACGAGAAGTTTGGTAAAGGGGCCCGCACCGACTTCAGCGACAGCTTAGGCGAGATCACAGGCGCGCTGCGCATGGCGTCTGAGATGACCGAAGGCGCTGAGATCAACCTAGGTGACATGATCGGTAATGCCGCAGCCGGCTTGTTTATCAACAACCTGCCCAAGCTTGGGAAAACAGCGGCAGCGCAGCGGTACTTGGCCAAGTTCAAAGCCCAGTTCCCCAAGTTCTCCAAATGGGCGGACGATGCCTACATTCGCATTACCGACCTAGGTAACGTAGCCACGTACAACCTGGGCAACATGGAAGGCACGGTCAACACCCTGCGCCGTCACTACAAGGGAAGCTTTAATAACGACGAACCGGACAGCTACGATGAGTACCTGGCCACCCTGCCTGCCGGTCAAGCCCCGCTGAGCAAAGTGGAATGGACTGTCCTGCACAACGTGCGCAAAGCCAGCAACAAAGCCATCAATGGATTGATGGAGTCGATGAGCACCTCTCAAGGCTCACGCTTTAACCTGACCCGGCGTACGCTGGATGACGGGCAAGAACAGCAGCTGTGGAACCGTCGCTCTGACCGGACCCTCAACGAAGTTCTGCCGCAATGGCTCAGTCAGATTCATTTGTCGATCGAGAAGTTTCGTACCGGCAATGACGATCTGCGGGCGATGACCTACGACTACACCAAAGCCAAGTTCATCGGGCATGATCAGAAAGCGGCCAGCACCCTTAATCAGGTGTTTGATAAACGTCAGTTCAGCAGCCAAGCTGAGATGGCCCGCAGGCTTGCCGAAGACATTGACACCGACGGTGCCCTGTCAGAAGAAGCCAAGCGTGCTTTGGCGTACCGGTTGGCGCGTGATACGGATGCGGACATGGGCTTTAGCCCGTACAACTACCTCAAAGGGGAGAACGACGGACTGCCGCCTGCGGTTGCAGCTGAAATCCGAGACTTGATGAAACGGGAATTCGGGTTGACCGATGACCACATCAAAGAGTTCTTCGATGACGCTAACCCTGCCAAGATGACCAAGGCACTGACTTACCTGCCCACGGAGAAGGGTCGGGAGAAAGCGGCTAACATCTTCTCCTCGGCGCAAAGCTTGGGTGCGTTTATTCCAGACATCGCCAACCGTCTGGATGTGCTTAAGTCAAGCGGGTACTACGACGCGTTAAAAGGCACCGGGATCATCAAAGATGAAAACGGCACTGATGTGGTGGATTCGGAGCTGTTCTGGAAAACCCTGCAAGATTACATCGCAGACCCCAAACGCAGCACCGCCCCTATGCCTGCTGATGCAGCGCCTGGCCCGAGCCGTCCATTCGGCGGTCCGCCGCAACCGTTCCCGCCCTTCCCTCCGATGCCTACGCCGCCTCCGGCACCGCCTTCGACGGTGAGTGTTCAGTTCCCGGACGTGATGAAGGTTAAAGGGGTGGACAAGATCGTCAGCATGATGGAGCTGATGACCAAGGAGATTGACAAACGCGGTAAACGGCGGAACGGTCCTACCCCGCCACCGCAACCGTTGGATCCCAAAGACTACACCAACGTGCTGACAGAGATCCGGGATGATCTGGCGTACTTGACGTACTTGGAGGACATCAAGAAAGACACCGGGCACCTGTTGGGGATTAAGGAAAGCATTGACCTGTTGGGTCGTGGCTTTGCGCAGGGTGCACGCGGGCCTGAGGTGCCACCTACGGACCTTAAGCCGGTCACCGATGGCTTGGATGCGGTGAAGGCCAACCTACTCACCCTGATCGATCTGGCGGGGACTCGCAACGAGACCTTGGACAAGATCCTGCTGCGCCAGCCGCCTGAGGGCAAGCCCACCTCTGAAAGCGATGAGCAAATCATCGACCAAGAAAAGCGGGGGCTCTTGGACCGCCTAAAACAAACCAACTTCCGCGACATGTTCAATGGAAGTGTCGACAAGATCTTGGACAACCAACCGCTGGTACTGGGTGGGTTGCTGGGTGGTTTGGCAGGGCTTGCGGTCTACAACCCTAAAGGGGCTGCGTTGATTGCAGGGGGTGCGGCAGCAGCTACCGCCTACGGCAAACTGCGCAGCATGACCGCCGCACGGCGCGCCAAGGCCACTGAGGACTTGTACGAAGAAGGCTCGGACGTACCGATTCTGGAATCGTTCAAGCTGCAGCGCGGTGATTACTTGGACATGGCCACGGGGGTGATCTTAACCAGCTGGGAGGGGATCACAGGCAGCGTCAAGGACATCACCAACGGCACCATCATCGGGGGTCGTAAGCTTGCCAAGAAACTGTTCAACGCTGAGAACAAGGAAGTGTTCCTCTCAGGGCTGAACAAGCTGCGTGAAGGGTTGATTAAAGCCTTCCGCTGGCTCGACCCACTGAACCGTTTGACGGGGGTCAAGAACAAGCTGGTGAACCGCTTCTACCAGATGGATGTGTACAAGGAAGGGGCTGACTCGCCGACCTTGGTGGGTAAACGCTTTGCTACCGGGGCATACTGGAAACGCACTGAAGCAGGCGAGCTGGAACAGATCAACGGTTGGAACGAGATCAACGGTCCTGTCTACGACGCCGAAGGTAATGTGTTGATTACCCAAGAAGAGTACGACATGGGGCTTAAGACCTCGATGGGGGCGAGCGTCAATAAACTGCAGGCGGCCAGCGCCACCGCAGGACGCTTTGGCTTGGACTTCTTGCGCAAGATCAAGGACAAGGTCAACCCGTTGGCACAAGACGGTCTGGACAAGGCTAAGAGCGCCTTTAAAGCAGACTACACCCCAGTGATCAGTTCGGTGGATCGTATCTATCACCTGCTGCTCAAGCATTGGGGGTACAAAGCGGAGGAGGAATCTGAAGTCCTGCCCGATCCAGCCCCGCCGTCGGTGGACGACAAACCTGCCGATGCACCGGCTCCCGCTGAAGAAGCGCCAGCCCCAGGGGATGTTCCAGTCCTGCCCCGCAAACCCAACATCGGGCCTAAAGGCAAGATGCAGGAAACCATCGAAGCGATCGGGGATAAGCTCACCGGCAAAACCCCAGAGGGTCGCTTGAACTCCCTGCAAGACCGTGCAGCGAAAGCTGAGGAGAAGAAGGACAACACGGTCAAGGACTCGATCATCCACATTGCGCAAAGCTTTGGCTTTGGTAATAAGGACGAGGGGGAGAAGAAAAAGAAATCGGGGTTGTTTGGGATGCTGCTGTCGGGCATCGGGATGATGACCAAAGGGATTTGGGGGTTGAGCACGTTCTTTACCCGCACGATCTTCAAAGGTCTGGGCACCCTGTTTAACTTTGCAGGGATGGGGCTTAAAGTCCTGCCGGCCATTGGCACCGGGATTGCGGCGTTGGCGAAGGGGATGTTGACCTTGCTTAAAACGCGCAGCTTAACCCAAGCCGGGGGCGCCACGATAGACTCTATCCGTAACCGCCGCAGACGACCACGTCCAGGCGATCCAGAGGTAGGTCCACCCCGTCCACGTCCGCCGCGCAACAACTTTGCCACCGGGGCGAAGATCATGGGGGCAGGGATGGCGGTGGGGTTAGCGTCGGATGCCTTGCTGGCTACAGGCGCTGTGGATGAAGGGTCGGTCACCGATAAAGTGCTAGGTGTGGTAGAAACCGCAGGCACCGTAGCAGGTGGGGTGCAGATGGCAGGTGCTGCTGCCAGTGCATTGGGCTTTAACGTAGCCGGTTGGACAGCTGCCGCAACCGCAGCTGCAGGAACCGTGGGGACAACCCTTGCCGGGTGGGGAGGCGCTGCAATGGCTGCCGCCGCACCGCTGCTGTTTAACCCTGTGACTTTGGGGATTGCAGCGGTGGGTCTGGCAGGGTATGGCATCTACAAGTTTGTGACCCGTGGTGAAGGGAAACAACTGGAGCTTCGGATGGTGCAGTACGGTGTCGCTGACACTGACAGTGATCTTGCCAAGAAGCTTCTGAAAGCTGAAGAGATGCTCACCCCGTTTGTGGTGATTGGTAACGGCCGGGCTTCCTTGTCGAAGAACGCCCCGATCCAAGAGGTGATGAAGATGTTTGTCACCGACCCACAAAACCAGAAAGAGCTGGGGGATGTCTTTACCTGGTTCAATGGTCGGGTTAAGCCTGTGATGTTGACTTACCTGGCATGCCTTGATGTGGTGAAGATCAAGTCGTTGAAAGAATACGACGAGTCGAAAAGCCAAGACGTCTACAAGGTGGCCAAGCAGGTTAACGAAGCCTTGAACGGGATGCAACCTTACCCGTACTCGATCGTCGCTAAGGTGGACGCTGACATTAAGTTGCTCGGCGAGAAGGCCACCAAGATCCGTTGCATGACCCTGCTTGAAGAGCTCAAAAGCTACATCGACCGCAAGACCGATGACGATGATCTGAAAGGCGTGGAAACCTTGGCTTTCAGAAACACCGAGGGCTTGCAGAAAGAGAAGGCGGAACTCCAAGCCAAGCTTAACCAACCCGGTTCGTTTGGCAAGGGGTCTGAGGCTCGGGATAAACGGGAAGCTGCGCGGGTGCGGCTGGGTCAAGTTGACGAAGAGTTGCGCCGCCTGAACACCACCTACAAGGCCGGTGAAGTGGTGCAGCAGGTGTACGTCAGCGACTTGCTGCCGGAAAACAAAGCCATGGACTTGCTCACTGCAATCCGGGTGGCGTGCTACGGTAACGAGGAAGACTTGGCGTGGCGAGTGGAGGCGGTGCTTAAGCTTGAGCGCTATTGCGAACAGTTCTTCCGGGTCACCGGGGATAACGTGGAGTTCACCGGGCAAATTGGGGACCTCTTCAACCTGTTCAAAGACAGCTTCCGCTTGGACAAGGGTGATGCCGATGACTGGTGCCTGTGGTTCCGTGACCGCTTCTTGCCGGTGATGAGCAACTACGTGAAAGGCTGTAACAACTACCGCCGGGGTCGCCCTGGTGTAGTCTGGAAAACCCTGACCGCAACGGCTCGGTATGAGATCGCTAAACAGCTGATCGAAACACGCACCAACATCCCGGGCAGCAAGATGGATTACCCGGTGTGGAACGTACGTGTGGCACCGTTTAAGGATGCCGTGTCACCGGCCAAACCTGATAAGGTTACCCGGATGCTCAAACTGTTGGGTGAGGCAAGTACGGTTGCCAAGCTCAAAGACCCGGAAGGGGAAGCAGGTCGTACCAACGCAAGCTCGTGGGCCAATGCAGTCGCCCCGCACAAGGTCGGTGGAGGGTTCACCAAAGAAGCGGCCAACGTGCAGGACGTCAGCAAAGCCCGTACCCGAGGCGATGTGTTGGGTGGTGGTCAGTTTGGCACCAACGGTGGGGGAACAGGCAACACCTACACCGGCAACGGCGTGTACATGACCCCTGCCAACAAGTACGGCTTTACGCCCCTTAAAGGTGAGAGCGACACCAGTCACCTGGACATGAGCGGGGTGCAACAACAGCAAGGCAATGACAAAGGGGTGTCGGTTCCCAAGAAACTTGCCCAGCAGATCCTGATCCGGGAGATGTTGAAAGCAGGGTTCACCGACCCGCGCGCAATTGCCGAGATGCTGGCCCTAACCGACTACGAGTCCGGTGGCTACTCCAGGACCACGGAGAATATGAAGTACTCCAGTCCTGCGCAGTTGGTCCGTATGTTCCGGGAAGTGCGTGACCTCAACCAAGCCCGCCAATTGGTGGAAGCGGGTGAAGTGGCCATTGCCAACACGGTGTACGGGGGTGGCAAGGGTGCCTCGATCGGTAACACGCAGCCTGGTGACGGGTGGCGGTATCGGGGCCGGGGCTTTGTGCAGTTAACCGGACGGGCTAACTACGCCAAGATCGGTCGGCAATTGGGGATTGATCTGGAGAACAACCCAGAGCTGGCCTCCAATGACCCGAACGTCATGGCGCAAGTGGCGGTGCAGTTCTTTAAGAACAGCAAGATGCTGCAAAGCATCACCCAGACCGGTAACTTCGGGGAAGCAGCCAAAGGCCTGAACGGTGGCAATGAACTGCCCGGGATGCCGCAGCGCTACCAGTTGTACCTGCGGTATCTGGACCAGCTCCAGAAAGGCACACTGGGAGCAGACGGGGATACAGCGCCTGCAGAGGCGCCTAACGCGGCTAACCAGACTGCGGGGGGAATGTACGGCGGTCAAGCCGCAAACGACCCAGGCAGAAGCACAGGGCCTGCAACAGGCGGTGGTGCTCCGGCTGCGACCATGCCGACTCCGGCAGCGTCGGGTCCAATGCTGGGTGGGGGCGGTGCAATGCCGTCGTTGGTCAGCTCGCCTTCGGGCGGGCAAGTAGGGGGTGGGGAACCTCTGGTGGGGAACAATTCCACTGGGGCCGGTGGGCTTCGTTTGAAGTCGGCAGAAGCTGTTGCAGGAGGTCAGAGTCATCCGGGCGTTACTGCTCTGGCGAAGATCATCCAGCAACGCGTGGCGGGGTTCCGTTACTTCACCGCATTGAACGATGCGTACCACCATTCCAAACCGGGCAACTCGAAACACAAAAGCGGTTTGGCCCTTGACTTTACGTTGACCAATGGTATTGCAGGAAGTGACGCGGCGGCTGCACAAGTGACCGAGATCCTGCGCACCGCAGGCTTGACACCCGCTGAGTTCAAAGTGATCAACGAGTATCGTACCCGTACGGCTAACGGTACCGGTGGTCATGTCCATGCGCACTTCATGTCTGCAGAAGCTGCACAGAAATTCTACCAAGCTTCAGGTGGCAGTCAAACTAACACCGAAGACACCTCGACTGGGGAAGGTGCGGTCTCACCGCAAGACACCCCAAACCGGGCACAACCTGCTGTTCCACCACTGAGTGGGGAGGATGATGCACCGGTAGGTCCAGGCACGGGGATTCCTGCTGCGGCTGCTTCGCCGCGTGGTATGGCGCAAGGTCCTGCAACCCCGCAGGCTCCAACGCCATTGCCAACCACACCTTCTGCTGCACAGCAAGCGCCTGAAGGGTACCGAGCACCTCCGGTTGCACAACCGGTTGCCGCCCAACCCCCTGCTGCACAGGACAACGCTGCGTTGGCGGATGCTCTGAACAAACTGGCCACGGCGATGCAAACCACAGGCGGTGCTCAAGCCGAACTGATGAAACAGGCTGTGGAACAACTGATCCAGCTGAACAAGAAAGGCGCAGCTCCTGCACCTTCTGTGAAGTTGGGTTAGCCTTGGTGAGGGGAGGGTTTTCCTCCCCTTTTCCTTTAACCGTAATAGAGTGCTCACTATGGCGCAGGTTACTACACGAGATCGTGACATCATCACGAAGTCGTTTCGGATGTTGACACGTGGTATTGCTCCTAGCGAGCTATTAGAAAAACTGGACTGGGACCGTTACTTTAACGTGTTCAGTTCTGCAACTGGCGACAACCGTTACATCAACCCTGTTACCCAATTCAGTCCTGCCACCGATCCTCGCTATGGCCGCTTTATGGTCACCCAGGAAGGTGGGATGGGCAGTCTCTACAAAGAGATGTTTGAAGACAACGTGACCCTGCTGACCTTAACCGCAGGCGTCCCTCAATTTGCCGGGCTGCTCAGTTTCATCACGAACATGTTCAGCCCCACCGCAGCGATCATTGCTAACAAAGGTCGCGCACCCGGCCCTGCGTTCTACATGGGCCAAGCCGCTGGCTCCATTGCGTTTGTGGGCATGCAAGCTATCAGCATCGGGACCCAGTTCTTGGCGTTTCTGATGGATTCCCCGCGCAACTGTTTCTGGACCGTTAAACCCGCAATGGGCGCTTACACCATGGCGGCTACCGGGGTCCTCAACGACCTGATGGTCAAGTTGGGTTACATTGATCCGATCTTGCCAAAGCGGGCGCAAGAACAGAACGACCCGCTGTATGGACTTAAGCCTGACTACGACAACACCCGTTCCGTGGCGCAGATGAGTGTGCTGATGCCGGATGTGGTTAACTCTGACGGCACCATTGACCTGATGCGTCTGGTCATGAAAGGCACCCGCAAACACCGCGTGATGCTCAAGAAGCTGGCCGAGCTTGACAACGACACTTTGATCACCACCCCCGATGAGAAGTTTGACCGAATCAAACAGATGGTCGAGGAAGTGACCTTTGGCACGGAAGTGATGTCAGGGTCCTCCAGCCAAGAGTACATCGAGCAGGAAATGGGTACCGTCGGTCGAGTACGCGGTGACACCGAGGGTAACTACACCGAACAGGACAGTGCGTTCTATAACGAAAGCGCCTACAACAACATCAGCAACACCGACCAAGCGGTCACCAGTGTTGGGGTGAGCGGTGCAGCTGCAGGCGATTCAGGCGCTGCCATGCAGACGATGGGGACAGCCGGCTCCTATGGGACCAACACTACCCCAGTCAACCCCAACGAGCGTACAGGCAGACCTACCGCCGCCACCCCCGATGCGTCAGCGAAGGTGACTGTGGCCGATGGTCAACAGGCTTACTACGAGGACAACCCCAACGACCGGACCTGGGCAGGCGACATCATGGACTTGGTGCAAACCGCGTTCTACGGTGGTCTGGACGCTATCACCTTCCGGGTAGAAGGCAACCAAGGGGCGGTGACCGACAGCTTCTCCAACAACCACGGCCCCTCGCCGATGGCGGAGAAGTTCAACTCCATCGTCTCTTCGGTGAACGACTTTAAGTTTGACATCGCAGGCGGTGCTACCGGGATCGGTATCATTGATGGGGTGGTCAACATGGTCAAGGAAGCGGCCATCGGTGCGTTGTCAGGCTCTGTGATTGGTAACATCCCGCTGGCGATGGCCAACAACAGCTACGTGAAGATCCCTGAGCACTGGACCGGGTCGACCAGTAACTTGCACACTGAAAGTTACGAGATGAACTTTCATTGCAACTACGCTCACCCCTATGAGCAGGTGATGAAGATCTGGGTGCCGTTTGCCCTGATCCTTCCCTTGGTGGCCCCGATGACGTCGGGCGGTAGCTCCTCCACGTCCCCGTTTATGGTCAAAGCGTTCTGCAAGAGCCGTCAGATCATTCGCACCGGGATGGTAACCGCTGCCCGCTTTACCTTTGGTGAAGGGGAAGCCGGTTGGACCCGGGACCGTCGTCCACTGAACCTCAAGATCGTGTTGGACATCACCGACTTGGACCCTTTGGTGTCGATCCCCATTGACCGTTCGATGAGCCTGTTGGACCTGACCAACCCGGCAGCGGTTGCCCAGCGCCTGTTTACCGACGACACGGCGTACAACAACTACTTCGCACGTTTGACCGGGATGGATTACTTGGATACGGTACTGCGGTATTCCAAGATCAACCGGCAGTTGACCAACATCGTTGTTGACATGAAGACCAGTATGCGGGCGGATAACTTCGCCTCCAAGATCTCGGACTCGATTGTTGGTGATCTGGGGCGTATCTTCACTAAACCCATTGCACGGTAAAAAACAAAGAAGCGGCCATAACCCCTACCCACCCCGCAAGGAGTGGGTAGGGGTTAGAGGGTTATAAGGTTTTAGTGTACACCGGAGCGTCTTTGAAATTAGCTTTCATGGTGGTCACGGCGCTCTGCTCACGAAACATCCCAGCGGTGGCCAATAAAGGCTGCAGGTAATCCACCTTGCTCAGCAGGGTGATCATGTCTTTGCTGGCAGAGTTCACAATGGCCAAGTTCAAGGCAATGCCAAACTGGGTGCTGCGTTGCCACCAGTTAGGTCCACAAACCCGGGTCACCACCGACAATAACTTATCCCGCAACTGGTCGTAGTCTTCTGGGTAAACCTCCTTGTCAAACCGGAAGGAGCGGAACAAGGTTTCCAAGAAGTCAGGGTACCCTGCGTTGATGGCATTGATCCCGTTTTGATCGAGTAGCGCCAGCACCGCGTCAATACTCACCACGTCACCTTGCGTGATCATGATGCGCACCGAGTCCACCATGATGTCATCGGCGGACTTCTTGACTTTGTACAGGTCATAGATCGACTTGTAGTTGTCGCTCATGCCCAGTGAGGCGGCTTGCTTCATCACTGAGTTGTACATGGCCGTTTGCACGGAGGAGTCGATGAACTCATTGATCCCGGTAAACTGCTGGACCTGGCGCAAGGTTTCTTTGCCCACCAGCGTACGCCAGTTGGTGTTGACCCGAAACGTTTTACCGTCACTGTCCACCAACCCCGGAAGACTCACCCCAGTCAACGCTTTGAACTCGTTGTTGATGGAGGTGGCGATCTTACGCATGCCGGAGCTTTGGCTGTTAATGGGGTACCCCATTTGTCCGCTGACCGCACTGAGCAAGTCATCTTGGTCAAACGTTACCCCGTTCTCACCCACCCGAATGGCCTTGGTAATGGCCTTGGTATTAAGCAGCCCGCCTGAGAGCATACCAATGATTCCGTCCAGCTCACTGACCGCAGCGCTCTTGTATGCGGTGATGGTGCCCTTAACCGAAGTGTCAGTGGGCTTAAGCAGCGCCGCACCTTGCTTAAGGTTATCCCCCGTCACGTCCGCTGGGTTCAACACCCCGTCTTTGACCTTGGTCATCGAGCTTTGGGTGCTGCTCTTGAAATTGCTGAGGCTGTTGTTTAAATCAAAGCCGCCAAAGATACTGTCTGCCATGGTCATTTCCTACGAAAAATAAAAGAAGTGCAGGTAGGGGCCATGGCCCCTACCTTAACACCGTTATTCAGGATCTTTAGGCTTGTGACTGACCCTGGGGTTACCCATAATCCGGATCGTCTCTTCGACCTCGTAGATGTTCCCGTCTTCATCTTCGATGATCAGCTTGATCTTGCAGGTTTTCATCCGTAAAATTGACAACCCTTCCAGCAATTTGTTAAATGTAAGAGTGGGCTTCTGGAAGTAGGTGTCTTTGATGTTGCCTTGTTTGGTGATGCGCTCTGCTTTGGCCTTGTCACGGTCCACCGTGGTCACGACCCAGTCTAAGTAATCCCGCAAATAGTTGCCCCATTTGCGAGGGTTCATGTCCAGCTTCTTCAAAAGCTTACGGTACAAGATAGCTGGCGTGTCGCGAAGCTCGTGATCTTCCACGTACTTCTGGGAGATGCTGCTCAGCTGACTTGCTTTAAGCTCCCTTTTGTCCTTTCTCATGTGTTCCCCTTACTTCTAAATTCAACACCATCCGTAAGGACTGAATGAGGTCTAGCACCAAGAACGTGAAATACCGGCTCTTGAAAAACTCTAAGGTGCTATAACTCGCCGTTGATTCCCTGCCCCCGTAGACGTTGCTGTCGTCGGTTGGGGTGTTGACGCTGGTGTACTCTTCCAGCAGTAGGATAGTACTGCTGATAAAACCTACCATGCTGGCATGGTTGCTGTACCAGTCAAGCAGCGGTAGTGGGCGGGGGTTTACCGTGTCTTTGAAGTAGTCCTCAAAGTTAGGCGGTGCCCCGTCCAGTTCGATCCGCTCCAAGAGCCTGTAAGCCGCTCCAGACGTCTTGGTGAACGTGATGATACGAAGACTCTTGTAGAGCTTTAAGTCTTCCTCTAGGTGCCAATCAAAGCCCTTCAAGGATCGCCCCAACTCGGCGATATTATCAACATACCGCACCACGGGGGAAGTGAAACCCTTTTCCACCTTATCGAGCTTAGCAAGCATTTCTTTGGCTACTATAACCCTAACCTTCGGACCGATTATCGGTAACCGAGACAGCAGGTAACGTAGCCATCTAACGGTATCCGTCATTTCATCTCCAACCTACAGCGTGTCCCTGATACGTTTTGGAATGAACGTGGGGAGCGTTTTAATTTCATTCTGGGTAGCTACCGCCCAAGAACAGTTCTTATGCTTAGGTCTTTCACCGTTACAGCACTTGGTAATAGACGACGACTGAAATCCAAACAGTACGTGATCTTTACGTCCAGAAAGCACAAATTGATACCCTGCATAAGGACCGGAGATTACACTTCCCTTTACAGGTTTCACCCGATGGTGCTTTGATCCCACGGTAAATTTGGTGATCCCTATCCTTATCGCATGATCAATATTCTCTTTGGCTGTACACCACTCAAGGTTAACCAAATCGTTGCATGTCTTCACACCGTTAATATGATTAGTCTCCAGATCCCTTGGGTGTTTACCACCTAAATGTTCTGGAAGAGGGACAAATGCACAGGCCATTGCTCTATGCAATTGCAGGGTTTCGTTTTGCTTTAGTCCGCAATTGATGTAAATGGCTTGATAGTCTTGGTTGACGCTAGGTTGGATAAACTTAGGGTTGTTGTCCCGGAAGGATACCACCCTTCCTTTACTGCTAATAAAAATCTTGTACGGCTTTATGACCTTTAAGCCACCAGACTTTTTCACAAAAGGTTTGTACTTGTAGTAGACAAGAGGAACCCATAACTCAAATTCAGGTTCCCCTTCTAATTTTGTGTCTAGCGCTTTGCGAACAATAGAAAGGTTAAACGGGTACTGGGTGTTTTTGTAGACCGCCAATTCTTCAATGGTTAGGAGGTCTTTTATGCTATGAAGAATTCTTTTAGGCATGACAATACCTTATCTCATGTCTTATCCACAATCAGGTAATATAGGTTTAAAAAATTATGGACGACTTCGATAATGAAGATAAAGTGGGTCCGGTTGACGATCCCATGATTGTAGAGCTCTTGGAAAAGATGAAAGTCGCCATTCCGGTGTCCGACGAAGACCAAGACCAAAAGTCGCTGGTTACCATCATCCAAGAAAACCGTGCACTGCTGCTTAAATACGCCATGGGCAAGTACTTGGAAAACCCCAAGTCCGCCTCCCTGCTGGAAGGCGTTACCAGCCTGATCGCCCACATGGAAAAGACCGTGCGTGATGACCGCAAGGAACGGGCTAAGAAAGCAGACTCGCAAAACAACGTGCTGGCGTTCAACCAGATGCTCGACGCCATGGCCAAGATCAACGAAGGCAAAGTCCTCATGCCGCACTTTGACATGTCCGACTTTATCTTGGACCCGGGCAAGACCCTGTTGATCAGCGCTGACATTGCCCCTATCAAACCAGAAGAACTGGTGATGGGCAATCATGTGGTCGATCTAGACGGCAATCCGGTGTAGCGAAAATAAAGGTTAGCGTAAATAATCCAACTGGCCGGGGACTACCCTGGCCAGTTGGAGGTAACCCTATTTCGTTTCTTCAAAGTCGTAGAACGCGTGGGCAATGGGGATAAACTTCACCGCCGTTGCAATCGTCAAAGACCAAGCGTAGATCCGATCCAGGATACTGCCTTGCAGGCTGTCCACCTCGCGCACCAAGATGTCCGGCACCACAAAGGTGGTGTTAGGATTGGGTTGCTCTTGGATGTGCTCCATGAACGTCCGGCACTCTTCGGCAAGGATGTTGTACTTGAACACGTAATCGAACTGTCGGTAAAACGACGGTTCGGCTTGGCTTACGTCTTCGTTCAACACCCGCACATCCACCCGGCCACCGTACAGGGTAAAGCAGTGATCAATGAACGCTTGGGTCAGCTCCTCATCAAACGCATAAGGTGCCAAGTTGACGTACAAGATAAACCCGCTGATGTTGATCGGCGTGTCGGTCATCTGCTCCAACTCCATCACCCGGCGCAACAGCTGACGCGACAGGTTGGTGGGGTAGTACATCAGAAAGTTGGTCAGTGACCGTTCCTTGTACGCCTTCTTGAACACCTCAGCATTGATCTTCAGGTGCGGGAACTCAAAGGTGTCCATCCGCCGGTTCTTGTAGTTCTGGTCCATGTGCTGGTTCCAGAGCCGATCGCCTTCGCGTTTGCGCAGCGTGTCGTCAGTGATCCCCTCAGTCATGATCCATTGCAGCAAGCCACGGCGGTAGTCGTAGAAGCTGTCGAGGTCGGCGTAAACCTTAATGACTCGGTTCATTGCTGAGCCCCTTGCTCCGTCTGTTTAAACACCAGTGCGTCCAAGTAGATGCGAAACGCCAGTGCAATGACAAAGCTTTTGTTCTCAAACAGCGTGCCGTCAAACGTCGCCGTTTCACCCCCCGGAGTACCTTCCAGCACTTGGGTAAAGGTATTGGTCAGTTGTTGGAGCGCTTCCTGGTCTGGACCGAGCTCTGTCAATACTTGCAGCTGGATATTGAGCCAGCGGTCAAAGATGTCAGAGCTCTTGGTGACTTGGGCGACAAAGTCTTCGTAGGCCTCGTCAAAGCGAATCAACGGACGGCGAAACAATTCACCCATGGCCAAGGTCAGTTCAGTGCGCTGATCGTCGAGCATCATGGTGTAGGCACCACTGACCACGTCTTTTAAAATCAACAACTTATCCATGGATCACCCGTACCGGCGGTTGATGTTGTTGTCCAGGTGACGACCCCGAAACAGAAAGTGGGCGGTCTCCAGTACCTTAGCCACACCGCCTTTCTTCAGGCTGCCGTTGGTGGTGGTCTTGCCCGTGGTCAACAGGTCGTTGCGGTAGGCCTTGAGTGCTTCCAAGTCACCGCCTTTGACGTTGTACAGCTCGTTGGCCATGGTGTAGAGCCCCAGGTTACGCAGCACCGTGATCTCAGGTTGCGAGATACCGGTGGAACGCGATTCACCCATCACCTGTCCGGTCAAGTCGTCGATCATGTAATCGTTCTTGGCCGCCCCGAACTTCTTGACCAGCATCTGACGCTGTTTACGCACTTCAGCGGTGCCGATGATAGCCTTGTAGGTGGTCATCGACTTGATGTTGGTGTCCTCATCGTAAATGATCAGGCGCTGTTCAGGATCAACCCCGTATTGCTTGGACAGCTTAAGCAGGTGCTCGTAGTCGAGCTTTTCTGCCTTGTTGTAACTGCTGGCCCAGATCGACAGGGGCATGCCTTGTTCCAGCTTAACGACAAACTCTTCAAGCTGTTTGTCGGTCATAGGCTTGAGCAACCGTTCGTAAATCACCCGGTTGCCACCGCCGCGGGTCAATGACCCCATGAAGGTGTAGATGAACTCTTCAAAACCTGCACGATTGCCGGCCATGATCACTTCCTCTGATAACGGTACTGGGTGGAGGTTTTGTTCACGTTGGTGACGACCTCCTTCGCAGCCAAGATGAAGGGATCGGATTCGTTGATGCTGATGACGATCAGTTCGTCAAAGAGCATGGTGTTGTTCTCCAGCGTCTGGCTGAAGAGGGTTTTGTTCCGGTCATTGACTTCCAACGACGGGATGGAGCCATCGACGTGATGAACCCCGTATTTGCCGGTGACGGTATAAAACGCAACCTCACCTTCACGCTTTTCAACAATGCGCTGTTTCAATAGTTCGATGTATTCGGCAGGGTCTTTACACAGGTTGACAAAGTTACTGTCTGCCAGAACCAAGATGATGCTTGCGCAGGGGATGGGATCCATTGGTGTACTGTCCTCAAACTGTTAGGCAAAGGGGCCTGATAACATAGACCTAGACCCCTTAACCTTGACGATTACTTTTTATCCAGCCAGTATGGCTTGCGTTCACCCAATGCAATCTTGAGCAGTTCCATGGTGGAGACGGTGTGTTTCTTGATCTCAGGGTTGGTGAACCAGTAGTCCACGGTGTTTTCCAGAATGTCATTCCAGTCAATACCCTGATCTTTGATCAGCTTGTACAGCTCGGCGGGGGTAATGCGGTACTTGTGTTCCAGGTTCAGCCAGAAGGTCTGCATGAACCACATCTGGAAACAGATGGCCAAGGCGCGGTAGAACTTCTTGTCCTCGGTGGATTTTCGCCACACCGTGGTGCGCCCGACCTTGCATTCTGGATACAGCACACAGGCGTGACTGATGGCACTGCCTTCCAGGCCAAACATGTTGGACGATTTCATAGCATGATACATGCTGAGGCCTTCCTGGATCCCTAGGCTTTGGGAACCAATAAAGAACAGAGCACTGCCAGAGCTGCCACTCTTGTTACGAAAAATGTTAGTTGTGTAGTACAGTAGATCAGGGTTTTCTTTTGCATCTTTACCAATGGACACGTCATTGCCGAAGGGATTGGGGTACATCCACTCCTGGCCGGATTTAAGGGCACTGCCCCGGATGATTTCATAACCGATTTGCGGCAGCCGCATCAGGGATTTAGGCCCCTTCAGTTTCTTGCCTTGGCGAATGAAGACCGATTCTTTTTCCAGCGGTTGACCGGTCATGTTGACGATGTCAGTGACCTGCGCCGTCCAGACCTGGTAGATGCCCACTTGGCTACCCAACACGTCAGCGTCTTCATAGACAATGCGGCGTTGGTTACCAATGACCAGGTCGCGGGTCTTCTGCGCACCGCCTTCGTCGACTTCTTCTTCTTGGAACTTGGCCGAGGTCTTCTCGAAGTGCATTTCCGAGATGGAGTCAACCACAGTCAGGATCGGTGAGATGATCTTGATCTGCTCGCCGTTGTTAGCCTTGTACGGCGTGGCGATGTAAATGTCGACCTTGTCTTTGATCGCCTGCTTGATTTCTGCATGACGGTCTTTGAACCACTGGTGAACGAAGTTACCGTCGCAACCTTCAGCACGGCTGAAGTAGAAGAAGCGTTTGTCCAGCACGTTGGCGTAGAAGTCACCTGGGATGCCAGAGAGACGGTCGTACGCATCGGCCAGACGGTCTACGTCAAAGGTGGATTCGATGTCAAAGAAGGCGTTGACCAACGTGTGATATCGATAAAGCCCATTGGCCATAATCAAAACAGCTTGACCGGTCTTTTGCGTGTTGTTACCGCCAGTCACTGCGTTGTTACGGCAAATACCACCATTCATGTAGGTCACATCATCAGGACCTACTACAAAGCCACCGTTGATCATGTCCATCAAAGGCGAGTAATTCAGTGTCGGGATAACAGTGTTCGAAGACTTCTGTGTCGTAGCCCATGCGTGCGGAGTTGCCATCTTTATTACTTCCCGATATTTTATGACTTTAACTACGGACCACTTCCCTTAATAGGGGAAAATCGGTCGTCTCTAAACTATACTGATGCCGAGGTCAGTTATGGAACATTCTACCCTTTCATCGTTTGCCGATAACTACGCAAACGAGATGCAAGAGCTGACCAATGCATTGGCGTTGGTGCGCACCCCCACCCCACTGTCGGTGATGGGAACCGAAGGCCTGAGCCTTGGCGAAAGCTTTGGCCTGTTCTTCAAAGAGTTTTCCACCAACATCGACAAGCGCATGGCCGGGCTGAGCAAGTCGGTACACAAGGTGGATTTCTCCCACGCGGAAACCAACATCCGCAATAAGAAGGTACTGTTTGTCAAAAACGGTGGCCTTCTGGTGCTGACCCCTCAAGGGTTCCGTCCAGGTCTTGCGAACATGGCAGGGCACACCAAAGCAGTTACCGGTGGGGTCTACCTGATCAGCAGTCTCAAAACCGAGGCAACAAGGCTATATCATTGGCTCAAGCAAATTGCCAAGACCGGACGGATGGACAGCTCGTTCCGCTGGACCGTGTCGGACTTCGACCAGGCCATGGATGCAGGGGTTAACTACATCAAGAACCTGCCTGTGCAAGACCGCCAAACCCGTCACCCGCTCGCTCAGGTGTACGTAAGCTTTGAAGAGTTCTTCGAAGTGGTCAACGGCTTCAACAACTCGGTCAGCCTGATCGGTGCGCGCGATATCGAACTGATCACTCGCGAACTGACCAACGTCTACGAGCTCGGTAGCTTGATCGTCAACAAGATCAAAGCCAACGACTTGCTGCTCAATGAAGCAGCGATCGCCGACATTGAATCTGTGATCAACCGGTTCGTGGAACTGACCAACGTCTGCGGTGCGATGATGGCCTTGCTCAACGAGTTGACCCAGGTGTTCACCGAACAAAGCAAAACGTTCGAAAAATTATAAGAACCGGACATATAGCGTAGGCAGGGGTAACCTGCCTACGCTATAGCCGTTATTCCGCTTTTCTACCTAGCTCGGCTAGGGTTAGAACCCGCAGGTTGGCAATCGCGCTGGTGTGTACGTAGATGAACTCTTCAGTCTCCACCAAAGTGCAGAACCGCAAACCCTTGTCATTGCGTGTGTCCGTTACCGCCCACACCTTGATATTGGGATCTTCAATCGAACTGAACGCATTGCGCTCAGGGATGTCGTACCCCACCGACAACAGGATGTTGACAGGCTTCACCGCCTTGGGGTGTTCGACCGGTACCTTAATGGTGGTCCGCAACTGGTTAAAGTCCGGATGCACCTTAAGCTTGGCCACCCCCTTAGGGTTCACCTCTTTGGTGTAGATCAGGTCGGTGATGTCGTAGAACCGACAGTGCCCAAAGATGTTGTTGGCATCCTTTTTACGGAACGCTTGAAACACCACATCCATCTCCAAGAGAAAGTCTCGGATACGGTAGGACATCATCACAGGCTTGATCAGTTCAATCAACACCGGGCGGCCGTTCTGTTTTACAAACGGGGACACCAGCTGATGCTTGACAGGCACTGCCGGTACGGTGTCCAAGAGCCTGGCCACGTCTTTGGAGACGAGTTGGTTCAAGTCACCCGCTGACAGGTAGCCGTCGGGGTTATCGATGCGCCGATGGGTGTAGCCAAAGAGCTTGTCCAACAGAGCCACTGGGCGTTTGGTGTAGAGCCTGGAATAGGTCACATCCGGGGTCAACTTGCCGTAGTAGTTCTTGTCAGGTTCCACCTTACCAAACCCGTACACCCGGTACCCGTCTTGTTCCTTAAAGAACTCTTCAGGGTTGTTGGTCTCAAAGTACCACCGGGTGGCGCTGACAATCTTGTTGAAGTCAACCTCGGGGTTTTCGTAGTCTTTGCGCGATTGAATGATGAGCTTGGGGGATTTGTCAAAACCCCAATTGTAAATCACCTCGGCCAGGTCCAGTTGCTTTTGAGCGTCGCGGTTACCCATACCGCCTTCAGCGCTGCCGGCAAAGTCAAAGAAGATCTTGCGGTCTTTGTCCAAGCTGACGACGTTTAGCTGGGCTGCTACCAACTCACCCAGATTACGCTCATCCTCGGTCACCACATGCTTACCGATTTTAAGCTCGTCTTTACCCAGCCAGTCTTTGACCTTGGTGATCAGTTCCAGCTCCTTGTGCGGGGTGACGATGCACAAGTTCTTTTGTTTCTGGTCGTTGGCAAGCTTAAGGATCTCTAGGAGACCCAACAGCAAGCTTTCGAGAAAGCTGCGTGCCGTGGGCACGGTCAGGGTTAAGACGTCCGAGACCACCACTACGGTGTTTGCTTTTTGTGGATTACCGGTGTAGTACCCAGTGGAAGTAGGAACGTCTTTGGCTAGTTTCTTCTTGCCTTCCTGAGCGACATCGTAAGTGTAGCCGTGACCGCCGAGGAAGTGATGTTTTTTGGTCTTCCCTTCTACGGCTACATTAGCAACCAGATAAACCACCATGTTTATCGTGGGGATCTTATCATCCATTGTGAGCTGCTCTGCTAAGGAGTTAATGTTGCGCATTAGATTGCTGGCGAGGTAATTATTAACGGGTGGTGGTCCTGCTGGGTGCAAGGCACTTTTGCAGCAACACTTCGTTGTTTCTTTTGATTCGCTCAGCGTCTTGAAGCGTGCGCAACAAGATAGGACGTAAAAAGTTGTTCTCATCCTTAAGCATGATATTGTTCTTGAACAACAGCATGTTCTCCTGCTTGATCAGGTTTACTTGCCTGTTCAAGCTATCGTTGATACGGATAAAGCTGTTGATGGGACCGCCATCGGTTTGATCGAACAGCAAGCTGACTTTGGAGACACCCGATTCCATGTCAGCCAGTTCCATGCGTAAATTTACGTTAGCCATTAACATGCTAACCCCTAACCATCCCAGAATGGCGATGAGGAAAACGGCCGATTTAAGAGCAGACGTCAATTGTTCTTCGACCGTATCCCCCTTCACAAATCGTAGGACAAATTCTATGAATCTGTCGGCTAGCTCTTTGATGAGCCCAAACATAAGAGTTATCCTTTACTTCATAGGTGGATGATCAGTCATGACAACCAGTTACCTTTCTTTTGGTAGTATTGCAAAGCTTCACAACAACAGTCTACTGGTCACCTCACCAATCGGTGAACTGTCCAACAAGGCGCGCACGTACGCCAAGGACCCCGGTGTCTTTAACCTCGACTCCAAAGTCAGCGAGACTGTTCTCTACAACTTTCTGTCACAGACAGACAACGTTGATATCGTCATGCCCCAGGCTATTGCCGAGGTGCAGATCAATATCGGCGACTGGTTGTACACACAGGCCAAAAACGGCAACATCACCGGTAACCGCCCCAATACCCTCGCGTTGCTGCAAGCCACCTTCAGCAACAACATCGAGATTACCGACATTGGGGAGATGGTCACCAACAACGCCATCTTCTTTCCAAGTTTCGTAAAAGGCAATCACATCGTCGGCGACGACAAACAAAGTTTCTACCTCTGGTTTGCCGAAGAATACTTCCGCACGCAATACCCGGTTGTTTCGTTCACCGTGGTGCACCCTCTCCCGATCGAGGAGATGGACACCTTGATGTCCCTGAACTACCACCAGATCGAAACCCGGTTGTTGAAAGAGACGCCCGACGTCATCGAAGACCGCGCCCACGCCCTGACCAACCAGAGCGCTCACCCCTACACCGAACGCAACGTGGTGTCGTTCCAGATCATGGACCTGGTGAACACCCCCAACTACAACGTTGGGTACTGGCGCTTTCTGGAGTGGGGTAACGGCGAAGACTCCGAAGATCAGCTGTTTGACCAGATCAAGAAAGAAATCCTGGACAACAGCAAGTACCCGGAAAGCCAATGGGAAGACAAGATCCCCGATCTGTTCAACCCGTTGGAGTGGTACGTACTGCCTTACTTCAACCGCTTGGGGGTCAAGAACAAGACCAACGGTGCCAGCTCGCTCTCGCCGATTGTTGACCGCGAAAGCATGATGGCGTTGGTGGATCACTTCCTGACCCCGAACATGACAGCTGACCACGTCATAAAATCCACCCAAGTGGTGCCCTTTCTCTACAAGTCGCTGGCCTGTGCCTTTGTAGCGAAACTGAACAACCGCGAGGGGATGGAAAAGATCGACGCGATCATCCCCGATTATCAACTGATCCCATCGACCGATTCAGACTTCGACTTGATGTCTGGGGCGACCATGGATTTTGTCATCAAGATGCAAGAACTGCTGGCAGCGGCTGAAACCGTTACCCCGATCAACCTGACTCCGGCTGGGATCACCCGTATTGTGCGCTTTGGCAAAACGTGTGTGGCCCGGCGTATCGGCAAGGTCAAGTACATCGTGGTGACGCGTTACCAGTACCTGCAAGACGGATTGATCGAGGAATAACCCATGGCAGAACTGACGCAAAACCTGATCCCTACCCTGCGGGCAGCCGGTCGGTTTGAAGCGGAAGCGCCGTTTGATAAGGTGGTGAACGTTGCCACCTATTATTCGGTTGAAGCGCTGCGCACCATCGAGGAGATGGAAGCGTTAAAGCTTAACCTGTACAGTCTAGTGTTTGCCCCCATCGGGCTTAAGCAGGAAGACTACAGTGCTGTGCTGGAACGTGCCCGTGCAGCCGGTTCGATCATTGTCACCCTGACTGCACGCAACACGGCTCCTGTGTATGTGCTTAGTACCTACTTCAAATCGTTCCCCTTGGTGGACGGTGTAGCGTACGAACGCATGGTGCTGGTGGCTGACTGCGGTGCTTTGCCGCCAGGGATGAAAGACGCCTTAGCCCAAGCCCAAGCGCATTTCTCCTCCTACTTAGCCAACACGGTGGGAATCAGCGCGCAGGTGCAATTGGGAACCGTCCCCACCATTGGTTACGTGTCTGCTGAAGAGGCCCGTATCTTTGAGAACACCCGCTTGAACAAGATCACGGACGGCGATAACGACGTGGCCAAGATCAAGAAGCTTCAAGACGAGTTGGTGGCCAAAGACGCGTACATCGTGGAATTGGAAACCCGTTTGGGTGCACGCCCTGCAACAACATAAAGCGGCCATAACCCCTACCCCGACCATAACGGTGGGGTAGGGGCTACGGTTTATTTACACACGGCGGATAGAGCCTACTTCGATGCCGTCGCTGATGTCAGCTTTGACGCGGTAGTCGTACGGTTTGATGAACGGGTTACCCAAGTTCAACAGGTATGAGTACAACGCTTCTACAAAGCTTTCGGTGTAGCGGTTCAAGATCAGACTGGTAAAGTCCAGTTCCGGATCGACGACCTTGGTGGGTGCTCGGTCGTCATGATACTCCCAGACGATCCAGCTGTTCAGGTCCAGACCAATGCGCCCGCCCTTGGTCGTCAGACGCCGTACAACGTTGTCTGTTACGTGCATGACCATGTCTTCTACATCTTCAGGCTTGCAGCCGTACAGCTTCTTGGTGAAGTGTGAGGCGGCGAACATGAGGGTCTTGACTTCTTGGGCAAACTCGGCCTGGATCACCGGGTGCTGGCTGATCAGCTTGCGCGTCTTTTCGATGTCGTTGTTGGTGTGCTTGGCGAGCACAATGATCTGCTTGGCGGTGACCAAACTTTTCTTGTCAACGTTCCATTCAAAGATGTTGATGGGGTTATCCCCCACGTTGATCTCACCGCTTTCCGGCAACAGCGGGTAGACCTTTTCCAGGCTGACGTTCAGCGTTTGCATGGCCTTGTCCGGTGCCTTGAACACCAAGTACAGGTCATGGTCCCGTTTACCGTCCACGTTGATCAGCGAGAGCGCACGCTGGGTGATGTCGCGCAGGTTTTCGGCCACCTTGTTCTTGAGGCGCTTGACATGCCCGTCTAGATCGGTGAAATCACCGTCAACCAGACCTTCCATGGGGTCGGCGTTGAACATCGATCGCATCATCCAGCTCAGCGGCAACTCTATAGGTGTCTTCGACACATTGAGGTGCAGCCCCTTCTTTTGCCACTCTTCGCGGTAGTTCCCGCCCTTGGCCCAGACCAGATCGCCGTCGTCGCGGATACCGGCAATGAACTTGTCAAAGTCCTTGTCCAGCACGGCGTACGTCTGCGACTTGTCGCCCAACTGGAAACGAATCCAGCGCGCTTCGTCGTCACCGATAATGCCTTGGAACGTGAAGATGGTAGGATCAACCACAGTCCCAAAACCTTCCTGGGTGTTTGGGTTGACGCGGTTGTAGAACACCAGCAACCGATCGACCACCAGTTGAGTCTGTGCGTCCAGCTGGCCTTCGGCCGGGTGCAGGATCTGCATACCAAGGGTCTTGCCTTCGACCAACCGTTCCAGCAAACCGCCATCCAGACCGCGTGTGAGGTTACTCATCGGTTCAATATAGCCCTGGGGTTGGTCTGTGGTTCCCCCTCGCCAAACAGGAGGCTGTTTCACGAAGTTGTCGGGGTTGCTCAGCACTGCCATGTCCACAGGCTCCCTGGCGTCCATAGCCTCGCGGTACTCCACAACGATGTCCCGGTGCGCCAGACGTTGTTGGAAGTCCAGAATGTTGGTGCAGTGCAGCCAGTGTTCGAGGTCTTTCGTGAAACCTGCCTCTACGGCCTGTTCGAACTCGACGTCATCATTGACCAGCGGGATCCAGCCCCATTTGTACTGATCATAATAAGGAGCGTGTTCAGGAATGAGGAACACCACGTCGTCGCCAAAGAGTTTGGTATAGACGTTACGGGCCATGGTGGAGAGCATGGCTTCACGGTTCTCTGCCCATTCTTGCTCACTTGGAATCTGAGCGAGCACTTCTTGCGTGTCGACTGAAGGGTCAATCACAGGTGATGGGATGTCGGTGGAGAACGCTTCTGGGTTTTGCAGCAGGGATTTGATAGCAACGCTACCTGCTGGTTTCTTTTCGTCAGCCATTGTTACTTCCTTTCTATCAAGTTCTTTTGTGTTTGCCGGTGTGTAGAGTTGTGTACTGCTCAGAAACTGGGTGCTTCACGACAGTGGCGTTCTTATCCAGTTCTTCAAGAAGGGTCATACCGTCCAAGAACGGCTTGCCGCAAATACGTTTACCGTCCACCACGATCGTGTGAGGGGCGACTTTATCTTTGTCAAGATCAGCAACCACGAAATTCAAACCCCCAGTACCGGGATCAACTGCCGTTACTTGGACGGGTTGTTCGGTTTTATTATCAGACACTGGCGTTCCCCTTTAAGGACAATAATCATGTTTAATATGTTTTCAGTCGGAGTCAAGCAAACGGGAGTGTATACCCATATCACTGGCGTTTCTTTTTACAGCATTGCCAAGGACATTGAGAAGTTCTTCAGCTCCGGGCTGGTGACCAAGTACATGGTGCGCCGGGAGACGTGGGACACCATCAAGGTCCATGACTTCTTTCTGGTGGAGCTGCATTACATTCTGGGTGAGCTGCTTAAGATCCGCACCATTCGCAGCCGCAGGCGTGCACTGAGCGAACTTAAGTACCTGCTAGAAACTGAGACGTGGATCAAAGACACCCTGACCCCGTCGGGCAAACCGTTTGACTTTAAACGGCTCAATGACTTTGTCAAAACGCCGTTTCCTAAACAGCGTGAATTCTTGGAACAATACCCGCTGATTGAAAAGAGCTACCACCTGAGGGGCATCCTGCTCGACTCAGTGGCCGGTAGTGGTAAGGCTCAGCCGTACTCCACCAAGGTTAAAGTCCCTAAGGGATGGAAACACTTGGGGGAATTGAAAGTGGGGGAAGAAGTGTCCACCCCAGACGGCGACTACGCCAAGATCACCGCCGTGCACCCACAAGGGGTCACTGACGTATACCGCTTCCACTTTGAAGATGGGCGTTGGGCTGACTCGCACCCTGAGCACTTGTGGCAGGTCGATGAGATCAGTCGTATACAAGGCGAGGAGATCATCAGCGCCGACCACATCACCACCACCCAAGACATCCTTAACCACTTCCAAGACTACGAGTACCAGATCCCTTTGGTGGGACAGATGGACGGGCTCTTGGAGATGGGTGGGGTTGAGCATGCAGCCATAGCGGAAGAGTTGCTGATCTCAGCAATACCGATAGATGATCCAGTGATGGAACTTTCCTACTTGGACCGGTTTGGTATCGTGCGCTCGATGTTGGAGCTGAGCGGCTGTCAGATTGCCCCTACCGGGATTGCGTTCATCACCACCAACCAAGTGGCGGCTAAGAACTTCCAGAAGCTGGTGTGGAGCGTGGGCGGGATTGCCACGTGGACCGAAGTTCCGGGTAACCCCTTCCGGATTGAACTCTACCACCCGCAAATTGAATTGATGGTGGAGAACCTGCTCGGTCCTGGGCTGGAGCTGGGGGAGATCATCAGTTTGGAAGATCACCTCAACCTGCGCCTCAAGATCACCGCGGTGGAGAAACGGCCTCAGGAAGAGACGCTCTGCATCTCGATCGATCACCACGCCCACCTGTACGTCATTGACGACTACATCATCACCCACAACACCTTTACCTCGCTGATGTGGGCGCATCTGTTGGGTGACGGAGCGACGGTGGTGGTGTGTCCGTTGGGGATTGTTAACGATGTATGGACCAAACAGATCAAGGAGCACCACAAACAAGAGAAGCGGGTGTGGACCAGCATCAGCGGGCTGCCGCTTGCAGAAGGGTACGACTTCTACATCGTGCACTACGACTTCCTGCGGGGAACTGGCTACGGCTACTTAAAGGAGTTCTTGCTTAAGCTTAAAAAGTCCAGCAAGCACGAACTTAAGTTGATCTTGGATGAGTCGCACAACTTTAACGAGATCAGGGCCAAGCAAACCCAGCGGTTGATAGAACTGGCGGACCTGCAAGTGTTTGACCATTCCCTGCCCATGTCGGGGACCGCCCTTAAAGCCCAAGGCAGTGAGATCTACCCCACGCTGTGCCTGATTGACCGGCACTTTGATAAGGTGGCTCGCGAGTTCTTCTTGGCCTCCTACGGGCGTAACCGCCAGTCGCTCATGAACATGCTGGCGCACCGCATTGGTCGGGGTAAGTTCACCATCCCAGAACTCTTGGGCTTGGGCGATCCACCTCCGATCAATGTCATCAAGGTGCAAATCCCGGGTGGGCAGAAGTACACCTTGGATGCGATCAAGCTGGAGATGCAGGTGTACATCCAAGAGCGCATGGCGTTTTACGATGAGCACATGCCCAAGTACCTGGCCTTCTACAAGGAGGTGTTGTCCAGTTACGAGTTCTCCGTGCAAAAGCACCCCAAGGAGCTGGCGGACCTGCAACGCTATAAAGCCATCGTTAACCGGTTCCGCACCCAAGGGTATTCCAGTTTCACCGACGCCCAAGACAGTGCATTCTGTAAGCGGGTGGAGGAGGACATTGAGAAGACCCTTAAAGGTCAAGACCTGCACGATTTCCGCAATGTGAAGTCGGCGGTCAAGTACCTAGGGCTTAAACTGCGCGGCGAAGCGTTGGGTAACGTGTTGGGTAAAGCACGCATCAATGCGATCAAGGAAACCATCGAGCACGCAGGCTTACCCGAGCTGATCAACAACGTGGAGAAGAAGACGGTTATCTTCACCTCCTACGTCGACGTTGTGAAGCTCTGTGATGAGTACCTGCGCGATAAAGGCTTTAAGCCTAACTTGGTCTACGGGGAGGTTAACAAAGACCGTGAAGAGGCTGTCAGAAGCTTTGGTGCGGTGCCTGAGATCAATCCGTTGATTGCGGCCATGGATTCTCTGAAAGAGGGTATTCCGTTGCTGATGGCCAACCAAACCATCTTCCTCAACGCGCCTTACCGGGATTACGAGGTCAAGCAGATGCAAGCCCGTACCTGGCGTACCGGTCAAGACAGCCCGTGTTTCTACTGGCTGATTGACTTGGACACCGGGGATCAGGTGAACATCACCACGCGCAGCCTCAACATCTTGGAATGGAGCCGAGAGCAGGTGGATGCATTGCTCAGCCGCAGTGAAGGTCATGCCCTGCTGGGGGATGTAACCGGTGAAGAAGCCTTTAGCTTGGTGGACGAACCTGTAACCAAACCTTTGCAGGTAAGAGCCGGAGTACTCAGTCTCTTTGGGTAATATAGGTTCTAAACCTTTTAACGAAAAAAAAGAACCAGTAGTAACTACCGCACCCTTAGTGGGTGCGGTAGTTACTGGATTCTTTAGGCTTGCATTACTACTTTGCGGGATTCAATCATGCGGTTAGCCGAGAGGAAGAACACACTGCGGGCTGCATGACGCAAGGCGGTGTAGCGCTTAATCACCGATTCGGTCGTGCGGATTTCGCGTTTCATGTCTTCAGGGTTAACCTTCAGGGCCTCCAATTCCCGCTGGGCCTTGTCGACCTTAACTGTCAGTGTTTCACACAGTTCCCAGCACTGATCTTGCAGGACGTCTTCGTCCAAGGGTTCGAACAGCTCGAACTCCACCACTTGCTGCGGGCAGAACGTATTGTCCTTACCTTCACGGTTGAACAGCTCCAGCGCCACTTCCAACGGCACCTTCACGTCGCCCAGTACATCGCGGGCATCCACGTTACCGCCTACCGAGCCGGTGGACAGGTGCACTTGGTTGTCTTCTGCATCTACGTGCACAGGGTTCAGGCAGTAGACAGTGTGGTTCAGCAACGCCACGACGTGCTCACGGCCATTGACCTGCAGACGACCCAATCCAGCCAGCCGGATTTCACGGGCGCCGCTGTGGTCATCTTTGATCAGGCCTTTGGTGGCTTTAGCACGGGTAACTAGGTCTGCGAAAGAAGCTTTGATGATACGAGTCATGATAATAATTCTCCAATTTGGATGGCATGATTGCCGGTAGGTGTTAAATGAAAGTAACTTAGTTGTCCAGCGGGCCGTACCGACCGGTGTACTGGGCAACCAATATGTCCAGCTCCTGCTGCACAGGGCGCAGCAGGGCTCGGGCAATAAATACGTCACCAGGGACTTTAGGGTTAGCAATAACCCCTTGGTACACCTGAACCGCTTCTTCTTTACGGCGAATCATCTGGATCAACTTTAACCGAGCGTCAAGCTCTTTTAAGTAATCCGGGATGACGGTGCAAGGTTGACGTCGGTTGGGGAACAACGGAATAACTTCACCCATGACTTAACCCTTAATGCAAGGAGCCAGAGCGACCGTGCCCTTTGCTGGATTTGTTCATGGCGGCCGAGACCAGAGGGCTCTTCCAGTTCTGGTCTTCGTTCATCAGCTTGAGCAGAGATGGGCTGGACTTCACCAGAGGACTCATCTCCATTTCAAACCGACCGCCTTTGCGGATGTGCAGTACGCCCAGTTGGTGACCGATCTCGGTACTGGCAAATTCAATGAAATCACCTTCGTTGCAGTAGCTGATGGCCAGCTGCAACATCCGTGGCATCGCGGTGTCAAAGTAACTGTAGTGACGGACCATGATGACTTCTTTGGATTTACCGCGAGTCATGGTGGCGACAACACGGCGACGATGGATACTGCTAACTTCTTTACTCATGGTTATTCTAACCCCAATTATTTGGTTTACTGGTACTTAAGCAACATACGTCTAAGACCGACCGGTCTTATAAGGCTTCGATTGCTAGGCGGTGTTGATCCACCCGATCGCCGAACACTTTCAAATACATGTCAGGATAACGAACATATCCACCTCGGCTGTACTTTTGTTTGAGGTGTTGGGTTGCACCCTCTCTGCATTCATCTTCTGAATAATGAGGGTGGGTCTTTTTCAGGTAGGACATGGCGCGACCGATCATGTGATCGATGTTGCCTGGAAACTCCCGGTCAGCTGAGTTAATCAGCTCACAGAAAGTATTCTTGAACGACCCTTTAAAGGACGCACGGTGCTGGCCACACCCCCAAGCCACCAACATGGTTTCTGAAGGGCTCAGGTTTTCAAGTATCACCGGATGATCGGTAGTGCTCATCCAATGAAATGCCAGTTCATGGTGGTTGTTGCGACTCCAAGCGAAGAAGTCGTGGAAGTAGGCGGCGAACAGAATGAGCTTAGGGTCAAACCCCAAGTCCAGTTGTTGGTTGATCACAAGACCGGTTTGATAAACCGTTTCGAAATGACCTTGCCGGTGGGCCGGATCGTTCATCTCCCACTTGTCAGCAAAAGCATTAACAATCTGTTGCGTGAGCGGATGCTTATTCATAATCTTCCTAAGAAGGTTGGTTACTTATCCTCCAAGTAATATAGGTCTAAGATGCTCTGTAAGTTAAAAATAAAAACACTGAATAACCCCCTACCTCCCCTAGGGGAGGTAGGGGTATTCTTAATCAATCCAGTTGCTTAGCAGGTGACCTTGAAAATCAGTTGTTCGTAGTACTCTTGGGTAAACGCCTGATCCACCATGCGCGGCATGCCAGAGAAACCGAACTCTTTGAACAACAAGATCTTGCCCCGAAATGATTGCAGCAAGTGCTTTTCCATGAACGCTTCAATCGAGTCGTTCATGATGTCTTGCTCATCGTCCGGGTTCCAACGGTCATCGCGCCGCAACCATTTAGGGTTGGCACGAATCTCAAACCCGTAGATCTGGTCCTGGTCCATGATCATGCCGTGGTTACCATCGTCGCGCAGCGCCTGCATGATGATGGGGATGTCGTTGATCTCTTTGAAAGCTTCTTTGAGAAACTTCACTGGGTCACCGGCTTTCAGCACACTCGACACCACCCCACGCTTGGCATGCGCCGGCACTTCAGGGTCGTTCATCAAGCGCAGCGCCAGCTTCTTAAGCTTCTTGATGTTGGTGGTGAAGTGGTCCTCAAAGTACTTAAGTACCCGCCCTTCCTGCTCCAGCGGCGATTGACTAGCGTCGCCTACAAACGCCGGTGCGCCCTTTTGCATTACACCACCCCCAAAGCTTGCATGAGCTTCTCAACCGCCAAGTACCAAGCCCACGGAAAGCAGACGATGGCCACGCAGGTGCTCACGAAGCCTTTGGCGGCGACCACTCCAAGGAGCCACAGAAACAACCAGAAGCTGGCCACCCAACCGTGCTTACTACCCAAGCTAAATGAAAACTTCATATCCACTTCCTTAACCAGTTCTTTAGCCGCACCTTAAAGGGCACATGCTCTTTGAGTTCAGGGATTCGTTCAGGGTTGACCTTAATAGTCAACAAGGCCTGCTCGATTTCTTTTGCTTCATCCTCCAATGCCAGCGCTTCACGGCGCAGCGCGGCAGAGGCTTCAGGGTCGCTGTGGTACAAGGCCCAACTACCCTGGTGTTTACGCTGGGCTTCTTCGAGCAGGTGTTGACGTGACAGTGTTAAGTGGTGCTTATTCTGGTTATACTTGCGACCGCTCAATGGCATGATAAACCTTCTTCAGATTCAAGGAATTTGATCATGTCCTCAGCGAAGAGGGCATGCACCGGGGCAAAGTTCTTGGCGCGTTGCACCAGTGACGCGGTGATGGACACAAAGTAGTGATCGGCACTGCCTTGGGCGACAAAGTACATCCCCTTGACGATCCCCACAGTCTCATTCCACACCACGTAAACGTTTCGCTTTACTCCATTACCGAGCTCCAGCACTACCTCACCCAAAAAGACTTTATCTTTGGTGAGTTGATCAACGCCGATGTCAAGTACGGTTGGATTAAGACGTTGCTTCATAAACAGGTACCTCAATTACAAAATAGCGGACATAAGCCCAGTGCCGGTTAATCGCCGGCACTGGTACTACTTACTTAACAGCGTCTCGTTGCTCGTTACACCAAGCACGCAGCGCTTTGCCTTCACTATCATCCAGGTTGTCGAGGGTGTCCTCCAACTTGGAAAGATTGTCTTTGGCAGTTTTCTTCGCCCCGTTCTCAATGTTGCCCTGGATCTGCTTAACCAGCTTTTGAACGCTGGCCAGCTTAGCCTGAGGCACATCTTTGAACAGTTCGTCAGTGTTCTCCGGCGTTGCAGGTGTGGCTGGGGTAGAAGGAGCCGGGGAGCTACCGTCGGTGGGTGAAGGGGGTACCGGGGTGGTTGGCTTCTCAGGGGCCGTCGGCTTAAGCGGCGGCAACTGGAAACGCTCAGGAGCATCAAGGTCAAACTGTTCGTTGACCCGCCAGAACGCACCCTCGTCCAGATCAATGATGTCCAGATCTAGGGTATCACCGTGGTACAGGGCGCACTCAAAGTGAGCCATGATCGCGGTGCCGTCTTTTTGCTCTTTCACCGGCAGCTTAATGTCGGTCTGGCAGTACAGCCCCCACTTGGCGTACAACCCTTTGTCTTCACTGTACGAGCCGTCTTGGTTGATCTTGACGGTCTTGATGATGGGGTTGTTGGACTTCCAGTTGAAACCGGCAACAAAGGTGTCTTTGTTGAAGCCAAACGCCAGGTCATAGATCTGACCCCGCTTAACACCCTTGACCAAGATGAACGGCTTTTCCTTGGCCTTGAAGGTCTCAGCCAACTGCACGTTCAGGTAGTAGGTGTCGGTTTCTTTGTCGTACAGCCACTGTCCTTTAACCAACGGACGGGTGGAGCTGCCGTGCCACTGAAGCCCGATGGCTTTGCCGTCTGGCCCCAGGTCAAAGATGGCCTGACGTACTGCGATGACGCTGCCTTTGTACTGGCCAATCTTGGCCGCCGCCTTGTTACCCGTTTTAGGATCCATCTCACGGGTTTCAGAACGACCGTACTTGGTATTCTCAGTGGGCTTAAGGTCAGCCCCCTTGGTGCGTACGATCGAAATGATCCGGTCTTTTCGACTGGTGTCCCAGAACTCGTTGTTGAGGTTGGGCAAGTCTTTTTGACTGGTGGTCTTGTTGCAAGGGTCGGTGTGGTTAAAGCAGTTAATCTGCGCAAATGGCATGATGAAAGCCTCTGTGGTGATGGAATGCCCTGGGTACTCACTCAAGGCATAACATCCACGGTCAACCTTCCAACTGCCGCTTTAACTGCTCCCTGAGCAACGCCATCTTTTCACCCAGCGCCAGCATGCGCAGCACCACGTTCTCGCGCTCTGTAACCGTTGCGAAGGTGGGGATCGAATCACGCAGGTTGGCGATCCGCATTTCAAGCGACAGGATCTCAAGCGACAGACCCAGTTTTTCCGTGGTTTGCGGGGAATCGAGAAGCTGCAACGTGTTAGGAAACGTTGGTTGCGCACGGCGGTGTTTGAACTCCGCCATGTAGATTACTTGACCCATATAGCACCTCGTAATGATAGTTAGAGCTTACGGTTAAGCGTAGCTGTTCGACTATGTTGCTTGCACGATAAAAACAAAGCCTGCGATAACAACCCCCACAACCAACCCCACCACCATTACAAAAATGAAGAAGGACCGGTTTGCTTTAAAGTACTCTTTCCAAAACCCTTCCATACAAAAAATACCCCTAATCAGTTATAAACCTAGTGCCGGAAAACCGGCACTAGGGTATTCTTAGCTTTTCTTGCTTAGCGTTTGAAGTTGCTTATTCAAACCCTGCAATTGCTGGTGCAGTTCTTGAATGTACAACGCCACCTGTTGTTGATCAACAGGGTCTTTAACAGAAGCTGATGCCAAAGACAACGCACGAATACGCTTGGCCAGAGCGTCCATGCGTGTTCTGATTTCAAGTATATCCTTTTTTGTTAAACGGCCGGATGGAGAAAAATCTGCCATTTGAATCGCCACACCCATGTGCTGGGGACCTTTTATTTTCGGTTAGGTTGCTGAAGCACAAGCGGAGGGACATCCCTGCCCAGCGACAAGAAGTACTGAGTTCTCCTCGCAATAGCCTCTTCGAGTATCGCATTGGCAAGCGCGGTGATGCGTCGCCGTTTCCTAGGTAGGGTCCAAAAACGAATGGACCCATAGAGTCGTTCCGCTTCATCGATCAGATCACCGATAAGTCTGAGCTCGTTTACGCGGTACAAAGCACAGTGGGTGTTCTTTAAAGCGACCACCTTGTTCACAACTCCTCCTTAGAACTTAGAGGCTTCGACTTGTTCTTTGGTGAGGTTGTAGTAGTAATAATCAAGGGTACGGCGAGGAAACTGGTCTTCACCCCCTACCCAGGCTTGCAACCAGCGACCCGACTGCCCTACCCCTACGGTATAGTGTGCAAAGCGCTTGGAAAGGGCTATCGCCAAATCAGCAATGTCTTCCTTTTCCAAGGCCCAGACTTCCATCGATACTGTGCCCAAGGCGAGCTCGATACGAAAGTTTTGGACAAACTTAGGTATCGTTTTCATGATCACGCCCTTAAACCCAAGCTTGAACGCGTAGTCCTCGCGGATCAGGAAGGGCTTGCCGTCTATGTTCCAAGCTACCAGCTTACCGTAGTTGCGCTCATGACCATTCTCGTCGGTACGAATAACGTCTTCGATAACCTTGGAATGTTCTGTATCCCCATGGCGCCCAACTTCGATATTGCCCACATGGACATGCTCTTCGACGTCTACCGCAGGTGCTGTTACCGAAAGGTTAAAAGGTTCGCCACCGGTGTCAATGTAGGCCTGCACCAACCGCTGGATGACCTTGCGATGGTCTTGCTGCTCAAACACCATAAACCAGTGATCGCCCATGGCGTGTTCATGGCCCATGCAGTCCAGGTCCAAACCAAAAGACTCGCCAGTGTCCGGGGCACGGGTCATGAGCTCCAGATGCTCGTCGCTGTTGTTAACCTGGAGTTCCAGCAAACCCTGAGCATAGAAGCTATGCCCTACCCCCGCATTACTGCCCTTGATAAGGATATCACCAAAGAACGTCTCGCGGTCAAAGGGGCTGTACAGCGTGCCGGCGGGCAATTCGAGAAACTTTTTCAGGTTTACAATTTTCATGACGTAATCCTTTTACGGTTTTAATAAGTGGTTATTACTCCCCTGAATAATGTAGGTCTGAGATTCATTTAAATGTAATGCGGCGTTAAATATAATTTGCAGTGTCAGTATTTTTACCCCGATGATTTTATGTTCCATCCCCCTAAATACCTTTATCAACTGTGGAACTCCTATGGCCTTTCCTAATCAGCAACTGTTTTTGGACAGGTTCATCGCTTATAACAAAAACAGATATAAGGATGATCCTGAAATCGTTGAGGCGCTGAATGCCCTTCAGCTCGGCGCTGTCACCTTCCTCAATCCCCGTAAAGAGACCGTCGACGGGGTCACCCAGCACCTGACTGACCTGAACGTTCCAGGGGTGCTGACGGCGGTCAACCAACGTTTCATCCCAGCCGATTACCCCCTTCACGGTGTGGCTCAGCTTGTTTCTGAAAATCCACTGGTCATGGCTGACCTGCAACTGGAAATGGAAGCCGGGGTATATTGGTTGCGCACTGACGAGGACGGCAGCAAGGTCGGGGCCCTGTTGGTAGCACATGGTGAAAAGACCGAAGCCAACGTGCTCTCTTTGATCAAAGGCAAGTGCCTGTTTGATCTGCAAGACAGCGAAATCACGGTCAACGACGACGTCACCCAAGTGGCGATCGACTCTCCGACGATCACCGGTCTTTTGGCCGTGGTGGAATCGCTGGGTGATATCACCGAGGCTGTCTACAACGGCGACTTCGCTTTTGACGGCACCCTGACTTACTAAGGACAGAAGTAGGGGGCTCCACAGGCGTAGCACCGACACACATTTATATTTCCTCAAGGGAAGTTATCATGGCTGACACTGAAGTAACAGAATGGGTACAAGACGTACCCCTCATCGAAGTCGGTGAGAAGGTTAAGGGCGGCGTTGACGGCGCCGCTAACAAGAGCTCCAAAGAACTGATCAAACGCACCGACTACCTGTACGCCCAACTGCAAGCACTGGTGGTGGGTGGACTGAGTGTCCTCGGTAAGCTGGACAGTGAAGCAGAACTGGACGCCATCGACACCACCGGGTTGGTCAAAGGCACCGCGTACTTTGTCAGCGGCTCCCTGCGAGTCTGGAACGGCGAAGAATGGACGGACTCCGGCTCTTTGCTCGGTCCTCGCGGCATCAACCTGCTCGGCACCTGGCCTGACGCCCAAGAGTTGCCAGCGATCGCTTCCAACGAAGTGGGTGACGCCTACATCTGGAAAGGCGACGTCAACATCCTGATCCCGGTGGGTGAAGGTGAAACGGCTACCCGTGAGTGGGCCAGCATCGGTCTTAAAGGCCCTCAAGGTGATTCGGCCTACGAGCTCGCCCAAGACATCGACGGCTTCCAAGGCACCAAAGCCCAGTGGCTGGCCAGCTTGGTGGGTAAAAGCAACTACCAGATCTGGTTGGACCAAGGCAACACCGGCACCGAAGCCGACTTCTTGGCCACGCTCAAGTCAACTGAACCAGGCCCACCCGGTGAGTCGGTTAAAGGCGACCCAGGTGACCCTGCCACCCCGTTTGCGATTGAAGGCACGGTAGAGTCGGCGGATCAGCTCCCTACCCCGGGTGATGCGCGCAAAGCGTACTACATCGGCAGCCACCTGTTTGTCTGGGTTGAATCCCAGAGCAACTACGTGGACTTGGGTTCGGTAGGCGGTCTCTCTGCTTACGACCTGTGGAAGGCTGAAGGCAATACAGGCACCCTCGCTGACTTCTTCGAGGCGTACCGGTCGACAGTTCCGGGTCCAAAAGGTGACAACGGTGCCAACGTCAACGTCAAGGGTACCCTGAGCACTTCGGACAGCTTGGCGGCGTTGCAAGACCCGCAGAACCAAGACGCCTACGCGATGAGCGACACAGGTAACCTGTGGATCCTTATCGATGGGACTTGGACAGACACCGGCCCATGGCGTGGTAAGAGCAACTACGATCTCTACGTCGAGAACGGCGGTCAAGCCGATCAACCCACGTGGCTTGCCAGTCTGCAAGGCCGTGATGGGGAAGACGGGACCAACATCCAGCTCAAGGGTATCGTTCCTTCCTACGAAAACCTGCCAACCAGTCCTGCCGAACAAGACGTGTACGCCGTACGCGACCTGAACAGCATCTTTGCCTTCATCAACGGCGGCTGGGACCTGATGGGTCAGTTCAAGGGTGAAGACGGTGAAGATGGCCAGAACGGCACCTCCATCAATGTCGTCAAGATCCTGACCGCGGATGACACCGCCATTCCAGCGGCTGCTGGTAACGCCGGCAAAGCCTACGTGGACCTCGACGGTCACATCTGGCTGTCCAACAACAGCATCTGGATCGACGTTGGTCCTGTGGGTGCTGCAGGCCCTCAGGGTCCTCAAGGTACAGGCTTTAACCTGCGTGGTAACGTGGCCACTGCCGGTCAGCTGCCTAACACCGCCCAGGTGCAAGACGGCGATGCCTACATCACCACCATCGACAAGATGCTCTACGTGCGCGTGGAAGGTCAGTGGAACGGTCCGTTTGACATCATCGGTCCTGAAGGTCGTCAAGGTGTGCCAGGTCCTCAAGGTGCTGATGGTAAGTCCATCGCCATCATGGGTTCCTACACCACCGATGCCGACTTGAAAGCCGCTCACCCCACAGGCAACTTGGGTGAAGGCTACTTGGTGGGCACTCACCTGTGGATCTGGACGACTGCCGATGGCGGTAAGTGGATCGACGTGGGTGAAGTACGTGGTCCACAAGGGTTGCCAGGGCCTGAAGGTAAAGCCAGCACCAAACCCGGCCCTAAAGGTGAGCGTGGTACGGTGTGGATCACCTTGCCGGCCGGTCAAGATGAGCCTTCGCAAGGCTTTGCCGGTAACGTGGGTGACTGGGCGGTCTCGGACACCTTCAAGGTGTACTACCGCAGCGTCAACGGCTGGGTGTACTGGGGTCAACTGGTAGCGGGTGATGTAAACTCGCCGCTGGAAAGCTTTGGCAAGGCTGTGCGTCTGGGTAACCAGTGGGTGGTGTTGCCGATCGATGAAGTGGAAGCACCTCAAGACGGCAAGTTCTACGTTCGTCGTCTCAAAGCAGGCAGCAACCCTTTGGCTACGGAATGGGTCGCACTTAAGGAAGTGCCTGAAGAACTCACCGCCAAAGACGGTAAGCTCTACGGTCGGTTCTGGGATGCCGCCACCACCAAGTTCCTGTGGAAAGAAGTGGCTATCCCTTCCGGCATCGCCGATCTGGTCACCAAAGACGGCAAGCAGTACGCCCGGGTGTTTGAATCGGGTGCGACCACGCCGATCTGGAAAGAGATCGTCACCATCGCCGACATCACGGCCAAGGACGGGAAGTACTACGCCCGCTTCTTTGCAGCCGACGGCACCGCCCCGATCTGGAAAGAAGTCCCTGTAGGGATCTCCGACCTGACCACTAAGGACGGTAAGCAGTACGTTCGGGTCTATGAGGTGGCAGGTGCTGCACCGATCTGGAAAGAGTTTGTGCTGCCTACCATGGACAAGTACACACTCAAGATGTTGGCGGCCACCACCATCCTCGACCTGAGCCAGGCACAGGTGTTCAGCATTGCCAATAGCTCGGCCCGCACGCTTGCGTTCATGGCCCAAACCCAACCGGCTGCTGACCGCTCGATGACCGTGGTATTGATCATCAACGGTGCAGGTGTGATCACCTGGCCTGCCAACGTGGTCTGGACCGGCAGTACTCAACCGATCTTGGGGGCAACCACCACCGTGGTGACCCTGTTGTGGGACGGCATTGGCGGTCGTTGGATCGGTAGCGTAGGCGCCAGCATCTAAGTGACCGTGCGGTAAGGTTAACGCAACTTACCGCATCACCCTTTACATTGAGGTAAGTAACATGGCTGACGAAAACGTTGTGGATAACGACGAATTGGGTGAAGAGCCGTCCAAAGAAGAACTGGACGCCGCCCCTGATGCAAACGCTGAACCCGAGGCAGATAACACCGCCGCTGAAGAAGGCACGGATGAAACGGTTGAAGGTGACGTTGAGCCTGAAGCTGAATACTCCAACGCCGTGGCAGCTGAAGCTCCGGTTGCCAGCGCGGAACTGGGTGAAGGGGAATACCCTGACCACCAAGTCCCTGCGCCGGTATCGGACAGTCCTACCCAGGAAACCACCAACGAACCCCTGCCTGACGATCACGTAGACCAAGTGGCAACCACCACTGCGGTGACGGAAGAAGAAAGCGAGGAAGCGCCTGAACCTGAGGTGCCTCAGGAACGTGTGAACGCCTCAACCTTGCTGATCGAGCTGGAATCGGGCGGGTATCCGGTGACCCTAGGTGCGATCTTCTCCAAGTACTCGGACCGTTCGTTCCCGCAGTCCCCGTTGTTGCATGATCTTGAAGCCTTGGGTTACGCCAAGGTAGAACCCACCCCTCGCCCTGAAGGCGCCGTCGTAACTGAAGGTAAGCCGGTGGAAGAGGACGGTGTGTGGAAACGGGTCTGGGTAGCACGGGACTGGAACGACGAAGAAAAGGCCACGCAGCTGGCGGCCCAGAAGGAGCAAGCGAACCAAAAGATTCTGCAGGTTCGCAATGACGACTTCGAGATGGGCTTGGAGTTCTCCTTCCAGGACACTTCGTTCCACGCCCAGTTGCGTGACGGCGACCGCATCAACCTGATGTTTCTCAATGACCAAGCCAAAGAACGTCTGGCCGCCGGCAGTGACGAAACCGAACCGTTCCGCAGCTACGAGAATATCAGCTACGAACTGCCTCCACAGGAGTTGCTGGATCTCACGTACGCAGCGTTGGCAGCCTACAAGGCCATCCTGCGCAACAGCTGGGCCATCAAGGACCAAGTCGACAGAGCCACCACAGTAGCCGAGTTGCCGGAAATCCCGGGTACGTTCCTGCCTTCAAGCAGTGCCCTGAAATTGGGCGCAAGCGAAGCAACTGAGTAACACGCACGTAGGTGGCCTCCTCAGCTGAGGAGGTCGCTTACTCTTCAAAGGAATTAACCCATGCTAGAAGCAATGCTGTTAGGTGCAAGACCTACCGTCATGCCAGCACCCATCTTTCTGTTTGATATGGCGACCCAAAAAGCCAGTGGTCCGAATGGGAATATCCCGGTCACCACCACTGTTGCCGGTGGGAGCGTTGTGGACAACGCATACCTCATTAACGACAAACCGTCCATGAGCCTGCCTGCCGCCACCAGCAACTTGGTTATTAACATAACCACGCCACTGGATCTGACAAACGGACCGCTGCCGAATGAATTCACCTTGGAATGGTCGTTCATTCACCACAGTGGGTTGGCGGCTGCACAGTATTACGGTAGCACGTACTTTCAAAACGGTGCCGGTAACCCGGGCGCAGCGATCTATTACGGTGATACCCCGTTCAACAACTCGTTGCTCTATTCGACAACACCGGGCACTGCATCCTCAACGTGCTGGGTGCTTACCGGGGCAACCAAAACGGCTCAGCTGGCACTTCTGATCCAAGCGGCCATCGTGGTAAGGGGAGGCTTGGTGTACTTCTACCGAAACGGCACCTTGCTGCGCGTTCAACGATACGGTGAGTGGATCGAGCAGGACGCCAGTGCCAACCAAGGTACTTGGAATGCTCTGAGTCGTATCACCTTGGGGTGGTTTAACTCTACCTTGAAGAACGCCCCGAGTCACTACGGTAACATTCGTATTTCCAACTACGCCCGCTATACCCAGAACTACGTCCCCACACCGTTCTAAGGGATAAGAGTAATTAACGGGTCACATTCCACCCCTGAGCAGCAGGACAAACCATGAGTGATTTTACTCGATTCAGTGCCATTGAGCGATTGGGGTACGACGTTGAATCCAGCCGTAAGTACGGTAAGGATATCTGGAGCGTAGCGCCTGGGTATCGTTACTACATCGGATTCAAAGGGTCTACACGTTACGTTGACGTGGAAGACGGCTTTCTGACTGACGGGGCTACTATCCCGCGTTTCCTGTGGTGGTTGTTGCCACCGTTGGGCGAATACAGTCAAGCAACCAGCTTGCACGATAAACTGTGCCGGTCGTATTACATCTTGGAACTCATCAACGGCGTTGAGACCCAAGTCCCTGTCACTCGTGCTGAGATCGACGCGATCCTCAAAGAAGCCCTGGAAGTGTTGGAGGTCAAGAAATGGAAAGAGACCTGTATCATGGCTGGGGTGAATGCGTACCGACTCTTTACCAACCCCACGGAGGCCCGAGGACTGGCTGACAGTTTATAATCGGGTCGCCATCCACCCTAACCCGCAAAGGTTAAGACATGGCTGATATCAAAGAGAAACCCGACGCGTTCCCATCCGTGCCGTTGATTCAACCTGGATGGAAGATCAAAGGCGGTGCGGAGGATGCCGCTGCCAACCTTCAAGCGGTCGCGCTGACCCAGCGTACCGCCCACCTTAAGAAGCAGCAAGATGAAATCAAAAAGTTGCTACTGGGTGGGATAAAAATTATTGGTCGTCTGGTGAATGAAGATGCACTGGACACCATCGACACCTCCAAGCTTTCCATGGGAGACGGCTACTTTGTAGACGGTGCAATATTCCTGTGGAACGGCAAAGAGTGGGTCAGTTCGGGCTCGCTTAAAGCGGACCCGGTTGATCTGGCTGAAGGGGTCAGCACTGACCCTGGCAACATCCTCCGTTTAGGAGAAGATGGTAAGTTGTACGTGTCCTTTGACACTACACGGGATCTTCTTTCGATTTACAATGCCGCTAAGGAGTAAGACGTATGTCACTTGCACTTCAACTGGAAGACTTGGCCGAACAGCTGGGTAAAGATTACAAAACCCTGGTGGGGTCTCAAGGTGATCTGAGCACCCTGCCCACCGAAGCCAAAGACAACGTGGTCAATGCGATCGCCGAAATCTACAGCCTGCTGGCCGATGCCGGTATCCACATTGACGACACCGCAGGTGCCGGTCAAACAAACGTGGTGCTGTCCGCTGACAAAGTGGTGGCGCTGCTGGAAGAAGCCAAGAAGGCTGTCAAAGATGACTTGCTCTCAGGCGCAAGCGAAGCTTATGACACCTTCAAAGAGCTGCAAGACCGCTTTGAAGCTGACGAAGAAGGCGCAGCTGCCGTCACAGCTGCCTTGGGTAAGCGTGTGCGGTTTGACGCTCCCCAAACGTTGACTGCTGAAGAGCAGACCACCGCTCGTAACAACATCGGTGCGGTAGCCGCCGCTGACATCGGCGACACCGAAGTTGACTTGGTAGCCATCTACAACGCCGCCAAGGCTTAAGCGCTAGGAGCAAGGGCCGTGTGCGGTTTGGCACGGCCTCTTTTAAAAGGAGTAGTGTATGGACCTTGTGGCGAGGGTTGTTGCGTTTGTTAAAACTGCCGCCGCGGATTTTAAATCGTTGTCTTCAGCGGTTTCATCCAAGGTAGATAAAGTCGAGGGCAAAGGACTCTCTACGGAGGATTACACCACCACCGATAAAGGCAAGGTTGCCTCGTTAGGCGACTTGGGTGGTCAGAACTTGTTTTACAACTCAGCCATGCGGTTGAGTACCATCCCAGGCTTGGCAGACGGCTGGAAGATTGACGTACCCGGAAGCCCCGGTGCCTCAACAGTAACCTTCTCTCTGGTTCCGTCTCCTATGAACTTGGGAGAGAATGCACAGCGGCTGACTGTCGCGGGGTTGAACACCAGCACCTTGTACCGCTCGTTGATCAATGACCCTTCCTACCAACCCCCTAGGGTGTGCGAGGGGATGAACATCACCGTCTCCACGCATGTGAAAGGCACGGCTGGACTGGGTCTTCGGATCTACGTGCAGGCCCTCAGTGCAGCAGGAGCGGTCTTGGGTACGGTTAACAGTGCGTTGTCGGCATTGGACGGTACGGTGCAACGGTTTTCCAAGTCGTACAACAACCTGCCGGTGGGTACAACGCGCATTCAGGTGGTGTATCGGATTTATGGCGGGACGACGGTCACAGCGGGGGTGGTGGACTTTACCCGTCCTCAGTTGCAGATTGGGTTGCTCTCTAGCTGGACTGAGGACACCCTCAGCCACATGACCGGTTGGATCACGTTGCCCTTGCTCAGCGGGTTCAGTGCGGTAGCCAGCCATCCCCCTCAGTACCGCATCGTCAATGATGAAGTGAAGCTTCGTGGTAAAGTGACCATGGGGGCTAAAGTGCTGTCTGGCGGTTCTTACCCGTTCGCCACGTTACCTGCTGGGTATCGCCCTGCGGGGATGACCACCGACAGTGAAGTGATGATGGTCCCTGTGGTGTGCTCCTCCAGCGTCGGTACAGCGTGTCACTGTTCGGTTACCCGCACGGGGACTTGTTCCATTGTGCTGGGTGGTTCGTTGTCTTTGGCCTCTTCCACCTACGACCTGTCCAACGTTAGCTTCTCAACGACGGCATAACGAAAAAATAAATAGACGTGAATAACCCTACCCAACCCATTACGGGTTGGGTAGGGTTATAACTGGTGTTATTCCATTTCTTCCAGTTTCTCTTCCAATTCTTCAAGCAGCTCTTGGAGAGTTTCAGCTTCAACGCCTTCATCAACCTCATCACCAAACCAACCCACCCAAATCCCGTTTTGGACGTCGTAGTTCAGTGTGAGGTCAAGTTGGTCGATGTCGCACAGGTCTTGGAGTCGCGAGATCCGCTCTTCCAAGGTAACGTCGATAACTGGCATGGTACAGCCCTCGCGATCAGTGATTAACGCGAAGGGGTCAGTTGCACGACGTCTTCAGACACCGTAGTACCCGCCAACTCGTCCACCGTGGTGCCGGCCAGGGCTTTCTCAAGCAGCGAGATTTGCTGGGCGCGTTCACGGAAGTTCATGTCAGCAGGGCTGCGCGGGGTGGCGCGGCGGTCACGGCGTTCGTTGCGTTCGATCACACGCAGCGTCTTGTTGATCTGCGCTTTGGGGTACACGTTCAGGTCATACCCGTACACGTAACCACCAACACTGATCATGGCGTCTTGAGGCGCGTCAGGATCGAAGTAAATCCGGCAGGGCATGTCTTCACCCTCAGCGCTGCGAATCGTCGTGACGAGTTCTACAGGGTCTGGGAAGACTGCTTGCATGATCTTCTCGAAGAAGCTTGTGATGATCATGGCCGTCTTGATGTAGATCCGAGGACCTTTGATCAAGTTGTTGTACAACAGTTCCAACACCGCTTCACGCATGTTGGTCGAAGCTTCGGGGACGTAAAACGCGAAAGATACATTGCCCCGGACCACGACGTAGTGCGTACGCTGTGTGCAACCGATGGCGACAAAGCGGAAGTTACCGTTGTCGCCGACGATCATGTTGTACGAAATGATCGGGCCTTCCAGAAACACTTTAACCGCAGGACCAGGTCCCTCGGGGTTCAGCTTGGGCTTACCGGTGTGGGAAAGAACTTCCAGCACACGTTCCTGGGTTGAATCGATAAACGCCTGATCCAACCCCAAGTCGGTGATCAATACACCGCCGTTCCCTTCTTCAACGCGGTTGCTGGCTTCCAGCACCACTCTTAACGGACTTTGTGAAAACTTGGGAAGACGATCGTTAAGCTCGTTGAGATTACTCGACACTGAACTCATAAATACTCCTTGTTGTACTGCTGGTTTATTTCAACCTTCTAATGTGGATGTCTTGTGGACCAACACTCTCAAGTGGAAGGGAACTGTCATTAAACGGATGCGTCATCCGGGTAGGCGATCTGTTAGTGTTCCTAACTTGGATGATCCCCACCATCCTCATCTCTACCGGATCAAGTATTCGCCACTCACCTGTCACGTGAGCATCCCACACCAGTCTTTCATTGGTTAGGACCTGGGGCGAAACAATCCGTTCTTTGCCAGTCAACTTCGGTCGGTACACATAGAAATTAAGATAAGGTACTTTACCGACCTCAAAAAATTTCGCGACGTTTGGAAATACCCCAAGAAAGCATCCTTCCAACGTTGGGGCTACACAGACCGCTTGCATCGGTGGTTCCGGGTACGCCCAAGTGGAATCTTCCTGTTCACCTGGTGTATCGAAGCCTGCCTGCTCACCCGGGGTCCACAGACCTTCAAGTGCGCCGTTAAGGCTTAAGTGAAATAAATCCCCGAAACTCCATTCAGTCTTGGGGACAACCAGCTTTTTAACGTTGACCTTTGCCATCCTTTACCTGTTTGCCTTTCGCAGCTGCACGGACACTGCGATAGATGTTTTCGATCCGCTTACGCTCCTCAGGTTTCATGGGAGGATGAAGCAACCCGATATAATCAATCGTTCGCCCCATCATACCCGTGCCCGCGCTAAACGCTGCAAATCGCGCATCAAGCGATCAACGTCCTTTTCTAGGTTGTAGATACGGGCAGGCTTTACCATGTCAAGCGCTACCATCGACGCCCCACGCGAAGTATTGACGTACATCATCTCCATCTCCCCAGGGCGATGTCCGCCAAAGGTTTCAGGTTTGCTGTTCACGTCGGTCACTGCGCGACCACCCACCAACAGGCGGTTGTGTTCCAGAGTGATGGAGTGATCTGACGTGACTCGGTGAGAACCGAGCATCGCCAACCCCAGTAGGTTCTTTAGCTTCATGATTTATGACTCGGTCGGGTAGATAGGTTGGGTAGGTTCTTTCTAACCCAATCCTGAACGTCAGAGTTATCGGACTCACTGACCGTGTGGGTGATGTGCTTACAAAGACGATCCGTCACCAAATCGTCAAGCACCGAGGGGGCTTCCTGCTTGTGCCATGTCCCCCAGTGCAGAGTTCCCTGGGCGTTTGCCAGCGCCTGTTGAATGTGCTCCTTAGACGGCATCAGACGGTCGGCGTACTTCTTATCCTCATAACCACCTTTACCCACGCACCAGACCGCTGCACCCGCTACCACCAGCGTTCCGCCTGCAGTGCAAGTAAGCGCCGGGATACGCCGCTTAGGGTGTGGGGCCATCTTGAACATGCTGACGTACGGCCAATTGCTGACATAGTCGGCTGGATTGGAAATATACCCCACGTTTGAGGGAATACGAAACTCCCGGTGGCTCAGCAAGTCATGGTCTTTGTACTCTTGGCGACCTACTTGTTGGATGAATGCCGGGGCGTTATAGAGGAGGTACTCCACCCCGTTAAACGTCTGTATGTGTCGGTGACGGCTGTACTGCTCGTCTTCTTGGACCTTAAGAGACAGAGGCGTACGCCCAACTAACACAAGAGGAAGCTTTTCCATGGTTCACCCAAAGATGGCGTTGAGGTTTTGGACGACCTTTTTCAGTTGTTCGTAGTTCTCGTCCGTTTCAGGCAGATCCATGTAGCACAGCCCGATTTCCTTGGCTGCGGCAAACATCTGCTCACGACTGCCGGTCAGCAGCATGACCTTAAGCATCTGGTCATGAGTGGCCTTGTCGTCAATGCGAATAAACGCCACTTCGTTACTCACAGGTGGCGACAGCGGCCGCCCATTGATCGTGTCGCTCAAAGCGCTGTCAATCCACTTGCTGTAGTACGGGTACTGCTTGCGGATGGGACCCAGGTAGCATTCGTCCAGATCGGCAATGGCTTTGCCCACCACACACGCTTCATCTTCAAGCCCTTTGACCGACTGGCTGAACGAATCGCAGGCAGCCTTGGTTTTTTCAAACAACTCTTGTTCCATCACAAACCCCTAATTACGTCTTTTAAACTGATAGCATATTGTCAGTATACTATCAGTTTTCTAGTACTTAAAACTCAACCGGCACCCGGACCTTGGTCAGGATCCCGATGGTGTTGAGTAAAGGCGTGCTGATCCCCATGTACTGGGTATCCTGCCCATGGCGACTGGGGTAGGTGACACTGATATAGCCCGGTGGGGTGTGGTCGCAGACTTCCAAGCTCAGCGAACAGGGTTTGCCGTCTATCATGCCGTTGATCACTTTGCGGTATTCCCCGTACCGCTCGTAATCCAAGGCAAAGATGAAGAACCTCGCCAGAGCGCGGAAGAGCTGCGAAGACTTGGGTTGGCGGTCAAACACCAGATGCTCGTACAAAAGCCGCCAGCCCTCTTCATAGCCCCTTACAGCACCCTCTGCGGTGTAGATATAACGCTTACCGTTACAGTGCCAGTAGTAACGCGTCTGCGCCTCATCGCTGATGGTGATCAGCATGTCATCATTCAGATGCGTTACCGAGTAGAACTTCACCGCGCCCTTAAGCGCGTGGCGAATGCGCATGATCTTTTTGGCGTTACGGCGCTGCGGCATAGCCGAGGTAGGGCAACCCGTCACACTGTCCACATTTAACTGGGTGCCCACATTGCCGTAGTCAGGGAAGACCCCAACGTGCGAATAGGTTTTCTTAAGCATAGCCCCTCCGAGGGTTACTTGATAATATCGAGCACCGGTTGCTTAAGCTCGGTGCTGTCCAGCTCACGTTGGATCGGGTTACAGAACCCGTCACTGGTGGCCACGATCAGTTCTTTGTCGGTCTGAAACAGGTAGATGTCAGCATCTTTAAGGATCATGATGCCTTTCTCCCCCATCCCGGCTTTATTCTGCCAGTAGGTTTTATTGCCTTTAAGCCCGACCACGGTGATCTTGTCGCCGTTGACGTTCATGACCGTGTCGACCAGCACCTTGTTCTCATCAACTAAGCGAAACCCAAACAAGGTTTTGTAAGGATAACTGAAGGTTCGCTTACCGCTGATGGTCAAGTTGCCTTTGGACACTTTACAGCTGCGCTCATCGGTGTAACGCCCGGTGGTAATGCTGGACATCACATACAGATAAGCCCCGTACACCAAACCGCCGATGATCACCGCAAACAACAACCGCCACAGCACACCGGCTATCAAGCGGTTACGCTTAAGACGCTTGTTCTCTTTACGGGTTTCCAGCAACATCCGAGCCAACGAGCCTTTGTCGTGCCAGTCATCGTCACAGGCCAGGTTCAGGCGTTCGTCGTGTTCCGGTTCCAGCTGGCGGAACTTGCTGGGCGTGTGCAAGTCCATCCAGATGCCCGGTGGTGACAGCACCCACATGCTGTCGCGCCAAGCATAGGCGTCATACATGTCAAGGGTGTTGGGATCTGGAAGTTCTTTGTCGTTAGGCCAAGGACCCAAGACGCGCAAACCAGGAAGTGCGGAATTGGATTGTTCAGGGGCGGTGGGGTTGACGGTTTCACGGGTAGCCGCCTTCAGCAACCCATTAAGCACCCCGTTCTTCTTCTCCCACTCTTCGCGTGTCCCTTCAAACCCAGAGTCCTGTGCCCGCTCCCACAGCTGGCATTCAACGCTTGGCACAGGACTGCCCAAACGAACAGTCCAACCTTGTTTGGTTTTGCTTTGCAGTTCGCCGCGCCACAGCATTCCTGCACCCAATGGAATGGTATCATCCTCAGGCAGCTCTTCTTCGGTAGGCCATACCCCCAAGTACTTGTCAGGTATGGTCACCCAACCATGGGTAGTCAGAATTTCCTGGCCTTCACCAGTTTCAACGATTTGACCGACAACCGAGTGGTAGGTGGTCAAGTCACCTTTAAGTGTCCAGTAAGGGGTAAGAAGCCCTGCAATAGATTGCAGCTCAACCACCCACAACTCATTACCCGCTACAGCAGCCGCGCCAATTTCACACACTTTTGCGTCGGGTAAAGGCTCGCCCGGTTCGAGAAAAAGTGACACCTCCCAAGAACTGTCCCCGATGGTAATGGTCTTTAACTTCTCTTTGTCAACCATAGTGTAATTTGTCCTTAAACAAAAAGAAAGCAACCCCAATACGCCATTAGGGGTTACCTAATGGCGTATTGGAAGTTGTTAGTGGAGAGACTCTAACCGAGTCAAATGGAAGGGGACCATCGTCGTGGTCTTGTCCTTCAGGTTGGCAAATACCAACACACCAAATTCAGGGTGCGGGGTGTGCCGGTTCAACGTCATCTGCATCGGGATGGAATCCATCACAAACATTACACTTTCCCGGCGCAGATGTTTCATCAGCAACGCAATGTTGCCCAGGTACCCGTGGTCGAAGAACTCTTGGATCGACGCCATGGTTTCCGGACCGACACTGCAGCCCCACTGGGTTTTGTCGTGCGAGCGACTGGCAAAGTCGTTGAAGACGTTCACAGCCTGACTGCCAGTCTTGGCAACATCGGGGCTGTTAAGCAGGCGGTCCTTGGGGAAGTTGTTGGTTTTGATCATCTCGTCCAGATGGTCAACAGCGTAGACAAATTCTTCCAGAACGGTTTCTTGCAAGGGCGTTTGTTTGAACTCTCGTACAAGTTCAGGGTTCAAGGTGCGGGTAACTTCCTCGAACGTTAATACCGGTTCTGCTTCAAGTACGAGTGGGTTCAATGCATCGCCAACCTCCGCGAGTAGTGCATTCATGGTACGTGTATCCTGTTATAAGAGCGGTGGAGTTGCTATAAGTACATGTTTGAGTTATTTAAAGTTAGAAGGTCTAGAAGAGGTCTTGACACAGTGTAGTAATATAGGTTTCAGATTGGCCAAGACCTCCCCTTATTAGGACGTCTTTACCTTAACGCATGATCCCTGCATACCCTACATACGCCAACGACACACCTACCACCATGACTGCGGTAATCAACAGGTTCTTCCAACGACGTTTGCGGATCTGGACCTCCAGTACATCTGCCATGGCGATCTGGTCCAGTGAGGACATGTCGTATTTTGGGAGGTGACTATGAGTACGATCGGACATTGTTATTCTCCTAAATTTCCTAAATGCGGAATAATGGCAGAACGGAAGAGCGCCCGAAGGCACTCCTCCTTTCTAGCTAACCCTGATGGGATCAGACGGCTGGTTCTTCTGGGAAGGTCAGTTGACCATAATCGGTATCAGGGATGGTGAACACCTCAGCTTGCGCCACGGCGTGAACAACGCTACCCCAGATGCACGGGGCGTCGATCGACACAGTGGTGGCGTCTGCGGTGACTTCTTGATCCAGCGTGTCGTACTTGAGCGCTGTGGCAAACGCAGCTTTGGCAGCAGCAGGACGGTCAGCTTCGGCTGTGCCGTGCGGCAGCAAGATTGCGATCTTGGTGGTGGTCCCGTCTTCGTCCAGGAACGCGTAGGTGCCGGGTACTACCAGCGCCTTGACCGCGTCAAAGTCTTCGTAGACGGTAGCATCCGTCATGTCGTAACCGCGGGCGCTGTTGGGGTTTGCAGCGGTCCAAGATTGCTCCAGACCGATAAAGCGACGCGCTGCCGACTTTACGGTAGCCGAACGCAGACCATTGGCACCTGACGTGATGTCTTCGAAGGAGAGTTCTGCTTCAGTCAAACCGTCGAACAACGCTTTCTTCTCAGCATCGTCTTTATAACGATTCAGGTTGAAAGCCACGAAACGGGTGACGAACAGACTCATCCGGGAGGATTTAGCCATTACTGTACTCCGGGGAATGAGGTGTGGTGGTCAGGGAATCCTGTCACATAATATCTCATCCAACCGGCTATAAAGCCCTACCCAGTGGGTAGGGCTTTACGTTTACGCCAACAGCCTTAGCCGTTGAGGTCCATCGGCTCACCTGGCTGCAGTTCAGCTACAGGCGCCTTGGCGACCACGTAGTCGACTTCACCGTAGATGGTGTCGCCTTCCACGATGATGGTGCCATCGGTCGCGGTGATCTGGTCAGCCGGGATGTCGTACTTGAGCGCGTCGATCAGCACGGCAGTGGCGGCGTCGGCTTGCTGGGCTTCAGCGGTGCCTTCGGCGATGACCACAACGGCCTTGGCGTCAGCGCCTTCGCCGACCAGGTACACACCAGGCTCTTGCTTGGCTTGTGCCGCGTCCGTGTCAGCCAGTGTCTCGCTGTCGGTCAGGGTCAGGACTTTGGGGCTGTTGACATTGGCCGACTTCCAGGTCTGATCAGGCCCGGTAAAGTTGCGACCTTGCGAGTCGATGTTGGCGGTGCGCACGCCATCGGCTTGGTGCTGGATGTTGGTGATCTGCAGATCTTCCAGGGTCAGGCCTTCGAAGCTCTTCAGCATTTCCTTGTCGGCTTTGTACAGCTGCTGGTTCTTCTGAACGAAAGGCCCCAGCAGAAGGCTTAGGGGCGATTGCTTGCTCATGGGTAGTCCTCAGTGAGTGGGTGTAGCAGACCGGGGTGGTCGTAAGGCATATAATCCGTGTTGCTAGAAGAGCAGGGCTTTAACGAACCACAGCCCGACCACCGACCAGTACGCGGTGTGAAGCTTAAAGCGGTTGATTAAAACCAGCGCGGTAAACAACAGAATACCTAAGAGCGGGGATGCCTTATGAGCGAATAAGGGGATAAGCAGCAGCCCCAACATGTACAGCCCTCCCTCAAAGCTGAACAGCTTCTTCATTTCAGCAGTCATTACTACCTCAAAGATACAAAAAAGAAAAGCAAGGGAAATGACTCTCCCTTGCCTTACTTAGGTCTTAGTGCGTCTTGACCGCGTGCAGCTTGTCGCCCAACAGCAGGCTGCTGGCATTGGCCAAGATCTTGGCTGTTTGCAGGCCGCCCTTAAGCGCTGTGACCAACGCGAACGCAGTGTCGTACACACCCAGGTCTTGAGCTTGTCCCGTTTCACCGGTGGCCAAGTTGGTGATGTCCGGTACATTACCTGCGTACTTTTTGAGCAGCTCTGGCAGGTCAGGTATGTACGCACCCTCGTCGCTTTGCTTGGCCAGATGCACGTACGGCACGCACACCAGCTCGGCTAGGCGTTCGAGGATCTTTGCATCCGTCTTGTCCCGGGCGAAGGTCACCGGATACAGGCTTTCCTTATTCTTGGGGGCAAGGACCACATGGTCTTGGTGATGGCAGTGATCATAAAGATCCGACAACACCAACAATCCAGCCTTCATCAACGAGGTACCGGCGCCTGGCAGAATGCCGTTGTCCAACGCACTCTTGACCGCCTTGACGACGTCCTCGAACCGATCCAAACGCTCCTTCACGTCCGAATAGGTTTCACCGCCCACAAAGATGGTGACCAACTGGCCGCGCAGGTTACGGATCCGGCTTTCGTTGAACTTGGCGCGTACGCTGAAACGGTCACCCATTTCGTACCCGCTCAGTTCTTGCTCGATGGCATCAGCACGCTGCTGCACGCGCACTAAGGCATTAGCATCCAGCTCGCTCACCAACGAGCGGCTGTTGCCGACCGTGACGTGCATGTTCGGAACGTTGAACTCCGCACCCACCGCGTCTTGCAGCTGAGTGAACATCGGCACGCCAAAGATGGTGGCGATATCACCCATGATCAAGCTGCCCACCGAACCACCGGCGTTGGTGTTGATCCCCACGAAAGTTGGGCCGCCCAGGAAGGTGTTGACCATTCCACCCATGCGTGCACTGGATTTTACTTGGTTATTGATGTTGGCCATGACAGCCCCCACCTCATGCTCGATCGAGCGGGCAATGATAAGGATGTGGTCGGTCTGGCCCTTGAACTGGTCATGCAGCTTGATCAGCTCATCGGTCAGGTCCGCACCACGCCCCAGCGTACCGTCGATCACCACCGGGATGAAGTTTTCCAGCAAAGTGTCGGCACCGTTGCCGTACTTGCTAAAGCCTGGGTTACTGAAACTCATGTTCAGTGGCAGGCCGTTGCTGTGCACCACCTTGTCTTCGCTGCTCTGGCCTTCCTTGAGCTCGATGGCAGGGTAACGATCACCCGACTGCTTGTAGATGTCGGTGATGATGGTCGACAGCTCGTGGTCGCTGTTGGAGGAGGTCAGGGCCAGCTTGAACAACCGATCGTCTTCCGGGGTAACCTGGATGGCGAGGCTGCGCAGCTTCTTGCCGATCTCACCGATCACTTGCTCGATGAAACGCTGTTCACGAAAGCTCTTGAACTGGCTGAGCACGCTGTACAGTTCAGCGGTCAACATGACGGTGGTGGTGGTGCCATCGCCACACTCGTGGTCGGTCTTGATCGCCGCTTCAACGATCACCCGGTTAATGACCTCATCACGCGGGTCATCGAACTTGATGGACTTGGCGACCGTCACGCCATCCTTGGTGACCTTAACCGAGGTGCCGGTGCCGATCAAAGCGAGTTTGCCATTGGGACCCATGGTGGCCACAACTGCTTGGTGTACCTTGGTCATGACGTCTTTGACCATGTCCTGGGTGTTATCCAAAGTCAGCAGCATTTACGTGTTCTCCGTACAAGTTTAAAAAGTTAATGGTTGCTGTGCTACGGGTAAGTAATATAGGTTTCAGATTTGCTTACAAAAAACAAAATGGCGGCATAGAGGTTAGGGACCTCCCCTCAAGCCTGTTGGCCCGACTAAAGGGGAGGGTGTTGCTCTACGAAGCCTGGGCAGCCTTTTTGGACTGCCACGGTTCTTTCTGGACCAGGAAGAGAAGTTTTTCCTTGTTGTGCTCTTCAAACACAAACGCTGAGTCAGCGACAAAGCGGTGCGGTTCGGTAACCGAAATCAACACCTCAAAGTCAATGCCTTGCTCCAGGATATTCTCCACCTGCCCAATGCAGTCTTGGCTGTCCACGTCACCTTCTGGTTGCATGACCAGTAGCACTAAGCCGCTGTCGATCATCAACTTCAGGCGCTCGTACTGTTCAGGCTCAAGGACGTTGGGAACTTTAACGGTAATCATGGGGTCCTCAGGTAATATACCCGCCTCAGTGATGCAACAGTGAAAAGGGGTAACCACTACCCCTACACGATTTTAGGTTTACGCATGTCTTTCATGATGCGAAACGAGGTGTCGTCGTGGGCCAGTCTGAGTGGCTCACGGGTGCTCTCGTGTTCTTGTCGTTCCGCTTCATTACGTTCTGCGTGCGCTAGGTGTTCATTCAAGTCCGACTCGCGACCTTGGGTGTAGAGCTCGTAACAGGTTTGACACATGAGGTGATGCTCAGCGCCCCATTTGTCGTGCTTAGCCAGATAACCAAACGCTTGATCACCCTCATGGAGGTGTTCACAATGGTCACCTTCAGATACCCGGCCATCCTCACAGAACCCTACTAACCGCTCTGTCGGACCCCAGGTAATCCAGGTGTCCATTATCAGTCATCCTTTTCAGGTTTGGGTGGGGGTTGCTTCTTTACCGCCTTGGGGAGTTTAAACACTTGGATCTTGCCCCCGGTATGAGGATCCATGTCCTTGGCCAGTTTAATGGCCCCTTTAGCACCCTTACCTAAGCGCAGCGCAGCTTCGGCGTGAATGCCACCTGACCCGATACCAAAGGGGACGTAACACCGTGTTACGTTGAAGGTGTCGGGGACGTTAGCCCCTTGCTTGTAACTGCCCTGTATCGACCACCCATTATGAAACTCATCGATCACAATGGCTGAAAAGCTCATCTTGGTCGCGATCTTAAGTTCAGTGCGGTGAGTGATCCCTTCTTTGCTTTGCAAGGCTTCTTTAATGAAAAGCTCACAACCTGGCTGCCCTGCCCGTCCAAAGGCAATCACTCGCTGGCCCATGATTTTCCATTCTTCCCCGACCTCAGGAAAAAGGATCTTCCTTACCGTGGCATTGGAAATAATCCCGCCACGCACCCGACGTGAATCGGAAGCGAGTTTGCCTTTTGTCCAAATAACTGTAGTCATAGGTCGTCTTCTCTATCCCAGTGTTCGTCGTCCAGCGATTCCATTTCTTCACGGTCGCGGTCGATCTCTTGTTGATCTCGCAGCAACCGATCCTTGTGCCGGGCTTCTTGTTGACAGCCTTTGCAGATACGCATGCGGATCCGTTCGTACTCAGGAGTGCCTGGGTCGTACGGGGTGTAGGTTACAGTCTGACTGCGCGGAAACTCACCCCCGCAGTCGTGGCACGTGGTCGGCTCTTCCCGCTTCTCCACCACGAACTTCTCGTAGCAGGGCTTGCACATCAGGTACATCTCAGAGCCGAACGAATCGTGCTCAGACGAATGCCCGAACACTTCACCCCCATTGTCCAAGTGTTCGCAGTGACCGCCCTCGCAAACATTCCCATCCATGACAAACCCAACTTCTTTGTGGGTCAAGCCAAAGGTAGTCCAACCCATATCAGTGCACTCCTTTGGGAGCTGAGTGGAGCATGGCAGGGGCGGTGACTTTGATCGAGCGCAGGTAATCTTCAGCCTGCACGTCAGCCGGGTGGAATTCGTTGAGCAGGTCGCAAACAAACTTGCCGATCTCTTGTTGCTGCACCGGATTGCCCTCGCGGTCAACAATAGCCGGTTTACCCGTGGCTTTGTCGGTACCCCGAAAGTACACGTCCCGGTACGCGTCAATCCGCTTACCCAAGCGCTTTTGGAAATTGGCCAGAAACGTTGCGGCGTCCTGATCACCTGCTTTGGCGCGTTCGTTGAGCTGGTTAAGCAGCCGGATGGTTGCAACTTCCAACGGGGAAAGGATGTTCTTGAAATGGTCCATGGTACTTCTCCTACCAATACGGCGCTCATTTTGAGCTTAGGTTAATAACACCCTTACAAATATAAGGGCTGGTGGTCGGCAATGAGGGTGTTGCCTTTACGGATCAAGGTTTCACCCACGGTTAGCCCGTCGATAACCCCTTTGATGTGGAACCGTTTACTTCCGTGCACCAGGAGGAAATCCCTCTTCCGGACTGATGTCACTTTGAAGATACTGTAAGTCTTTAGGAGACAGTACTCTTCGGTCTTCAGCGTCAGGGTTCGACTGGGCATCGAGATCATCCGTCTTGATCATCGACGAGCATTGGGTGTACAGCGACTTGTCCATGAACCCTGCATCAGAGTCCATTTCGTAATGGCTGATGCCGATGTTGGTCACCCCATGATCGTCTTTGTAGAGATAAAGGATCCGCGAATCTTGCTCCAGGTAATAGGTGGTAGCAAGCCCCGCTAACCCCACACTGGCCGGATCGACCGTGGTGAACACCTTGTCGCGAAACACCACACTGCCGGTGCCCAGCAAGAACACGTTGGTGCGCTCGTGGGTGTTGATGTTGTGGAAGTTGTCCGGGTTATTGGTGTAACCCACCTGACTGCAGACAATGGCGTCCACCGAAGACTGGGCCAGCGCTGGAGCTGCCAGCAGCAACCCCAGGGCCCCTGCGATCAAAGCTTTCATGCACATGCTCCTTCAACAGCGTTGGAGAATTCGATCTGTTCGATCTGGGTCAGGTGGTCCGCCATGGCCTGGCGGAACTCTTCGATCTTTTCCTCGAAGCTGCCGGTGGTGTGGTCGACCCGGGTCACGTCCCAGCTGATGGCCATGTCAAACAGCCCCTCGCCAAAGATCTTGAGGTTCAGGGTGCCGTCTTTGCACACCGCATGAAAGTACATGGGCTTTTCTTGGCACAATACCTTGCTGTACGGGTACGCCATGTTACCGCGTGCCCACAGCTGCACATCTTCCAGCACATCGATCTGTTCCAGAAGGTCTTGCTGGTAGTTCTTCAGCTTCTTGGTGACTTCCCACATCGGGACGCCCTTTACCGGGATGCGCACTTCGTTCTTCCAGCGCCCCCACTGACCGAAGTCAAAGTCCAGCTCAAACCACAACTCTCCCAGCCGGTTACGATTACCGCGAGACAGAATAACAACATTACGCAGCGGAAACGAATCAGCCAGTTTACGATTTTGGAATAGAACAGCCATGGGTACAACTCCTAGTTTTTCAAAGACTCCAATAGTCCCTGGTAAAAGGTAAAACACAACGGGTTATTGACCACCTCTTAGTTTGAAAGAGATGGCGTCGAGCTCGTTCACAGAGTACGCACCATTAAGAACGATGTGCCTTGGGTCTTCATGCGGGGCATGCCGGCCCAAATCCTCCGAATCATAATGGTGCGCTTTTTCTGCGACTTCCACACGAACCACCGCCACTAACCCCTCTTGTCTCAGCAAGGCGCTGATCTTTTTAAAGAGGGACTCGTTTAAAGAACCATCAAGACCTGTTATCGTGATGGTGTTCTCTGGGGCTAGTTCAGACATTGATCCTCCTGGATCTACTACTTATCGGCTATTGCCTATACCCCCTGGTAATATAGGTTTGAAAACAACTGTAACTCAATTGATTTCAGTCATGCCGATGGTGATGGGAATGAACCCCAGGGATTGGTAAAACAATTGAGCCTCTTTGTTGTTGATCACGGTGTTGACCCGGGCAGAGCCCGAAATCATCTCCTTGATCTGGCGCACCAGTTCCTTACCAATGCCTTGTCGCCGCCGTTCCTCGATGACGTACAACCCAGAGATGCAACCTGGGTCGCGCTTGGTCGTACAGATAAAGCCTAAGAGCTTGGTGTTCTCTATGGCCAGTGCCAGCTTACCCACTTGCATGTAAGCGGTGGTCGCTGCGGCCACCAGTTGCTCATCGGTCATCTCAACCCGGTCCAGTAAGTGGAACCGGTCCTCATTACCCAGTTTGATGAACAGCTCCTTTAAGCCATGGGTTTTGGGGTAGTCGGAATGGGGGTTGACAACAGGCAGTTTAACGTAATGAATCATGGTGAGACTCCTTGTTTTACACACCTAACAACCCAAGGACCTAACGGCCCCTGAGTCGTCATAACGGATGGAGGATGGGGTTTAATTTAAGAGACCAGTTCGAGCACAGGTCTCCAGCCAATGTCAGCGTTGACGTTGGTGGCAACGGTAACAAAGTAGTTGTTGATGCTGCGGCGCAGCACCACGTAGCCGCTGGCGGCGGCGTTGGACTGGTTACGGGTACTGGTCTCGTAACACAAGGTGGAAGCACCGTTGGCGTACGTTCCAGAGCTTACTACCGCGCCCAATTCAGCGTCGGTAAAGGCTGCCCATTTCTTGCCGTTGCTGGGTTGGCTGGCGCTGATGTTCTGGAACAACCGGGTCCACTCGGAGTTCAGGGTGCCGGGTGGGTTGGTGGTGTTGTGGTTGGCTGTGGCAGGGTCGGCATCAGCACCTTTGATACAGCGCACGTTGTAGGTCTTACCAGCAATGACCACTTGCTTGGTGCCTTTGGTCAACCCTAGGGCATTGAGCTGGTTCCAGCTTAGCCCGTAACGGAATGGCTTCTTGGCCACCAGCAAGGTCTTGCCTTCCTGGGTTTGGAACTTAAGCCAGCCGGCGTCGGTGTTGGTGGCTGTACCGTTGGTCAATCCCACGGCCGTGGTCAGGTCGGCGTTACTGATCAGGTCAGCAGGGGCCACTTCACCTTGGTAGGAATCCCCCGCGTAAGGGTCAGGCCCCAAGTACTCCAGCACCGGACGCCACGCAGGTTCTTTGGAGTTGTTGGTCAGCAGTGTCACGTAGTAGTTAAGGATGCCTTTATACCCACGCACCACGCCGTACCCGGTGGCGGCCTCGTTGCTTTGCCCGATGGAAGATTTGTTACTCACCCACGTGGAACTGGCAGTGGCACCGTTTACAGTCCCCAGATCGGCCTCTGTAAATTGCGCCCAGTTACGGCTGGCCGGGTTGGCCACGCAAACGTTTTCCAGCAATCGGTTCCATTCCGAGGCATCGGTGCCTACCGGGTTACTGGTGTCGTGCACCGCAGAGGAAGGGTCCTCATCAGCACCGGTCATGATCCGTACCAAGTACTGGCTGTTGCCAATGTTGACCTTGGCGTTGCCGTTGATCAGATCCAGCGCCAGCAGGTTGTTGTAAGACACCGCTGAACGGAACGGTCTTTTGGCAATGTGAAGGGTCTTGCCCTCCTCGGTCGTAAATTTAAGCCAGGTGGCTGTAGCGTTAGCCACTGCCCCGGCGCTTAGTCCAACCAACGCGGTAAGGTCAGCGTTGGTGATTAAATCTGTCGCGGCAATCTCGCCCAAGTAGGTGTCGTTATAGACCCGCCTGGCAGGAGTGTTGTGCGCTGAAAACAACATGGCTTCAAGCATGATGTTAGCCTTGGCAAGATAAGTTAAGAGACGAAAGAAATGGGTTATTCCCTCGAAGACACGCTATAAAATCTGAAACAAAAAAAAATAACTACTCCAGCAGCCAAGGCGTTAGCCCGGCTGCTGGAGTAGTGGTTGGTTACGATTTAGTCGAGACTAACAATCCCTTTCTTCAAGGTAAACCCGAAGAACTCCCGAACAGCTGGATCTTTGGGCATGGGTACCATAAACCGCATGGCCCTGCCGAAGTAATCGCTGTCAGGTTTGACCATCACCACCAGATTGTCCAGGTTACCCCCGGCGTTCTGGAAGTGCTCGATCGCCCCTGCCTTGTCCGCCTCGTTTGCAACAACCATTACGGCTTGCCACTGCGAGGTACGGGTCAGGTGATGGACCAACCCCACACACGCCGGCGGAATCTGTTCGTCCGTGTACAGCAACGGAAGCACCAATTCCTCGGTCGTCATTTCCAGATCACCCTCAGGGAAACGCTCAGCGCCCAGGTAGTTGCCCCGCTTTGTGCAGGTATGAACAAAGCCCTGACCTTGGGTGTCGACCGACCGATGGTAAATCTTTGTCCGGTCTGTATCGGAGACGATCAACGTGCTGAGGTAGAAGCGACCTTCCGGCAGAATGGGTGGGTTCAGGTCAAACCCTGGCGGGATCACCGTATCACCCGGCGCCAATTCCATTGCTTTGAGATCCTTCACCAACCGAACACCGAAGTGTTTAGTCCAGCCTTCTGCCGTGGACAGCTCTTTAGCCCCGTCCAGCTTTTTCCAACGTTGCATTTCTCCGTAAGGGGAAGCTTTCAAACCACCCGGCAACAGCGACTTTTCAGCACTGCGGCTTTCGGAGCCTGAGAAAAGGTCTACCCCTTTGAGATTGGCAGCCAGGTTGCCCAAGATACTGCCCCCGGTTCCACGCTGAGCTTGTTCATCGCGCATGGTTTCCATGCGTTCGACCAGAACAGCACTGAGGTCCCGATCGGTAAAGCCACGCAATTGAGCATCCAGCTCTGGGCCAAACGGAGTACCGTTTTGACGCCATTTTGCGATCTCTAACAACTGGTCGGTGTCAAGGTCACGCAACACTGTCAGATTTTTCTGAGACACGTTACCGCCTGGCGCATCAGTCAGGATAAACCTTGACAACGGTTCACCAGTGATGTCTCGCGCAATGAGGTGATCTAGCGGTACCAGTGGCTTGGCGGTGTTGAGGTATGTGCCAGCCTCCGCAACCATGCCGCCGACAGGTGCTGAGAAGATGTTAGAATCAACATCCGTCATGCCCCGCCCCGGAAGGATGACTTGACGCAGTTGATTCACCTGAACCAGCTCGATATTAGGGATCGGGGCATCAGGTAACTTCGCCACCAGTTCCCGCACCCGCGCCGCGAACAACAGAGCTTCCAGCTCTTTGGTGTTAAGGTAGCCCTCCACGTAGTAGGTACCATCTACTTGGTCGTAATACCTGTCACGCTGTCCAGTGACTGATTCCTCAGCCTCTTTGATCGTCTTGAACTCTGGCAGACCACGGGATGGGTCGGTTTCCAGCATTTTGTGCACTGCACTTTTAAGCGCTTCACGCATGGCTTCAGAAGTCAGTTCGTGATGGTCTTCAACCGTTTGGTACGCGAACAGTACCTGGTTGATGATCGCTTTGCCCTTGATGAAGCCAGAGCCCGTGTCGGTACCGTAGGTGGATTCGTACCAATCACACCAGTCCGGATTGACCGTCAGGATGCGCCCTTCATCACCCGCCATAGCCAGCTCAGGCATCTCAGACACGCCGTGAGATGGCATCCCTGGGTAACGCCCTTCTGCTACCGCCAAACGCCGTGAGAGCCAACGCAGACGCTCCTTGACCGCGGTCATGATGGCGATCTTGGGAAGGCCCTCGATATGACCCATCATGACTGCCAGTTCGGCGTTCATATCACGGTCGTAGTTCATGAAGGCGTAGTTGGCCAGCTCATCATCACTGAGGTCAGCCGCTGGCAAATCTTCCCGCGGGCGGTTCAAGTAGTGAGCGAAGTCGTCGTCACGACCTTCGACCAACCAACGCATATCTACAACCGGTTGTTTATCTTTAAAAGGCATGGCTAGTTTCCTACAAAGTTAGGTTATTTTGAATAGATCGCGGACGCGACATCGTTGCACTTTTTGATAATGTCCGGAGTCTGTTCTTTGCTTTCTTTCAAGCAGCGCTCCACCACGTGGGCGTGCGCTTGCTGTTTACGTTGCTGCAGGTGGTTGTCAAACAGCAGGGAGGCCACTGCCACCAGCACCCCCGCCACACCTGCAATAAGAGCGCGTCGAATATACAGCTTAGTTCGATTGCGCTCAGAACCCTTGCCATCAGTCATCCGTACATTTCCCGAGAACGATCAGACGTTTCGCAGCGCCCGGCACCACAGCAGCCCCTGGACGCTGCACCTTGGTTTCTTCAAATTCGTAAATGATGAAATACGGGTTGCCTTCACCGCCGTCCTTTTTGAGGATCAACGTGGTAGGGTCGCCCGCCATACCGGCTGCCGAACCCATATTGGAGTTCGTCAGTTCTTTTTTGTACGCGTACACCGCACCTGGACGAATGGTGAACCCCATCAATGTCTGCACCACACGGGTAGTAGCCATGATGGGGGCATTGTCCGTGACCGTCTTGTCGTTGACGATCCTGTTACTGGTGTAGGCTTTGCAGGTGTAGGTGATCTCTTTGTGGCTGGAGAGCACCTCATCCTGTGGCATCACCCAGCCCGACTCGCCCGAACGCGGCGACACCGCATAAGCCGAAAAGGACAGCACCACCAACAGCAACAGACTCAAACGTTTCATTGTGTATCTCCTGATAATTTACAATGGTGTAATTTGATACACTCTAATGATGTAGACTTATACCGATCTACAGATCAATTTCTGACTTGCGTCACGAACTTGTATGTCCCAAGCCATACCCGTTCATTGGTCTGCTGATCGATTTTGGAACGCACCACTTCCACCGTCTTGATGTGCCGGCGGTTGATCTTGTCCGTCGTGAAGGACACTTGGTGGCAATGAAGAAACCCTGGCTTGGCTTCTTCTGGCTCCAAGGCGTAGGGAATCCCGAACCGTTCCATGGTGTCATCGCAGTGGTGCAAGCTATAGGTTTTAGCCGTTTCGCGCACCCCTGCGTAACCCAACCCAAACAGCCCCGAGATACGGGGCTGCAAGGTGGCCGGTAAGGTGAGTCCAAAGCAATCGGTCCGCCCCTCATCCACCGCTGCTTTGCGCATGTCAGTGTAAGGGGTCAACGGAGTGCCTACGTACACGTCCAAGCCTTCTGGCAGCTTGGAGACGACGTCATGCAGGCTGGCCACCCACTGCACCCCAGAACGCAACGTATCAAAGTCTACGTTGTTACTGGCAGCCAGCAGCAAACCTGAAAGCTTGGTGTACTCGTATTCGTAACTTGCAGCGGTGTCAAGAATACGTGCCTCTTCACGGGTCAAGTACTTCATGCGCTTTTCCTGTTCAGTAACCAGACGTCTAGTGTCTTGGTGGGTGGAAATACCCGGCCGACCTTGGGGATGGTGTCAAGTCCTAAGCTTACACACCCCAGCAGTTGCTTGAGCACGTAGCCAAAGGCCCGATCCCCAAACCACTGGGTGCGGTAAGTGGAGGAGTAGCCGTTGTCCTTGATCTCAGCCATGGGCAGACCATTGACAATGGCGTCTTCCTCGTCCTCGTCCAAGTCAAAGACTTCGATCCCCTCGATAGGGCCCATCCCGATGACGATACGTACGTCATCGGTGTACAGGGTCTTACCTTCATAGCGTGGGCAATACAGTCCTGCCACCACCAACGCCCGAAACAGCTTAGAGATTTCGTCTTCCATAACCTTCTCCCTTATGCTTTAAACGAGGTTGCATCACCCGACGCCATCCGGATTAAGCCCACATCGTGAGCCTTCTCCATCTTGATGCCGTTATGCAGCGCATGGAACAAGACCCAACGCAGGCTTGGAACCCCAGGCAGCGAGGACGTCAGGGGTGGCTCACCCTTGCCAAAGGCGGCCTTGTACTGCTGACGGGTGATCTTGAGGGTCGAACCGATGATCATCTCAGCCACTTGGCTGGTGTGTACACGGGCCAGGTTCTCGTCCCGGATCACGGTACTCAGCCAGCTGCGGATCCCCACGTTGCTGCCAGAGGTGGCAAAGACCGAGGGGTCGCTGTCTTTGATCCGGGCAATCCAGCCGCGGGCGCGGATGTCACTGATAAAGGCAAACAGCCGCTGGCACTGCTGCATGTTTTCAGCCAAGGCTATCAGCTGATTGCTGGAGTTGCGGTGACGCTCCCCCACGCACTCCACCGAGCTTAGGTAAGTCAAGTGGTCGACCATGTCGTCCAGCTTGCTCAGGCCTGCAATGATGGCGTCGGTGGCACCAGCGTCGTGCTTGGTCATGTACCAGTCAACCCACTTACCGTTAAGGCTGACAATGGTCGGATCAAAAACTGCGGGTTCTTCTTCAATCAAGATGGTGTTGGTGGTGTTCATGTTCAATACCGAAAAGAAAGGTTAAAAGTTTTGACCTAAGCCTGAGAACCCATATTCCCAGAACATTGCCACCATGCCCGTGAACTTGCGTCCATTGGCCGCTTCCCACTCATCCATTGCCCAGTCCATGAGGTCAGTTTCCTCATCCATCGTGAACTTGTAATCGGGGGAGTAGAGTTTAAAGCTGTCCTCAAACTGATCGATGTCATCCAGCTTGAGCGGGTACACAGTTTTGCGGTCCAGCACCATGATACCGTGGTAACCCTGTTTGAGTAGGGATGGAATCAGTTCCATGTACTCGCTGATCAGGTTGTAGGTATCGTCTAAGTGCGCCAGCGGTTTGGGCGCTGACAGCAAATAGCGAAACAGCCGTTTTTGCAGGTACTCGGGGTACTCGGGCTGGATTTTGAGCACAAACTTTTTAAGCTTGAGCGGGTTGGTGAACTTCTGATCCACAATGCGCTTGATGGCCAAGTATTCAACAACAATCGGCGCCTGTTCGTTCAGATCAAGGGTCGGTACTTCTTTGACGGTGTCTTTCACAGCGCAACTTCCCGGGACAACATCAGTTGACCGTCTGCGTGGGTTTCCAACCAGTCCAAGTCCCGGCGGTACTTGGCGTAGATCACCCAACGAAACGAGAGCACGCGGCGTTTAATGCCCGCTTTCTTGAACTCTTCTTGGTAGATGCTCATGGCGGGCTCATCGCCCAGATCACCGACCGGCCGCGGCGCTTCTGCCATCAGACTTTCGATGATCCTGCTGCCGTACTCGAACGCTTTGAGGATCGAGGTTTCGGCTTTGCGCGAGTACCAGAGCATCCATTCGCTGCCTGGTTGCCCTACGTTTACGCCAAAGATGCTTGGCTCGTCCTCGGCTGGGGTGTAGTGGTGAGAAGGGGTACGCCCATTTGGCGCAACTATGCTGTTCATTCTCTTTTCCTTAGTACATTGACATGAATAATGCGATTGTCTTCAAACTGCTCTAAGGGGTAAAGGACTTCATTAAGCCATCCCCCAATGTAGACTTCTAAGTAGCGCGTGCTGCGCGCCTTTTCCTTAAAGATCAAATGCAAGCCGTGGTCCACTTTAAAGCCGACCAACATCTTGCCCATCTTCATCAACGCTTCCAGTATGTCCCCCAGTACCACCAGTGTAATGTTGCGCATGGGGGTTTTGTACATCAGGCGCTCTTTGACAAAGTGGTGAAACTCTTTGGTTAACCCTGACGAACGAAACGGGGAGCACTCAATGGTGTCCAAGTACACCCGCCTTACACTGAGAAAATCCCCAGTGTATTCAGGAACACGGCTGGTGATGAGAAACTCATCAATCCCCATACCCCTTAACTGTTTACCCTTCACCCACACAAACGCTGAATGGGTCAGCACACTGTTGTTAGCGTGCGGGGTTTTTAACACACGGTTTGCGTAACTTTTTACAAAAGCAGAAACGCCACAGCCGCCTGTAGCCACTTCTTCCACGTAGGGATAAAGCCGCTTAAGGGAGCTGTGTAAATCCTTTACTTGCCGTGCGTTGGTAAGTGTTGCAATTTTGTCCATGGGTACTACTCATGAAGACTATTGGGTTAAGCCCGCAGCAAAGGGTGGATCCCTCGTCTTAGGAGCTCTTCTCTAGCCAAGAACAAGTTGCTCTGATCGAACAACAATTGCCCTTGGTGTGGGTCGACACACATCATTTTGTAATCTGTGTGTTCGAGCCTAACCATAGCTTCCAACCGCCACGCTTCGGATCTTCGCAGATAAGAAATGTGGTGACGCGATTTCTTCTTGTTATTAAACTGTTGACGGGAGATGAACAACAAAACGCTCATGCGTTAAAGAGTCCTATCGTTTTCCATATCGGTTCGATCCATCTCATCGAGCACCAGGCGAGCCTTACCGCACTTGCACTGGGTCTGTGAGAGGGCTTTAAAGCCGTAGGAGGACACCACCAAAGCCCGACCCTCTGCGAACGTTTGTATGCACACAGAGGCGCCTTGGGCGGGGTGTTTCACTTGGCGGATAGTACTCATGATCGACACACCGTGGACCGCTTCGGTGTAGTAATCAATGAACTCCTCCAACGATGCTTGCACAGAATTGGCCGGGAGGTTGGCAAACAATGCAGTGAAACGTTTGCGCACCTCCTCGTCCACCTGAGGGTTAAACACAAGCTCAGGTTCCATCGTTACATCCTTTTCAAAGCAGCCGCCAATTGCATGGCTTCTTCTGGGGTGAGGTGGTCACGGCGTGCAACGTCCAACACCCACGCTAAGGAGATGTAATCGGTGCCGGCTACGTACATGCTAGGAGGCCTGGGTGGGAGTGTTACCCGTTGGGTAAGCAGCTCCTCACGGATGCGGTTACGTAGTTCGACGGCAACGCTTACAACGTCGTAGTTGGGGCGTTTGAGGCTGTAGGGACGGCCGCTGTCACGTCCAAACACTTGGATGTGGCTAAACCAGCTGGTCCACTCAATCGGCACCCCGGTGTCCTTGTCCGAGAATACCGACGGCTCATCCGCAGAAGGGGTATAAACAGTGAGGGGATCTTCTGGGTTCATTTGGTCTCCTTACCCGGATCGTGGTATTTGATTTTAACCAGGTACATGTCACTTGGGTCGATGGGCAAGATCTCAACGTTCATGCGCATCTTTTCCTGGAATTCTCGGTCCATCATTTGACTTGCTCCTGCCAACCATGCCAAGTCAAAGTCGGTACAACCGTGCTGGTGCTGGTACCATTTCACCCATTCAGGGTTCAGGTAACGTTTCTCCCAAGGTTGGGTCAGGGAGGGTTCTGGCATCAGGCTAACAGAGGTGTTTTCCATCGGGGGTGAGTCCTTGACGTTGTTCACCACAAGCCTTGGGCGTAACTGGGCTTGCAGTTCTTTGATCAGTTGTTCGGTATTGAGGCGCGAGGCCGGTGCAGCCTTTTTGACCACCTGCAGTGGTTGAGGGTGGGCAAAGGGCTGGCTTAAAAAGTCTGCCACAGGGTCATGGGTTACGGGCTTGGGTCCTGCACTGATTACGTCTTTAATACGCTTTAGAAAGGCTTTTAGCATGCCAACCTCACAAAAATAAATAACCCGATTCACCCCAAGGTATAAACTAACCAGTAGGGAAAACCCCTACTGGTTAGCTCAACACTTACGCTTTCAGAGGCATTGGAACGAGCTCTTCATGCAGCTCACCTGTGGTGTATTCAAAACCCGGCGTACCGGCTTGCAAAGACACCAAGTCATACCCGACGGTATAGGCTTCGGTAAAGCTTACGTTGTGTTTGTGCTTGTAGTGAAGAACAAACGCCATGGAGACCAGGGCCACATCTTTCAACATGGCTTGTGGTTCAGGGGCGTTCGGGTCAATGTAACGGCGCGGTTCGCGCTCCAGGTGGTCATACAGGGCGTTGCCGATGTTGGACGCCATCTGGTGGCTGAGGGCGAACTTGTTCATGAACCAGTTGACCCAGCGAGGATGCAACACGCCCTCACCGCGGGTGAACATGCTAGGCTCAGTTGCCTCAGGTTGATAAGCTGTTTTGAACACAGGGTCTTGGTGCAGGTTTTCGTACGCCTTCGCCATTACGACTGGGTGTGCTACTACGTTGTGTTGGTTGATCACGGCCTTGTACCTCTCGATAAAGTTTGGATGGGAAGGTTAAACATCTCCGGGGTGCTGCTCTCAATACCGGTAATGCCCAACTACGCTCCGGTGTTGTGGTGCCTTACCTGGCAAAACACTTAAGACTGCACCCTCCCGCCACATAGAGTCAGCATTGGAAGGGTTTGTACATGTTTACATGTAGCGTCGGTTCCTTGTAATACGGCCGAACTGAGCGCTCTGGCTGATGGACTTTTTATCCTTTCTGCTCAGGTCATGGTGTATGAACCCTTCGGGGCAGATGGACCTGGTGATATGTCCAAACAGCATTTGAGCTTTCTTTTTCATAAGGAAATACCCAAAGGAGTTAAATAATAAAATTTAGCCAAGCAAAAACAAAAGGGGTAAGAGAGCCCCGTGAAGGGCTCTCTTAGATCACTGCTTGTTACAGCCCGGCCGCTGCGCCTTTGATACCGAACGCAGCTGTTGCTGGCATGGCTGGAACTGGGAGCGACGGCACGTCAGCAGCAGAGCCTTCAACGCCTTGACCGGCGCCAACGACTTTGCCTTCGATGAACCGACCGGCTTTGGAGCCCAGAGCACCGACTGCCATACCCAGCATGCCTGCCGCCACATAGCGACCGAACTGGCCTTCGATGTGCTTGTCGGTTTGCTCGGCCAGGAAGAAGGATGCACCCGCACCCACCAGCGTACCGACACCGGCGCCGACGGTGATCTGACCGGCATGGCCCATTTCCAGAGCACCGCCGACCAACGCCGAACCGACCGCTACCCAGCTCGACCGCACGCCTTCGTCACGATCACCCATGATCGAGTAACGCGACTTGGGTGCAGTGCTGCCGCCGCTGCTGCCCATGGCTTGCTCGGCGATCTTCTTGGCGATGTCCGGGTGCTTGGCCAGAATCCACAGGGTGAAGGTTTCTTCCAGCTCGCTGTTGCTTTCGCACGCCTTGAAGAAGGTTTCGTCAACCGACAGGGTGTCAGGCTGTGCGCTCACAGTTTCCTGGAACTTGGGGTGCAGCTTGATGAACTCTTGGAACAGTTCACCGCGGGCTTTGTCGCTGTCGTAGCCGAACACAACCAGGCCGGCGACGAAAGACATTACGTTTTCAGTTTTCATGGAAGTGGCCTTTTCAGAAGTGTTGGTTTCGGTGGAAGTGGTGGTGGTTGGGTTGGCGGCGTTGGTGTCTACAGAAGTAGCGTCGCGGAAGTCTTTCAGGTTGTTGTTCATGTCAGTGTGTTCCAAGGCAGGCGCGGCTACAGCAGGGGCTGGCTGCGCAGTTTCAGTTGGCTGGTTATCAGCGGTTTGGGTGGGTGCTTTGTCGAGCTCGATCTTGTGCAGGACAACTTCTTTGAAATCTTCACGCAGCTCTTTGGATTGAGTGCGCAGGAAGGTAAAGAACTTGTCATCGGTGTTGGAGCTGCGCATCTGTTGCTGAACCGTCAAGAACTGAGCGAGGACCTCTTTGCTCTGCGCGGCCATCCAGATGCTGTAGATGCTAGCCCGGCGGTCTTCGTCGTACTCGCCAAACCCTGCTGCAAACAGGGTATTGACAAAGTCCAACATTTCCTGGTCACTGATCTCGTGAACTGCACCGCCCACGATTGAGGACTTCAGTTGATCTTCCTTGATCACATGCTCGATGACATGGGCCACGTCATCACCGCCTTTGGCACCGGCTTGAATCTCCACGCTGCCGTGCAGTTCATCGACCGGGATCAGGGACGGCTCTTTATGTTCCTGTGTCACGCTGCGCAGCAACGCCGGGTTGGCCTTACGCACTTGGTTCATGGTGAAGGTGGTTTTGAAGGCGGCGTTAACATCGCGCAGCAAAGCCTGCCGATCGTTTTTGGCGATCAGGCTTTCGTCGTACATCTTGGAGCGGAATACTGCAAGCAGCATGTCCTGCTCGCCACCTGCAGCTTTGGCAGCTTCGATAGCCTTGATGGTTTCATCAGCGGCGTCGTGGAAGTTTGGCAGGTCTTTTTTAGTGGTCATTTTGACAACTCCGATTTGGTTATTACAACTAAAGGTTAGAAAGATTTGTGTGCATTACACTACCTGAATAGTACAGGTTTGAAAGAAACTGTAAGTTAAAAATAAAAGAACAAACATAAACCCCTACCCCACCGTTATGGTTGGGGTAGGGGTTTAGTCTTAAGCAGGTTGAGAAGTAACGTGTACTGCTGGATGGTCTTTGCGCGCTACCAGCAACATCTCAGCGCCCAAGGACAGCAAGTGCTGAGGAGCAACGCCTGCCACCTTGCTGATCATGGTGGTGCCGTTCTCATGGTGGTAACGCGACAGGTCTTCGCCCAACACGATCCAGACACCGGTGTTCAGGCCTTCAAACAATCCTTGGGTTTCCCCGTCGTTGAAGTGCGCCGCTTCACCCGGGGCAACATAGGCAAGCAGGGTGACCTGTTTACCGATGTTCTCTTTGACCTTGAAAGCGCCCATGATGATCGCCCGCGCCCCTGGAAATAAATTAGATGCTCTCATACTTTACCCAGTCCGTATGCTTGGTTGGTGAAGGTCAACGCACGACCCGCCCAACCAGCCAGAGCCGACTTGAGTTTGAGGATGTCGTAATCGTTGAAGTCGTACGTCAGTGACATGTGTGGTAGGTACCCGTCGTAAGGACTTTGGTACCCCGCCTCGCGCAAACGCCGGTGTTCTTCTTGCAGTTCTTTGCTGGTCAGGTGAAAGACCAGCCCATCGCCCAGCACATCGATCGACACCACGTACGCGGTAAACACCCGCTTAGGATCAAGCTCGGTAAAGGGCTTATCGATCTCACGCTTGCGCTTGTCGTACATCACGGTGCAGTGAAAGTCGTGGGTGGGCGCAGGGGGAATCCCAGCAGCCATCACGGCGGCCATCAGTTCGGCTTCGATGTCGTCGGTGAGTTCGACGCTGATGTAATGATAATCGGGCATAACGGTGTCCTAGTGACTGTTGAGTTCGACGTGGGAGAGGGGGAAACGAGGGTCGTCGAATTTCAGCTTGAAGCCCGATGCGTTCTTGTGTCCGCCGCCGCCAAAGGCTTCGGCTACCAGGTTCACGTGCTGGCCGCCGTCTTTACGGCTGCGCAAGGAGAACTGGCGTTCATCCACCCCGTCGTTATAGATAACGGCGTAATCATTGTCCTGAGCCAGCAGGTGGCCGATCTCAGAGGCGTACATGTAAGGAGCGTTGACCACCGGCACATCTTGTCCATTGATCTTCATGCGTCGTACATTGGGCATGAACTTACCGATGTCGCTCTTTTCTTTGCGGATCAACAAAATGCCTTCTGAGATCAGTTCCATCTCAGGGCGCTTCATGATCTCGGAGAACGTCTCCAAGGACAGCGGGTAGCTGAAGGCCCCCATGGTCCAAGGTTTGGTGTTCTCCAATTTGAACTGGAACAGGTCGCGGTCCTGTACGTACAACAGCTGCACAGGAGGGCGCTCAGAGCCAAAGAAGTAGTTCCAGGTCACCATCGCACCAGAGTGCGCTTGATCGATCTCAAACAGGCCTTCCAGGTCCTTAGCGGCGGTCTCATGGTGGTCCAAGATCACCACGTTGTTGTGCTGCATCAATTGCACAATCTGGTCGCGCTTGTAGCTGAAGTCGACCAAGTAGATGGTGCAACCGGTCAGTCCCTCAGGAACAGGGTGACCGTATTGTGCTGCGTGGAACTCCACCACGCCTGGGCCAAAGAATTGCTCAACCACCCAGGCAGAGGCGGCGCCGTCCAGGCAGTTAGCGTGGTAGATACATACCACACGATTATTTTCCTGAGTCATAAACCCGTCCCCTTGTGAGGATTAAGAAAGTCAATTGTCCAATACAATTTGTAAAAGACTTTCTTAGCCCTTTCATTGTTCAGTTAACGTCGATAATGTCGAGGCAACGAAACACGCCAAAGGGAGAGTTAAACTCTGCGGACAACCGGTTTGCTTCTTCTATTGCCTGGGCTTTGGTGGCGTGGCGGTACGGGGCTTTGGTAAAGACTGCCACCCCGTTAGTGGCTACCCGGCCAATCACGTAACGACCCAGTGTCTTGCCGTAACTGGGCTTGGCTTTGTTAGCCGCCACGATGACCAGTTTGCGCTGATACATCAGAAAACCTTTCCAGCGCTCCGCCACCCACTGGACGATGTAGTGACCGCGTTCGTCCTTGGCCAAGTCCTTGGGGTCCAGCAGCACGTCTTCGTGCAGCAGGTTTTCAAACTCAGCCTGCAGGTTGGAATCCGAGGATGGCTTGTAGCTGTCTACGGGCACGCTCGGCTGGCTGCGTTTATCCAGCCTGCGTTGGTACGCCGAACGGTAATCCAACGGAATCCCGACCACGTAAGGGTGGTTGCTGTCCTCTTCAGGCACAAACACCATGGCCGGTACATCGTCCTTGGCGTTAGGTCCTACGCGCTCATAGAGCACCTGTACGGCCTCCATTAACGCACCCGTGACATTCGGCTGGCCTGGATCGCCCACGTTGGTCAGTTGGGCTGCCCGCTTGTTGACCCACTGCGGATCAATGGCGCGAAACGCAACAGGCTCTGACAATAAGAAGTCCTGTTCGGCTGGGGGGTTTTCCGTCAGCATGTCTTCGACGGTATTGTTTGTTCTTTCCATTACTACATGTCCCTTGCGAAAAACTCAGTGATGGTCGACGGCACCTCACTAGTATCGTGAAGTTCGGCCTCAATGATAAAACCGTTACTGATTCGTACCCTGTACGTGGAACCTGGTTCCCGGGCCGGAAGAATAACAATGTACTCCCGGTTACCGGTGATTCCAAGCACGGTGTCCATAACGTGCGCATCCACTTCTTTACCGACATCAAAACCTGGACGTTTAAGGTAGAACCATTTTTCTTTGTGTTGGTAGAACTTGTACGTAGCCATGTTCAGTCTTTTAACTCACGCTTAAAGATTCGGTCATGCAACTTCATGGACGACACCATTCCAAAGGCAGCCCCTGTCCCTGCACTGAACATGACCGTCCAATCGCCTTTTACCACCAAGGCGATCGCGGCCACTTCAAAAGCGGCCATGAAGTAGGAGGTGAAGAACACCGACTTGACGTGGTTGCCGATGACGTTCTTGTGCTGAAACCCTTTAAGGAAGACAGCACAGAACGAGACAACAAAACTCAGTGCGTATAACCACACGTTACTTCTCCTCATCCTGAGGGGGATTGCAGTCGTGGTAACTTTCCTCAAGAAGCTTGGGGTCCCAAGGAATACGCCCCTCCAGCATCTTCTCACGCTCTGTGAGCTCTGCCACAGGCTTACGACCCTCAGCCTTACGCCAAACCTTATCCAGCTCAGCCATGTGACCATCTAGGGTTTGTACCTTCACCCCGTTGGTCTTAGGTTTTGGTGGATCTAGGTGCAGCTCCAACGCGTGACTACCCGGCATCATGAGGGTGCCATCTTTGTAACGAACAGGCTTAGCCATGATCTGGTCTCCGTGGTACGGCGGGTTGAATGTGGAAGAAGAACGGTGTCAACCCTTTCCTCTCGCGCATCTGGTTCATCGTGAGTGTGAGACTGTTACTGGTGGGTTCAATGAACACGATCTCAAACCCTTCGGCGTCATTACTAAAGATCATGTCCATCGGATCTTCTTTGATAACCTTGAAGTAGGAGACTGCAAGCATCTCAATCCCCTCGTTAAGGTCGACGACAGCTTGATCGAAGGTTGGCCACTTTTCTGGCCATGCACCAGCTTGCTGAAGTTCTTTGAAGAATACCAACCCAGGCTCAATGGTCTTGCGCTTCTGATCTTCCAAGAGAAACTCTTGGAAGGGAATCGCTTTAGGTAGCATGGTCAGACCCTCGTGTATTCGATGTCGTGGACTTCGGGTTTGGCGGCGGCCTCTTTGGCCAGCCGGTCCGCTTCCTCGTTCTCCGGAATACCGGAGTGCGCCTTCACCTTGATGAACTTAACCTTGTTTGCCCGCAGCAACTCGTTGAGGATCATCCACAGGTCTTTGTTCTTGACCATGGCACCGTCGCGGGTTAGCCAGTCATTGCGGTACCAGTTCTTCACCCACTTGGTAGACCCGTCAATGGTGTACTGGGAGTCCGTGTAGATATTGATCCGGGCGTTAGGACCAAACTCTTCGAGTGTGGCAATCACCGCCATCATTTCCATGCGGTTGTTGGTGGTCAGGAAATAGCCTTTTGAGAGTGTGACCTTAGTGTCTCCGCATCTCACTATCGCCGCATAACCACCAGGTCCTGGGTTACCGAGGGCACTGCCGTCGGTATGGACTTCATACACGATCGGTTCTTTCTTTTTCGTCATTAGCACACCGCGCTTAGTCGTAGATATTCTCTAGTGTTGATTTGTTTGATTACTTTAAGCCTGGACTGAATGCACTCTTCCACGTACTCAAGGATGGAGTCCAAGTGTTGTTCGCCCTTGATCTTGAGCTGATGGGTCAACCAATCATCAAATGCACCGGCTGGGGCGTTATAGGGTACTCCAAGGTCAACGCTGTCTTCAACTGTTACCCAAAAGTTGTCGTCGCTCTGACTGTCTTTAATCACGACCAAGTTAAAAGAGGGCAAGGTAATGATAAAGTGATCAAACTTGTTTCTAAGTTCTACATTCGGGAAATTACCCGTAAAGTGCTCTAGTCGGGTTCTTACCAACGTCACGTTGGATCCACTGGCCAGCCAAACATCGTCCAGCGAGGTGCGACCTAAGAAGATAGCCTCTCCAGTTATAGAGACGTCAGACAGACCGCACTTGATTATCTCAACCGTGCCACCTTCCTTTATATCAATCTGTACATCGAACAGCGTGGAGTCCACCACTACCCCAGGACCGTCTATGGAGACGCTGTGCGCCCGTACGTCATGGAACTGAATACCTTTGGCAGCTGGATTATTGTACCCCCGAACAGAGGAGAGACGACTGCCGATTACGTCACAGTCTTCCAGTCTGCAGGCCTCAATATCGGCCGCCCCAAAGAACGTTACGTTAGTCAAGTCCGAGCATTGAACTTTAAGCACACTTTCCAAGACGGGCGGGGCGCTGGGGTCATTATTGTAGTTTTCTATCACACCTTCCTCAATCCAGCGCTTGATAAAGCTGTCCGACTTCAAGGAGATCGTGCAATCCCCGTTCAGATAGATCTTGACAGGATGATCCAAGATCGTTAGGTCATACTGCTCGTTCAGCCCTCGGTTGTACGGCATGTGCAATTCTAAACGCTCTGAGACAGTGGGGGTCAGTTTAACTCCATCCATCCATACACCCGTTTCTTTGTCGGTTTCCATCTCTACTCCAATCAAAAATAAGGTTAGCCTCCGCCAGGGGGTTAGCCTGACGGAGGACATTAACGGTTAGGCGGAATACATGTCGTCCCACGCGTGGTTTTTTGCACCGACATCACGCACCAATTGCTTGGCTTCGTCGATCAGCTGGATCACCTTCAGGCGCGACATCACCGACTCGGTCAGGTAGTTGGCAAAACTGCGGGTGATCGAGGTCTCAGCCACCGGGAAGCCTTCTTCGTCGATGGACATGACCCCTGAGATGACTTTGCGCACCTCCTCAATGGTGCAGTTAAGCTTAAGGCGCTGCAGGTTGTACACCGACGTCCCCAAGTCAAACTCGCGATTAGACGCACGCACCAGGAACATTTTGCTGGCGGGGGTGTCCAACGACAGGTAGTTGAACTTGTTGAGGATGTGGATGGTCTTGCCCGAGAACATCAGGTTGTTGAACACACTGTACTTGATCAGCAGTTCAGCTTCCGAACGCACGGTGCAGCTACCCAAGTTGACGTTCTTAAGCGTCATGCGGGTGCCCGACAGAGTGGTCTTGTCCAGATAGGACCGACTAGCGCTGGTAAAGCCGCTGGCTTCGATGGTGCAGCGGTTGAACTGGCATTCCAGGTACGAACCTTGGGTGATCATCGAATTGACCACCGTGGTGCGTTTGAATTGCGACTCCGACACAGTCGCTCGGGATTTGATCGATTCGATCTTTTTACCGCTTATTTCCCACGGCTTGTCCACTGCGTGGTCGGCAAAGAGACCGTTATACCCGTACCCGTGAGGCGTTACGACGTCTTCGGTTGCAATCAGCGCGCTGCTATTGAGCAGGTTCTTCTGGGAGATAACGTTGATCAACGCCGCTTCCCCCACGACGGTGTCATCGGTGCTCGACGAGTTAACCAGCGCCATTATGCTTTTGCGTGCCGCTACTGAGCCACCTTCGAAACCAAATCGGTTACGTCTATTTTCCTTGATGTTGAGTTCCACGCTCGATTCATCGTCGAGCAGGTAGTAGTTTTGGTTAACCCCCACCTTGACGCTGAACAGTTTGAATTCCCGGTCGCTTACCCGGTAGCCGTGAGTGCCTGGCAGGTGGATGGCCTCGCCCAGTTCTTTGATGTAGATGGAGGTGAGGTCGGTTTTGATGCCGGTGGCGATCGGTTCGATTTCAACGCCATCAACGGTGACAGTACCCAGCTTACGGTTCATACCACGCCCCGCTGCTTTAAGGATGCGTTCTGCGTTCTGGATTTGGCGATCGGTTGGTGAAGCGTCAACAGGCTGGGCTTCTTCAACCTTGTGGGCCGCCCCTGGAAGCTTGATGGAGACAACGGTGTCATCCGGTTCACCGCCGAAGGCTTGCTTGACCTCAGGTGTTACAACAAGGTCTTTGACTTTGCCCGTGGTCACGGTGGCGGTTTTCTTTTCCGGTTTACTCATTGTACTGCCCCTGTTTTGAGAATGGTGATGAGAGCGTCAATGCTCGATGCATCGGTTGCGTTGATCGTAGGAATACTGAGCTCGGTAGCCTTAAGTACTTTGCTCTGCCCCGCCTTTTCCCCGATCAACAGGTAGTTACAGTCTTTGGTCAATTTATCAACCAGCTCGATACCATGGTCGGCGAAGTAATCAATCAATTCTTCGCGCGATTGCCCCAAGGTGCCGGTGATGCACACCTTAAGTTCGTTGCTGGCCGGAACGGTGTAATCGATCTTGAGCAGATTGATCAACCCTACCGCATTGGTGACAAAGTCTTGGCTTTCAAAGCTTAGACTGATCGGGATGGCAATGCCTGCCGAAATCCCGGGAACCTTTTGCAGTTCTTGCGGTTTAGCCAGCCAGTCCAGCAAACGCTGACCTTCGTGGTTTTGCTGCACCTGTTCCCACTTGGGGATGTGCGCTGCCAGTTTCTTGGCTCGCACCAAGTCCACGTTAGGTAAGCCCAACGCTTTGATCACCACATGCACCGGGACCGGGTTGTTCTTGATCGCTTGGATGCGCTCGTAAACTTTCTCCGGCACGGCGGTGAATGGCAGCAGTAAGACGTCCATCGGGTATTGGATAAACTTGTTTTCCACCAACGCCGCCAACGTCACCGGACCCAGCCCGTCAATGTCCAACGTGCGCTTGTGCACCAGGTTAATGCACCGGCCGATCAGTTGCGCCGGGCAGTCGGTAAGGTTGGTGCAGATCAGGTCCGCACTTTGTTTACCCACCCGCACTTCCAATACACAGCCGCAGCTTGGGCAATCTTCAGGGTGCTTAAGCACCGGGCCTTTACCACCCTCGATCACCCGGTTAAGCCGTGGGATAACGTCCCCGTTGCGGGTAATCCCCACCACCGACCCCTTACGCAGCTCCAGCGCAATGAATTGCTTGTAGTTGTCCAGGTTCGCCCGGGTACAGGTCACACCCCCGATGATCACAGGACGGTAGAGAGCCACCGGAATAACCCGCCCGGTTGCAGCTGTCGACCACACCACGTCTTCCAGCGTACTGACTTCTTCCACGTCTGGGAACTTGTACGCGATGCCCCAGTTGGGGTACCGGTTGTTGACCCCCAGCTCTTTTTGCAAGGCAAAGCTGTTGGCCCGCACCACCACCCCGTCCATGGGAACGTTTGGATGCCGTGCATTGTTCTTCATATCGTCGGGATGACGGATTTGTGGCGGAGCCATGAAGCCTTGGTTGATGCACCACGTGCGCTGCTCTTCATAGGTATCAAACCACACATCACTCATCCAGTAAGCGGCAAATTGCAACTTACCCATGATGGCTGGGTCTTGGTTATCCGGCAGGGCGCGGATCCAGCCGCTGACCGCGTTACGTGGGGTGGCCTTCTGTTTAACCGAAGTTTCGTTGTACCGGTGGAAGTCATCCAGCAGGACAAACGCTTCACCACGAATGGCGATGTCCACATCAAACAGTTCGCCGTTGTCACCTTTGAGCGTACGGGGGATGTACGCAAAGAGTGGCAAGGCGTGCATGACGTCTTCACCAATCAACCCATCCCCTCGGGTGGCCATGGCTACCAATCTACCGCGGGTGTAGACCAGCTCCAACGCCAACCCATCAATCTTGGCGTCTTTGAACAGTTGTTCGTCGGTCAGCTTCTTGCTTTCCTGCCACTTGTCCACCGCTTCCAGCGTCAGGGCCTTCTTAAGGCTCAGCATGGGGTGATCGAACTTTACCGCGGTCAAACCCTGGTTGGTCGGTTCATGGATCGGCACAGGCTTCTGAGCGGTCTCAAACAGCTCGGCAATCTCGGGGTGGTTTTCAGCCAACACCTCAAAACGTTCCACCAGCTCGTCATAGACGTGGTTGGGGACCTCTTGGGTGTCTTTGTTAAAGTACAGGTCGGCGTGATGAGTGATCTGCCGGTTGAGGTCATGCATTTCCTCGTAGACAGTTTTGTATTCAGGTTTCATGGTGTTCAAGACCTTTGAAAAATGAGAAAGCGGAATAAACCCTAGGTAACCGGGATAGGCCTAAACCTACCCCAGTCCCTAGGTCACTTCATGCACGGACTTTGTGACGCTCTGCGTGAATCTCAGCCAACAGCTTAAGGTCGATCATGTCCTGCTGGCGTTTGGCCAGTGGACGCTGGTGCTCGGCGTAACCGCCACGCTTTTGCAGGATCAACCCCATCACGTCGAACACCTGGAAGCCCTCGATCACTTCGTGGTTAAACCACATGTTGCGCTGACGGATGTAGTACTTGGGGGTGGGGAGTTGAATGACCGTGTCACGCAGGGGGTGCACCAACACCTTGCAGTCTTCGGCCAAGCGCATGAACTGATCAGATTCGATCCACAGGTTCAGATCGTCCGTCGACTCACGCAACCCCATCAGGACCATTGCCGCGCCACCGCCGACGGTGATGTACTTGACAGGAACCTTGTGCTCGGCGCTGAAACGGTGGATGCCCTGAATAACTTCTTGCTTGTTGTTAAACATAATGGAACCTTAAATGGATCGGTAGTGCGTCAGTAGAAGGGAGGTTGCGTGGGGTCGATACAAAGGTACTCAGTAAAGACAAGACCCCACCGAACAGTTAAGCCATGCGTGCGGTCAACTTGGGAGAGCGCACCAGCGATTCAAGCTGGACAATCTCCATCAAGTCTTTCTCACGCTTGTTAGGGGCGCGGTTAGGCATGCTGGCCAAGTGGCGCTTTTGCAACAGCAGTTCATTAGGGCTGTACACCCAAACACCGTCGATACACACCACCCCAGTGTTGTCACTGAGTTCGTGCAGATCAACAAATTCGTTGTACGCCACCCGAGGACTTACATTCTCCTCGTGGATGACGTTGCGACTAATCGAAGCCCAGCGAAATACATTGCCGGGGATATCCACGTCCATGTCGTTGGTGCACGGGCGAACACCCATCATCACCAATGCCGAACCTGCACTCAGTACCACTCGGTGCGCCGGCTCGTTCAACTCCTTAACTAACTTGTGGTACTCGCGGATCAACTGATCTTTGTTCATTGCTATTCTGCCTCGGCTGCATGATGATTAAGGCCGGGGCAACAGCCCTCAGCTTATTAAAAAATTGCGCTGCATCCCACTGGTTTACGCTCTTACGCACGTAAGGGGTAAACGGAGAACTCAAGATAAAGTTCTCAAAGGCAACCCGCAACATTTCAAATTTGAAAGAGTGCGGGAAAGACGCACCGTTGTTCCGAATGCGTTCGACAGCGGTATCAACTCGAACCGCGTCTAAGGGGACGTCAACACCCCATTCCGGAAAACGTTTGCGAATAACAAAGTACCAAGTATCGTGTTCATTGACTAAGCCTAAGACCAGCGAGCTTTTGTCAGTGCAAGACCTAACTTCAAAAGTAAGGGAGTCGAAAGCCCCTTCTGACTCAGGGGCTTTCGAGCGACTGGAGACGTTCATATCAATGCAACGACACCGGCAGCTGAGGGACGGAGGTGATGTAGCGGATCAGGTTCTCCACACTCCGTTGTGTGGTGAAGTCAGCCGCCGGGTTTAGCAAGGTGTAATTCAGAACTTGCGTGCCCGTTTCATCGAAGTTCACCACGGCTTGGTTGAAACCAAAGAACGTGATGATGGCGGTTTTGGGTTGAGTGGGATCGTTGTTCACGTTAACCGTGGCAACGCCTTCGCCAAGGTGGTTAGGTGCCAACGAGCCGTCGGGCTGTTGCGACACGTTGATCTGGTAGTTCATGATACAAAGACTCCTTCAGGGTCTCAAAAGTTAAAAGTACGGTTTGCTCCATAAACATGGGGCGTAGTGTCCTAATACCACCTAGCTGATGAGACATCTGAGTCTGCACTCAACTAGGTAATATAGGTTTCAAAAATTTAAGCGATGACACTGTTACGGTTAACCTCACCCGGCATTGTCAGTCCCTCATAACGTAGGCCGATAATGTTGGGGTTGTCAAAGATCCCGTACTGGGCAATGTAGTGCGACACGATGAACAGCTGCTTGTGCGATTTGCTGCGGGTGTAGTCTTGAACGTAGTTAAAGAACCGCCCGCGGTTGATCTCGTCCAAGTTCACCCCCACCTCGTCCATGATCAGTGGGTATTCGTCGGGGTAGTAATTGAGCATGACAAACCGGAACGTCCAGTCGATCAGGTCTCGTTCCCCTGCACTGCAATCGGTCACATCAGGGTTTGGGTCGCCTTCCCCCACCACCACTGGAAACTTGTAGGTCAAATCCCCGTTGGCCTTGGCGCACGGCTTGATAAAGAGTGTGGTGTTCCACACAGCCTTTAAGACCGCGTTCATGTTGGCGCACACCGCCTTGATGAAGTCGCCCATCAGTTTACCGATCACCCCCTTGTTGGGGCACAACCCGTCCTGACAGATCTCCACAATCAACAGCCGGCGCTTCATGCGTTCGATGTCTTCGGAGATCGAGTTTACCACCGCCGTCAAGCTACGGTTTTTAATGATTGAGGTCATGTAGTCCTCTTTCTCAGAGGTGAGCATCATGATCCGGTCATCGACCTTCTGACGAAACTCATACTTGCCTTGGTTGGCCAAGCCCTTCATGATCTCTTCACGCAGACGACGCAAAGTTTCCAAGTCGGTGTCGTAGGACAAAATAGCCGCCAGCTGGCGCTTCATCGATTCCACTTTACCGCGGTAGTAGGAGACCTTATTGTTCTCCTCGTGCAGCTCACGTTCCAAACCTTCCACGTACGAAGCCACAAACAGGACGTTGTTACGGTCCAGCAGGCCTATGCGAGTCTCCAGCAGGTTTTGTTCTTTGAGCAGCTCCGCTTTATGGCTCTTAAGCTTAGAGCGCTCCACGTAGCCTTGCAGAGCGTTTAACAACCGGTTGGTCTCAGCCTTACCGATCTCGTACTCGCGGATCAGTTGGGGCAGGATCTTGACGTGACCGTTTTCGCGCACAAACATGTACAGCTGGTTCATGCTCATGTACCAGTCGCTGTCGTTCTCGATCTTAGCCACCAGGTTCTTAAGCCGCTCTTCCATGCGCTCAATGTTCTTGTTCAAGGCATCGCGCCGGCCTTTAAGGTTGGCAATGTCCTGCGGGGTAATGCCGATCTTGAACTTGTGCGTGCAGTCCGGACACTCCACCACTTCGGCCCGTTCATAGTGCTTGAGCTGGTGGGTCATGTCACTGGCTGTTTGCTTGGCTTGGCGAATCTGGTTGGTCAGCTGCTCTTGTTCACGCAACCAGTCCTTGTACCCCGCGCCTGTCACTGAGGGGTCACTGGCCAAGGTCACCCGGTACAGGTAGCTTCTCAAGGTTTCATGGATCACTTCGATGTTGGCAAAGTCCGCTTCCGGGTCGTTAAACACCGGGTAGGCTTTGAGCAGCAGGTCGTGTTGCTCCAGCTGTTCATTGATCTCCACCAATTCTTCGTTGATCTGCTTGGCTTGGCTTTTGAACACCTCAGGGTCTGCCAAGAACTCTTCCAAGCCTTCCAGTACCGAGGCGTTCTCAGCGATCGCCCCTTTGAGCACCAGGGCTTGGTCTTGGTGCAGGCTCATGAGGTTATTGTGGGTCTCAATGGCCGCTTCAAGTTCATGCCGGGTAAAGATAAACCCGGACAGTTTGTTCACCGTCAGCTTATCGGTCAGCTGGGTGAACTCTTGGATGTGGTCGTTAACGCGCCGGTCCAACGTTACTCCATCCAGGCTGCCGCGCACCAACAAGCACTGACGCAGTTCCCCGTCCAGTAGCTTGATCCGGTTTTCCAACTCTTCCACGCCACACTCGGTGATGGTGGTCAGCTTGCGGTTCTCTTCGGTGTACCGGTTGATCTGGTTTTTGATCGCGCCCTTAAGGTCGTTACGCTCTTGGCGCAGCTTATTGAACACGTCCAAGGCGTAATCGGTGTTGTTGGGGTAGAGCTGCATGAACACGTCTTTGCGCCGCGCAGCACTCATGCCTGACAACAGGTCAGTCACCCGCAGGCCACTTAAGACCCGGTTAAGCCCCGGGTCCAAACGAAAGTAACTCTCGACCAGTTCTTTTTGTGAGGTGTAGGTGCCGCCGGTATTGAGCTCTTTACCGTTAAGCTTAAAACTGTGACCGTTACCCATCCCGGTGTAAGAGTCCAGTACAAAGTGTTTGTTGCCCACTTTGCGTTCCACGTATTTGCGCCCACCGGCTTTGTAGTTTCCGTTCTCAGGCGGCAGCATGTTGAGTTCTTTCAGAATGCTCGTTTTACCCGTGCCGTTCTGAGAAATAAACAAGTTGATCATTTCATGGGTGTCAAGTTCCACCCGGTGAATTCCCTTACCCAGTAAAGGAATGTAGTTTTCCAGGATAAGTTTAAGTAACATGATATAGTTTCTTTCAATGAAGTGTCTACAGAATGAGGTTTGAGGTATGAACTTAATCAACCACTTGGGGGTGGGCACCGTCGCGAGTACGAAGCAGACAGGCACCCATGAGATCATGGTGTACTTGCCAGGCTTTGCTCCGCAGGCCGATGGTCGAGTGGTGGCAACTGCTAAGGAAGTCGAAAAGACCAGCCAGAATGCTTACGGGGAAGAGACCAAGAGCAAGGTCTTAACCTCCAACACCTTTCCGGCTGAATGGCGAGCGATGGGCGACACCAACCGGGTTACGTCCCCGGATGTGCGTGAAGGCTCTCAAGTCTCTATCTACCAGGTCAGTGGGCAGAACAAGTACTACTGGACCACGTGGGGCATCAACGCGGAAACCATGCGCCTTGAAACGGTGGTGATGGGCTTTCAAGCCAACCCCGCCCAAGGTGAGGACACCCCGTTTAACATCGACAACTTCTACACCCTGACCGTCTCCACCCACGAAGGCTTTATGGCCTTGCGCACCACCCAGCAGAACAACGAGAAGACCACCTTTGAAGTCAAGGTCGACGCCATGAACGGCAAGATCATGATCGGCGGCGGTTACCGTAACTACTTAGTGTTTGACGACGTGGCGCGTTCGTTCACCTACAAGAACGCGGACGAGTCGGTCTTTGACATCAACAAGAAAAAGATCACCGTGGTCTGCGAAGATTCGATTACCTTCGCCCCCAAAGAAACCTTCAGCATCAAAACCACCAACTTCAATCTGCTGTGCAACAAGATTGGGATTAAGGCGGATGAGGCTGACATTCATATTGGGGAGACCCGCTGGAACGGTAACATCATTCACACCGGTGATTACGACCAGACAGGGGACTACACCCAAGCCGGCGACACTAACCGTACTGGCAACTCTACATCCACTGGGACGGTGATCGGGGCTAAAGGGGTCTTTACCGCCCTTAACAGCCTAGACGCTCACTTCCATGGCGGTGTGCGTACTGGCGATGGCACCACCAGCCAACCGGTACCTGGTACTGGCGCAGGGTAATAACCGTACTACCCCAAGCCCTTTTGCAGGGGCTTGGGGTAGGGGTTATGTTTGCTACTTCACATCTCGACGGGTAAAGAACTGGTTAGTCCCCAAGTTACCGTCATCTTGGAACACCGGAATGGCCGAACCTTGTCGCGTTGCGCTGACTTGGTGATCGTACATGACCAAGAAGTCCTTGTTCAATTCCAAGATCCCATTGCGGGCAATCCCGAACATGACTTCGTTGTTACCTGGTTCACGCCGGATGGTTTGAGCAATCGCCGTCACCGCACCTGCTTGCCGTACCAAGTAGCAGTAGTACGTCCCCGTTGTACCGACTTTGACTGCGTAGTCTTTGTCAAGTATGTAGGTTCTGCCGCTGAGCACCACCCGCGTGCCGGAAGGTAGCCGCACCCAACCGGCTTCATTGACCTCGTAAGGGTCCATGAAACTGGCACCACCCACTTCGCGCAGGTTGGTGGCAAACGCCCCACTGTTGCCGTCGTACTGGTAGACCCCTTTGTTGGGGATCAACAAGGCAGGGAACAACTCTTCGACCAAGTCAAATTGTTGCGTGCCGCTGTACAACCGTGCAGGGTTTACGCCACCTGCCGCGAACACAGGGGCTCCGGTAAAGCCTGTGACCGAGAAACTCACATCGCCGTACACTTCACCAAACGCCCGGGTCAACACAAACGAGTACACGTCTGCCGAGGTGCGTGTTACCAGCAGGTCCGAAGACTTGCTCCACACATCGTCGCCTGACTGCGAAGTCCGCGAAGTCCCTACCGGTACAGCCGCATTACCCGGTGTGACTCGGGTCAGGGGCAGACTCCCAGTGGTCACGTTCTGCAGGGTAAAAACATTGCCCGCAAGGGTAAACGGACTTACCCCGGCTTCAGCGTAGTTCAACCCGTCAGTAAAGACCACCAAGGCTCGGTTGGCTGTGATCGCAAAGACTTGGATCTGCGGGACACGCAGCTTGTCATTGAGGTCCGGGTAGAGCCCCCGGGCCCGGGTGGTGACTTGAGACAGCAATGCGGTCAGACCGTTCTTGCTGTCTCGCGCCAGTGCAACATCCGCCCCCACCGTAAAGCTGCGGGTGTTGGCGCTGTACGCCACCGACGCCTTGCCGGTGAAGTTGTTGCCCGTGGTAAAGCACAGCCCGTCCAAGGACACACCCGTTGCAGCTTTGTTGACGAGCACCCGAAGCGAACTTGGGATGTTAGCCACCACCTTGTTCTCTTCCAACTGGTCCGGAGTCCGGATACCAAACTTCCCGTCACCGGTAGTCACCCCCACAGGACTGGCCGACGACCACGCCACGTTGCGCCATTCGTAGCGCCCATTAGACGGATCGGCGCAGTAGCTTAGAAAGCTTATGGAGGTTGCGTCACTGCCCACCGGAATGATCCGCTCAGGCACTGCACCAAACGGCTGGTGGCGTGCTGGAGCGTAGATTTCAGTGGAAGCGTACTTGACGTTGATGTTACCCCGATCACTTCCCACAAAGGCTTTAAGGCCTGCGTGGCTGCTTTTGTAGCGCTTGGTGCGTAGTGCGTACTTGGTGGTCGCAGCTTTGACCACATCCCCCGAGTTCAGCACCACCCCAGGCCACTGCGACATGTCCATGAAGTTGAACGGATCGGTGGCCTTGAAAAAGCTTGGGGTGCCTTTCAAGGTCAGGTCCGCTTGCAGTACATCCTTGGTGCGGCTACCCAGTTGCTTGAAGATTGCCGAACCGCCTGCCACCAGTTTACCCGGTTGCACCGATTCGGTGAACTCCAAGGTAAAGACCTTGCTCACCCCGTTTAAGGTTGCCGTGACCGGCACCGCCACGTGCAGGTGCAGCTCCACATCCTGAGCGTTCCAGTACAAGGCGCTGGAAGGGCTCCCTAGGGCGAGTGTAGTGCCCGCCGGTACATCGAGGAAGTCCGCTGCGTTGTAGCTGTGAGAACCGATTGCAGGCGCACTGTAAGTGGCTTTGTTGATCTGGTCGAACGTTGCAGGGTAGGCGGTGGTGACAACCGGCACCATGTTGGGGTTGGTGTTGATCGCATCGACGTAGAAGAACGAGTGATGGATCGTCAGAGTGCCCCCTGCCACGGCCAAACTGATTGCCAGTCCCTTAAAGGTGTAGCTGCCGAAAGCTTTGTACAGCAGGTAATTACGCTCGCCTGCCGGCAACCCCAAAGAGTTGATGAACTGGTAGACCTTCTTGTCCGCCAAAGAGCGGAAGAAGTTGGTCCGGCCGTTGGAGCTGTCGCAGCCCGTCTGGTTCCACCCCCGGCCTTGGTAGAGGCTGGTGATGTTGACAATCTCTGCCAGGCGTGTTTTTGCGCTGGTTTTGGTAGCGCCGCTGTAGAACAGGGTTTGCCGGCTGAACTGTGCGCCGTCTGAGACGGGCTGGAAGATCAACCGGTCGCCGTTGAACAACACCGGTGCTCTGGCCCCTTGGTTGAAGTAACGCGTCCCCAGCACAGTATCAGGTACTGCCACGGGGTATTCGTCGGGGGTGTAGAGTGAAGCCAGTTGGAAGACGTCGTTAAGTTGCAGGTTGGTGGTGACAAACTGCGCGTTGTTCTGCACAATCGCCTGTCGTGCCCCTTGAGGGGTAACGTAAGCGTTGACGTTGGCAAAGGCAATTTGTTCAGCCAAGGTAGCAGTGCGAAAGTTGTCCTTCTTACTCAGCCCTACGGTGACCTTGGTTTCGCCGTGCGCAGCGCCCCGTTTGGCCACGTGCGTATCCGACAACCCTGTCACGCTTGCCACATAGCCGTCGATAAACGTGTTGAGGTCGGTGATGCGCTGCTTGACCGTCTTGTTGAAGTTTTCCGTGGCTTCTCGGGTCACCCGATCCAGTTCGTTGAGGGTAACAATCACCTCACCGAATTCAGGTTCCGGTTGTTCCACAAAGGGGGGTTCTCCGCCCAGAATAATCATCGTGCTACTCCATTCTTGGTGAGGGAGAATCCGGGGGAATGCTCCCCCGGGGTGGTTAGTTCAACAGCTCCGCACTGCGCACGAAGTAGAAATCACCTTCGTCTTGTGGGAAGCCTGCCGAGATAGGAATGATCCCACCTTCACGGGTGTAGCTGAGCAGGTACTCCCCGATCATGAACGGCTGGTGCCGGGTGATGGTCAAGATCTGCTTTTGGTTAGTGACCAAGGTGGCGCCTTTAAGCAGGGTGCCCGACTTACGCAGGGCAATGCTTGAGATGATCCACTGGGGGGTGTCGTCTTCAATGGTGGCGTACACGTAGAACGTTTTGTTCTGCGGGGCAGTGTCAATGTCCCGCAAATCAAAGGTGCCGCCTGGCAGGGTGTACATCGTGCCGTTGAAGATGACCCGAATCCCTTCCTGGATAAACACCAGCCACCCGGTCTCAGGGTACACCGACCCCAGCATGTACTGCGCCGCGCCTTTCTTAAAGATCGACGCCCCACCGCCTGTGTAAAGGAACGGGTCGGGACCCACTTCGCTGATCAAGCCATTGGCCAAGGTGACCGTGTCGCTCAACCCCAATCGTGGAATCATCGCCGCCATTTCACCCCAACCACCCCAACGCCCACCAGTAGCCAAGTTGCCAAGCTGGTTGGTGGACAGGTTTAGGTCCATGATGAACCGCATGGGGTTGTTGCCCTCATCAGAGGTGGTGACGGTGTAACCGCCAATCCCGTAGATCTTCAGGTTGTTGCCGTCGCGGTAGATCGACAGGAAGGTCTTGGTCAGGTTGCCGTGGTACAGCTGCTGCCCGTAACCGTCCTGCTTGTTGCGGTTGGCACTGGCGTTGTACTGTGAGATGGCGTGCAGGAACGTGTAGTCCTTGATCCAGTACACCCCTGGGTGGTCAGCGTTGGGGGCTTCCACCACCGGCCGGGCCAAGATCATTTCCCCGCCAAACTTACCGTTGCCGTCGTTGACCCAGTTGACCATGATCAGCATCAGGTTCAGGTTGCGGAACATGTACCCAGCTTCGGCTCCCAACATGTAGACGGTGAAGGACCATTTGTTGGTACGCCCCTCGGCCGGCACAAAGGTGTAGAGCTTGTCAATCAACGCCTGTCGCATCCCGTAGAAGCTATCGGGGGTAAAGGTTGCTGTTTTGGCTAACTCATCAATGCTGCGTGTGTGCGTACGAGGCCAAGAGATCTTGACGTTGCCGCTGGCTGGGGCACGCATGGCTGCGTTAACGGGTAAGAACTCATTGGGGTACATGGAACTGTACCCACCCACCGACAACGACAGGCTGCCCTGTTCCACCCCGGCGGCCGCCAGTTCTGCGGCAGACCCTGTGATGTTGATGTAGCCATCTTCATGGCGCAGGTTGGCCTTGTAGATGGTGGTCACCAACGGGCGGGAGTAGACGTTGCCCAAGGTCAGGTTGTTCACCCCTTCCCGGATAGCGTAATCCCCTGCTACCCGACGGTAGTAAGCCTGACGCACCCCGGTCTCTTGGTCCAAAGCTTCAAACAGTTCACCTTCAGGGTCATACGCCACAGTAGCCGGCGACGTGCCATTCAGGGTGGCCGGTTTGATCTTGGGGACAATACGTTCTGCACGGGTGTAGCTGACCACATCCGTTGCCCAGCTGCGTTCCATCACCGCTGGCGCGGTATCAAGCCCTGCCATCTTGAGCACCACCAACTGGGTGGGGAACAAGATGCCGGCTTCCACCACACTGCTGCACACCAAATGCCCGCTGGGCAGCAGCACGGTGGCAGGGCAGGTGTAACTGACCATCAACGGATCAAGGACTGAGTACCTAGCCCGTTGGTTGCCCGCACCGGTGTCTTTGGAGTCCACGTTCTGTGCCGGAGACTTCATGGTCATGGAGAACACCCCCGTAGCGGGGTTGACCTCGTACTGCACTTCCATAATGGTGGCAATGGTGTTGGTGTCAGGTAGCTCCCGGTATGCCAAGTGCCAGTACTGCATTTGGCGCAGGTAGCAGATCCCGTTACCGTTGGGCTTTTCCAATGAGACGTGGAGCACCCGACGGATCTGGGCAAAGGTGGTCAGCGGCAGGCTGGGGGTCCAAGGACCCACCCGAACTACCCGATCACCGGCGGCGTTCAGGGTAGGCTTGCACAACTGCATGTAGTCGGCGTTGCTGAACGACTCACCGTGCCAGTTCTGGTAGGTAAGTCGCATCTTCTCCCACGCAATGGGTACCCCGTTGCGCACATCAGCGGTCTTGCAGCGGAAGAACTGCTGACGGCTGACGTTACCCAACCCTTCGTACGCCAAGTAGCTTTGGATCAGCACGATGTATTCACCCATCAGGTGGATCGTTGCCAAATCATGCTGGGTCCAAGGACTGCCAAAGACGTTGATCACCGCGGTCATGTCACACTTGACAAAAGCGTGAGAGCCTGGGTCAAAGGTGCCGTTGGTCAAGGCCAGGTACCAGTTGTTGGTGTTGCGCTGCCCCACCAAGATCACTTGGTTACCGCTACCCCCCACAATGGCGTCCACTTCCACGCCCTGAGACTGCAAGGTCGGCGGGGCGTACTTGTAGTTGGTGTACTTCACCACACTGCCCGGTTTGTCGTAGTCGTTCACCGTGCTGAAGTACAATCCCTTGGTACGACCGTCCAAGTGGTTGGTCAACATCATCAACACACCGCTGGGTTCCAAGCACAGGCCAGACACTTCGTTCACCTGCCCCATGCCCTCAAACGAGCCGCTGATGGTGGGTGGGATAAACGTCTCACCACCCAGTCGGCTCAACGGCACGATGCCTGAACGCATCACCCCACTGGTGTCCGGCTCCAAGCTCTTGGCAAGTTCCTGAACCCCTAGGGGGGTACTGAACACATCGCTGCGCGTACCGGCCAAGTCTTCGGCGGGGGTAGCTGTGGCGAAGTTATCCACGTTGCCCAAGTCCACGTCAAACTTGGTCATGCCGTGGGGGTTGTAGTAGTTCCCGTCGTGCGCCTTCATCTTGGCTAGCACTTGGTCTTTGACCGGCTTGAGCAAGCTGTAAGCCCGGTCTACTGCGCTGGTGGCGTCGTCATTGAGCCCGGTGTCTTTGTTGTGCTGAGCGGTGGCCAGCAGTTTAAAGAACCAAGTCAGCTCGTACCAATCGGTGATCTCTTCTTTGGCGTTGTGCAGGTGGGAGGAAGGTGGCAAGGTCGCCGGGACTTTAAACACCTTGCTCCATGGGATGGGGCGGTTACCGCTGCGAATAGCGTCGAGCCATTCTTGCAGGTTGTTGCGTGGAACAAAGTACGCCCCGATCGATTGGTAGTCGATGGAGACGGTTTTGTTGTTTTTCAAGATCTCGTCTGACAGCCGAATAAAGCTGCAGATCGAACGACCGGAGACGAGGCAGAGGGGTGGGAATTCACCCTCAAAGAAGTAGTCCCGGCCCAGCTTCATTTCCGCACCGCTCTGGTCGTAGACCGTGGTCAGTGCAGCTTCTGCGAAGAAGGGGGATCCGTTGGGGATGATCCACTCACACGTCTTGTCGACGGGAATGCGTTCACCCGGAATTGAGTTAACCGGGTTGGTGCCATGAATGTCAAACTGTACCAGCCTGATCGGTTCCATTGTGTTAACCTTATAAAGAAAAGAAGGGGAAGTGGGAGGGTTGCCCCTCCTACTCCCTTTACCCTTGGATTTAAGGAAGCAGCTCCCTTGAATAGATCCAAGGGATTTGACCTTCCTCTGCCACCAAACCAGACGAGGCTGGGATGGAGTTACCGCGCTTGACTTCCGAGATCCGGTGGCCATCCAAGGCCAGCACGTTAAAGCGATCCACCGAGACGATTTGGGTGGCGTTGGTCACGGCCGTGGCAACCCACAACTGATAATCCGACTCCAACCGTTTCTGGGTGGTGACCTCGTACACCGCCTTGCCGTCGCGCAGCACCGCGTACACGTAGAACGTCTTGTTGCCCGGGGCGCTGTCAATGTCTCGCAAGTCCACCAAGCCGTTCGGGATGGTAAACGTCTTGCCACGAAACACTGCCTGGATTGCGGTTTGGAAGAAAATCACCCAACCCACTTCCGGGTACACCGAGGCCAGTAGCACGTTATGGCCACTGCCGGCCTTGCGGGCGATGATTCCCGCGCCACCCGTTGATTCCTCGTAAGCGTAGGTTTGGGTGATGCCGTTATCCGGGGTGACCGCGTACGGCGGGACGTTAACCTGGGTGGAGCGCCACTCTGCCGTTGTCCACCGCTGGGTGTTGCGGTTGTCGTAGCGCAGGGAGATTCCCATCCCCACCACGTTACTGTAGGCCCCCGATTGCACTGCTGGATCAAACCAGATATCCAAAGCGTTGCCGTTGAGGTAGTAATAACAGTGTTGGGCGCCTCGGTTATACCGCACGTCAGGACCTTCACTGTTACCGGTTACCCACCCATCTGCCCACCCGTTGTTCAGTTGACCCGAAGCTGAACCCTCAAAGAGGAAGTGCGTCTTATCCAGCACCGTGAACCCTGTGACCACCGACCGGGCGCCTTGCGCGCTGTAGGTTGGAGTAATGGTCAGGGTGGTTTGGCGTCTGGAGAAGTTTGCCCGTTCTGCGTAAGTGATCATCACCACCACAGGGAGCCAACCAAACCTGTTGGTCAACTGCCCATTAGGGTCGCAGATGGTCACCCAGACCTTGGCACTGCTCTGCATGGAGGCAAGGTTTTCCACCTGCTGCTTGAGCTGGTTAACAATCGTTGCCGGGTACAGGATCTCATGCCCTGGAACCAACGTTGCCGCACCATCTGCATCCAAGCGGAAGGTGTGGGTGTCAATCAGCAGGACGTCGTCCAAGCCTACCGCCGGGGTCCAAGCGTCACCCATGGTGTTGCGGTCCGCGTAACGCCGTTGCGGGGCCATGCACCATGAAGAGAGGGCTGTCTCGATCCCGTATGCATCCAGCTGGGCAGACGGCACCGACACTGTAGCCCCGCCCAAGTGAGTGGGTGCCTTGAGCAGACGAATGTCGTTGGTCAACCGGCGACTCCACAAGTCACTGATAAACAGGTTGCTGACGTTGCTTTGGGCTGCGTACTTACCGGTGATGTTGCGCAGGTAAAACCCGAGGGCGTCAGAGTTGTCACCCCGGTTGCTGAGAAACACTTCAGCCGTTGGGAACGTCATCGGTGGGCGTGGAGCCACGTTGTTGGCTGTCGGCGGTACCACGCCTTCGTACGGGGCAACAGACACCTCGTACCCGGTGTTTTGCCAGACCCGGGTGAAGAAGTCATACTTGTTGATGACCCCTGCAGGTTTGAGGATCTTGGTGTACCACGGGAACCCACCCGTCTTAAGGCAGCCTGAAGACAAGCAGCGCATGTCATCCAAGCACACCAACCCCACTTTGGCATCGCCAGTCACCAAAATGTCCCACGGCCCCGTCAGGTAGTTGTTACGCGGGTATTGATCGGCCCAGTTGATCGTGGGAAGCGTTGTCTGGGAGATCTTGGTCATGACGTTGGTGTCAGGGTTGAACTCGTAGCACACCTCCAAGAACGCGTAGGTGTACTTGCCGCTTGCCACATCGCCACAGTAGTAGTAGCTCAGGAATTTCAGGGCAAAGAACCCAGGCTTGTTGGGGTTGGGGGTAGCCAAGGTGCACTGACTGTAGTTAATCCGGGCGTGCTGGTCTTCGTAAGGCTCGAAGTTAAACAGCAACTTTTTCGTCATCCCCGCACTGCCGCCTGGGAGCATGACACGAGTCCCCCAGCGCCAGACGTTGGTATTGTTCCAGGAATTGTTGTCAAGGTCAGTAAAGCTTAACGACACCGGTTGGGGTGTCATCTTGACCAGGTTCTTGATCCCTGAGAAACTCACCCGAAACACATGGCGGTACGTCAGGCTGTAAAACACCTCTTCGCTGGTGTCGGTGGGGTTAGGCCGCGAATGGGCAAAGAAGATGTACACCCAGTCCCCGATCTTGGCAATGCTGCAGGTGTAGAGCCAGTCGGACATCTTGCGTGTTTGCCAGTCGCTGTAGACCGCTTGGAGCAGCGGGTTCAAGTCGATCTGAGAATACACGTGCTTGGCCGGGTTCATGGTCCCGTTGGTGACCCCGATGTAAAACAGCTGTTTAGCGCTGTCTGCCACCAGCATCGCTTCGCCGTTACTGCCATTGACGACCATGTCAACGTTAGCCCCGTCCTGGATAAACTTCTGGTGGTTGTAGCGGTACGCCGAATACATCTGCTTTGGATTGTTGGTGGTGTAGTCTTTGAGCACCGAGAAGTACAGGCCATTGTTCCGCCCATCCAACCGGTTGCCCACGATCACCACCGAACCGTCATTTTCCAGCGCAAAGGCACAGGTTTCCGCTTTACTACCCAGCCCTTCAAACGACCCGTCAATCGACGGCGGGATGAAGTTGGTGTTACCAAACTGACTCATCGGCAACACACCGTTTTCCAAGTAGTCCCCTGGGGTGTACCCATAGGTCTCCACGATCGACTTTAGGCCGCTGGGGGTCAGGTGCATGTCTTTGCGGGGCTGCAGGGCTTGGGCGGGGGTCGCGGTGGCAAAGTTATCCACCTTCTCCAGCAGCACTTGCGCGGCAGTCAGACCGTGAGCGTTGTAGGCGTTTTCATGGTTGCTCAGGTAGGAGCGCAACATGTCGCCAAACACTTGGGTGTAGTTCTTGATCAGGTTGTAGTAGTGCTCAACCCGCAACTGGATCCAGTCCCGCTGGTGGTTTTGTACGTAATCGATCAGGTGCCCGAAGAACTCGATCATGTCTTGGAAAGCCACAATGTCGTACAAGATACTGTGGCTGTGCAAGGTGGGTGGGAAGACAGTGGGTTTACCCTGCAAGTATTCCCAGTAGACCGGGCGGTCGTCGTTCATGGCGTTGGCGATCAACTGGAGCAAGGCGTTGTCGATCACCGAAAACTCACCCGCGGTCTTGTAGTAGAACTTACCGGTGGTGATGTTGGGGTCCAGCAATTCGATCATGCACGCCATAGGTGCGGCGGTAAGGTTACTCAACCGACCCATGTGCTGGAAGATTCTCCAGTGTTTACCAAAGATCAAAGGTTCGCCGGTGAGGGTGGTAAGCCTTAAGCTTTCTACAAAGAACGGTGCATGCCGTGGCACCACAACCCGGCTGAACAAACCGGCTTCGACCGAGAACGGTTCATTGTCGATTGCGTTCTCAAGGTTGGTGCCTTCGATGTCGGTTTTGTACTCTTTGACGATTGGGAATTGCATAACCCGACCTCTTAGTTAATGTTGAGCGTACCGGCGGCTTG